ACCCGCCGTATACCGAACGGTACGTACGGTGGTGTGAGAGGACGCTAAATAAAATAATTATTTAGCTCCTACTCGATCAAATGATAAGGAGGATTAGTATGGCAAGTCATAATATAAAACTTAGAGGAAAAATGGATCCGAGTGGGATGCACTATATCTTGAATCTATAACATTAAATATCAAGATATATTCTGGTAAAAATGTATAAAATTTGTTAATAATGTTAACATGTTTCTTTGTAAAAACAATTAAATAGTAAGGTAATAAATAAATTGACAAAATGTTGATCGAAAGGAGACTAAAGATAAAAGATGACAGTTCATAATATTAGAATAAAAAAAAGAGACGGATCTGAATGGATAACACTTCATCCTGAAACGATGGCAAAGAATGTAATTGTTGAAAATGGAAAAACAGTTCAATATGAATTAGATAACCATACTCATAGATACGCTGGATCTTCATCGGTTGGTGGAGCTGCAAATAGTGCGATAAAATTAACGACAGCTAGAACAATAAATGGCGTAGCCTTTGATGGAACAGCCAATATTAATATAGTTGATAGTAGCAAAGTTGCTCCAACTGGAACAATAGTAGCAAATAGAGTGGCAATTTTTAATGATACAACAGGTAAAATTATAAAAGACAGTGGTTTTACTATTGCATCATCAGTTCCAGCTAATGCTAAATTTACTGATACAAACACATGGAGAGCTGTTCAAGATAATTTAACATCTACAGCTGTAGACCAATCTCTATCAGCAAATCAAGGAAGAATATTAAAAGGATTGATAGATGGCAAAGCGGCATCTTCACATACACATAGTTATCTGCCATTAAGTGGTGGAACAATTACTATGGCCGATTATTACGGAGTAGTTATTAAAAGAAATCATGCGACCAATGGTAGTAGCATTGCATTTAGTAATACTACAGGACAATTGGGTGGAATAGGATTCCAAACTGGAATGTTTGTTGTAAGTAGTAAAACAGGCACGGCAGGAGACTTGATGACTATTAATGATACTACTGTAACATTAGGCAGCAAGACTGTAACTGCTTCTAGATTTTCTGGAGCATTAAGTGGTAACGCTACTACAGCTACAACATTACAAACTGCTAGGACAATTAATGGCACAAGCTTCAATGGAAGTGCAAACATTACTACTGCTAACTGGGGTACTGCTAGAACATTAACTGTAGGTAATTCTAGTAAATCTGTAAATGGATCTGCAAATATATCATGGACATTGGCTGAAATTGGAGCTTCTCCAACTAGTCACCTTCATGATGATAGGTATTTTAGAAAAGTGCAAGATATAGGAACTAATGTTAATTTAAATACATTAACTACTACAGGAAGGTATCATCAATCTTCTAACTCTAATGCAACAACAGCTTTAAATTATCCTACCGCAAAAGCTGGATTACTAAAAGTTTATAATGACGGGTATATTTATCAAGAATATCACGCTTACGACAACTCAGGAGCATATAGAAGAACTTGTTATAATGGAACTTGGTATGCTTGGACAAGCCTTCAAGGTTCATCTGGTTCAGTTGGGCCACAAGGACCACAAGGACCTGCTGGTGTAACACCGACCATCAAAGCAGGTACAGTAACTACTGGTGCTGCTGGAACAAGTGCTGCCGTAACTGCCACAACATCAGGTACAACTACAACTTTCAATTTCACTATACCTACAGGTGCTACAGGAGCAACTGGACCTCAGGGACCAGCTGGACCTAATACTGTAACTACGACAACTACTACAAGTGGTTTTACTAATGGTCATATTTTGTATAACAACAATGGTAAAGTAGGCGCTAAAGCAATAACTGCTGCATCTATAGGAGCTTTACCAACCACAGGTGGAACTGTTACTGGAACTATAAATGCAACAAATCTTCAGGTTGGTGGGGCTAATGTTTACACAACCAGCAGAAAGCCAACTTTAAAAGAATTGAATGCTTATGGTTTTCAAGGTTTGCTTGGAAACGCTGTTAATCTAAACAGTTATACAAGTACTGGTTTCTATACACAAGGGTCAAATGCTCAAGCAGCAAGTGGTACTAATTATCCAAGACCATATGCTGGAGTATTAGAAGTTCATGCTTCTACTGACGGTGCAATGATTTGGCAAAAATATCATGTGTATGGTTGGGAAAATACTATTTGGGTAAGAACTTACTATGCAGGAGAGTGGAGTCGTTGGAGAGAATCAGTTTATGCTTATGATTTAGGTTATCAAGAATCTTATTGGAAACCAACTTATCAAAATGGTTGGAGATCTTATGGTAGTCCTTATGATGTTAGAGTTACAAAAGATGATATGAGAATGGTGCATTTAGAGGGATTAATTACTGGTGGAACAATGGGTAAAACTATGTTTAATCTTCCAGTTGGATATAGACCAAAGCAAGGTTTCCAACAAGCAGTGGCTAATAATTTTAATGGTTATGGTCAAATAGTTATATATCCTGGCGGTGATGTTGTTGCTTATTGTGGTAGTAGTGGTTGGATGTCATTAGATGGAATAACTTATGTAGCTGATGTGTAGGAGGAATTATTATGTTAAAAAAAGTATTAAAGATAGATAAACAAGGTTTTTATATAGAAGATGTTATTTTACACGGTGACGAAAAAATTGCTCCCGATTGTATCGAAATACATTGTCCTGAAGGTTTTTATAAACCTAAATGGGATGGAGAAAAGTGGGTAGAAGGTTATACTGATGAAGAAATAAAACAAATTCAAGAAGAAGCTGAAATTAATAGAGAACTTACTCCATATGAAAAATTAGAGAAAGAAAACTTGGAATTAAAATTAGCTTTAGCTGAATTATCAGAAGAGAAAGATTCTGAAATATTAAAATTAAAACTAGCAATAGCTGAACTGGCAGAAGGAGGAATTTAGTATGATTGAAATTTATGCAGACTTAGTTGAAGCTGGTAAAAGAAGTCTTGATGGAAAAAATAATATTTCAAAGGTACCAGACAAATATTTAAATGCTGTTATAGATGAATTAGAAAAAAGAAACTATTTTAATTAAATAAATATAATACTCATTACAGACAGCTTTTCTAGGCTGTCTCTTTTAATTCTTAAATTATAGATATGTAAAATAAATAAATGATTAGGTAATTAAGTAGTGAAATAAAAAATAGGAGTGATAAGAATGGACATTATGAATCTTATTGTTGACCAAGCTTTAGTACTTATACCTGTACTATATGTAATTGGTAGGTTTTTAAAAATCTCCAGTATACCAGATAAGTATATTCCAATTTCATTATTAATTTTTGGAGTAGTATTATCAATGCTTTTAATAGGACCATCTGTTGAAGGATTTATACAAGGAGTTTTAGTAGCGGGAGCAGCTGTATTTACTAACGAGCTTGTAAAACAATCTAACAGATAAAAAATAAGCGGCTGCAATAGGTCGCTTATTTTTATTGTTTAATAATAAGATAGTAGAAAATAAATAAAGAAGGTGATTATAAATGGGACAAGTACAAAGTGGATTTTTTCCTCTTAGATATCCTAATGCCGTTAGATTAATTGTAACATGGACAGAACATTTGTCTGGAAACACCAACACAGTAAACTTTAGTATGACTGTTTATAGTAAATATAGAATAAGCGGAACTTGGAAATGTAAATTTGTTGCAGATGGCACTGATTTTGGTTCTCCAAGAATTAGAATAAGTCATGGTGGTAAGACAACACCTGGATCTACAGTAGTAAGAACCAATATGATAAAAACATTCACCTATAGCGGCAGCAAAAGTATAAGCATAACTGCTGCTATGCCTGATATGAGTTACTATGATGTAGATGAAGGTTCAAGTACTAGCCAAATTTACAAGCCATCATTTACAACTACAATAGCTTTAAAGAATAATAATTCAGCTCCTCCTACACCTAGTATTAGTTGTACCAATAGCAAAGTTGGTTCTAATCATTTAGCCGAAGGTACATTAGATGTTACACTTTCTAGTGTAAGAGATCCAGATAATGACACTGTTAGATATGTAATTTATGGTGAACGTAAAGAACCTGGAAAAAGTTATTGGGAGAAAATTGGAGATGGAAATAGCTGTTTATTATGGTCAACTACCAGTAGAAGTGTTTCACATAAAATAACGCAATATCCAAGAGGTACGCAATTTAGAGTATGGGGCCACGCAGAAGATGGCAAAACTAGATCTGGAACAACATCAACTATAAGTAACATATGGAGAAATAAAATACCTAATCCAGTAAATGAAATACTTCCTAAAGAGGGATATTTTAATACCGATAGTTTTACTATAAACTGGGATAGACCAAGTGATCCAGATGGTAACGTACCTACAATTAATTTATGGTTAAGTAAGGATGGAGAAGATTATATTAAAGTACTCAACAATTCCTCTGCAACAAGTTATACGCAAAACATTGCCAATGATGCAGAAGGTACTCAATATAAATTTAAAATATATTCATATGATGGTTTAGTAGAAAGTATAGCGACGACTTCTCCTACTTATGTAAAAAATACTAAACCTACTAAGCCTACTCAAATATTTCCTAATGAAGGATTTGCTTTAGGAAGTACACTAATTTCATGGAACAAATCTACAGATCCTGAAGGTAGAGGAATAGATCATTATATAGTTTATATAAATGATATAAAAGTAGGAACCTCAAAAACAACTAACTATACATGGATAATGCCTGATTCTGATCCATCTGAAAAAGAATATACTGTTTCGATTGAAGCTGTCGATGTAGATGGTAAAAGTAGCGATAGAGGATATGCTACAGGCTCATTTAAGAAAGCTAAACCTCCAGCAGCTCCAGCATGGATAAAGCCTGAAGATACCTATTTTGAAAATAATATTCCTTTAACTTGGGAGAATATTTCTAGTAATGGAGTATCAGTAACTTATGAATTATCTTATAGAATTAATAGTGGCCAATGGACTGTTTTAACAAATACATTGAGAGCTCCTCAATATACTCATAGTATTACTGGAATAACTAGAGGGAATAGCATTGAATATAGAATAAAGTGTAGCAATACATTCGGACAGTCATCTCCATATGCATATAGTAAAGTATATTGTAGAAATAGAATTCCACTAGCACCAACTATTTCATATCCTATTCAAAATTCTAAAGTTCATGATAGTACTCCAAGAATAGCATTCACTATCCATAGAGAACTAGATTCACAAAAACAAACAATTTATGTGAAATGCGGAGGAAAGACATATAATAGTATAGCTAATGCCAATATGTTTTCTAAAAAAGCTGGTTCATATTCTACAGAAGAAAAGATAATATTCACATGCAATGAACTTTCAAATGGTTCTCAAACTATAGTAATCTATGTTAATGATGGTTTGATAAACAGTCCTGAAGCCTCTAGAACATTCACTGTAGAGAAAAGTAATTTAAATGCACTTAAAAATGATCGAATTACATCTGAATTGTTTAATGCTATGAGAACACAAATTAACACTATAAGAAAAGCTTATGGATTAAAAGATTATGCTTATGATACAAAAATAACTGTCGGAGCTTTAATAAGATTTAAATATATCGAAGAAATGAGGTCTGCGATATTAGATGTTAGAAATGTAATCAATAATTATGATACAAGTAATCCAGACAAATTAAATACAATATGGGAAAGCTCAGCAAAGGATAAGTTAATAAATGCTTCTATAATACAACAAATTATAGAAATAATAAAAAACACATAAGAATCAGATTTTTAATGATACAATTTTAGTCCTAAAACAGCCGCACTATAAAATTAGTGCGGTTTTAATTTTAGCATGGATAGGGCGTTTTTAGAAAGTAATATAAAAATAGATTCAAACTTTTTAAAGAGGTGATTAAATGTTTAGTGGAAACAGACGTTTTAATGGTAGACAAGGTGAACAAATCTACAACGAAGAATTGTATACCTTGTATGAATTATTAAAACATTTTTTAGATGTTCCATCTAATCCAGATCCTAAATTTGGACCGCAATCTGGATTTGAGAAACCTGGTGCATTGTGGTTAGATCGTCAAAATCATCCTGGTTATGGCCACTTAATGTATAGAGATAGTGACCAGGTATGGAAGCCAATGTTCGATGATTGGTTCAAGATAATTAAAGAAATAAGAAATCCTGATGGTGAACCTGAAGATGCAAAAGAAGGTCAGTTATGGATTAACGATAGTGGAGTACTACATTGGTACAATGGTTCTATGTTTGTTCCTATAAAATCTAAGATGGCAGATGCAGTTGAATTTGATTCTAACTCATTTGAAAATTTTTTAATTATAGATCCTTTAAAAATGACAGGTGGATATATAGTTGAGAATTTATCAAAACTAGCTCAAGTTGCAAATGGAATAAACGAATGGAAACCTAATACTTTATATCAGATAGGTGATTTAGTTTATCACACGGACTATGAAAATGAAACTAAATTTTATCAATATGTAGATACGATTAATGATTGGTGTGATGAGCCTCATACAAGCGAACTTACTTTTGAAGCAGAACTTGACTCAGGTTTTCTAGTAGCTATTGATTTAAAAGCTCAATATCTTATACCTTCTGAAGTTTTAGATAAGATATTTATTGATGGATATTACACGGGTGATGATGTTTACGATAAATTGTCAGATGTATGTATTCAAATATCTTTAAGTTTATATCAAGATAAGATAGTTGCAGCAGTTCATGTTAATCCAGTTGCGTTAAAAAATATTAGAAAAAGAATAGTAAGAATTGAAAAAGATCCTACTGTATACAATGAATACGGAATGATTAAAGTTGGTCCAGATAATACAGAGTATTACGGATTTATTAATGGATTCGGACAATTATTAAACAAAGGTGAAGACTATATAGTTAAAGCCAATGGTATTCAATTAATAGGCGATGCATTAGAAATATATGATTTTGTATATTGCATTACTTATGATTTTGAAACAAGAATTAAAAATCCAGGGGCTTTATATAAAGGAAGGATTAAACTTACAAATCAAACTTGTATTTGGATAGGTCAAATAGAACCTACAGATAAATTAGTTGTATTTACACAAGGTTTATGTTTGGAAGATTTCTACTATAACTATAGTGCATACGATTCATCAGGATTGGTTAAATTTAATGGTTACGATAGTACTGGAAAAATTACAGATGATCCTACTAAAATGGTAAAACCATTATTTGAAAGTAAGACTGATGTTGCGATTATGAGATTCCATAAAAAAACTAACATAGGTGTATTCACTCCAGATATGCTTGAAAATGAAGTAGTTGATTCATTTGAAACACAATATGAAGGAACTTATTTAAAAGATGGCAAGTCAAGATTTATAGCGTCAATTGAAATTCCATCAGATTTTACTCAACCTTTAATATTTGTACAAGGTCCAAATTTAAACCTAACTCTAGGAGATTACACTATAAGCAATGGTAAAGGAATAATAAAAGATGCTATACCAGGAAGTGCTTATTATATCGTAGATGCAGTTAGAGAAGATGGATTTAATATGTTTGTAGAAGAAGGTGTTGTTAACTCTGAAGGAGCAATTCCTATAACAGATCCTGAAATATTATCAGGAGAATGTCAACCATTGTTATTTGTAGAAGGATTTTATATCTCAGTAAGAGATTTTGACACATCAGATCCTACTTGTATAAAAATATATGGACTTTCCGAAGGTCAAGATTACGTTTTACTAAAAGATAAAAATGATGAAAATTATCAGCTTTTATTTGATGGAGAAATATCATTTACTACTATACCTATGGCTTCAGATATAGACGATGCTTTAGTTTATATAGGTAATACAGTAATTGTAGATGGTGCTGCATGTACTACTACATCTAAAAGTACAGATTACGCAATAAGTAATGAAGTTAGACTTATAATTTCTGAAGGTAAACAAGAATGGTGCTCATACAATGCTGGAAATAAAGCCTGGTATCCAATTAAAGATGAAGACTATGTTGTAATGCTTGATGCATCTAGTTCAGGATATACAGTTGATACAAAAACAATTAATATTCTTCAAAACTTCGGTGAAATTGATTGTACTTATTATGCATATAGATTTGCTGATAATATCGAAATGCCATTAATCAAAGGATACACTAGTAGCTATATTGAACAGGGCGATGAATTATTTTACAAAATAGATTTTAGACATTCATACCCTATGGGTGAAAATGCTTTATCTGTATGGATGAATGGAGTTAAACAAAATATTAAGGAATATTATATCGTAGAGAGCGATGGTGAAAACGGAGGCGAAGAAAAAATAGTTCAAGGATTCCTTTTACCTAAACCAACAGATATAAATGGCAATGAATTAGAAAAAAATCCAACGTGTTTCTATATTATAGAAAGACCTGAAGCTGGAGAAATAAAATCATGTATTGTAGAAGAATTAAAAGAGCCTGTTGGAATAAATACTTATATAACAAGTGAAGCAATATTAGCTCCAGGGGTGCCAAGAGTATTTATTGATGGTTACAGACAACCACAAAATGCCTATATGATAAATAATATGAATACAATAACTTTAATTGAACCAGTATTAACAGAGGCAAAAAATACGGTAATGGTAACTAATGAATATGGCGAGAATAAGTTCATAGAAGTTGATTCTAAATCTACGGTTACTGTTGAAGTTAGAAGAGATTACAGATTAAAAGAAAAGACAATTGAACTTACTAAAGCAACTCTTGAATATATACTTCAAGGAGCTACAGCCGTATTTGATTCTGGAATGATATTTGCAAAAGATCAAAAGCTTCCAAGTGAATTATTTATGGCTAAATTGAGCGAAATAAATATATTCATCAATGGAGCTGCTTACGGAAAAGACTTTACTAAAATGAAAGATCAGGATGCTATAGTACTTACTAATTTAAATATAGTTAAATTACTGCAACCTGGTGACAAAATAACTTTTGAATGGAGATGATGAGATATGGCTTATACAATTAAACCAAGTATAGGAATGTTACCTATAGAAGATATAGATAAGGCTATGGTAGCACAAGGCTTTGTTAAAGGTCTTACCGCTAATGATATAGAAGACGTTACTCAAGAGAAAGATCCTATTACAGGAGCAGTAAAAACTACAGGTATAACAGATCCTTCAAGAATAGCTGTATGTGCAGGAATAAAAAATTCCAATGGAACAATAGATAGAGAAACTATTAAAAACGCTCTTAAACTTAATGGTAAAGGAGCAGAAGAGTTTCTTGATAAAGAAGATAAAGATGAAATAAGTGAAGTTATAAATTTAATTAATAAAGCTCACTCAGATGAAATTCAATTACTTAGAGATGAATTATATCATTTAAAAGCTGAGTTAGTTAAGACTGGTACTGTAGAAGATACATCTGTTGCTGATGGTTATATTGATGGATTTAAGCATTCTAATGTTAAATACAACACGGCTAAAACTGAACTTGAAACTGTTAATGGTTTGATAGTTAGACAAGTTGAAAATATTTTTGATAAAAATGACTGGCTAGTAGTTAGAAAAGATAAGACTGATGTTCAAAGTAATGTTATAGCTTCAGTTACTAAAGAAACAGGAAACGATCTTCAATTAGACATTGGTACTGCTAATCTTTCAGAAGATAAAACAATGCTGTTTAAATCACTTGGAGAATATAATAGAGGAACATATTCATTCAGTAAAGTATCTTATGGTACTCCTAGTTCAAAAGAAAATTACACTATGCTTAATGATGATAGCAATATCTACAAACACAAGATTGATAGTAGTTATACTGGATTTGCTACAGTTATAAAAATACCAAATAGATGTGCTGGATTTTTAACTAAATTCTCTGTACATGGAAAAGCATTTGGTAATCCAGGTTCCTTAACTTGTCATGTAATAAAAGGTTCATACGAATATATTAATCAATTAGCTAAAACTAATGGGTTATCTCAAGCAACAGCAGATGGAAACTTAATTGCAAAGTCATCACCTGTAAATGCTAATATAAAAGATGATGAAATAGTATTTGATTTCACTAAATTAGATTATGATACAAATGATTCTACATCAACTTTATATCCTGAAGTTGAAGGAATAGAGTATTGCTTTGTAATTGAAGCTGATAATGTAAATTCACAAGATTACTGGCAATTAGAATTTGGCCATAAAAAGAATGCACCAGTAGATTTACAAACTAACAATAAGACTTTTAAGTTCTACAATAAAGACTTAATTTCGGTTACTGAAAATTCATTTGTTGAAATTCCAGATATAGATATGTTATACATGGCTGTAACTAAACCTAAGATGCAGGAAGATGAAGTTCCATACTCTACAGGACTTTATACAACTTTAAATCCAATTAAACTTTCTGCACCAATTAAAGCTTCAAGAGCTAGACTTACTTTAGAAGTTAATAAAGAAGGTAACTTCGTAACAGTAGATCAAGGTGTAATAAGAGCAGAATTAGATACAATAGAATTTAGAAACTTTGATGGTTCATATGCAGAACAAACAGTGTTAGGTGGAGGAGACCATGTTATTATAGGGAATAATATCGCAAAGGTCAAAACTTCAACACCTAATACAGTTACTATTGATAAAAACATTTATGTATTACCGATGACACCAATATATAGATGTGGATATGCTGCTCAAATAAAAACACACTTAATTGAAGAAGCTGAAGATGGATCGCCTACAATAGTTCCTGGTTCAGAAAAAATTTATCCATTAGAACTAGTAGCTGTAATCCCAAGTGGCAGAAGCGATGATTCATCGGTATCAGATAGATTAATATTTGAAGTTAATATAGATAATACAGCTAAGGAAATAACTTACTTCAATGAAGCTGAACTTCAAATAAAGTGGAATAGTTTCTTATCATCAAACATAATTCATTCTCAAGCATCAAAGGGCAATGATTATGTTGGTAGAATTCACAGCTTAAGTTTAGCATTTGATAAGATAGTTTAATTTAATAGATAGAGGGGGAGACACCTCCCCCTTACAACAAGGGAGGAAATGACATGGCTCACGGAGTACGTAAAGTCAATGAGTTTATAGTAAGAGACGGTAGAGCATTAATAATGACGCAAAACGTTGCATCAAGTACATCTCAAACTCAGTGGGATAGTATAGCAGATGGAACATTATATATTTCTCCGATTAATGGAGATATAAAATATAAAAGTAAAGGTAGCGCACCTAGAGCATGGACTAAATTTTTACCAGGAAATTTATTTGAGGAACAAGATATAACTGGTAACTTTCTAAGAGATTTAACAATAACTGAAATAAAAATGGCAAAGGATTCTATAAGTACCAGGACAATCATTAATAGAAATGTAACATCACCCAAAATTGCATTAGGTGCAATTCTTACAGAACATTTTGAGAATAATAGCTTAGATGGTAAAGTCGTAAAGGATAATACCTTAAATGGCTCAAAGTTAGTTAATTTATCTTTAGATGGAGCTAAACTTAAAGATAGAACCATTGAAGGAATAAAATTAAAGCAGCTTACTGTTACAGATCTTGAACTTTCAAGTAATTCTGTAACTACCTCAAAAATTACAAATTTAAATGTAACTGAACCGAAACTATCTAATGATGCTGTTAGTACTAGAACTATTAAGGATTTAAATGTAACTACTTCAAAATTAGCAAATCTCTCAGTAACTAATCCTAAAATTGGAGAAGGAGCAGTAGATTGGAAAAATATTAATAAAGATGCAGTTAGAACAAATCATATCTTGAATTTAAATGTAACTGAATCAAAGTTATCTAATGATGCTGTTATCACTAGAACCATAAAAAATTTAAATGTAACTACTTCAAAATTAGCAGATGATGCAGTAACTACTCCTAAGATTTTAAACAAAAATGTTACTTTAGCAAAACTTGAAGATAGCGTTCAATCTGTAATTAGAAACGCAGTAGTACACGATGGAGATTACGCAACAGTTAATGCTAATCTAAGAGTTAGAGGAAATATAATTGCAGATCCTAATAATTTAACTAAAACAATTTCAGGATTTAAAGTTTATAATCCGTTATTCGCTGATTATGCAGAAGGATTTGTAGTAACTGAACCAGTTGAAGAAGGACATATAGTTGAGATAGATAAATATGGTTGTGTAAAAAAAGCTGAAGCTTATTCTAGAAAAATAGTTGGAATAGTATCTGAAAGATATGGTATGTGTTTAGATGCAGATGAAGAAGATATAAAAAGCGGTGCTAAAACAGCAGTAGGACTTGTTGGTAAAGTTCCTGTACAAGTTGTAGGTAAAGTTAGTGCTGGTGATTTTATTATATCTTCAGGAGATGGAATAGGTATGGCCACTAAGAAACATTTTACAGGTTCAATAGTTGGTAAGGCCTTAGAAGATAAAGACACTTACGGACTAGGATCAGTTTTATGTTTAATACAACCTATGTAATAAAGCCAGTAATACTGGCTTTTTCTTTTGTGCTTTAAGTACAATCTATAAAGTAATAGAACAAAAAGAGGTGATACAAATGGATATAAAAAATATGTTTGACTTCGAATCCAAAATTGATTTTCTACTGAAGTCTTACGATGAAAATATAATTGATAATATAAAGCACCAAGAAAGTTTCTTAGATAGTGAAACTGCTAATAATAACTTTTCTAAAATTGAAAACTATTTAAATGATATGTATGAAAAGGTTAGAGTACTAGAAGAAGTTATCGACTATGCAAAGATATATGTTAATAACGAGATTGATACAACAATAACTGAATGTAGAGATCTATTAAGTGAAATAGAAAATATGAATGACAATATATTTAATGATTCTAAGAACTTTAAAATAATAAATGTTCCTTTATCTAATGACGATGTTGAACAATCTCCTGATAGAGATGGAACTTCTTTAAAGATATGTGAAATATATAATAATGTTATTTCATTATCTGGTACCATAAAGAACACCATTGATATAAAAGATGTATCAGTTAAAAGAGAAGAGCAAGCTTATGAAAGTAATTATAAAGAACTATTAGATGGTGAACCATACAGAGTTCACTACTTACTTGATGCAATATGTAAGAATGGAGTTTCAGAAACAATAAAATTTGACTTTAGTGAACCTAGAGAAATTAATTCTATCAAAATCAAATTATCTAATTGTAAGATCACCGACATAATATATATGCATGAAGATAATACAGAAACTATTGATTCTGATATCTCTAAAGGAGTTATTCCTGTTAGAACAGTCAAGGGAATTAAGTTAGCATTAAACAGCACAAATTATTCTCCTAAATCTCTTTCTGTATCAACTACAGAAAATAATAAGTTTGAAGACTTAGACAAGGCATGGAAGGAATACCATGAAGAAGTAAAAGAAAAGGATTATACCTATTCTAAAAGTGAATATAAAAATCAAATGTGTAATTACTTAGAAGAAATTTATTTAAAGGAGGTAAAGTAATGTCTAAATTACCTTATTCAGATTATGCAGATAATTTGGTATCAACTTTAAATACAGATACTAAAGCTCCAACACCACCTTCCTCTCTTAAACCAGATACAGAAAATTCTACAGATACAATAGTATCTAAGAAATATTCATATCATTTTGGTATTGATTCAATTAATTTTTCACAAGTAAGAATAGAACAAAATATGTGTTTCATAAGTGAAAGTATTGAAGTAGGTTATTTGCAAGAAGATGAATACATTCAATTAACTGCTGAATTTAATACTGGTGAAAATGGCTCAATAGAATTTTATATATTAGATGGTTCAGAAGCTAAGTCTATTTTACCTATAGGTACAGAAGTAGTACTTGATGAAAAAATATTTTTTGGACTTAGACCAAGATTCTCTATAAATAATAGCGAGCCAATTACCATAAAGAAGAATGGAGTAGTTGTTGATGTTAGCTTAGAACAAGCTATCAATAGCAACGAAGATGGATATACAGTAAGCTATTCTCCAATAGATGCTCATGACTTGATTGTTAAAAACGATGTTGTAAAAGTAAAGGCTATTCTTAGAACTTACAATAAGAATACTGAAGCACCGTTTATAAAAAGATTAGCAATAAAAAAATATGGGAGGAACTCTTTATGGAAAGACAATATAATCAATTAAAAAAAGAGGAGTACGCTAGTAATTTAGCCCTTAAAGGAAATATCGACAGAGCTAAAGAAATTATTCTTCAAGATGATTATGAGCCAATTCTTAAGCCTGTAGAAATACATCCTGAAACTGAAATAAGTAAAGATGATATTAATCAAGTATTTGATGATATAAGCGCAGATTTAGATATCGTAAATAGCAATTTATCTATAACGTCTGCAAAGTTTAAAAATATGCTAGAAACAACTAGATTAAAATTAAATAATATTAAAAGAATTTTAAGAACTGAAAAGGAAAGACAAGAAGATATAAATATACTTTGTAATAAATACAGTGACTTTTCAAATGTAATTCTTATTTCTAATGAGAATTCATCTGGGGATCTATCCTACGATAAAAGTGCTTTTTCTATTAAGACCTCCAACTCAAAAGTAGTTAAAGGAGAGATTGTAGAAATAATAGGGAATGGATATGAAGGAAATAATTATGTTTACAAAAATAACGATTTTGTAAGTAATGTAAGCAATAGCTCCAATAAGGAATACATAACTGACGATAGTCTTATAACTTATTACGAATATTCAAGAATCACAGCAAGCAATTCTGAAAAAGAAGTATTTCCTTTAGTAAATTTTGATTCCATAATGGCAAGATGCTCTATATTAATTAAAGCAAATGATTTAATAAATACGATAGAAATGACAATGGAAACTGATGATGTAATTTTAGAATCATTAAGCACATCAATTGATGGTAAAACTTTTATCCAATCTGAATTAAGAGATGTAGCTATAAATAGTAAAAAAGCACGATTTGATACAAATGATTATATCTTTGGTTCAGGAATACTCTCATTCCAGGACTGTAACTATGTGAAGCTTGTTTTAAGAGCTGGTAAAAATTCAAATGATTCTATTGCTTTTATGAAAAAGGATTCCAATAATGTTGAAACACTTACGAAGCTCAAGACCGCTAAAAGAAGTGTTATAAGAATTAATAATATAGCTCTTGGAAGAAAGACGTATGAACTATCTGGACAATTAGTATTTAATGACTTTATAACTGATCCAGTTAAATCTATAGCAGTATTCGCAAATGAATATGTAGCTGATGAAATAGATTTAAGAAATAGTATTAAATACAATCTAACTATAAATGGATTGGATTATGAAATAATTCCAATTAACTCTCAATATAATGGCAAGAAGATAATTAGAACTACTAGCCATACTATCCCTGCTGAACATGTTCATTATATAAATGAAAGTATTAAAAGTGCTACTTTGACAATTAACATGAAGAGTTCAAAACAATATACAAGTCCTTTTATTTCTGACTTAAAAGTACTTATTGGAGGTGAGTAAATGTTTAAGGACATTGAGCTTAAATTAAATTATCATAAAGAAAGAATAATAACTAACTTTATAAAGAGAGGTATATATCCTGATAATAGATTGATACAGTCTCAATTAAATGATATAGAGTTAAGACTTTCTATTTTTAAAAACCCTAAAATAAAAGAAGGTTCTCAATTTGATACAGACATAATTAATAATGCAATTAAATACATCTATGATGATTTAGCTATACTATATAAGTTATTATATGAAGTTACAGTAACTGAATACAACAGGTTAAGTTATTATATAAACTCTCATTTAAGAGAACTAGAAGATACAGCTCAAATGTATTTAAAACGTGCTAACTTAGAAAGCTATAGTACAGCATTAGGTAAATCAATATTATTTAAACATAATGACTTTGAAATAGATAAGAAAGATAATAATACAGTAATAAATCTAGGAAAGATTTCAATATCAGATGCCACTAAAGTAGCCTGCATAGGAAATATAAATAATGTAGAACACAACAATGTTGTATTTAAGTTTAAGGAATCAGGAGTTGATAATCATACTACTGTATCATGTAATTCATATTCATATAACAGGGACTTCGTAGTATTCCCTGGAGAATTAGAGAGAAAAGAATATGAAATAAGTATTAGTGAATCTCAAAAAATTAACAGTACTTTAGAATTGCCTATAGTTGCAACTGATCCTAACAATGGTAAATTTACAACATTAGCTGGAAAAGATAAGATTCTATATAAGATGGCAAATGAAAATGGCGAAATAATAGAAGAAAAACCAATAGCTATTAATGCTCTAAGCTTTAAAAGCCACTCATATATAGACTTCTATATTGTTGGTGGTTCAAGTGTTACATTCAGATTTAATAAAAAGCCTCTAGCTACTAACTTCAATATAAATACAAATAGAGTAGAGAACTTGGATTACATTCACCATTTCTTCATAGAATGTGATGAAGACTTTAGTTTTGATTTTGAATTAGAAAGAGGTTCTGTATATGCAATTAAAGAGAATACTTTAATTAATCAAGAGAAGTTTTATTATAGTGGGCAAGTAGACGTTAAGGACTTTATGATAGTGCATTTCCTATCAAAAGAACCTAAGGAATACGATACAACTGTAGAGATTTATAATACATCAATATCAGAAGATGATATAGAGAGCATAATGATTAAAAAGATAGGATAGGTGAAATTATATGATAACTTATAATCATAAATATAGAGGACCATTTGAATATGAAAAATTTGCACTTAATATTCTATCTTTTCACAATGCCATCAATTCTTTAGAAACTATTGAAATTCAAGGCACTAATGAAGAGATAGCTACATTAATGTCCATGAGTAATGACATTGATAATATTTTCAATTCCTTTACTGGAAAGAACGGCATATGTGAACAAAGTTTCTTACTTGGATTAAAGGAAAGGAAGTGTATTAAATTATGATACCAAGAATGACAAGTCATGAATTAAACAATATACTTATGGAAGCAAACTCAAAGCTTTCAGGAGTAATTACTGATATAAAAATTCTTAAGAACGATATGAGTAAAAAGCTAAAAATATTAAGATATGAATCGGAATATATGGAATATCAGATGGCAGATTTGAAGAGAATACATAAGGAAACTTCTAAGCCATCAGTTCCAGGACAAAATAATAAAGTATTTGTATTACCTGATCAATCTCTTTCAAACTCATATGAGCAATACGGATGTACAATAACTCCTAAATTTAAAAATGTTCCTGTTAATGTATTTAATATAATGACTACAGCAACAGGTGAAGCTTTCTATAGAGATATAGCAGAAGTATCTATTAATAATGTGATTAAGGAAGAATATAAAAACATTCTAAAGCACGATAGCTTAAAGGAGAAAGAATTATTCTTTGAAGAAATTGATGGTGATAATCCAGCCATGAATATTAGCATTGTATTAGATAAAACAAAAGTTTTAGGCAATTCTATGTTCAATATGATAGAACTAGATATGTTTTTAAATGGCTCTTATACTATAGAATATATAAGACTTTTTACTGAAGATATAATCAACAACGATGAAATAACTAATAAGTATGACGAAATTACTACTATTAAAGAAGCTGGGAAGATGAGATTAGTATTTAATAAAGAATACTCATTTAATAGAGTAGATATTAAAATAATTCCTAAGTTCAATACTCAAGTTAATGGAGTAATGAAATCACCTATAGGAATAAAGCATATATATTTCTATAACGCTAAATTCTTATCTAATTCATATGCTATAGCTGAAATAGAGTCAGAAGAATTTATTGATAAAATAGATAATGAATTTACACTAATAAGGCCAAATGAGTCCATAGAATTAAATGCTGATTCGGAAAACATTCAATTCTATTTAAGTTATACAACTGATCCTTCAACAGGCGAACCTATATTAAGTTCACCACAAGAAACAAGTAAGCCTGACAACACAAAAACAATAAGTGTTAATGTTAAGAAGATATATGCAAAGATACCATTAAAAATACTTTTATCTTCTGAAAAGAAATCTGATTTGAACAATCAATCTATAATAGGATTTGTTTTTAATATATCATCAAAAATATTATAAAAAATAGCTCCCAGCACATAAGCTAGGGAGCATTTTACTTTTCAAGTTTATCTTTATATTTTTCAAGCAATAATTCCACTGCTTCATCAAGAAGTTTTGAGCGTGGAATTCTTGTATTTTCTTTTAAAATATTTAGCTTCTCGTATAAATCATTTTGGATAGCATCACCAAGTTTTGTTCTATTAACAAGTTTTCCGGCCAATATAGTCACCTTCCTTTAACTTTTCATAATATAAATATAGCACATATCTTTATTACTTGCAAGTGCTATTAACTCCTTGCAACTACTAGGAGTTTGTGTTATAATTTACTTACACATTAAGAAAGGAAGAGAACATATGGAATTAATAGATTTTTATTATTACAACTTAGGTGAAGAACCTAATGAAAGTGAAAAAACAATAACTGAAAACACATTCGGATTCTTAAAGGATAACAATTATACAGATAGCGATATCATCAGAATGTTAAAAGATTTTCCAGCTAAGATGGCATTAACACCTGATGATCTTCCAGAATATCTTTGGGAAGGAAGTTTAGCTAAGAGAAATGTTTTCTATTATCACAATGAACTTCATATAACATCTCCAGCTCCATACTGGGATTTTGTAAATGATAAGATTGTATCCAGTAGGTTTTTCTTAGAAATGAAAATAAAATATAGTATAGATGATTTGATTAAATATTTTTATAAAAACTTTCCTATGGATGGAAGCTTAATAGACAGCAAGAAAGATAAAGGTTCTATGGAATATCTCCTTAATAAATACAAAAATATTGATTTTGTAGAGCCATTAGATTTTGTATTATATCTAATTGATGAAGCTGTTAATAAAGAAATAGAATCTATTGAAATCATTGAATTAAAAGGATTTGAAAAAGCAACATATGAACATTTAAGAACAAAAACTTTAAATGCTGCTGTGGAGAAAATGAATAAAATAATTTGGAGGTAACACAATGGATTGGTACATTGAATGCGGTGGAATATATAACATAAATAATCAAAAAATATTTGGTAGAAAGGTTTTTGTTAAGCCAGAAGAATTAGACACTACAATAAAAAAACGTTTCAATAATATTGATGTTTACTCTACTAATTTCTTGTACAATGCTGAAGATCAGAATGAGAGTGATTTAATCGGACCTTTGTATATAGACTTGGATGGAGATATACATGATGAAGAAAGCTACAATAAAGTAAAACAAGATACCTTAACTGCTATAAGTTATTTAACTACAAACCTTAAAGTACCTAAAGAATACATAAGAATATACTTTAGTGGGAATAAAGGTTTTCATCTAATAGTTCCTTACACTGTGTTTGGAATTACTCCTTGTAAGGACTTAAATGATAAATACAAGATGATAGCTTTAGATATAAAGAAATATTCATTAAATCAAACAATAGATACAAGAATATATGACAAGAAGAGATTAATAAGACTTCCTCATTCAATAAATGGAAAGACAGGTCTTTATAAGGTTCCTCTTACTGAAGATATCCTTAGAATTTCTACTTATGCAAGCATGAAACTATATGCAAGTAAAGATAGAAATATTGAATATACAGAAACTAATCTAGTAGAAGATGCTAGGAGAGCATTTATAGAAGCTACGAAAGTTAAACCTAAGACAAAGAAGAAAGTAAATACATCATATATTAATCCTAATTATGAGATACCACTATGTATAAAATATATTTATGCAAAAGGATCTGTGCAAGGAGCTAGAAACAATACCTTAATGATATTAGCTTCTTCGTTACTACAAAAAGGCATGGAACTAGAAGAATGTATTGATACACTAGTCGAATGGGATGAAGAGAAAAATGAGCCATCAATGGGTGAAAAGGAAGTAGAGACAACTGTTAGAAGTGCATATAGAAACCTGGTAGATGGTAGAAGATATGGCTGTGCATCAGTAATGGAATTAGGAATGTGCGTAGGAAAGCAATGTAAATTATACAAGTAACGGAGGAGAATAACAATGAACGCCACTTTAGCAAAAGAATTAGAATTACATAATATATATGAAATAAAACCAATAAGCAATGAAGAAGAGAAAGAAATTTCAATGGAAGATTTCTTTGCAACATCTACTGCTGACTTAGAAGCATTTGATACTAACGCTTGGAGCAAAGGAGATGGTTTGACATTACCAAACTACCCTTATATAACTGAACAATTAGAAGGTTTAGACTCAGGTCTATATTTATTTGCTGGTAAATCTAATCATGGTAAATCAGCTGCAATGATGAACATAATGGAAGACGCATGCTCGTATGAGCCTAACAAATTATATGGATTATATTATTCATTGGATGATAGCAAGAATGAAATTATTCCAAGACTTATTGCTATGGACCAACGTATTCCAATAGGGGTTGCTGCTAAACCTCAAAGATATCAAAACATGATAGATAATATGGAAGAAGGTTCTGCACAATATATTGATATGCTTGAAAAAAGACAAGCTGGATTAGACAAGCTTAAAGCTAATGTTAATAAGTTAAAAATAGAAGATTCAAGTAAGATTAAGAATGCAGATGATATGCACGACCATATTAAGATGGTATTAACTTATCTAAGGGCAATAGATCCTGAATATAAGATATTAATTGCGATAGACTCTATAAATGATGTTAGATTAACATACACTCCTAAAGACAATGACGTGTTAGCAGAAGTAGCGAGAGTGGTTAAGCATTGGACTGTAGAATTTGATTGTCCTATATTTGCTAGTACACATATAAGAAAACTGAATGGTAATAGAAGACCTACTATAGAGGACTTAAAAGATTCTACTGTATTGGTATATGAAGCTTCTGTAGTTTGGATAGTATTTAATGATGTATCTGAAAATAAACAAGCAGCTAAAATATTTCAAGTTAATCCTAATACTGAAATGAAACTTCCTATCTTAGAAATAGACTGGGCTAAGAATAAGAAATCTTCATACAAAGGAAGAAGCTTTTGTTATTTTAGACCAGAATACTCCAAGACCATTGAATGTGATAAAGAAGCTATTACAAGATATTCTGCATTAGTTTACGAAGCTTAAATTATAGTTTTTTAAAAAAATAACATAATATAAAACCAGTAGAATATAGGAGGAATGATTATGGCACTTTATAGTAGAGAACAAACTAAAAGTTTCTTTTCAGAAATAGCACACGAACAAGATGTGTGTTTATATTGTGAAAAGGCTATATCTGAAAAATTAAATACTGGTAAAATCAATCGTGATGAAATGTACAAAGAGTTAAAGCTTCTTAGAGGCAAGTTAACTGGTAAGAGAGTCATGAAATTTAGATATGTAGGGCACGATTTCTGTATATGTCCTGAATGCGTAAGCAATATAAATTCAGAAATCAACCCTGCACCTAAAAAGCAAGAAGTAATGTCAGACGATAGTTCAGTTAAAGTAACTGATATAGAGCCAGCTACTGAAACTGTAAAGCCTGATAATAAAGGTAAAGGAAAGGCAAAGACTAATGCGTCCAAATAAGCAGAAGACAGTACATGATGTAAGGGGCAGTAGAATTAACTGTGTTAATTTTCAAAAATGCCCTTTATGCTATGGGTGCAGAAGATATAGCTCTATAGATCCTGAATGTAGAATCTGCTTACTGGAAAATAAGAAGCAAAATATATGTAATGTTAATCTTCACAGAGATGAAGTTACAGCAAAAATGATAACTAAAGGAAACATATTATTACAAGGTAGCTTAGAATTTAATAGCTTGCCTGTTTAGGAGGAATAATCAATGATTAACTTTGAAGAATTACACCAAAACCAAGCAATGTATATTGATAAAATTAATATAAGTCCATTAAAGAAATTCGTTACAAGTTCTTTAGCTCAATTCAGTACAACTGCTAAATTAAAGAAAGCTAATAAAGTAGCTGATATAGTATGGCAAAAGTTTGAGCACTTAGGATATATAACTGAAACTGTACATCAACAATTTGTTGATATTACTATAGCTGGATGTCTATTACACAACTTATTCTATTCAGAAGATGATATATCAACAATCTTAAAACACAGAACTAAGTTAGCTGAAATAGCTAAAGAATCAGAGATTGATGAAAGATTACTTGCTTTAGTTTATGAAATAATTGAATCACAATTAGGTGAAACTCATCCAGTTCAAAAATTAAAACCAACAACTAATAGTCCAAGCTACACATTTGCAGAAGCAGTATGGCAAGTTAATGGATATAAAGCAAGAGTTTAATTAATTATAGGCCACACTAAAAAGTGTGGCTATTTTAAAAGGTGAATCAAAATGAGTAAATATGTTATAAGCGATGTACACGGAATGTACGACAAATTCCTAGCTATGCTAGAGCTTATACACTTCTCAGATAAAGATGAGCTTTATATACTTGGCGATGTGATGGATAGAGGTCCAAAGCCATTAGAGATAATTGACTACATTGTAAATCATAAAAACATTCATCTTATAAAAGGTAATCATGAAGCAATGTTTACTGAATACTTTGAAGAAGGTTCTCTGAGTTTATGGTATATGAATGGTGGCAATGCTACTCATTCACAAATAGCACAAAGAGATTATCTTTATGAGGAGAGCTTATATAAATATATAAAAAGACTTCCTTACTATATGGTTGTAGATAATTTTATTCTGACTCATGCAGGAGTTTTCTTCCCAGAGAAATATAATGATATGACTGTTGAAGAATTCTTAAGTTGGCAGGATGAAGAAACTAGTCTATGGAGTAGAAGTAATATACATTCTACTAAATCTTTTAAAGACTACAAAATAATATGTGGTCATACACCAGTTCAAAGTATCAATAATAATTATGATGATGTTAAGATAATTCATACACCTGGTCATATTTATATTGACTGCGGTTGTTGCTTTACCAAAGCTAATGGTAAGTTAGCATGTTTATGCTTAGATGATATGAAAGAATATTACGTATAATACAAGGAGGTTTGTTATGGGAAGCATTATAGATAAATACTGGAATGGATATAAATTTACTTATATGGGTGACTTAGAGTTAAATATATTAGGCCAGGATATTATCCCAGGCAAACCTTTTTATGTATCTAAAAATACCTCTCATGTAATTTTAAATAATCTATCTATAGATGAAAGGTTCAACTTTGTATACGAAAGAGTATTATTAAGTAACCATATTAGAGGAGATCTATCTCGCTCAGAAGTAATTAGGATAGTTAATGAAAGGAGTGTCAAAAATAATGAATTTAACTGATGAACAGTTATTTGATTATATATCATGTCCTGCTTACTATGATATGAAACATAATAAGCGATTAGGATATCAAGAAGGACCTACAATGCAAAAACTACTTGATCATGTGGCAAGATACTTCTATACAAACCTGCTTAACAAAAAGATATGTTCAATGGACGAGCTTAAAAGAAAATGGGATTCAGTATGTAACAACAACAAAGAGTTCATTAATAGCAAAAGAAATATTGAAGGAATGAACTATATCATTAATTTTGCCAGATGGACTTCCAACAATAAAATAATGTTAGCTGACTTTGACAGTTCCTATACAGTATCAGTAGATGATATTCAAGTACATGGAACCATTGGACCTGTTGCAGTATTACCTGGTAGAAAGTGCGAACTTCTTGTAAATAGATTTAGCAATAGAGAACCGGATCAATATGATATTGATAGAAAGCTAAAGTATACATTAGATTGTTATGCTTTTAAAAATGCATACCAGCATGATATTGACGCAATTAAAGTTGTGCATTTTAAGAATAATAAAGAGTTCTTAACTCATAGAACGCAGACAGATTATGATAGACTAATATCTACTATAAGGGGCGTTGCTAATGGAATATCTGCTGAAGCTTACTACCCTAGAGAAAGCATATTTTGTAGCACATGTGAGATGAAACCTTATTGCAAATACTGGAGCTAATTTATATTTATATTTATATGTTAAATAGATAAAAAGATAAGTAATAGAATTGGTACGGAAGGCGAAACGCCACAAGCACCATTGAATCAAGGAGTGAATTTAAAATGTCAATTACTATAAAAGAATTTGATGGTTATGATTTAAAGGAAGAGGTGAACTCAATGGCTAAAAAATGTGCCCCAAAAAAGAAGGAAGCTTGCGCTTCTACTAAGAAGAAAAGCACTAAAGAAGCTTGCAAGACTAAAAAGAAGAAGAAATAATTCTAAGGATAGACTATTGCTAGTAATTTCTAGTAGTAGTCTTTTCTTTTTAAAAAACATAATATTTAAACAAGAGTGAATAAGAGAACTTTATTAGAAATTCAGTTCTCTATCGTTTAAATAGGATGGTGTAGAACATGGCTTACAAAAGAAGATTTACTCGTAAGAAGACAACTGATGATAAGAAATCAGAAGTCAAAAAGATGGGTAAGATTAAACATAAGATTACTGAAGTAGACGGTATCAAATTCCATAGCGAGATGGAATCAGATTACTATCTATACTTAAAAGATTTAAAGGCTCAAGGAATTGTAAAGGATTTTAGATTACAACCTGAATTCATATTACAGGATAAATTTATTATTGTAGATGGAGTAATATATGAAGGATCTCATGAAGACTTTAATAGGCTTAAGCGTAAGACCAAAGCTCCAACAGTACAAGCAATTAAATATATATCAGACTTTGAAGTAGAATATACTAACGGAGAAATAAGAATAGTAGACACCAAAGGGCAAGAAACAGCAGACTTCAAGATTAAGAAAAAGCTGTTTGCATATAAATACCCACATCTTACTTTAGATGTAATAATACAAGATAAAGAAAAAGGTTGGATACCTTATGATGAACACCAAAAGAACAAGAGATTAAGAGCTAAAGAAAAGAAATTAAGAGGTGCATCATAATGGCAAACTACGACAATGAAAATCAAAGACTTGAAGAAAAACAAGAAGAATGGTCTGATATTGAAGAATATGTAATGATTTATAAAAAACAATTTGAACCTGGAGCTACTAGCAAAGATATAAGAGAAGCTAAAGACGCTGCTCAAGAACTAGTGGCAAGATTCAATCCTTTATTTAAAAAATATATAATGCTATTCAAAACTGGCCAAATAGATTTTAAAGATTCAGATGTAAAAACATTCATCAGTACATTTATAGATGATCCAAGATTACACAGAGCTTTAAAAAGACAGAAAAGTAGAACTGAATACAGGTCAGACATCTATAAGAAATTCGGTTTCGTTCTTGAAACCTACGGACAACTTCCAGAAGAAGATATACTTATCGACATGCAGATGTTATTATTAATACTTGCTAAAAGATATAAGCAAGTTGGTAAAAACTTCTGTGCCTACGTACACAACTGCTTCAGATATGAAGTAAGTAGACATATCAAGAAATACATCAAGAATCCATTAAACATTTCATATAAAAACACATCATACGAAGACACAAACAATGGACAAGGTGATACTAATATCACTATGATTCATGAAGATCTATACTACGAGCCACACAACGGAATTCCAAATATGACTTGGATAAATGGCGAAACATGTTCTGAAATTTTCTCTTTATTAAATCCACTTGAAAGAAAAATTATCGTCAAATACTATGCAGAAGAATACAATGACAAGCAAATAGCTGATGCATTAGGATTACATATAAATACTGTTAATCAAAAGCGTAGACAAGCTATTGCAAAATTAGCTAAAGACCTTAACATAAACCTAGATTCTGTTAAGCGTAATAGACATAGTGGAAGACAATCAAATAGCTTTTAACTTGTTTCATGCATAATATTACGCCATTGTCATTTTGACAACATCGTTAGAAAGGATAGATATTATGGAAAAATTCAATAAGATAAATATCTTAGGAACAGTATATGAGTTCAAACTTACAAAGAGGGAAAATGATCCTAATCTAGACAATAATGATGGATATTGTGATTCCTCTACGAAGACTATAGTTGTTCAGGATATGATTCCTGAAAAGTATTCTAAAGCAAACTTAGAAGAATATACAAAACAAGTAGTTAGACATGAAATGATTCATGCATTCTTATCAGAAAGCGGTCTTGCGGCTTGTAGCTGGGCAGATAACGAGGAAATGGTAGATTACTTTGCTATACAACTACCTAAGATAGTTAAAGCAATGAAATTGATGGATGTATTATAGAAAGGATTGATGATAGATGAAAGAGTTAACTATTAATAATTTGGAAAATTGTTTTATTGCAGCCAAAAAAAATGGAGCAAGATTTGTAGGAGTTAAGATATCTATGAAGGGATTCCCAGTTCCAGAAGTAATCATAAATGAATATCCTAACTTCGATAAAAAGCTAGAGTATTATAAAGGGGCATATAATACAGACCTAACATTAAAAGCTACAGATGCTATCAAAATAATAGGATTTACTTATGGAGATAGCTATGAAGAAATCCAAAAGGACTTAATCTAAAATGAAAGAATTAATTAAAAGATTTATAGGCTTTTGGATGCTCCCTCCAAAAACAATGAAAGATCTTGTATACGTATAATAAAAACAGCTTATTAGGCTGTTTTATTTTTTTACATTCCTTTTAATCTTTTTTCAAAAACTCCCAGTAATTACTTGCAACTCCTAGCAGTTTATAGTAAAATATATTTACAGAAATGAATTACATAATATATTAATAGATTCAACAAAGGATGTGAGTGAATGATTTGGAAGCAAAATAGAGAAATTACTTCTGAATATATAGAAGAACTTGCTAGAGAATTTGAAACAAATGAATTACTAGTAAGAATACTACTTAACAGAAAAAACGATAAAGAGTTTGCAAGAATAGCTCTTAGGGATTTATACGAAGCTATCATTCCTGCTGAAAGACTAGTAAATGGTCAAGCAGTAGCAGATGTAATAGCAAGACATATTAGAAATGGTAGTAAAATTTACATTCACGCTGACTATGATGCAGACGGCTTAAATAGCGGATTCATTATGTATGAAACAATTAAAGAAGTTATTGAAGTCGCTCAAAGTAATGCTTACGTAGAAGTTTACTTCCCTGAAAGAATTAATGGATATGGATTATCGTTTGATTTTGCTAACAATCTAATACAAACAAAAGGTGATGAAGATATATTAGTAATTACTGTAGACAATGGAATTGCTCAAGTAGAGCAAGTGGAATTACTTATGAATAATGGTATTGAAGTAGTTGTTACTGACCATCACATGAGTAAAGAAGATGGTATTCCTAATTGCTTAATCTGTGATCCACATAATGAATATATAGAACAAGACGATACATTTAAACATTTATGTGGTGCTGGTGTAGCATTTAAAGTTTGTGAATTACTTCAAAAGAACTTTGGATATCACGATATGTATAGATTTGTTACTAATGTAGCAATAGCTACTATAACAGATGTTATGCCATTAAATGCAGAGAATATGGCCTTTGTAAGATATGGATTAGATATTATTAATTCAGAATACTGTCCTGTAGGAATTAAAGCTATGAAAGAGTTCTTAGGAATAACAGTTATGAACTCAGCAAACATAGCTTGGGAAATAGGTCCAAGACTTAATGCCTGTGGCCGTATGAATAATACTAAGATAGGTGGAGCCTTATTAATGGAAACTGACTATCATATGGCAGTAGACCTTGTAAATGAAATTGAATTAATAAATGAATCTAGAAAAGAGAAAACCAAAGAAGCTGAAGAACAATTATCATCAATGAACTTTGACAATGACTATGTATGTATTATTAAACTTGAAGAGTTGCCAGAAGGTATAGTCGGAATAATTGCTGGAAGAGCTGCTGAAAGACTTGGTAAACCATCAATAGTTGTAACTGAATCAGAAGATGGAATATGTAAAGGATCTGCTAGAAGCATTCCAGGATTAGATTTACATTATCTATTCAATATAGAAGTTTCTAAAGGTAATATAGAAAACTTCGGTGGACATAGTGAAGCAGCTGGTATCTCATTTAGAGAAGATAAGCTAGAAGAATTAAAAGCTAGTTTAAATGAATCAATACAGAATCTAGCGTTATCACAACAACATGACTTAAGTGTTGTAGAAGAAGAACCAGTATTAATGATTGATGAATGTATTGAAATAAAACATTTAAATCAGAATACTTTCAACTTAATAAATGAACTACCTTATGATAAAGATACATTTGCTAAGCCAGTTTTTGCATTAGTTGACTGTGAGGTTAAAGACTTTGTACCAACTAAGACTAAACCCGAAAACTTATGGCTAACAGTTAAGCAAGGTAAACAGACTGTTAAGTTATGGTGCCAAGGAATGACAGAAGTTTATAAATCAAAAGGTTGTCCTAAAGTAATACATTTAGCTGGCTACATTGAAAAGAACTTTATGTCAGGCAGACCATATATTCTAAAAGTAATAGATATAGCTGATGCTTCATAGTGTCAGCTTCCTACAAAGGAGAAACACAGATGAATATATTCGACAGAAAAGAGCTTAAGTTAAAACAAAATATAGCAAACTTTGCTACCGATATAAGAAAGGCTCCTACATATAACCCAATTAACTTTGCTATTGAAATGGATATAAATGTTGAGATATTAAAAGGATTAGATTACTGGTCAATTCCTGTAGAACCGATACTAGAATACATTGGGCCAGGCAAGATAAAGAGTGCTAAATTAGAATTGGAGTCTATGACTGTACTAAGTGTAGCACTAGGAGAAACTAAAACAAGACAAGCAAGATTAAGATACGTAGGTGAGTACGAAGAAAAACCACGAAGAGAAGCAATATATATAGGCACATCTCAAACTACCAACTGGGAAGAATTCTTAAGACCTCAAGTTCTTACATCAGCTTCTGTATATACTGATGAAAGTGTAAGAGGTGCAAGGGGCACAAGAGGCATAAGAGGTCTAGAATGGAGATTTGAAGATCATACTTATGGATTAGGATTGAATGACGAAGAATAACTGGAGGATAATTTTATGAAAAACTTTACTCATATACATGTACATGATTATTTTAGCTTCTTAGATGGATACGGCTCACCTGCAAGTAAAGCAAAGAGAGCTAAAGAACTAGGAATGACAGCAATAGCTACAACTAACCATAATCACTTAGGAGGTTGTGTAGAATTCCAAAAAGCTTGCTTTGATGAAGGAATTAAGCCAATACTTGGAGTAGAACTTTATTACACAGAAGATACTTCTATATTAAGTAAAGATTCAAAAGTAAGGTATCAATTAGCTTTAGATGCAGCCACTGAGGCTGGAATAGTAATACCACCAAAAGCTAAGAAGAAAGATATAGCAGAATTAATAGCTCCATATGAATATAATACAAAGCAACACCACATTATATTCTTAGCAAAGAATCAAACTGGCTGGAAAAACTTAATTAAGCTACAATCAGAAGCTGCTAAAGTATGCACTTATAATGGAAGATTCCTATGTGATGATGATATGATACTTAAATATAGAGAAGGTCTAATAATGACTACTGCTTGCTTAGGTAACATAGTAAATCAATATTTTATTAAAGGCAAAGTAAAAGAAGCATATAATCAACTAGATAAATGGCATACTATATTCGGTGAAGACTTCTATGTTGAAATACAACCTTTAAATCAAAGTGATCAAGCATTATGCAACTATTATTTAATTGAATATGCTGAATCTCGTAACATTAAGATTATAGCAACTAATGACTCTCACTACACTTATGAGACTGATATAGATGACCATGATACATTATTATGTATAGGACTAGGTAAACTTAAAGAAGACGAAAATAGAATGAAATACGCTCCTGAATTTTGGTTAAGAAGTTATGAAGAAATGCAAACTGCATTTACAGCACAATATTTAAACAGTCCTCTTTTAAGAGAAAAGATGTCTTTGGAAGAATACTTAGCTGTTACAGAACTTGCACTAGATAATACTAACTTAATAGCTGATAAAGTAGAAGCAAATATAAAGATTGGTTCGGACAAGCCAATACTTCCAAAACTTAATATACCAAATGGATTTACATCAGAACAATACTTAACTCTATTATCATACAAAGGTTTATTTAAATACTTATCAAAACATAAAGAATTAAACATACAAGAATACTTAGATAGATTAGCCTTTGAATTAAATGTAATCAACACTAAAGGATATGCTGACTATATGCTTATAGTTAAAGACATAGTTGACTGGTGCCAGGAAAATGATATTCCAGTAGGTCCAGGTAGAGGAAGTGCAAGTGGTTCATTATGCCTATTCGTTAATGGAATTACTAAGTGTATAGATCCTATAAAATATGGATTACTGTTTTCAAGATTCTTAACTATGGATAGAACAGCTTTGCCTGATATTGATACTGACTTCTCATATTTAAACAGACAAGAAGTTATTCAATATTTAAGAGATAAATATGGAGAAGACTGTGTATCGTTCATAGGAACTTATACTGAATTAGGTGTAAAGAATGGACTTAAAGATGTTGGTAGAGTTCTTAATATAGATTTTACTACAATGAATGCATTATCTAAAAAGATAGATGAATGGACAGGAGAAGCCCCTTCAATTAAATTCAAAGATTTAGATAAGCTTGCTAATGGTAATGCTATGGATAAAGAAATCTATGAAGAATTTAAAGAAACTGAAAGCCAATACTCAGAATTATTTAGATTAGCTAGAGCATTTGAAGGCACACCAAGAAACCAAGGCGTTCATGCTTCAGGAATATTGGTTACTCCAATGCCAATAAATGATATGTTTCCTACAAGAGTTGATAAAGAAGGAAACTTAGTTACATTATACACTGGACCACAAGCTGAAATGGTTGGTGGAGTTAAGTTGGATATACTAGGACTTAAAACTCTTGATGTATTAGATTTAACAATTAAAGCAGTTAACCCTGAAGCAACAGTATATCAATTATATGATATTGTAGATGGTCATTTAGATGATGAGGAAATGTTCTCAGCATTATGCAGAAAAGAAACTGAAGGTATCTTCCAATTAGAGTCAGCTTTATTTAAAGGAATGATTTCAGACATGCTACCAGATAAGTTGGATGATATAACTCTTATTACTTCATTCGGTAGACCTGGACCATTGAGTGCTGGACTTCATACTGAATTTGCGAATCGAAAGAAAGGCGAAAGTGAAGCAAGAGAACCACTTCCTAATACATGGGATATAGTAGAGGACAGCTTAGGTGTATTAGCTTACCAAGAACATACAATGAGAATAGCTCAAAGAGTAGCTGGATTTGATGATAACCAAGCGGACTCATTCCTTAGAAAGGCTCAAGCAAAGAAAAAGAGAGTATTACTAGACCTATGTAATCAATGGTTTGTATATGGAAAGATTAATGAAGAGCCACCAACTGGATATGATTATGAAAACAAGAACCAACCTTATTATGATCCAACAGCTAAATATGGCTCAGAAATTAAGGGTGGAATAGCAAATGGATATAACGAACAAGACCTTATAGATTATAACCATATGATAGATGGATTCTGCTCATACCTATTTAATAAGAGTCATGCATGTGCATATTCATTTATAAGTGTTTGTACAATGTACTTAAAGACTTATTATAGACCTCAATTCATGGCTGCATTATTAAGCTTACAATCTAAACCAGAAAAGATAGACTTATATTGCAAGGTTGCACAAGGATACGGAATAGAAATGGCAGCACCAAATATAAACCTATCTAATGAACACTTTACTGCAATAGATAATAAAATCCTATATGGATTAGGTTCAATAAAAGGAGTAGGGGCTACAGCAATTCCAACACTAATAGCATGCAGACCTTATACAGATGTTGCGGATGCATATGAGAAAGCTGGTAAAAAAGCATTCAATAAAAAGATTGGTGAGTCTTTAATAAAAGCTGGAGCATTTGAGTTCCAAGATGAAAACAGAAACAAAGTTCTTAATATATTCCAAGATGTTAGACAAGCCAAAAAGGAAGAAAGATTCGATGAAGAAGCTTATAATGAAGCACTTTGTATTGAATATGAGAAGAATACTCTTGGTAGTGCAATAACTTACAGACCATATTGGGATACAGTACAAGCTGGAGAAGTAGTTAATGTAACTATGACTCTTAAATCAGTAAGAGAGAAGATAGATAAGAACGGTAATATGATGGCGTTCATAAATGTTGACATAGGAAACACAGACTTAAAAGGAGTTGTGTTTGCAAGCACTTACTGTAAGAATGTAGATGTTTTTGATATGAACTTAAATACAGAGGTCTATGCTACAATTAAGAAAGATGATAAAGGTGACTTTATAGTAAATAGAATATTAAAGACTCCACCTAAAACAAAAATAAATACTCCAAAAGAAGTTACTGATAATATGATTGGGACATTCGATAAGTTATTATCAAGAGTAGCAAGCTAGACATTAAGACTAGGTTTTTCTTCCTAGTCTTTTGTTATATCAATATCACTCACACGTAATATTTATTATGAAATACGATTAAGGAGTGATAATTATGGCTTTAATAAAAGGAAAGCAAATAGAATCCATAATCGCTTCTCAAGTTATAGAAACAGATGATAAAAAATTTGTATCTCAAGCTGAGAAAGATGAATGGAACAATAATAGTGGTAATGGATTGACAGATGAAATACTTGCCAAAATTAACAAAGCTGACGAACTAAAACATAGTCATGATAATAAAGAAATTATTGATAAATTCTCTTTAGTAGATGGTGTTCTTTTATTTGATGGAAAAGAAATCGAAGGATCTGCTGGAGAACCAGGACAAGATGGTAAATCAGCTTATGACATCTGGCTTGAAGAAGGTAACACTGGAACTGTAGAAAAATTTCTACAATCTCTTATAGGACCACAAGGTAATACAGGGAATGACGGTAATAGTATAGAGCTTAGAAAAACTGCCACTAGTATCGAATGGAGACAAGTTCCACATAAAATTATAACTGCAGATTTTAATGCAAGTAAAACTATGATGACAGCAAAATCAAGTGATATCCTAGAAAAAGTAGTTATAAATTCTTTTCCAAGAAAAGCTAAATATGCTCAAATAAAAACAATAACTGTTTACGGAGCAGATAAGGATGGAAAAGATCTAATAAACTCAAATCCTTCTATATCTACAGCTCCTCCTGGAGTGACGTTCCCTGAGTTTGGTGGATTTGATCCTGTTACATCAGAAAAAATAGATTTAACTATCAATCCTGAAATAATAGGTAATGCAAGTATAAAAACTATAATGGAAACTTATTTGCCAGACTTGCAAAAGTATAACCCAGAAGTAACTCATGTAAATAAGTTTTGTTTATGGGTTCATTTTTTAGATGAAAACAATGAAGATATTAAATTTGTTACAGCTTACTGTCATATAACAGATAGTAGAACTGGCACAAAAACAATAGATGTAGATAGTGAATGGAAAGAATTAATACCATTAGCAGCTATCACTGGTAAAGATGGAGAACAAGGTCCTCAAGGGCCACAAGGAGAGATTCCTAATATAGATCACTTAGCAACTAAAGAATATGTAACTGAAGCTATTAATAAAATAAATGGAAACAATCATAGCCATACAAACAAAGAAGATGTTTTAGATAAATTATCTGTTATTGATGGAAAACTTAATTTTGATAATATTCCAATCCAATCAGAGATAACTTCAATAAATACATTAGATATTCAAGAATACGCAGCTTCATTAATAGGCGGTGAAGAACAGCTATTAATAACTAGGGAAGATGGTTCTATATATTTTACTGACGGAAAAGGTTCATATATGCAATGCGGTGTTTCAAAAGAAAAGTACGACAAACTCGAACAAAGATTAATAGAATTAGAGAATATTATTAAGGCAGCCAACTAAAGGCTGCTTTTTCATTAGTTTGTTTTTAAACTTTTGCATAATATAGTTATATATGAAAAAATTAAAAAACGGAGGATATAATATGTTGAAGCGTAGAGATTTTAAAGTATACCGCTTCAAGACAATGAACAAAACTATTATATACGTAGGCTACACAGGAAAAGCTATTATAGAAAGATTCCTTGAACATGCTAAAGATAAATACTGGATAAACGAAGTCGTTGAAGTGGAAGAGTGCACTATAGAAAATGAGGCACAAGCAAGGTTAGTAGAGATGTACTATATAAACTCTCTTAAACCTATATTTAATGCAAAGGATAAGTTTGCAGGAGCTATCCTAAGTAAATTAAGACCTCAGGAGAAGAAATTTACTCATAGTTTTTATGTATTAAATGGGACTGCTACAACTTGTGTAGCTAGAACTAATGACGATTATACGTTAGTAAATTTTATCCAAGTTGTTGATACTCATATAGGTATGTATTACGATTCATTCTTAAACCTATATTATTCAGCAAATGATATATGTAAAGCTCTAGACATCAAATCAAAAGATTTAATTAATTTGGCTAAAAATAATGATATGTTTATCAAGACTTCATACGATTACGTGCATAAAGGAAAAGATAAAACATCAGATTTATATTTATGTACTTATGAAGCAATAGATAGTATTTTAGCATTATCAAATAGTGAATTTAAAGCTCAATGTAGAAATAGATTATCCATCTCAAGAAGATGTGCTGATATAGCTGTTATTTATAAAAATCCAGAAGAAGCTCTTTCTGTTAAGACAACTTATGATGAGCAACTAAGATTCTTATCTGGTAATAGATATAAAGATTCAAACATAAAAAGAAGATTAGTATTTAAGGCACTTAACTGTGATAGAGGAATGGAAGTTGTAGTACATTCATATAACCAACAAATGAATACCTATGATATAAAATTCCCAGCAGAAATATTGGCCTGTGATATTTTCTCTATGGTAGAAGATTTAAGTAACGAATACAATCTTTCTTATAAAGACGTATTCTCAGAATTCAATGAATTTCTAATTAAATATAAAAACCTTAACTTTTGGCAAATCAACAATTCTACAAAAAAGAAGTTTAAAGACTTCTCATTACAATCCCATTTTATAGTAGCCTTAAATAAAGATCTACTATATAATCATTTCTTAGAATTCTATGATAAAAATATTGAGAATGCGGCTTAAATGGCACTCGCACGCTACTCAGTTAAAAAAAAGTGGACCAGGATTTCACCTGGTCCTTTTTGTGTACTACAAATACTATTAATTTATTTTATAGTTATTTCATTATTATTAATAGTTAATTCAATTGCAGTTAAACAGTTATCACAATCATGGATAACCTTTTTATTCATTTCTCTAATAGTAATAGTATCGCCTTCATAATACATAAGATTACATTCTGGGCATTGAAAAGTATTTTTTATTATCTTTGTCTCACTCATGCGTTGTCTCCTTTATACTCTTTTAAATTAAGCACTGTAGCACACATTAGTGAGATGTATTTAAACTCTGCTTAAAAAATCCATAGCACTTTCTAAGCATTCTATATCATAACGCTTATTCTTATCTTCTATAGTCTCTGGAAAGCCAGTATAGTCTTCTACACTATCTGAAATTGATCTAATTAATTGTTGTAAGTAATATATAGTTACACTCTTATGTTTTGAATATAAAATAGGTTTATTTTTTTCAGCTTTATAAGCACCCCTATATTCTCCAACTTTAAATGCAAGTATTGTTATAGATAATAAAAATATAATATCAAATATCATCAATTTGACTCCTTAATATCTGTTGCGAGATGATTCGCAATACTTATTTAATTCTTTTTTAAAGTTATCATAATTTTCATTAGATCTCTTTTCAATATCCTTTTCCATAAGAAATATCTTATTTGCTAGAAACTCAGCAATCATATGATTCACTTCTCTTTTAGCATGATTAACGAAGCTATCTTGATTCGTTGATTCTTTTATTAGTCTATTTTTTTCTTCTTTCATTATAACTAGTATTTCTTCTCTGCACATATCATAATTATAAATTTTAGCTGAATTATTATTTAAATCCATTCCTATCATATTTTATTTCTCCTTATCTTTAATTACTGCATAATCAAGTCCACAAGTTGGACATGTAGCAAACATTATTAGTTCATTATTTACTTTTTCATAATAAGATACCTTTAAAGGCTTATTGCAAAAAAGGGCACAACGTAATCTCTTAAGTTTAATTATAAATTCTATCATATTATCTCCTAATCATACTCTGGTTCACCATATTCATACTTATCACAAGTTTCTGTATTAATACGATCTTCATAGTTATTCTTAGAACAAACGCCAGTGCAAGTTCCAACTAAAATAAAGTGAACACATCTACCACATTGACCTTCACTGGCAAAATTACCACTTATATGAAACAAAACAAAACCACACTCCTTACAAAAGCAAAACAAGGAAAAGGCAGAAGAACCCAAAACCAAGATTATTAATAGCTAAAAAGACGCACCCACAACAAAGCAGGCACGTCCAAAAACTACATTGCAGTGTCTAAGTATTCTTCATTATCACTATCTTCGATATCATGATCTTCAATATTACTTATTTCAAACTTCTTAGGCATATTTGAATATCTATATTTCTTATATAGCCATTCAACACCTTTTGGAGTTACCTTTACAGTAATTCTGCTTGATTCATTATCTTCGTCAATAGGTTTAACTTCAAATAATCCTTGGCCTATAAATCTTTGATATGGAGTATTTCTATCTTCTCCGCTAGAAATTAAAACGCCATCTCTTCTTAACCATGCTAATAATGTATTTCTACCTATTATAGTTTTAGAAGTCGCTGTTCTTGGTATAGCTACCATTTTAGCAGCGGCAGAGAAGCTATATAATCCATCACTATTTATAAAGTCTTCATAGGCCATAAGCTTTGGAGCATTATCAACCTTTTCTCTTAATAATGCTTCTTTTTCTTCTTTTTCTTTTTTATAGTTTTCAAAAAGTTGTATAGCTGCATCTGGATCATTTAAGAACTTCTCAACAGTAGAACTAGTAGCATAGAATCCATGTTGTCTTATATCAGGTAAAACTTCATCAAATATCCAAGATTCAAATTTTTGAGAAGCTGGAAGATTACTTCTGGTTATTAATCTATAAATATCTCCTTCAGTAATTAACAACCATTCTTGTGATGCTTTTCTTTCTAAAGTACCGTTTTGGTACTCGGCTTTTTTTATTGGGGCTTTTATTATATTTTTACAATGCCTTTGGACATCTCTACTTATATTTTTATATCCTAATGATTTTGCTATATCATATGCAGCGAAATATGGCTTATTATTAATTGTTATATATCTTATATTTCCAAATATATCATTGTTAACTTCAGATGTGTTTTGTATTGCTTCAATTATAAGTCTTATATTATAAGAATCACTGTAAGAATCACTAACCCTAATAAATTCACATCCTAATTCTTTTCTAATAATAGATTCTCTTAGTTGTTGTCTCTCATATGAATAATTTATATGATTATTTTCATCATATTCTACAACTACATTTAAACCTTTTATATATAGATCTACTTTATAGTCTAAAACTTTATATTGTCTTATACATTCTAGATTAAAACATTTCAATTTTTCTTCTAATTTATCTAAGAATTCTATTTCTTTTCTAGAAAAAATCACAAGTTTATCTGTTAAAATGTTTTCTTTTACGAGCCATTGTCTAAATTCTTCTTTATAATTTGCACTTTTAGTCCTAGAACTTTGTATCAACAAATTAATATCATTATCACTTATTAAAGAAGTGTATTGATGGCCACTATTAGATTCAATATAACATTTAACAGTTTCCTTACAATGTCTAGCTATTGCATCTCTGTAATTGCTGTATCCAAGCGCCTTCGCAACGTCTTTTGCTACAGCATATTCTTTGTGGTTTATAGCTACAAACCTTACTGTACCAAATATTTCATTTTCCTTAAGAATAACCTTACTTGGTTTACTGTCTAGTTTTATAACTTCAGTACTAACCATTATCTTCTTAGGTTTATTTGTTTTACGAGTTCTAGTTTTAGTCGCATTAGATTCAATAGAACCAACGCTACTAAGATATTCTATTATTTCAATAGTAGTATCATTAACTCTCATTCCTGATACTATTTTAATTGCAGCTTCAACTGTTATATCATAATTTATAACAGGTCTACCTATAGTACTTTTATTAACTACAGTTGTAACATAATCTTTATTTGCTATAAGATTTTCAGATTTAATCTTAGCTCTAATCCAAGTAGGGAAGTCCCTTCTTATATTTAAGCTACCATACAATTCTCTTGCATCTAGCATTTTTTCATTTCCTTCATTAAATATTTTTATAGTTCCTTCTTTTCTCATAATCAATTCCTCCATATTCTTTGTATTTTTATATTATGTTGCGTTTTTAAAAAAGAATAATAAAAAGTCGATACTCTCCGAAAAAAGTATCGACTTTATTATTATTTCTTAGTAAGAGTAATATCATATCCACAAAAAATTGCTATGACTAAAATTACAACAATTAGCCATACTGCAATATCTAAGAATACAGCTCCTCCTTTGTAAGAGATTTCAAGACTCCAAATAGCTTCTAATATTATGTCAAACAAGTTATACATAGCTATCTCCTTTTAGTGGGCCTTGTAGTTATATATAGGCTTTATTATTTCAATATCATCTACAGTGTCAACTATATTTTCTAGAATTTCTTCTATTGGTTTATAAGCCATAGGAGCTTCATCAAGAGTTGATTCACATACAGAAGAAGAGTAGATATCCTTCATTGTATCTTTAAACTCTTCTATATTTAATAACTCTTTAGCTTGACTTCTAGAATATAATCTTCCTGCTCCATGTGGAGCAGAGTAGTTCCATTCTGGATTACCTTTTCCTACAGCTATAATAGATCCATCTCTCATGTTGATAGGAATCAACACGACTTCGCCATCAGCAGCACTAATTGCTCCTTTTCTTAATATAGGATAACATCCTGTTTTAGAAGTAACATCACAATCAACTTCAATATAGTTATGAATAGTGTGAAAAGATCTACCTGTTTTTAATTCCATTTTTTCAATAATAATATCCGCTATAGCTTCTCTATTCATTTGAGCATACCATTGAGCTATTTTCATATCATGAAGATAGTCATCATAGTTTTTTCCTGCAAGATAACATAATGAATCTGGTATTTTAGGTCCATCTAAGAGCTTTAAAGCTACTTGAAGTTCTTTTTCTCTTCCTTCTTCTTTAAGTCTTGCAATTAATTTTTCTTTTTCAGCTTTGTTATCTTTTATAGTTTTAATAGCTAATTTTTGATAATACTCAGCTACTTGTTTTCCTAGATATCTAGAACCTGAATGAACAACTAAATATAAGTTACCATCAGTATCTTTATTTAACTCTATGAAATGATTACCACCTCCTAGAGTTCCTATGGACTTTTTAGCTCTATCTAAATTAATTTGAGACTTACAAAGTAGTTCATTTAAATTTACGTATTTATTGTAATCATGATCTTTTTTTCTTATGTTTTGTCCTGATGGAATATAGATTTTTATAACTTCATCTAAAGCTTTTAAATCAATTTCTTTATCTTTTAGTTTTACGCAAAACATTCCACAGCCAATATCTACTCCAACTAGATTTGGAACAACCTTACCATGTAAAGTCATTGTTGTTCCTATAGTGCAGCCTGCACCAGCATGGGTGTCAGGCATTATTGCAATCTTTGAATCTTTAGCAAACTCTTGATTACATAATTCAATTATCTGAGAGATTGCTTGCGATTCTATGTTATCTGTAAAGACTTTTGCTTCATTAAATTTTCCTTCTAATTTAATCATATATCCTCCTTAAAATTATCCTAATGCATTTTTAGCTCTTAACATATTTGCTCTTAATATAATCTTAGCAACATAAGAAGTACATTCATCTTGTTTAGATGGACCATATCTACGAATAGCTGAGTCAGCAACATACTGTGCTATAGGTCCAGCTTTAACTGTATCTGCACCTGGTCCATAATTATTACATGCTTCATCAACAGTACCATTACCTGCATTATAAGCATAAGTAGCAAGTACTTGGTTTTCACCTCTAGGTTTCTTCATGTAATTTCTTATCTTATGATAATGAGCACAACCTACTTCTAAGTCATGTTTTATATCTTCTAAGTTTCCAGTTGCTCTAGTATTCTCCTTACTTGTTTGCATGATTCCCCAATAATAGCCTGTCTTATTTGTAGGATCTCCAGCAGATTCTGTTGCTATTAATCCTAATACAAAATATGGATCTAATCCATGTTTTTTAGATATATCAATTACAGCTTGTTTATATCCATATTTATTCATATTATCAATAACTGATTTAACTTGGCCTTCACAATATTTATTAGCAAGGGCAGTGATAGTAGAGTTGAAACCATGACTATCATAATCGAAGAAACCTTCTCCATTGGCTGTTAACTCAGCTGCTTTCTTGTCAGCTTCAACCAGCTCTTTAGGTCTACCAAAAGCAAATATTCTTTTATCCCAATTCTTTGTAGGAGATTTTTTAAGATGTTCAGTTATAGGTGCGTTATTAGTAGAAGCGTGAATATATTCTCCGTTTCCTATATATATACCTACATGACCTATTTTATTTAAAATAGCCTGTGTCAATTCTTCTTGAGTGCTAGGCTTTGGCTCTTGTGAAGTAAACCATACTAAATCTCCAGGTAATGCTTTATCTTCTTCAGTATGAGGTATAATGATTCCTCCAGTAGAAGGTAAACACATTGGATACTCAGTTTTTGTATTACCAGCTATACTTGTTAGACCAGCATGTTTATATGCAGCTTCACAGAAAGAAGAACAGTCCCAATAATGAATGCCATTTACGGCCTTATCATTGTGATTATATCGTGTAGGACCATTAGCACTATTGGTATTCATAGTATATCTACCTTTACCATCATGGCATAGTTTAAGTCCATTTTCAGCATATTCAACGATTTTCTTTCTTATTTCAGATCCGCCTCCATATAGTCCAGAGATACCTAAATCACTTTCAGTACCAAAGTTTTCAAAACTATAATTATTAGAATCATATTTTAAAGTTTCATATGCTTCAGTTTCTTCAACCACATTCTTAAATTCATCTTCTATAACAGGCTCATTTTCTTTTTCGATTACAGGTTTAACTGCTTGGATTCCTTCTGTTTTGTATTCTGCAACATTATGTCTTTGTGCTTCAAGTGGAGTAGGGTTCCAATCCATTTTAAAACCTTCCTCAAAAAATTCACTAAAAGGCTTAGGTTGAGTAGCTTCAGTATTTAGCTTAGCTGGATCTCTTTCTACATGCATTTCTTCAGTTCTTGTAAAAGCTATATATTCTTCCATGCTCATATAGCTCATTTGAATATCATCTAATACTTGAGCAACATTAGCTCCAGTATCATCTAATATAGCGTAAACTTGACCAAGTATAGGTTCATATCTAGTACATGATAAGCATTGGTCTAAAGTCATACTTTGACCATCATTAATTCTGTCATTATGAAGACATCTTATGCATTTATATTTACCATAAACGTCTTGACCTCCATAATAGACGCAGTTAACTTGCATTCTGGATGCAGTTCTAAACAGATTCCTCATTACAGTTGAAAGAATATTTTCTAATTTAACTAATCTTCTTTCAGTTCTTTTGGCCATAGTAATAATTTCATCTTGTATCATAGCGAAATTACTAGCTACTGCTGGACCAATAATTGAATCTGGGTGATTGCAGTCATGAAAATTAAATGCCACTTCATCAATTTTGACTTTAGGCATATGACTCTCTAACTCTTTTATCTTATCGTCAGTAGGGAATGGATCGTTATTATTTACAGGTTTACCTTCAATTTTTTTAACAGCGCCAACATAGTCTTTTATATTAAACGCTTTTTCACGATTATCAAATTCCTCAACAGATAGTGGAACAGAGTTAGATTGAATAGGCTTACTCTCTGTGCTAGAGTTTAATAAAGTAATGGTTCCTCCAGGGGGAACTGCTAGATCAGGGTATATTGGTTCAACTTCGAGATTATTAGGAGTTGCTTTAGCTGTTAAGGTATCAAATGCTCTGCTACAATGGCCAGTAGAAGTGGGTACATTTTCTACAACAGAATAAGTAAAGTTAGTATTATTTTCAGTAGTAAATGATTTTATTTCCGAAGGTTCATTTGATTTGAAGTTAACTATTTCTTCAATATCTCTATGATCTGGTTCAAAATCTTTTGCATACTTTTCAATATCAGCACCATTATCCAAATAAAAATCTCTTAATTCCTTATCTGTATATGTAGTGGTTGCTTTCTCTAACTTATCATCATTATACTCATTTTCCTTATCCATCATAGCTTCATAAGTATCTTCTATAAGCTTTATGAACTTTCTCCATTTATTTTTTTCTAATAAATGTAGGGGAGAGCCAAACTTGTTTAAATCGAATCCTCTCATAACATGTTTAGGTTCTAAGTTCTTTTTTACTAAATAATCAGCTATAAACTTTACTGTTTTTCTTTCTATATCTTCATACTTTTGATCCTGAGGGAAAAGCATTATAACAGATATAGAAGATTCATTAGCTTTATTATTATACATAGCTCTATTTATAAAAGTATCTTTACCTTCAAAGATATGTTCAGTTTGCTTATTATCTGGAACACATTCTATAATACCTTTACTATCTATAGCAAAATGATATCCCTTAGAAGAACAAAATTTATTTCTAATAGCTTCAGCAATAGCATATCCTGTATGAGCAGAATCCTCAGTATATTCAAATAAATCAGCTCTAGTATGAATTACTATACCTTTTAATTCTTCAATATCTTTCAGTTTCTTTACTTCATCTTCATTTATAGCATCGCTAGTAATTTCTATATCAATCATTGCTAACGCCTCCATTATAAGAATTATATAAATCTTGTATAATTTCATTTTCTTCTTCAGGTCGAGGATCATACTTTCCAGCAACTTTTCTATCTAGAATAGTACTTCCTAGCATTTGTCTAGTTGCATCTTGAAGCATTCTTTTATAATCAGCTTCACTTTGAGCTGCATTGATTTTTGAATAATCCCATGTTTCTTCCTTCTGTTTATCTTTCAATTCTTTATAAACAGTGGCTTTTATTCTAACTCCATCTACATCATCTATGTAGTAGTAGTCACCTGGTCCTATCAGTTCACCTGATACATCACACTTCATTAACTCATTAAATCGAGTATTTCTTTTTAACCATAACATTTCTTGTCCTCCTTAAATGTAATTTATATCATACTATAAATTATGTTTTATTTTGTATTTTAAGCTACAATATATATTACGTTGCATATCATAATATATATTACATTTAATATTGTCATTCATATTCTATTATAAAATGTATTATATATTATATTTTCTATTAGTTTATATAATAGAAAAACCTACAACTTAAATTAGTTGCAGGTCATTCAGGAGATCCGATTTTGTTATTTTCATGGTACATATCGAACAGTTTAGTGTCTTATTCAGGACTATGTATGTGGGAGCACCAACCGTTCAGTGCCCCCTATATTTACGGAGGTAATATATGAAAAAGAAAAACTGTAAGGGTAGGGAATACGATGAGTACAGGAGGTGTTTGTTCCATGTATCCCTGAGGAAGTTTTACATTTATATATTATGTTATCTATGAATAATAGACTACTAATTTTAAAGTTTTTCAATGATTTTATTTAAAAAATTTGAAATCTCATTACACTCCAAAACTATAGAATCACACACATTCTTTTTATTATCTCCAACGTCTTCGGATAATTTAGCGAATGCAGTAGATATTCTATTTAATGTTTTTATGTATTCATTTATTTTTTTATATTCAAGATTTTTTATTAAAATATACTTACTCATGTTAAATTCCTCCTAGTGCATTTACTATATTAATACACACAAAAAAAGCACTAATTCAATAGTGCTTAATTTAATAATTTAATGGATTTAATTTAACGGCTTTTCTTAATTGTTCTTCATCAACATGAGTATATATTTGAGTAGTTGCAACACTTTCATGACCTAAAATGCTTTGTAAGCTTCTAATATCAGCTCCACTTTTATACATAAGAGTAGCAGCAGTATGTCTTAGCTTATGAACAGAATATTTCTGCGATAAACCAGCTTTATCTAAAGCATTATTTACAATGTCTTCAACAGCTCTTTTACTTATTCTCCTTTTTTGTTCACTAATAAATAGAGCATCCTTACTATCTTCTTTAATATATTTCTCTATGTTTTTTCTAACTTTTTTATAACTTTCTATAGCTTCTAAACAAGCATCATTCAAATAGACAAATCTCTGTTTATTACCTTTACCAGTTACAACAAGAGTATCACCTTTAATTGAAGATATGTTGATTCCACATAGTTCAGATAATCTCATTCCAGTGTTAAGAAAAACGATAATAATGCATTTATCTCTTACTGTATTTCTGCTATTAACTGAATTTATCAACGTTCTACTTTCTAAAATAGTTAAATATATAGGTAATTTCTTTTGAATCTTTGGACTCTCAAGTTCAGCTCCTAAATCATAACTTAAATATTTAGCTTTGTTATGAGAATATTTAAAGAAAGATTTTAGACAAGCTACCTTTCTAGCTCTTGTAGTTCCTTCATTCTTTCTGTTATTTTCAAGATATTCTAAAAAGCCATAAATATCAGCTAAGTCGATTTCTTTAAGAAAAGAGATGTCTACATCCATAATAGAGATCTCATGGAAAGGAGTAATTTCATCAACCTTGCCATAATATATTTTTAAAAATCTAAAAAATAAAATTAAGTCATTTTTATAAGCATCTACAGTTTGTTTACTTGCACCTCTAATAGAAGAGAGGTAGCTTAAGTAACCTTTAATTACTTTTGGGACATTGGTTTTTGGCTTGCGTATCAATAAAACCCCCTCCTTATTTATATGATAATATCATTGTAAATAAAAAACAAGTAGGAGAGTAGAGTATTAGCTAGCAGCACTTTCTTTATCGTCCTTTTTTTCTTCTTTATTACTATAAAGTTTTTCAGGCCATCCATTTAGCATGAAAGCAGGTGTATACCATATATCTTTAAATTCCACTAAAAGGCTATTGCCTAGTATAACATAAGCAGGTATTCCTAATAAACTAAGCTGTATGTATGTCATCATAACGCAAGTTTTATCAACATCTTGTGCAGTAATTATAAGATGTTTTTGAGAATCAAATCCAGCTTCCTCCATGGCTTCAGCAAATGCTATACACATACCACCGCCTCCACAGCACGGCTCATTCATTGTTATATATCCTTTTTCATCTATTAACTTTGATGTTCTATCTTTATCTACTGTCATTTTCGCCATCATCTTACTTATAGTATAAGGAGTAAAGAATTGACCTCCACATTTTTTGCCAAAATTCATTTGCATATAAACTTCACCAAGTAAATCTGTTTTCTTTTCAATAAGCCCTTTGGCCAGTTCAGCCAATATTTCTATAAATATATAGAACTCTTCTTTAGAATATTTTGATTGGACTTCATAGAAATGTTTTTCTCTTTCTTTAGAATGAATAAAATCAACTTGATTACTTAATGATACTGAAGCAATAACTAAAAAATCATAAAATACATTAGACATATCATATTTGTACCTGAACTTTTCAAATAATTTAATAATCTTTTTAGAATGCATAATTCCCTCCCAATTATTTATTTTTGTATGTAAAAAAGCCTTACAACCCGCATTATATCTAGGTTTGTAAGACTTTCAAAATGATGTTACAACTCTGCGTAAAATAACAATTTCACGCAGAGTCACTTTGGATTTAGTCAAAAGACTTTAACAGTGATTTATCCATATCGAATTCTGACGCTCTTCGGATTTTTAAAATGTTTCAAATGTACAAATACTAGCCTAAAATCATTTTAAAATTTTATTTTCTGTCAGAATCGGTGTTATAAAATATGTTCTTTTTGACTATTAATTTTATTATTCTAGTTAGGTACTCATTAGCTTGTGAGTCAAATTCTTTTTCTTTATAAATTGGTCCATAGATTTCCATAGTGGTCTGTAAAGTATGTTCTGCATATTGTAAAAATCTATCTTTTGGAATTGTTCCATTTTTTATTCCTAAAAGAATTCCTCTCATTGGATCTTCGTCATCATACCATAATGCTGCTTTAAAATCTGTAAAATTATTATCAGCATATCTTTTTATAAAATTTAGAGATCTTATTGCATGCATAGCTTCCTTAGTATCATATCCAAATTTATCAACTAGATGCTTTGTTCCTGAAGTTCCTTTATCTAAGTTTTTCATTCTTTGATTGAAGGTTCCAATGCATGTGCTATATAAATTTGATAAATTCATTCTGGCAATATGATCTCTCATTTTATATAATTCTTGAATTAGGTCCTGAGTAATCTTATGAGTACCAGTACCTAATATCAATTCTTCTGTAAATAATAGTTCTAGAAAATTAGTATTTGCTTTGAAAAACAAATTAGGTAATTTTCTAATATCATGAACATCTAGGTCTACTTCATTACCTATATGTGATTTACTATATTTTATATTCTCATACATATCATCGAATGTTGGTAATACAAATACTTTATAGTCTTTATCACTACCAGCTGTATTAAGATTATAGTTATGAGAACCAACTAAAGCTCTAAAAGCTTCTTTTCTTCCTTCGTGTAATAGTTTGTCCATATTTTCACCTTTTATACTTTCACGACTTCCACATTATTTAATTTAAATAATTCATATGCATATTCATCTACCCTGTAGTCATTTTTATAAACTACTTTAGTTATACCTGCTGCTATTATACTTTTTGTACAATTTAAACAAGGAAAATGTGTTACATATATTGTGGTTCCTTTTAAGGCTACTCCTTCTCTTGCACAATAAGTTATTGCATTGATCTCAGCATGTATTGTTGCAATACAATGATCATCTCTTAATGTATGTCCTACATCATCGCAATGAGGATTATTAGCAACGCTACCATTATATCCAGTACTCACAATTCTATTATCTGAATTAACAATTACTGCACCAACACTTGCTCTATCACAAGTTGATCGTGTAGCTAGTTTTTCAGCTAATTCCATAAAATACTCTGACCAAGGTTGTCTAGCCATACTTACGCCTCCTTATTCTTTTATGCTATATATTACGCAAAAGAATATAATAAAACTAATAGATATGATACATCTATATAAAATGCGACAGTATAAACTGCCGCATATAACTTCTTTATATTTTCTTTTTAAATGTATTAAAATCTATAAACATTTCAGGATCATTATGCTCGTCATATCTATTTGGGATAGTGTAGCCATATCCAACATACACTTCTTCTCCACTAATAGATTCAAGTATAATTCTTGAAGAATGACTATATTTTTTGTCAGTTCTAATTGTAAAGCCCAGCTTTTCAATAGCTTCTTCTAATTCATTATCAAATGAAATTCCTCGTCTACTATTTTCAGTATCAGCACCATAACAATATTTAGTTTTAATTTCCTCTAAATATAGAGTTTCGTTAGGTTGTTCAGCATTAAGCTGCTCAATAATTTCAAGTATTTGTTCATTTACGTTTTTTAAATTAAAGTCTATCATATCACATTACCTCTATCTTTCTTGCGTATAAAATAAAAGGGAGCTTTCGCCCCTGAATTGTTATTCTTCAAAATATTTTTTAGCCATTGACTCCATTAAGTTTAGCCATTTGTCTACTTCTTCTTTACTTTTAAAGTCTGGCCAATGACCAGGAACAACTCTTATATCACTTTTCTCATATTGCTCCATAAAATACTTTTTTACTTCATCAGTCATTTTATTCCTCCTATACAGCATATGGTCTATATAAGTTAGCTACATGTTGCTTTCCACTAAATATAGACTTCATTAATTTAGTAGTTGAAGTAGGTTTACTCTTCTTAACTGCTTCTCTTGATAAATAATCTAAATGTTGTCTTACGAAAGATTCTACTAGTAACTCAGCTAGAAGTTTTCTATCTCTTTCAGCCTTAGTTGCCATTATTACACTATCATTAGTAGATCTCTTTCCTGTAAATACTTCAGCCTCAACAGTATGTTTGATACCTTCAACAACTGAACTTGCTATTTGAGATAATAAATCTTCATTATCTGCCATAGCTCTTAATCCTTCTTCTGAGAACTTACCTTCTAATGCCATTGAAGCTTGTAATTTACTAGCCATTAATGAAATAGCTTGTTCTTGGATAGTTCCTTTATAGAACATAAAGTAAACTTCTATATCTCTAGTTTGAGATAATCTCCAAGATCTTCTACTTGCTTGTCTCATTGTAAATATGTTATATCCCATTTGATAGAATACAATAGTAGTAAATTCTAATAAATCTAAACCAGTCTTAACTAAGTTAGGATTACACATTAGAACATCTATATCATTTTTCTCTAATTGCTCTTCTACCCATCTTTCTCTACTCTTAGCTTTAACTTTTGAAGTTAAATCAACAGCCTTAATTCCTTCTTCATTTAAAGCGTCAATTAATTTAGACGCAACGTCAGTTTTATTAGTCCATTCATAATAAACTAATACTTTTTCACCAGCAGCTTTCTTTTCCTTAACTAAATCAATAAGAGCTCTTTCTTTATTTCTTAAGCCCTTATCTAATTCTCTAGGAGTACAAAGAATATCTGCAGTATCAGGATGTAAGATAGGCAGACAATTATATGGCATATCAGGATAAGTAGATAATGATTGCAATAAAGCACCCATTGTCTTCATTCCTCCGCCACCACCCCAAGAACATAAATTTCTTAGGTTATTTTCTAATTCTTGATAAGATGCATTTAATTCAGCATCCATATCGACTGCTAATGGATATTCAGTATATTCTGGTAATCCTTCGGCCATATCAGATATAGAAACAAATACTGCATTTTCAAGTAAGAACTTTGTGAATACAAGTGGAGAAACTCCTGGTAATCTCTTTTCAGAGCCACTCTTAATTTTATCTCCCCTTCTTCCATTTCTACCAACTTCATGTTCAGATGTTCTTTTAACAACACCGTAAGATCTTTGGAATGAAGCTTCATCAGAGTATTCAAATCCTTCTGCCTTCATTACTTCTGGCATAGTTCTATAAAGAATATAGAATAAACCATCAGCATATCCATTTAAAAGAGTTCCTGTTAATCCAATTACTTTATTAGCAGCCATTGCTAAATCTCCCATGGCTTGTCCTTGTAAAGAGTCTCCCTTGTATTCATGTCGTTATGTTAATTTAGAATATTTTCTTTCTAGAAAAAAGTTTGCATTTTTATATAAGAATTCTTTTAATTGTTTTATATCATTTTTATGAGCATATTCTAATATATATATGTTTTTATTTTTTCTACTTTCTCTATAATCTTCAACTATATTAGCTGAACCATAAACATATATATTATTAGCTATCTCATCTTTAAACTTAATAGCATTTGCTGATTTGATATAAAACCAATTATCTTTGTATCTTTAGATCCATTTGTTATCCAACCATCGCCATCTAAAAAACCTCTTATAAAATGTCTTTTTAGTTTATTTGGCATATTAGGAAATGATTCTTTGCCTGTTTTATTAGGTACTACTCCATGTTTAATTAAATCATTGCATAGTTTCATAGAGTTTATAGTCAAAGAGCACATTTTATTGTTTGAATAAGTGCTTTCAGCAGGAATAAATTCTCTTATAGGATAGCTGCATTCTAGCTCATTTTTGATAAATTCAAGTATACATTTATCTTTTATTGATATACTTATTACTAATCTATCAGGAGCTGATTTAGTTGGCTCTGATTTACATACACATCCATCAGCCATTATAAATCCTAATACATATGCCTTATTTTGAGTATTTATAATCCTAAAGTAATCTTCATTTAAATCATGTAATCTTTTTGACTGTTTGTATCCTAATTTTCTTATATAATAATACAGTGTTTGTAATGGAATTCCTTCTCTAATCGCTATTTCTTTTGCGTTTTTATTTTTACTATACTCTTCGCAAAATTGAATAAAATCTTCATCTTTATATTTTGACTTTATCCTTCCATTATCATCTCTATTATCTATCATTTGTAATCACCTCTATAATTTATATTACATGATTATAAAGGTCAAATCTACATATATTCTAAATTCTTCTTTCGAAGCTCTAGCTTTCACTAGATGTCCAGATCATATCTTCATCCACATAATAAAAAATATGTGGAGCCGTATTTTCGATTTAAGGGAGTCTCACCCGCCTACCGACTGTAGGCCCTACTCCTGTTGAACCATTTCAGATTCCAAGGGATGATCGTTGAACCTCTATCTACTTGAGATAGTTGGCTGCGTGATTGCCCATACTTATCTTTAACCTTTTTACTGTACCCAGTTAATTACTCTGGCCCTTATCTATGTCACCATGATAAGTTAGTAGTTAAAGCTTTAGGGATTAGAGCTATTAATAGCCATTTTTTCTTCCCCGCAGTTAAACGGATTTTACGCACACATTACTGTGTGTGGAGCCATCAAATCTAGCTCATCTGCTATAAAATAATCTACATGTCCTTTAAGTCTTTCTCTTACATATTTAGCTATAGAATATTTTCTCACTCCATTTGCAGATGAAGAAATATCACCTGTTTCTTTTAATTCATCTTTCTTCTCCATTAACTTTAATAAGAAACCTTGTTCTTTCTTATTTAAAGTTTCTCTTCTTGAGAAATAATCATTATACATTTCTTCAAAATGACTCTTCATTATCCAGCCTTCAGATCCTAACTTAATCCATTTAGAATCTTTTTCAAATTTATTAAGTGGTGTCCATAGTTTAGCATTACAAGGTACTTTAACAATTCTATTTTTCTTAGAGTCAAATTTGTTTACATCATTACCACATACAATGTTATAAGCATATTCTTTTATAAAGTCCTTTTCAGTTAATCTTTCTCTTACTTTATACTTCTTTCTTCCTTCACCTTTGTAAATTTCTTTAAATAAAGTTTTACCGCATTCAGGACATACAAAGCATTCCTTTGATTTAGACCAGATAGCTGCTGGTCTTTTTTCATAACTAAACTTTGCATTTTCTTTTGATAAGATTATAAATGAATGTTCTCTCTTATACTTATCTTTAATTGTATCTTCAAGCGCCATTAATTCAGATATATTTTCTACTATATATCCTTTAGAGTTAGGTACTAATCTTTCTACTTCTCTTTGCCACTTTTCAACTAAGTGTCCAGGACACATTATAATAGTAGAACTTCCTGCTTTTTTTTTGTAATGAGCATAAGCCATTCCTGCACCTAATAGTGTCTTACCAACACCCATCTCTCCTACTACTATTGTAGTTTTGTTCTTGTTCATGTTATTAACTACAGCTTGTATAACTGCTTTTTGAGCTTCATATATTTCAATTCCACCATAATGACATGCATCATCATAATTATTTACATACTCTGTATAAGTATCTTGATGTGGATCAAACTTAGGTACAAATGCTCTTTGTATTTTTTCTGCAAGTATATCTCCAAATACATTTAAATACATATCTAATCCAGTAACTTCAGTCATTATTTCTGAAACAGAATTATTATTATTGATACTTAATACTCCACTTCTTAATCCATTTTGAACGATATCTAGTAAGCCACTTTTAGACATAGAAAACTTCAAACATTGAAAAGGAGTATTTTCATAACAATGATATACGTCTACTCTTCTAACACAACTTAAAGATCTTAAGTTACTTAATATGTACGGAATCCAATTCTTTAATACAGGTACAGATGTATTACCATATATTTTATCATATAAAATTTCTTCTAATTCATCTTCATTTCTATAAAATACATAGAATGTATATATTTCATTTGTATCTGTTCTATCAACAACATCTTTTTTCTTTATAATCATGTGTGAGAAGTCACTTCCATTTTGCTTTTCCTTCTCAATATCGAACTGTCCTTGAATAGTAGAATAACACTTATTTTCTACATAACAGTTAACTCTTTTCTTAAGAGATTTAGAAATGTTCTTTAAAAGCTTATCAGATGCTACAATAGAACCGAATACAAATTCCGATGCATGTCTATCAATAGCAACAGCGTCATAATGCATAAAACTACTATTATCTATAGTTATTCTTCCAAAATTCTTTGCCATAATATTTTACCTCTTTCTTTCTATTTCGTATGTAAAGCTCATTAAATGAGCATTTTTTTATTTACTTTAACATTTAATTGGACACCATCTTGGTGTTGTTTTTATAACTAGTGAACTTTCATAATTGTTTTCTCCAAATCCAATAAATCCTTCTGCTTTATTTCCAAAAACCTTATTATCTAGTTCATTAGTTAATGGATGTTCACACCAATATTGTTTTCTTCCAAATGTATATCTATTTGAATTTTGCCTTCCAAATTGCTTGCAAAATTCACATTCTCTACATCTAATCATTTTTATCTCCTTACAATATTTTTGAATCATAAATATCTTTAATATTCTAAATCTTTTTGTATATCTTCCCAAATATCTAATTTATTTTCATATGCTTCGACAATATCTTCTGTAACTTTAAGTAAAGCTTTTTCTAATGATAATTTCTCAAATATACGATAATATCCCAAGACACCTTCAAAATCAGTTCTAATTGCTTTTCCAATCTTTATTAAATTATTTTTATTGTTTGCTATTAAATTGAATACTATTTCTCTGGTCATTTTAATTCTCCTTATATTCTTCGTAATATTTTTGAATTATTCGTTAAAGTATATCCTTCATAATTTTATAGACTTTTTCTGTTGTCTCATCATCAAGATTGGACCAATTATATCTATATAACTTCTGCTTTATTTTTTGCATTTCATATTTTCTCTTATATTCGTCTAAATCTAATATAAGAGCTGCTCCTGAACCAGTTCCATTTACTTGTCTAAAAGTATCTTTATCAAATCTAAGTTGCCATGCTTTAACTGTTATATATTTTCTTCCTACAGAAATTACTTCTGTTTCAGTTGTTCCACAAAAATCAGCCACAATCCATACTTTTTGACCTTTTTCAATATTCATTTTAACCTCCTACTTAACCTCACTATATAATCAAAAGAAGAGAAAAGTTTAAAACTCTTCTCTTATAAAGTCCAAGAAACATTTATTTTATAATTTTGCCTCTTTGTTTGATATTTTTTCTGCATCTATAAACTGATATTCATATCCATTTTCTTTGAATATCTTACTAGCATTAATTACTCTAAAATCTCCTGGTTCTGTTTCAAAAAACGTATCAGCATCAGTTTCTGTAAATACTTGAGTCAGATATAATTTATTACAGTAAGGCATGAAAAGTTTATATATTTCTGCTCCACCTATAATAAAGATCTCTTCTTTACTATTATCATTTAGAACAATGTTTATATCATTTATATAAGTTACATTTTTAGTGGATTCTTTTGGCGTTCTGGTTAAAACAATATTTTTTCTATTAGGCAAACCATTTTTAAAAGGTAAACTTTCAAAGGTTTTTCTTCCCATTACAACTGTTTTACCAGTAGTAATTTCCTTAAATCTTTTTAAGTCACCTGGAATATGCCATAATAGTTTATTGTCTTTTCCTATGCCTCCATTTGAATCAACTGCTACAATCATATTAATATTCATATTTGTACCTCCATTAGCTATTAAGCCATCTATTATCTAAATAACAGAAGCCATAAATTGCTGCACATATAAGTGGGATCCATATTACCCAGAAAATAATTTTCTCAAATTTAGAACTTAAAATATCAACAGTTTCGCTTATTGTATAACCATTGTATATTTTTATATCTTTATCTTCTATATTCCCATCTTTTAATTTAGTGAATATAGTACATGTAAGCTTAGAAGGTACCCCATAATATTTATATCTAATATGAGATGATTCTTTTATAGTTTTAATATGCGGAGCTGAAGGCATTGAAAATTGAGATGCATTGAATTTTACATTTAAAAATGTTACTTCTTTAGACATAATGTCCTCTGAACCTGCATAATCCCAAGTCCAATATGTTTCAATCTTACTATGCGTTTTCCCTTTAGAATCTTTATAAGTTACTGTCCTAGTGTGCATAGTATATTCTTCTTTTACCTTTTCTACATACAGATATTCTCCTCCTATTTCAGGATAAGTTACTGTATCAATAGCTTTTAAATCTCCGTATATAAAAGCGTTTCCAACATTAGTATTCATTGCATATTTAAATAATTCTTCATCTTCTATTTTAAGAGCTTTGTTATACTTTTCATTTCTATCCATTATTTCTTCAGATATTTTTCCTGAAATTATTATTCCTAACACTAACATTATTGCTACTATTGCTACGCTAAGTATAACTTCTCTTTTAGTGATCTCCATATATTACTCCCCAAATAAATTTTGAGGAGCATCTGATGGAGCATTATAATCTAAATAATCAAATTCAATTAATTCATATCCGAATAATCCAAGTATTTGTTTGCTAGGGAACTTCTTAACGTATCTGTTATATTCCTTGATTTGTTTATTATAGTTACTTCTATATTCAGCAATCATATTTTCTGTAATACTAAGTTCATTCATCAATTGTTTATAGTTATCATTAGATTTTAATTCTGGATAAGCTTCAGCAGCAGCATTGATCATTGTAGTTACTTCTCCAATGTCACCTTTTCCATTGTTTCGAGCTTCAACAATATCTTTTAAAGTTTGTGCTTCATGCTTGTCATACTGCTTTACAGTGTCAACTAAATTATAAATTAAATCTACTCTTCTTTTTTCCTGAACTTTAATATCAGAATTTGCTACTCTTATTTGTTCTTCAAGACTTATTGCTTTATTTTGAACAGAATTAAATGCAAATACACTTAAAATAACTAGTGTCAAAATAGCAACTATAATAGCTAAAGTTGTTTTTAAATTTTTCATATTTTTAACCTTCCTTTGTTTATATTCCTAATTCGAATTTCAATTGAGGTTTAACAGGTTCATAGTCTATTAATTCAAAATCATCAACTGTGAAATCATAGAAATTGTTTTTACCTTCTTTTAAAATTAATTTAGGTGATTTATTACTAGGTGTTCTAGAAAGCATTTCCTTAGCTTGTTCAGTATGTCTATCATAAATATGAAGATTATCTACCACATGCATAAACATACCTGGTTTTAAGCCAACATGTCTTGCTACCATCATCATTAATGCTACATATTGCATTTTATTTATATGGCCAGCTACAAGATAATCGTTTGATCTTTGAGTAAGAGTCATATCTAAATACTCACCTCTAACAGTCCAAACAGTCATAAATGCACAAGGATTTAAGCCCTTAGTTTCTTCAAAATCTGAATATTGATATAGATTCATAATATGTCTTCTAGTATACGGTTCATTCTTTAAACCATTTAATAGCTTATTCATTAAGTCGTATTTCTTAACTGTAGCTCCATATCTTTGACCTATGGTTCTAGTATTATCTACTTCCCATGAATCCCACCAAGTAATACCATACTTGCTAGCTAATAAATCTAAATCATTTGATTGCTCTTGGTAGATCCATAAAATCTCTCCAATAGCTTTCTTAATATAAATAGGTCTTAATGTAGTAATAGGAAATTCTCCTTTACTAATGTCATACTTCTCAACTATTTGGTTAATAAATATTGTATGGGCTGGCTCTCCATCCTCATATACTGGTCTTACTTTGTGACCTTCTGTACTTGTACCTTCTGATAATATTTTTGATATATTATTCAAAGTATACTTATCTGCTTTTGTCATATTATTTTGCATCTTTGTTCTCCTTGCTATATATTTCAATAATATCTTTATCAGTAAAATCAACACTGGCTAAATGCTCGTTATTTAATACTTTTCCTCTATACTTTATTAGATCCTTTGAATCTGGATTAAAGCTATCTAAGACTTTAGAAATTTCTATTACCTCTACATAAACCATATGTCTCAATGTATCATTAACTTTAACAATATCTAAAACTGAAACATTCTTCATACACTCACCTCCTTAAAATTAATGTCTATATATTTTTACATTGCTCCAAAATTCTATATATAAAATTTCATCAAGGAGATTTTTAGTAAAATTATTTATCTCATTAAAAGGTAGTGGCACTTTATCAATAATTAGTTGGGCATTTATATTGCTGGAGTCTAGTAACTTAATACCTTCTCCAGCAACTGTACAGTCCCATGTCTTATCTACAACTTCTACATATTTCACTTCGTTATTCATCTTCTACTAATTACCCATCATTAATTTATGAGATTTTAGAACATTTTCACATAATGCTATAACTGTTAATACTCCAGTATGACCATAGCCACTAGCTATTTTAATATGAGGACATTTTTCTAAAATATCTTCCTTATCAAAATCTCCTACTCCAGGTATTCCTTCTACTCTATCCATAGAGCAATCAATAATTGTTTTAACAGTTTCTTTTCTTATATCAGAAGCATTAAATAACTTTCTTTTCCCGCAACCTGTCACTATAATATCTGAGTTTTCAAAGCTATTAATCTTATCAAATCCGTTACTTTTTGTATGAAGAATAGTAGGTGTCATATTCTTTTGAAGAGCTAATTGTATTAATGGCTTACCTATTAGATTACTTCTATTTACTATAGCAATAGATTTACTAGTTAAATCCCCATGTAGATACTCTAATAATCTAATAACTCCTAATGCTGTACATGGTATTAATGCATTATTACTTCCTGAAGCCAGTAGTCCCTTTTGCTCATTAGTAAATCCATCTACATCTGCATTTGTAGGAATCAATTTTGCTATATCTTCTTCAGTTAATTGAGGGAAAGGTAATTGAACTATTATTGAATATCCTTCATATTCATTTATGGTATTTTTTAGAGTAAGTAATAATTCTTCTTTAGTTTTTTCAATCCACTTAACTTTTTCTATTACAACTTCAATATCTAACTCATTTGCTACCTTTATTTTGTTAGAAACATATTTCTTACTTGGCTCATAATAATTTTCTGCCATAATAATTAATAATTTAGGTGTAGAATCAAGTTGTTGAATCTCCTTCTTAAGTTGTTCTTTCCATTGTTCTGCGAATGCTTTAGTGTTAATTTCCATGTTAGTCTCCTTTCTTTAAGCAAGCACTTTAAATTCTCCATTAGGGAGAAGTACATTTATTTCAACTTTGTTTACAGTAGTTTCAGTAATTTCAATACCCTTATTAGTTTCAGATTCAGTTTCAACTATTTGTTTCGAAACTCTACCTTTAATAAGGTGACTATTGCCATCCCCCTCATCTACTATTCCATCTAGACATCCTGATGTTAAAACTAATCCAAGTTGTCCAATATTAAATGGAAGAAGAGGATTCTTAATAGTTTCGTCTAACTTTTTAACTTTTTGATTTTCCCACATCTTATCCATTAAAGAAGATTTCTCAATAATTTGCTCAACTTCTTCTAAATCCAATGCAGATCCTTTAAATAAATCAATATAAACACTTGATCTAGGCAAAATGTATTCTGTATCAAGATCTCTAATATCTGGTATTATTGAAAATTCAAATAATCTTCTTAGTTTTGCATATTCTTCTTCTCTAGGTTCTTTGATAGATTCCTTTTGGCCAATGATATGAACTAATCCAAAATTAGAAAATGCAATACCTTCTGCTTTTACTATTTGAATATTTTTTAAGTGTTTACTAAGCATTGTACAAATATCTTTAAATAATCTGGTATATGGCATTGTTATTACCATTACTCCATCTGTTCTAAGATACTTAAACATATCTGCTATATAACTCTTTTCATTTCTTCTATTAGCAAAGATGTCATCTTCATCTATTTCTAAATTAAGCCTTGGCTGAACATATAATATATCAAATGCATTATTTTGTATTCTTGAACCTCTTAAAATACCTTTTACTACCTTATGCATGTTTAACTTAGCTCTGGATAACATAACATCATTAGCTTCATTTCCATATGCCAATACTTTATTTGGTATAAAATTAAATGGATCTATATTTTCTCCATCATAACAATCAGGATAGAATAAAGTTATATCCCTATTTCCTGTTGGAATTATTTTTTTAGCTATTTCATATAGAGAGATATTGGAACCTAAATCCTTCTGTTCTCTATTGAAATAAGCTCTGTGCCATTCTTGAGCATATCTATTGAAGCTTGCAGATGAAAAATCTTTAAAAACTATTCCATCAAATTCTTGACATATTGTATTTAAAGCTCTTTTAAATGTTGGTACATCTTCAGCCGTTTGTGCATTACTTATTTCTAAAAGTATGTTTCTATATTTAGAATGAAACATATCTCTTCCAGTAGTGAAATACGCTTCACCTGTTGCTAAAGCTATGTCATATGCTAATGCGTAAAATTTATTTTTGTATGTAGGTAAGATATCTGGCTTTGAATCAAGTTTAATTTGATCATTTAATGTTCTCATTCTTACGATATTGTCTCTGATTGTATATAAACTGAATAACATTTTCATTCCTCCATTTTTTCATTAAGCGTCACAAATAAAACACTTTTTTATATTATGCTTTTTAAAAAAATAAAAAGACCGGATTTGCTCCGATCTTTAAAATTTATGCAATAAATTGTTGAAGGATTAAAGAATCCTTATCTTTTTTTGCCTTAATTGTGATTACTTGATTATTTTTCATATATTTTGTATTCCCTTTGTATGCAGTACTGAATACAGTACTATCAATATATCCTGATGTAGTTTCTAAAGTCAAGAAAGCCATTGGCTTATTATTTTTATCTTTTATTTTCTTAACTCTTCTAACTATAGCTTGTAATTGACATACTTCACCATTCCTAATAGTTTCAAAATTAAATGGTTCAAAGTATTGAACTGGATTACTTGTTATAGGTACTTCATATAGTACAGCTTCTATATCCTGAAGACTAGCTTCTGATTCAAATATCATATCTTTTGAAATTTTAATCTCAGATAAAGGTTCTTCCTTTCTAGCTTCACAATACTCTTTATATACTGCTAATCTATTTTCTTCAAAACATTCAAAAGCTCCTCCAAAAATAGAAACTACAAATGCCTTCTTATTGAATTTACTTGTAACCTTATCCATAGTTTCTTTTAAAGAATTTAATGGTCTTGCAGCTTCTAGTGCATCATATGCAACCTTACCTAATCCTTTAGCTGCAACAAATCCTATTCTTAATTGATTATCTTCTATTGAAAATGGCCATAATGATTTATTTATATCTAATCCTAAGAATCTTATTCCTACTCTTCTACATTCTTGTATTGTTTCAGATATAGATTCTTTTCTATCATATGCATTTGTTAAAGAGTTCTTCATCCATTCTAATGGATAGTATGTCTTTAAGTAAGCTGTATAATAGCATAGTAATGCATAAGCAACTGCATGAGATTTATTAAAGCTATACTTACCAGTATCAAGCATTATATCCCATATTCTAGTTGCTATATCTTCAGGAACTTTATTCTTATTAGCAAGCTCTCTATATTCAGTTTCTGCAGCTGCTAATTTATCCTGTTTCTTTTTAGCTGCAAATTTCATTACCTGGAACGCTCTTTCTAAATCCATTCCAAAGTTAACAAGTATTTGCATCATCTGTTCTTGATATAAAAGTACACCATTTGTACTAGCTGTAACAGAATCATAGAATGGATGTATAAGCTCTATTTCTCTCTTACCTTCAACTACTTGCATATATACTTCATCTAGCTTAGAAGATATACATGGTCCACGAACTAATGCTAAACAAGCAGCTAGTTCTTCTATAGTTCTAGGTTTTAATCTATCCATTCTCTTTTTATAAGTATCTGATGATATTTGGAATAACGTAGTAGTATTTTTAGATCCTATCGTATCCCAAACATAAGGATTATTTAGCCAAACATCATCATCAAAATCAGCTTCAAAATTAATATCTATTTCTGTAGCTGATGTTACATCAAGTGTAGCTAATGATAAATAGTCATACTTAATGGCACCTGCATATTCAGCATCTGATAAATTTAATGCTGTAGCCATCATACCATCATCTTTTTTATTTTTGATTAATGGAACATATTCTTTTAAAGGAATAGGGCTAATAAGAGTACCAGCAGCATGAATACTAGTTGTTTTAGATAAGTTTTCTAATTTCATAGCAGCTTCGAACCATTCTTCATGTTCAGACTTAATAGCTCTTAATTCTTCACTGATTTCGAGAGCTTCTTCAATAGATAAGTCGGTTTGCTTTTCTCCATCCTCATCATTGTAATAAACTTGAGGAATTAATTTTGCTACATAATCTGCATAATCAGTTTCTATACCAAAAATCCTAGCAGTATCTTTAATCGCAGAACGAGCTTTTCTTATAGTAAAAGTACTAACAAGAGCACAGCATTCCTTTCCATACTTATTAAGAGTGTATTCAAATAGTTCCATTCTACGATTACTAGCAACATCTAAGTCTACATCTGGAACAGAACCTTTTCTATGAATAGATATAAATCTTTCAAATAACAATCCATATTTAATAGGATCCACTTTTGTTATACCTATTAGATATGCAATTAAACTTCCTCCTATCGAACCTCTTCCTGGTCCCATTGGAATATGTTTCTTTTTTGCATAATCATAAATATCTTTAATAATTAATAAGTATCCACTAAAGCCTACTTCTTTTAAAGTTTCAAGCTCATATTGAGCTCTATCATAATAAACTGATGGATCTTTTAATCTATAACTTATTTCATTTAATTTATCTATAGATATTTTAGCAAGATATTCGTCCTCATTATATCCTTCTGGTATATCTGCCTTAGGCATTTTTATTTTACCATCATATAAATTAGACAAATCTATTTGTGAAGCTATTTTTACTGTATTACCAATAGCTTCTTCTACTACTTCTCTATCTAAATAAGGAAACAATTCTACTATTTCCTTGTGATTCATTAAATAATAACATTTGTCAGGATAAATCATAGCGTCATCATGCTTTTTCTTTTGGGCCATCTTCACATGTTGATCATGTGCTATATAGTCCTCTGCATTTAAATAATGAATATCGTTAGTTACAACTAACTTTGTGCAGGTTTCTTTAGCTAATTTCACTAATAATTTATTGACTGTTATTTGCTGTTCAAAATCTCCTGGTTGAATTTCAAGATAGAAGTCAGCAAATATTTCTTTATATTCTTGAATTAAGTTAATTATCTCTTTATATTTTATATTAATATAATTATTTATAATATCTTCTTCAGATATTGTTATTGGATCTATTCCTGCTGTCTTTAGAACATTATTGATATTATCCATGTGTATTTCTAAATCTTCAATACCAGCATTGCTCACATTAACTATATCCATAATCATCTTAGGTATTCTTCCACCTAAACATGCAGATAAAGCTATTAAGTTTGAACCATGTTCTCTTAATACTGATATATCTGTTCTTGGCTTATAATAATATCCATTAAATTGTGAGTCTTCTGATATATGTAAAAGGTCCTTATAACCTTGTTTATTCTTAGCTAGTAATACTAAATGATAATACCCTTTTTGTTTTTCTGTACGGTCATCACATTCATAGGCTTCTAATCCTATTAATGGCTTGACACCATGTTCATTGCACTCTTTGTAAAATTCAATTACATTGGCCATAGAACCATGGTCAGTAATAGACAATGCTTCTATGCCTATATTCTTAGCTTTTTTTACAGCATCCTTAGTTTTTAGTATACTGTCACCAATTGAACCTTTTGCATAGTGCATGTGTAAAGGTATATACATTGTTCTCTCCTCCTGAAGTCAAATAAAAAAGACCAGGACAAATTAATCCTGATCTTAAAATTTATTGTATATTTATTTTAAATTGTGCTATAATATTAGTAAGGAAGGTCAAGTGTTACATTTGACCTATGGCTTATGATATGTTTAAAAGATTAGAGTAGCTTAACTTTGCGAGTGTGGGCTACTTTTTTCTTTTTGTATCTTTATCTTCAGTTACAGATAATTCAGCTGTAACATGATCTATACTTCTATCAACTTTCGTTGAAAATTTCTTTCCAAATACAATAGAAACTATAGCAATTATAGTTATACTAATTATAAGTAAAGCCTGTATAAATTCTGACATAGATATCACCTTCTTCCCATCATATAAATTGCCATAGAGCAATCTGTAACACTTAACCTTGGGAAGAAGGAACCTATCATAAGTTTCCTTACTAAAATATTATACCATAATTGGTATAAGCTATTCTATATTAACTTTTAAACTTTCTGTTTCTATTGTTGTTGCATTAAACATATGCAGATCTCCAGTTATTTTATTAAAGCCTATAATATTATTTAAAATATTAAAAGTAGTTACTGCACTTGTTAGATTTGCACCTATATTTTGAATATTTTCTAACATGATTTCACCACAACTTGCTGTGGGTTCTTTTACTTCTTCATCTTTAAGTATTTGAGGAAAATAAGTGCTAGCAGATGGAAGCACTATCTCATCATGAGTTCTATAAGCTATTACAGTTTGTCCTGTAAGTTCATCTAAGCTACCACTATTGCCAGTATCAATAACAATAATTCCTGGGCAATTATGATTAGTAAATTCAAAATCATTAAAAGCTTGGTCAATATATTTTCTAGCTTCGTTATTATCTACACACGAAACTATTATATTTGTTGTTCCATAAGATCTATCTAATAATTTCAAAATATCTTCTTTAGATGATATGTACTTATCAACATAGGATATTTCCATTCCAAATACTGCAGAATATCTATCAGATAAAACTTCAGCTTTTAATTTTCCTACATCGCTTTCTAAAAATTTTTGTGTTCTCAAATTCTTTTCTTCTACTCTATCTCCATCAACTAATAAAACTTTATGTTTCATATTGTATACTTTATTGTTACCTATTAGTTGACTTAAAAATGAAGTAAGGTGAGAACCTGTCCCACCTACACCTACTATTATTATATTGTAAGATGAATAATTTTTAAGCTCTATCATAACATAACCTCCTTATGATATTTAACCTTTAGTTTGGAATTTAAGAAGAACTTCCAACGTTCCAGTAGATTCATCAAAGTCATAGAATACCTTATCTTTCTTAAAGTTTGGAAAGTTATATTCTGTAACTAATTTAACTCTAATATCTTCAAATTTTGCATTAGTATCTTCTTCTATATATATTTCTCTACCAAATACCTTAATAATTCTTGGACCATCATACTTAGGTTCTTTTGGTTTTGAACTCTTCTTTTTAGAAGTTTTCTTTGGTTCAATTTTAGTTCCATCAGGATTCCTATCCTTATCATATTCGACCAAATGATCTATAGCAAAATCTATTGCATCACATGCATTAGTAAATGCATTTGGATTTAATGTAGAATATCCATCTTCATTATCTGCAGGAGTTAAAACATCAAATCTTCCATCTCCCCATTCCATTACTCCTATCGTTAAATTTTTATATTTTATTTCTCTATTTTCTCTAAAGAAAGACTCAAATTGCTCTCTAGTCATAGATTCTGTGATATTTGTATCCTCCTCATCATGAAGGTCGCTTACATAGTTAGTTGTATTTTCTGTTGTCATAATTATCTCTCCTATTCTTATCTTAATTTATCTAAAAAGTTTTTATATGTTGGTGTATTATATGATTGCACTAAAATATCATTATCAAATGAAGAACCTTCCATTAGTTCTAAAAGTTCTTTGTATGAAAATGCAGTGGAATTACTTCCAATATATCCATCATTATTATTTGTCATTGATAAAAACATTTCAGGAATCATTACTATATTGCTTAAATCTTTTAATTCAAAATCACTTAATGTATTCCCTCCAAGGCATACACTTTTTGTATCAAATACATTACTATAAGGGTATTTATATATAGGCATGTCCATAGTTATAGGACCATTTTGCACACATCCTATTCTTAATGAAACGCATTTATTATTACATACTTTAATAGCATATAAAGTTCTAGGCATGGCTACTTTCTTGTATATCTTGTTTGCAAGTTTCATATCTACAGGAACTTGCTCTCTTAATAAAACGTACCATTTAGATTTACTAGAAAATATCTCTTTAACTTGAATTGTAGATATCATATGATCTCCTGGTAATATATCTGATATTTGAACGTTAACTAATGAACTATCAAAACTATCTTCTGTAGTAGAGCAATTTAAAAGTGATAATAAAGTTTCAAAACTTATATTTTTGTTAGTTTTAACTCCATTTTCATTTTCAATAGTTACTTTGCAAAAATTATTATCATTCAATTCTATTATTGTCCTTTCGCTCATTAAGCTACCTCCTTTTCATTTAAAGTTTTTATATTTGATTCTTTTTCATAAAGTTCTATTTTATTTCTAATCTCTTCTAAAAAAATACAATATGTTTCAAAAAACATATCTATCATAAAATATTCTTCTGGTACAATTATATAAGCATAATCATTAAAAATAATTTGCACATCTGATACTGTGCTTTCATCACAAAAACAGCAATTATCTGCAAATAATTGAATGAATTTATTTATAAAATTATCATCAATTAATTTATACTTTATAAATTTATCAATATCAGGATTTTCTATTTTTATAGTCATTCCAGTAATACAATCTTCATCAAAAGTAGAATATGGTACTTTAGCACCTATAGAAATCAATTCATCCTTCATATATTCATTAGTGCCACAGCCACCAGTTCCTATTGAAGTACCTAAAAGTCCTACAAGAAAATCTAATTGATCTATACCTCCATATCCATCTTCATCGGCTCTTGTATCTATAATTATATAAGTGCCTTCTTCATAAATATATCCTAACTTTTTTATTCTCATACAATTGCCTAGCATAACTAATTTCCCAAATAATCTATCTAATTCATCTTCATTAATATCAATCATAATTCCCTCCTAAAATAAATCAGCTTGTAATACTTTCTTTTGTGTTTTAGTAGATCTAGCCAATACACCCATTTTTGATGTAGCTGCCATTGAATGCATTAATATTGGATTATTTGAAACAATATCTATTGCCTTATCTAATGTTTCATCTGTTAAATTCATTATTGTGGCTGCTTCGCAGTCTATGTAATCTGATATTATTGAAATAAGTTCATGTGCTTTTATTTCAATATCAGTCAAAACTTTTTCTTGTTTTATGTTCTTAATTTCATTATTAAATCTTTCAAGATTAAAATTTATTTTGACCATTTCTTCCTCCTTTAAAACAAAAAAAAGAGCAAGTCTAAGCTCGCTCTTTCTTATCTATATAAATATCTAAAACAAATTCATTCTTTTTATTCCTAGAAACTATTGCAGTAGCTTTTTCTACTGTCGTAGGTTTAAAATCTGATTCATATTTAGTTATAAATACTACTTCAGTCTCTTTTTCATTGCCAATAATCTGAGCAAGAGGCTGAAAATCAATCTTGCCGAGATTAAAGTCAAATGATGTTATTATCTCATTATTAACCTTAATCTCTTCTACATAATGAGTTTTGTCTTTAAACCTAACTAAAGTTATAACTATATTATGCATTAATGATTTCCTTTAATTCATCTAATGAATTGATTATAGGAGTACCTAAATCTGTAGCCTTAATATACTTAGTAGTACCTTCTTCACCAGGACTAGCTAATAAATAACTTGTCTTTGAAGAAACAGAGCCACTAGTTTTATGTCCTGCATCTTTAATCATTTGTTCGATTTCTTTTCTAGGAATATCAAATGAACCAGTTATAACAAATGTTTTAATATCTGAACTAGAAACTTTTTTAGCTATCTTGGTTACATCTGAAGGCCTTACTCCAGCATCCCATAACATTCCAAATCTTTCTGCTCCATATTTATTAAGATTTTCTATCATTTTAGGTCCTATTTTCTCAATAGAAGCTATAGTTTTATAACCTGTCTTTACTTCATTTATTAAATTAGGTAAAGTACGAATAGTGTTAGCTATATCTTCGCTAGCAGACTTTCCTATTAAAGGTATATTAGCTGCTAAAATAAATCTCTTTAATTCAGTTTGTTTTGCTTTTTGAATACTGTTATATAGCTTTTCAGCACTCTTTTCAGCAAAGCCTGGTAGGTTTAATATATCTTCTTTATAAAAATACAATGGAGTTGTGAAATTATACTCATATTCTTTTTCTTCACAATAATTCATTATTTTTATAATAGTTTCTTTTGATAATCCAGCTATATTTAAAGCTTCTCTTGATGAAAGTTTGATTGTTTTACCTAGTTCTTGAGCATCACACTCTTCACCAGTACAATATAATATATTATTTTTAAATTCCGTAGGGGCTCCACATACTGGACACTTTTTAGGTGGTATTATTGGAAAAGTATCTCTAGTTATTTTAGATTCACCTTTTACTACTTTAGGTATAACATCATTGGCTTTAACTACAAATACTTTTTCATTAATCCTAATATTTAGAGCATTTATAATACTAATGTTATGCAGAGTAGCCCTATTAATTGTAGATCCTAAAATTCTAATAGGCTCAATTTCTCCAACTGGTGCAACAATCTGATTGTTATTAACGCTAGGCTTTTTATCCTAACCTCTGGAGGTTTCCCTCATTTTCATCGGCATGTCACTTCATGCCCAGCATAGCATACCTTTTTACGTAGTCTTTAACTAAGACTATTTCAGCTACAACGTAGAGCGGCCTCGTGGAGGGATTATTTCACCCTCTATGCGTTGCCCCTGACTAACTGATATTACAGTTATCATTATGTCACAATAATTTAGTTACTTATAAGTAACGCCTTCGGTTCTGATTCCCTTTTACCAGGTCCCAGCTTAATTCCACTCTAATTCTCTTGAGACTCCTGTAGCCTTGTCTCAAGACGGCAAAATTCTAAATATTTATTATATTTTCTATCTAAATATATATTGGCATCTTTGTATAAAAAGTCTAATATTTTTCTAATCTGATTTGTGCCTTTCTTTTTCCAAATACACATATTATTATTTTCAAAATTTGAATGTAATTGTAGTTTTACTTTACTGATTCCTAGCTCATCATAAAGATAATCCATCAATTCTTCGCAGAATTCTTTAGTTGCTATCATTCCAGTAATATAATATTGAAAACCGCTCTTTTCTTTGCCTGCTGTAGTTATCCATCCATCACCATCAAGATAGCCTCTCAAGTAATGCCTTATAAGATCTTTATTTAAAAAATGAGGAAAAGATAAAACACTACTTTTTCTTTCAGATACTCCATATTTCATTAAGTCATGATATATTTCTTTACTATTTAAATCTAATTTATAGTAATTATTAATACTTCCTGATAATTTACATTCTTGGTTTTCTTTACGATATATTGTATTATTTCCATTGATAGATGATATTAATTTGTTTAAGTGTTCCCCATCTCTTTCTTGCAATGTTATTGTCATACAATAAGAATTGTTATGTTTATAAATACAACCATCTGCTGCTATAAAGCCTAACCAATATGCTTTTTCTTCATTATCAATATTTTTAAAAAACTCCTTGTCGTATATTTTATGAGTTTTATCTATATTTTTTTGAACATTATTAATGTTTATATATCGTAACAATGTTGATATACCTATGTTATATTTTCTAGCACAATCTGTTACTGTCATTTTTTCAAAAATGTAATCATTTATAGCATTGTCAATAATTTCTTTTTCTAAAACATGTGCCTTTTTAGAAACCTTATGCTCTTTTGCGTACCTTGCTAATGTTCGTTCTGGTATCTTGTACTCTTCACTACAATCTTTCATTCTCATTCCATTTTGATAAGCTGATACAGCTTCCTTAATTAATTTTTCATCATACTTTTTATTCTTCATTTGTTTTGTCCTCCTAGTTGATTATATTTTTTATATTACCATACAGGAGTTTATTTTCACACTTGCCAAATATAAATACTTGAATTCATTTACCTGTCTTACCAACTTGCCAAGTAACAGCTTTAAGTTTAGTCCACTCACCTTGAGCTTCAAACTTAACAGCAATAGCATTCTTAGGATGGTGTCCTGTCATACCAAATCTCTCCAATGAGTTTGGTATATCAGATTTAATAACAAGACCATCTATTTCATAATCTAATTTTGTTCTATCAAATTCTTCTATGAAATTCATAGCTGCTTCAACTCCTGCTTCTTTGCTTCCATATGCATTAGAAAAAGACCATCTATGAGTAGTTATTTCGCAACCTTGTTCTTCAAATTCCCAAAGTGAACGAGTATGAGCTTGAGTATCTCCTATTATTTCATAAATATACGCTATTAAACCTTTTATTTTGCTCTTATCAAGATTACGTAACATTCCTGATGCAGCATTTCTTGGATTTTCATATAATTTTAATCCCTCTAGTTTTCGTTCTTCGTTAATGGAATTAAATACACTTATAGGCATTAGCACTTCCATTCTAATAGGATTTGGATATGGATCAATATCATCAAGACAACTTATTGCCTTACAGCTTTCTGTTACATCTTCTCCAATTTTACCATCTCCACGAGTAACAAACCTTCTTTCTGGATAAGCCACTACAGTTAATCCATCAAATTTCGGTTCTATAACTATTGGCCATAATCTATTAATCTCAGCTCTTAATTTATCTTTATCTGTTATTTGTACTTTATCTAAAGATAATATTGGAGTAGTATGTTCAACTTTGTTAAACATAGCTTTTCCTGGTACATAATCATATTCTTCAAGACCAGTTAGTTCTAAATACCTTGCTTTAAGAGCATCATATTCTATATCTGATATTTCAGGAGAATCTTGATTATAATATAAGTTATCATGATAATCTAATAATCTTTTAATTTCAGTAACTTCCATTTTTAATCCTCCAATTCTTCAAAATCCATTTCCTCTAAATCATACTCATTGTCACAATCAGTACAATGAAATGTATTTCCTCTATGCTTTAAATAATCTTTATTTTCACAACAAGGACATTTTAATATAAATCTCATAATTAAGCTCCTTCGTAAAAATTTATTGCTATTAATCTTCTTTTCCTTCGAATAGACTTTCTAATCTAGGAACTGAATATATTATAGCTTCTTCAAAATCAGTTAAGTATTCTAATTTCATTGGAATTGATCCACTTAATATAGTTCCAACTAAAGCAAAGTATTCATGTCCAAATTCTTCTGGATCTTGGTCTGTATTAAAATATAAATCATAGAAAAGTTGAATTAATATCTCCTTTTCTTCAACTGTTAATTCTGCATATACTGTTCTGTTACCCATTATTATTCCTCCTAATATTTGTGTAAATTTGAATTTAGTATGTCACATAAATATAACTCTGAATTATTTTCTGTAAGAATCTTACCATCTTTAATGATAGGTGCTGTATCATCAACGCATTCAATGCTATAATTTGAATGACACTTATCTATTGCATCCATTAAGTTGTCTGCTTCAACTTCCATATCTATTGATGTTGTAACCAATCCTTTTAATTGATATTTAGGCATTATTACTCCTCCTCTAAATCCTCTCTTAATTGAATAAAATATTCTGTAACTAAATCATCTATTCTTGTTAATGTTTCTTTATCATTTAGTCCAGAAGAGATTAATATTTCATTTATTTGTGATAATACGTCATGTGCATCCATTATTCTACCTCATATCTTTCTATAGTTATTTCAATTAAGTCATAATCGTCTTGTAAGCTATAACTATATATTTTTTCATTTGAATTTAATTTTTCTTCATCTTTATAGTTAGATTGTCCAAACTCTTTTTGAGCTTTATTTCTAACTTCTATTGCTTTATCATAAGCCTTTTTAAAGTCAGTTGTTATTAAATGAATATTGCTTCCAATCTCACATTGGTTATTCATATATCTGTAATCTTCTTTAACTACAAATACTCCAATATTTTCAACTTCATTTGAAGTTAATTCAAAGATCTTTTCCTGTCCATCTCCATAAATATAATGCTTATAAATAGCGTCATCATTATCAATATCTTCTTCTAATGAACGAGTCTTCCATTCTTCAATTTGTTCATCTGTTACATCTGGTGAATCATCTATTAAACAATCTTGTTTGTTGTATACCCATTCTTTTTCGCTATCTAGACAGAACTTTCTAGCTTCATTTAAATCTAAGAATATATTTGTATAATGCTCTGCTGCTTCCTCTAAATCTGTCCAAATTATATTGACTGCATATGCTTTCATGATTACGCTACCTCCTTAGGAAAAAGTTCTTTAGTAATTTCATATGATAAATTATAAGCAGTATCAGATGCTAAATCTGAATTAAATAATCTTTTAGCTAAAACATTAATGAATTTAGTTCTTTCTTCTTCAGTTAATGTCCTATTTATATCTTCTTCACATTCGCATACTCTTGATTCAGCTTCCATGTAGCAATAAGCTTCTGATGCTGAATCATACATTTTAAAATCTATATTATTATCCTTTAAAAATGATTTTAATTTATTTTTATTGTCTTGACTTAATTCTATTTGTAAGTACATAGTATCTACCATCCTTTATCTATAATAAGAGGCAACTAAGGCCTCAGTATTAGTTATTTAATTTTCTTTCATTATCAATAAAATCAGTGAATGGACATTCTAGATTACTGAAAGGTGTATCTGATTCATAATCAAAAATCAAAGTACTTATAATTGCACAATCATCTATAGCATGATTACTTTTATAGCCTTTGTATTTAACACCTGTAAATACTTTGAATATCTTATCATCATATTCATTTATAAATACCTCAACAAAACGTCCATTGTTCACTGATCGAAGTTCAAATTCAGTTTTAGGAATAAAACTAAATACATTAAAATCTATTTCTATTGTTTTGTTGATACTATTAACTCTACATGCTTGCATATCTCCATATACTTTTCCATTGCAAAGCAAAACAAAATCTGAACCCACAAAGCTTGTATATGTTTTAGTTGTCATTTATTACATCTCCTTTATTTAAACTAACTACAGCAGCTTCAGTAGTTAGGAAAGTTGAAGCAACTGATGCTGCATATTGTAATGCACTTCTAGTTACTGTAGTAGGATCAATAATACCTGCTTGTATCATATCTACATATTCATCATTATAAGCATCATATCCTATAGTAGTTGTTCCACTTTCTGCATTTCTTGTTACTACTGCTAAAGATACATTATCAGCTGATACACCTGCATTAATAGCTATTTGTTTCAATGGTGCAGATAATGCTCTAACAATAATTTCTATTCCTAATTGAATATCACGATTATCTGAAGAGATATTTTTCTCAACCTTATCTTTAATAATCATATAAGTAGATCCTCCGCCAGGAACTATTCCTTCTTTAACCGCTGCTTTTGTAGCGTTAAGAGCATCTTCAATTCTTAACTTTTTTTCTTTCATTTCTGTTTCAGTAGCAGCTCCTACTTTTATAACAGCTACTCCACCTGCAAGCTTACCAAGTCTTTCTTCTAGTTTTTCTCTGTCAAAATCAGAAGAAGTTGATTCTATTTGAGCCTTAATGCTATTAACTCTCTTTTCTATTTCTTCTTGGGTACCGAATCCATTGACTATAGTAGTCATATCCCTTGTTACTTTTATTGAATTAGCTTGTCCTAAATCTGCTAATGTTACATCAGCAAATGTTTTATCTAGATCATCAGAGATTACTTGACCACCTGTTAAAACAGCTATATCTTGTAACATATCTTTTCTTCTATCTCCAAAACCAGGAGCCTTAACAGCTACACATCTAAATGTTCCTCTTAAATTATTTACGACTAACATTTGTTGTGCATCGCCATCTATTTCATCTGCAATAATTACAAACTCTCTATTGGCTTGCACAACTTGTTCTAAAATTGGCAATATCTCTTGAATATTAGATAATTTCTTATCAGTTATTATAATATATGGATTGTCTATAATTGCTTCCATCTTTTCTGTATCTGTAACCATATATGGAGAAATATATCCTCTATCGAATTGCATACCTTCAACTACTGATAATTCAGTATTCATTGATTTAGATTCTTCAATAGTTATAACTCCATCTTTACCTACTACTTCCATAGCTTCTGCAATTAAAGCTCCAACTTCAGGATCTCCTGCTGAAATAGAAGCAACTCTTGAAATATCCTTACTATCGTTAACCGATTGAGACATATTCTTTATTTCATTAACAGCTTCATTTACAGCAATATTAATTCCTTGTCTCATAAAGATTGGATTAGCTCCAGCTGTTAAATTCTTTAATCCTTCTCCAATAATAGCTTGTGCTAAAACTGTAGCTGTTGTAGTTCCATCTCCAGCTACATCATTAGTCTTATTTGCAACTTCTTTTACAAGTTGAGCTCCCATATTTTCATATGGATCTTCTAATTCTATTTCTTTAGCTATAGATACACCATCATTAGTAATAAGTGGTGCTCCAAAAGATTTATCTAAAATAACATTACGACCTTTAGGTCCTAAAGTCACTTTTACAGTATTAGCTAGTTTATCTACTCCTGCTTTCATTGAAGCTCTTGCGTCTTCTCCAAATTTAATAACTTTTGCCATATTTATTCTCCTCTTTTGTTATAATCAGTTATTGATGCTGGTTCATCTTCATTATTAGTGTAAGCTATTGTTCTTACACGTTCAGTATTTGAATTGTATTCTGTTTTTGAAACTAAATCTCCATTTAAATAAACAGAAATTCCAGGATAATTAGTATCCTTACTTTCCACTACTTCAAGTACTCCCATTTGAGTAGGAATTGATATTTTACTCATATCTATGCCTCCTATAAATCATCTAAAGATCTATCTGGTTTTTTAATTAATCTATATCTTATTTCATATAAATGCTCTTCAAATTCTTCTAGATTTGTTACTTCTATACGATCATAATCACAACATATTTCAAAACATCCATAACAAAGTTCTTCATCTTCTTCATTAGTAGTTTCTATTCCTTTAGATTGTTTTTCCCAATATGATTTAAGCATTTCTACTCTTTCGCTTGAAAAAACTCTTTCTTGACAATCAAAGTTATGATAATGACCACATGATACAATATAAATCTTTTCAACTATTTTCTTTTCTAATAAAAATTCTATTACTTTTTCATCAAGACTACTAATTGCATCTCTTCGGATATTTCTCTTAGAAAGTAATCTATCAAGCTTTATCTTTTCTTCTTCTGAAATGAAATCAATTTCTTTTATTTCTTTAAAGTAATGAACACCAAGAACTTCAGGATATAGTTCTGCCTTTTTAGATTCCATTATTTCTTTAACGCTAGATGTTGTTTTATCATTACTTACATACATTATTAGCTTATAAAAATCTTTAACTTCTTGATAAGATAGCTTTTTTACATCCTCTAAATCTATATCGCTACTTATATCTTTTAATTCTTGATATACTTTTAAGGCAATATTGTTAGCATTTTTATATTCTTTATTTTTTTCCAAAACTTCTTTAACAGTATACATGTAATCTCACCTACCAATATCTTAATCCTTCTTCAGGGATTTCTATTTTCTTAGAAGTTAAATAATATGCAATTCTATTTACAAATCTTTGACCTTCTACTAACCAAGCTTGTTCTTCTTCACAGTCTACTACCGTATAAACATGAATGTTTGGTAAAGCTTTTATAACTTTACTTGCTTCTTGACAATCATCCCATCTAAATCTTTGATTTAACTCATCTATCTTTTGATTTCCTGGTGGTATAAGAAAAGCTTCCTTATTTTCATTAAAGAAATTTTCTAGCATTTCTTCTTGTTCATCTGTCATTTCATTAACTTCTATACAATAACCTCCACATTCAGGACATCCTTCATCGTGTTCATCTGTTTCAATAATTTCTTCTCCTAAATAATCACATTCTTGACATCTCCAAGACATCTTTATCTCCTCCTGTATGTTTATTTTTTATATAACTAATACTTTTGTAGTTTCTATACCAAACATCTTGCATAATAAGTAATCAATATAACCATCTTGCAATACGTTATTTTTATCAACTCTTATATGTTTTGCAAATTTACCATTATCCTTATAGTAAGTTAATTTATTTATAACTTTATCAGGTGATGGGGTATGGTCCTTAAAAACTTGTTGTATTTCAATATCTTCAACATTTATAACTTTTATTTCTTTATTAAGCTCATCACATTTTTCTTGAGCTTCTTCCCTTGTTAAGAATAAGTTTTCTTCAGTTCTATTTAAGATTTCAAATCCACAATAACCTCTATACTTTATATCTAATTGGCCAACTCTATTAATTGCAATCTTAGTCTGAGTAATTATAAAAGGATTTTCATGAACCACATTAGTAGTCTTCTTGGTTTCTAATGATCCAGTTCCCATACATTCAGGACATCTCATATCTTTTTCATTATATTCAATAGTCCCTTTACCTTCACATATACAGCAAGGTACATTAACCTTAATCTTTTTTATAGTATATAATTTTTCTCCATTTAAAAATTTAACTGGTATTTGTAATGTATTTTTCATAATGTTTTCTCCTTTAGTTTTCTATTTTTTATGCAGAAAAGAAATTAAGTGATTTACATTTTGGACAACAAGGTTCTCCACTAAGTATTAATTCTTCCGCTTTTTCTGCTGTAATTTTATATTTATCTATTAGTTTGTTGGCATCTATTGTATCCAAATCAAAATGTAGAGGATTTGGACCTGGTTCTGGTTTTACTACAAAAAATTCTTTAACATGAATTAATCCTACGTAACCTTCAACCTTCCAAAAACCTGTTTCGCCTATGTATTTACAATCAGTACATTCATTTAAAAATTTATTTGACATTATTACACCTCACTATATTTATTTAAATCAGGAAATATTTCTTTTATCTCAATAACATTCTTTTCAAGATAAGATTTACTGAATGAATACCATATTGCTCCTTCAGGGTATAACATTTCTTCAAATCCATATGTATATCCTGAGGAATCGTCTTGTAAATCACTTAGATCTCTAATGTATTCCTGCTTTTCATTAGAATCTAATTTAATTGTTATTTCTACGGCACATCCTTCATAATAATGAGCCAATGTTTCCAAATTATTAGACCACCAAGATATAATTGGAAAGTCCTTATTTAATAGTTTGGAACCACTTATAATATTTGTACCAGTAAATATAGTAACTATTTCCATAAGTTTTCCTCCGGTTATATATAAACAATTACCTTGTTTAATATTATGCAAATAAAAAAAGATAGACTATTATTTGCCTATCCCATCGAAATATAAAATATTAAATTATTCTCCTCTTAATATTTCTAATTGATCTTTCTCATTTTTAAGTTTTCTAATTAATGCTGCAATACAATCATCAATAGTATGGTTTCTACCACAATAGAATTTAATATAAAAATATTTACCTATAATTTTTATATCAATTTTTACAGCATTTTCTTTTGTTAAGTTTTTATTTATTCTATTATTTATAAGTTCATTGTTATTTTTAAAATATGATGAACATTCATTAACAATATAATCTTGAACTACTCCACTTTCTAATATCTGTTTTAAAATTGTATTATTCAAGTAAAGCCTTTTTTTATTAAAACTTGCTGAAAATCTAAGAGTAGCTATTAAACATTGCTCCATAGATACTTTTATATCATTGTCAGTATCGTTATTTATTATTAATCTTCCTGAATAATATCCCATATTTTATACCTCCTTAAAAGGATCATCTTGTTTAATATAAGTTTTTCTTCCGAATTGTATGTCAGCAGCTTGATCTATTTTATTCATATACTCAGCTGATAATGAGCCTATTTTTTCTCTTAGCTGAGTCTTATTAATAGTAGTTATTTGTTCCAATAAAGCCATAGAAGGTTCTTTTAAACCAAAACCTTCAATTAATACATGTACACATAATTCTTTAAGTTCACTACTTACTGGAATGGCTTGAAGAACTGGTGCAAATATATTATTTGTGTTATTTGAATATATTATTACTGGTCTAACACCAACTTGCTGATTTCCTGTTCCATATAATTCAGCATAGAAAATATCTCCTCTTCTTATTTTTGGTCCTCTCCCCATTTTGTCCTCCTATATGTCTAAAAGTAAATTCTTTCTTTTTTCTTCAAATCAATAATTCTTTGATTAGCTGAACCTGTATAAAGTTGAGCTCCTTCACGATTATTAATCTCGAATCTTCCATCAGCTAAATAATCAACTATTGAAAGTATTTCTTGTATATATAAATTATTCATATTTATTAATTCTTCATAAGTTCTACCAGAATAAATCATTATATTTAGTGATGGACATTCAGATTTTATTCTTTTACAAAGTTCTAATATTTCCTTTGGTTGTTCCATAGGATCTCCACCACTAAGAGTAACTCCTTCTATAAAAGGACTATCTTTTATATGACTTATTATTGTATCAATAGGCATACTTACTCCTAACTCTTTATTCCATGTATGAGTATTATGACACCCAGGGCACTTCATTGAGCACCCTTGGGTAAATAGAACATATCTCATACCAGGTCCGTTAGCCAAGCTATCATATAATTCACCTGCTGTTTGTATGTTCATAATATATCTCCTTAAAGATTTTCTTTTTTAGCATTAGCATATATTTTTGCATCACTATCATTGTTATGTGCAACTCTATCTGCTCTCTCTGCTTCTTTACCAGCACCAAATCTTTCATCTAATGCTAAATATCCTGTTATTCTAGATACACCTTGTATTTTTCTAGAACCACAATTAGGACATTCTTCTTCAGTTCTTAATAACTGTCCACATTCTTTACAGTATCTAACGTGGAAGTTAATTCCGATATATCCCATATTCGTATTAGTGAAAGTCCAAGTAATTATTCTTTCTATTTCTTCTGGTGTAGGATAATCATCTAATTCAATATAAGAGATTCTTCCACCATTACATAATTCATGGAATGGAGCTTCTTTTTGAATTTTTTCTTTAACAGATATTTTAAATCCTGGATTAATATGATATCCATTAGTATAATATGCATGATCTGTTACTCCTTTTATAACACCATATTTAGCTTTATCTATTGCAATAAATCTACCACATAGTCCTTCTGATGGTGCAGCATAACAGCTCCAGTTTAATTTATCTATTTCCTTATACTTATCACAGTATTCTCTAATCATTCTTACTACAGTGTCAGCTATTTCTAAAGCTTTTTCATCTTCACCATGATGTTTGCCGATAGCAGCCATTAACATTTCATGGATTCCAATAAATCCTATTGCATAAGATCCTTGTTTTAATATAGGCTCAATAGAATCGTTTGGTCCGATTTCTTCTGCTCCTACATACATATTATTTTCAGTTAAGAAAGGAACGTCTTTTCCTTTTAATTGTTTTAATACACTGTATCTGTATAATAATGATTCTCTAGTTAAATCTAACATTTTTGATAAACTATCATATAAGAACTTGATTTTTTCTTCATCTGTACATCCTGTTTCTTTTTGATATAATGAAGCCTCTATACCTAATCTAGGTAAGTTGATTGTTGTTGGTGCAATATTACCTCTTCTCTTAGCTCCTTTAGGTCCATTAATATTATCAACAGTACTTGTTCTACATCCCATTGTGCTTATTCTTACTCCTTGTTCATAAAGAGGTAAGTTATAAGAAGCGTCAATGTTTAAGAATGTAGGATTTAATCTTCTTGAAGCTACTTCACAAGCTATTTTATATAAGTAGTAATATGGATCACCAGGATTTCTATTAACTCCTGATTTAACTGCGAACACCATATTAGGGAATATTAATTGTTCACCAGCACCTAATCCTTTTCCATATTCTATTAATGCATGCTTACATACTAATGCTGCATCATCATCATTAGGTAATCCTATATTTAAAGAAGAGAATACTATTTGAGATCCACTTCTTGATTCCATAGTAGATAAGTTATACATTACAGATTGCATAGCTTGTCCTACAACTTTATCAAGTTTAGCTTCAACTCTTTCTCTTATTACTTCTTCAGGTTGATCAATCATTAATGCTGAGTATTCTTCATAAATTTCTTCTCTTGTATATTTTACAAACACAGCCATATCATTATCGAAGTCATCTATACTTTGTCCTCCGAACATTTGATTTTGGGCACATTGTAATAATATACAAGCTAACTCAGCAGCAACATCAATTCTCTTAGCAGGTCTAATTGTTCCGTATGAAGTTTTAAAACCAGTCTTTAATGGTTCTAAGCTATGAGAACAACAGTTAAATGTTAAGTTAAAAGCATCTAAATCATGAAGATGATAATCTCCTTGTTCATGTGCTTTTGCAATATGTTTAGGCATGTTAGCTAAGTTTTGCCACTTATTAGATTCAGAAGCGATTCTTAATAGTTTAGCTCCAAAATTATTACCAACATTACCATTATCTCTATCAGTATGAACACCTATTTTTCTAATAGCCTTCATTATGTCAGATTTAGTTTCTCTTACTTCATTTCTTTCTTTTCTATAATCTAAATAAGCGTCCTTAGTTAATCTAAGTCCATTTACATATATAGCTGTTTGAATAAAGTCTTGTAACTTTTCTACTGTTATTTCTAATTTATTTAATTCTGTTATCTTAGCTTCAACTACATCTAAAATTACGCTAAGAATATTTTCATCTATTGATTGCTTTGCACTCTTAGCAGCATTAAGTACTGATGCAGCAACCTTTGCTCTATCATAATTTGTTTTTCTACCATCTCTTTTAATAATTGTAATCATCTTTAGTAACCTCTTTCCTTTGCTAATATCTTTACACTCTATTATTACTAATAGCTAGCTCCTTATTTTGGTCGCTAGCTATAAATTTAATATATTTTTTTGTTCTTAGCAAAGTGGTCTACAATGTATTTACTCCATCCTTCTAGATTTTCATAATTAGCTATTAATTGATTTAAGTCCATCCATTCGCCAATTAAGTTATCTTTCTCTTTAACTTCTACATCACCAGTAGCATGTGCTAATATCACAACTCCTGTATGATCACTTGTACTTGAAGCTAGATCTCTTACATAACCGATTATTTCTAATGGTTTTAATATGTCAGCTTGAACTTCTTCAAATAATTCTCTTACAGCTGCTTTGAACAATACTTCTCTACCTTCATCACATTTATCTATGTGACCTCCACAAGCTATGCTCACTTTATTGACAAGTCTTGAATCACCAGCAACTCTTTTTGTTGTAAATACTTTTTGACCGCTTTCATCTAATATTAGAATATACGGTATTATTTGTTGCATATAAGGTTGTCCTTCTGCATCATATCTATAGATAAATTCACCCATAGAATCAAACTGTCCCCAAATTCTAACATCATGTTTTAATGGCGTAAATCCGTCAGGTATAAATTCAACTTTTGAATATGGAACAGCAAAAATTTTTTCTTCACCATATTTGGCCATTAATTGCTTTTTATTCATTATACTAATTCTCTCCCATTTAAACCTTTTTTGATTTTGGTTGATAATCCTAATCTAATAGTTCTGCTATCAGGAATAACAATTTCCTCTTTAGTTGTAGGGTGTTTTGTTTTCTTTCCTGGCACCATGCCATATTTAAATACTGCGAAGTTCTTTATTCTAACTTCTTCTCCTTCTTCTACAAGTATCTTTGAGATTTCATTAAAAGTATCCTCTATGATGTTGTGCGCATCTTTCTGAGATATTTTTTGATTTTCTGATACTCTTTTAGATAAATCTTTAATATTCTTCATTTGTGTTCTATCCTTTCGTAAGTCTATATTATAAATTATGTTGAATTAAAAAAATAAGATACAGTAGGGAACTATTGAAGCTCCCTACTCTTAATTACCTTGGTTTAACTTGCTTATTACTTCTCATTTTCAACATAGTTCTATGACATTTAACACATTCATAAGGTCTACAACCTATATGATAAAATTGTTGAACAGCCATACATGAGCTATGTGCCTTACCCCTTTTAGGGATTTCTCCTGTTGATGTTGAGTAGTAATTTTTTATACATTTTATCTTTATCTCATTAGTTAATAGGATAGAATCAAATACTATTGTATCTATTTCAGGTTGTCCTTCTGCTGAATTATAATTAAGAATATCTTCTAAATCTTTAATATTAATGCCTTCTATTTGATTTCTTGCTTTTCTTTGAAATATATTCATTGTTTATCATTCACCTCATTACAATGCTTGCCAACACTTAGGGCATAGCAGTTTTAAAGTATCACCATCTACAGTAGCACAACAACTACAGATGTCTTTTCCGCAAGTACTACATTTAGCAGCATCTTCTTTAAATGTACTAGCTCCACATCCTTTACAGGTATGGTCTAACACAAGTGGTTCAGCTACAAATGTCGCCTTCGGTTTAGCCTTTTTTTGGGCTACTTTTTCTTGTTTCATTCTTTCTTGTCTATTTTTATTTGATAGTTCAGTTATTTTATTTCTATCAACTTTTGGCTTACCAGTGAAAGGATCTACTTCTGTCTTAGCTATCTCTACCTTTCCTTTACTGCCTATTTCATGACTATTAAAATCACACCTATCAATATTAATACTTGCATGAACCATATGTTTTGCAATATCACTATAAATAGTGCATATTGGTTTTATATCACATTCTTTACAAAGTGACATAGATATTCCTCCTTAAAGTCGCATATTCATTCTTTTAAGAATATATTCTTTCATAACCATTCTTTCGGCTTCATAAGGAATTTCTTCAAGTACCTTCTTGATGTCTTTATATTGCTTTAATTTTAATTCATTAATTTGACTATCATATGAATTAACTATCTTTTGCATTTTATATTGGCCATAAGTAAGAGCATTAGCTTTTATATAATTTTCAATATCATCTTTAAGCTCTATTGATAATTCACATAAATCTTTATTACAAGGAAGTATTAATATCTTAGAATATATTCCTTCATTAGATAGTTTTGTAATAGCTTTTTCTGCAGCAGCTATTCCTGGGCCATCTCCATCCATTATGAATACAGGTGTCTTATTCCAACTCTTAATTACTTTTACATGCTCATCTGTAAAAGCTGTTCCTAATGTAGCAACTATATTTAATGCATGATACTTATCAGCCATTATTACATCCATTGGTCCTTCAGTTATTCTTATTTCATCGAAGCTCTCTATTATATTATGCGAACCATAAAAATAACTAGACTTATTGAATATCTTACTTGTAGAACTATTTTTATATTTGTCATTTCTTCCTTCAGGAACTTCAAGCCATCTCTTAGTAAATCCTATTGGATGGTTATATCTATTAAGTAATGGAAAAACTATCTTTTCTCCTTCAAAACCAATCATCCATTTCTTAATATCTTTATCACTTAAACCTCTATTGTATAAATAATTTAATGGTACCGAATAGAGGTTTTTAATATAACTTTCAGTTTGTATCCTCCTAAGTTTATATAACTTATCAAACTCAGAACTAGGAATAGGTATCTCATACTTTTCACAAAGATCGTAAACAGCTTGTTTCCAATTAACTCCTTCTATCCATTGATAAAAGGCTATACAGTCAGAGCCATAATTCTTATGTTCTTTGCTAGTAATATTTTTATCTCCAGAATGACAGACCATACAAGCCCAACTATCAAACTGGCTGTTTCTATATCCTCTCTTCCAAACTCTGAAAGATGGATTTTTATCATCATGATTAGGGTGAGGACACTTGCCTTGATAGATATTGGTACCTGCTTTATGGAGAGCTGTGTATTCTGAAACAAGTTCTACTAAATTTACTTTTTCTTTTACTTCATTAATAAACTCTTGTGGAAACATGTTAGAATTTACTCACCTCTTTCAATTTTGTATATGTAAAAAGACTCCCATTAGGGAGCCTTTAACTTAGTTTTTAGAACTTTCTACTATTTTAACTGAACCATTTGCTTGTACTGTTTGAGTAGCAATTTCTTGTACCTTAGCATAAGCAGTATCTAATTTAGTTTTAGTAATTTCATGAGCAGCTTTTTCACTAGATAAAGCTTCTTCTAATGAAGCTATCTTTTCTTCAAGTCTTTCTTTTGCCCACTTAGCTTCTTTTTCAATATAACTCTTTTGAATATTGAATTCCTTAGAAGCCTTATCTCTACCTTCTTTAAATGAAGCTTCTTTAATTTCTTCTATCTTGTCATTTAAATCAGCTATATGTTCATTTAATTCTGTTATTTTAGCATCCTTTTCATCAACATTAGCTTCTCTCATAGCTACAGCTATTTCTTTTTCTGCTAATACAGATTCTCTAGAAGCCTTTTCATCTTCCCAAGCATCGTTATCCTTTTGTCTTTCTCTTTTTAGGTTATATTCAAATTCTTCTTTTTCTCTATCTCTTTCCTTTTGAAGCTTAACCTTTTCTTCTTGGTACTCTGCTCTTAAATCTGATTTTAATTTATCATATTCATCATTTAATTCTTTTATTGCCTTAGCAACTTCTGCTTTCTTATCAGCTAAGTTTGAATTTAATTCATCAACTCTCGCTGCATATCTAGCATCAAGTTCTCTATCTTTATCTTTACCAGCATTTATTAATGCTTCTAAAGAATCAGCTTCCTTCTTTATGCCATAAAGTTCTTCTATTTCTTCTTCTAATAAGTCTACAGTCTTTAATAGAGCAGTATACTTATCCTTCATATCATCATTTAATATGTCTAAATCTATTATTTCTTTAGCCTTCGCTTTAACTTCCTTTATTTCTTTTGCCTTTACAACTTCTGCAGTAGTAGTTTTACCTTCTTTTAATCTCTTGATTTCTTCTTGTGCCTCATTGTAAGCCTCTAGTATTTGATCCTTTGTGTTTTTTGATGTTACTTTTGCCATTTAAAATTCCTCCATATCTCTTATTGAAAATTTTTTAAATTCACATACTTTATATTATGTGAACAATAAAAAAAAGAGCATTAAAATGAAAAACATTTCACTTCAATTTCTCTTTTTTATTGCTATTATTATTTTTAAGTATCTTAATTAAGATATTACTTAATTTCAAATTTATCTTCTTGAATTTGAACTGTCACAGAAGGTATAATTGTATCTCCTAAATAGAATTTACCATCTTCGACTCTTCCATTTTTCTTTAGCATACTCTTATCAAGTTTTTCAACTGTTTCTACTTTTATTAAATCAGGATTTACTTCTTTAACTAATGACTTAAGTTCATCCTCATCTCCATAAATGTATTTAGGTTGTTGCTTTTTAAATGATAAGTTTCCATATGGAAGTTTTATAGTCTTCGCTTTCTTACCTTCTAATTCTTGCATTGCAAAATCTTTTAATATACTAGAGAAATATAATTTCTTTCTATCTATTTCATCTTGCCTTTGCTTTCTAAATGCATTAACTCCTTTAGCAACTCTTTCTATTTCAGAATCACATAGCTCATTCATTTCTGTTTCTTCAAGTATTAGTTGATTGTAAAGTTTAATATAGAAATTAGCTTGAGCTTTACTCATTGAACTTGGTTCTTCTATAGAATCTACATTCAAGTCAGTTTCTGCAAATTCATTCATAAAATCCCTTAGTTCTCCTAAGAAATCTTTTGCAAAAGCACTTTGAGGCTCTGCAACTGGAGTTTCTACTTTTTCTTCTTTTGGAAGCAAAGTTTCAACCATATCACCAAAAGGCATAACATTATTAGGCTTTTGTGAAAATGGATTAGATTTAATTACTCCTGGTGGTGGAGCAGGCATTGGCATAGATGGTGTAAGTTTTACACTTTCCATTAATATATCCTCCTTAAATAAGATTTTTATTTATATAATCTATTATTGTATTTAGTCTTTGATTGTAATTACCGCCAATTTCAACAATTTTATCTTCAAATCCTCTTTCGATATACATATGTTTAAGTCTTTGGTGTAATTTCTCTCTTTTTTCTTGGTCTCCATTAAGTCTTTGACCATCTGATACCCATTCAACGTCAGGCTTAAGTAAAAATACTACATCATATTTGTCAGAATCTACGCAAGCTTCAACTTGTGCATTTCTTTCACCCATATATAAAATGCTATAATACTGAGTGATAGTGGCATCTGTATCAAAGAAGCATAACTTATTAGCACATCTTAATGCCTCATAATCTTGTTCAACTTGTTGGTGAGCAATTCTAGAGAAGTCTTGAGTAGTAAATATTTCTTCATTTCCTCCAAGGAATCTTTGAGCATAATATCTACCTACTTCTTCACTCCATGAAGTGTGATATAGTTTAGCTAATGATTTAGTTAAAGTAGTTTTACCACAACTTTCACTTCCAGCTATTAATACCTTCTTAGTAAAGAAAGGTCTTGCTGGTCCTAAAATGTGATCCCAATGTTTAATAGGATTACTTCTAATTTCAGTTGCACTAATGTTATAAGTAGTTCTCATTGGATCGAATAGATCTACTTTAGCATTAGGAAAGTATTCTTCTAACTTTTCTACATATTCATTCTCTCCACAGAAGAAAACATCAATATTCTCTTTTACTGCTTCTTGCATTAATTTTGACCACATTGGCCATCCATTAGGATATTCTGGTATATTAGATTCATCTAATTTAACTACTTTAATATGAGGCATGTCTATAAGCTCCTGAGATAACCATTGTATTCTAAGGTTAACATTGATTTCAGGAATTCCTGATTCATAGCAAAGTCTTTTACTTCTGCTAACATTATCACTTACTACTACATAAAGTTTTTGAACCTTAGTAGCTGCATTTAATATAGCTGTTAAATGTCCTCTATGAGGTGGCAGGAATTTACCAAAGTAAACTCCAACCTTAGGCATATCATTTAAATTAAATACTGAAGTACTCATTTATTTCACCTCTTTTATTTGAGCCTTTTTCCATGAGTATAATCCAAATACAGAATTACATAGATAAACTATCCACATAATTAATGTAGCCATATCTCCTGAACCATTCATTAATGATAATGCCCACATAATTATTGATACTACATTGATTACAACCCATATAATCCATTGCTCCATAAATTGTCTAACCATTAATATCATTGCTATAACGGATAATACTGTAGAAGTTGAATCTAAGAATGGTAAATAGTTACCTAAAGATTTTAAAAGGAATCCATAGAAAATAATCAATGAAACTGATATTCCAACTAATTTAATTCTTCCTTCTGTAGTAAGACTTCTTGATTCTACTTCACCATTATTTTTTTCTTTAGCTTTCTTCCACATGTAAAGACCTACAAATTGCATAGGTAGATAATATAATGCATTTAGCATTACTTCTCCATAGAAGTTAGATTGATAAGATAAGATAGCATAACCAGTAACATTTACAATACCAAACCAATAATTTAATGACATTCTCTTAGCTACTAGGATTACACATAAGATACCAGTTATTGAAGATACAATCGCTAATGGACTATCTCCCCAATAAAGACTTAAACCTAGTGTAGATAATGTCGCAACTACTACCCATAGAATTTCACAAAGCTTCCAGTTTTTAAATATTGTTTTGTTCATACATTTTTCTCCTTTGATTTTTATTTCAAAATTATGTTATGTGATTAAATATAAAAAGACTACTTTTACGGAAAGCTCCGCAAAAATAGTCTCTAAATATTTGATATTAAAACCTTTATTATAAATTCCTAATGTTAACTAGCTTCTTTGGCTAAGCTTTTAATAAGCTCTGAATCATAGTTTTCCTTTTTTTCTACTATACGTTGTTGTATAGTATCCCAACTATTTTCCATTATAAGCTGGTAAGCATATACTGTTGAATGAATAGAGTCTGCTCTTTCTAATCTACCATGACGTTGAGTCTGAATAGCATGACTATTAGCAAGATCATATTCTATTAAATATTTGCATTTTGATAAGTTTACACCTTCAGCCATTGCATCAGTTCCTAATAATACTTTGTATTCATCATTATCTCTAAACTTATCGTATGCCTCTACATACCTGTCTGTTGCATCTAAAGTTCCATTGATCTTAGCTATTTTAATACCTTTAAAGTTCTTATTAATTTCTTTCTCTAATATAGTTTGCATTCTTTCATATTTAGTGAATATACAAACTTTTTCTCCAGAAGAAATAATCTCATCAACTAATTCCATACACACATTTAATTTAGGTGACTCTTCATCAACATAATATCTTTTGGCCATTTCAGAATCACTATCTATTAATAGCCTTGGGCTATCTACTATTTCTTGAGCGAAAGTCTGCAATGCCATTATTTTCGCTTTGCAGGCTAAGAAGTCTTCATTAAATTCTAATTCATGAGGTTTTAGCTTTTGTTCTAAACTTTCAGCTCTTTTTGATTCTTCATCCAGTTCAAACATGATTGTATCATTCATGTCAGCAATTTTAGATGACATATTAATATATCTAGGAGTAACTACTATACTAGGTAATTGATCTCCTATATCCTCTTTGCTTTTAACAAGCATATATGGTGCTATCATTTCTCTAAGCTTACCTTCATTCTTAGGCTTAGGAGGTCTTTTATAGCCAGTATATCTTAAGAAGTTTTTACTGAATGTTTTCCAATCTGTAAACAACTCTTTATCTATGAAGTTAAATATGCCAAATAGATTGCTTGGATTATTTGTTATTGGAGTAGCTGTTGCACCGACTTTATATTTAACGTAATTAAATTCAGCCAATGCCTTACTGCGAGCACTATCATAATTATTAACGTAATGTATTTCATCACTATAAATTAATTCTATCTCTTCTTTTTTAAGCCTTTCCATAACTTTTTCATTTTTTAGTGTTTCATAATTTGCTATAAATACATCACAATCTTCAAACTGCTTTTCAAATTTCTTCTTACCAGCTTTTGAAGGTGTGTCTATTATATTAGCTTTTAAATCAGAAAACTTTTCTATTTCTTTAGACCATTGATATTTTAAACTAGCCTTTACTACTATTAAACATTTACCAGTTATAAGTCCTTGCTTGTATGCTTCTACACAAAGCCCTACACCTATTGGACTTTTACCTGATCCACATGGAAGTATTATTAAAGCATTCTGCTTATCTAGAGCAAACTTAATAGCTTCTCTTTGATACATATATGGTTTTAATTTCATCGTTAAACCGATTTCATCTAGTGCCTTATCATATCTTAATATTTTTGGTCTTTCATGTATTACAGACTCTATCAAATGCTTATAGTTGTTAATGAAGTTTGGCAAATCTTCTTCGTATATTTCCCATTGTTTAGTAATAATGTTAAAGTGTACGCATTGATCGTACACCATAACATTAATATAATTACTTAATTCAATAGTTTTACCTACAAATTTCAATCTGTATTTACCAAAAAATAGTTTTTCAATCCTTAAAAAATTCATGGGCTCACTCCTTTTAATCATGAACTCCAATTATATCTAACATCTCTTTGCAGATATTAACTGTTTCTAGCTCAAGATCGTATTTTTCGCAGATATAAATTGAAGATTTTCTGCTCAACAGGTCTTTAGCTAATGAATCTCTTTCTTCTTTATCTATATAACATTGTTCATCTAAGGAATCATACAGTAGCTTAAATTTTTTGCCAAGTCTTTTGTATACTTTAGGAATATACGATTTTGACACCTCTGCTTCCTCGGCTATTTCTGCTTGGCTTTTTCCTTTTATTTTTAGAAGATAAACTCTTCTTTCCTTGTCTGTGCAAGCATCTATTAATTCTAATAAAAGATAAATAAAGTCAAGCAAGAACTCTTGAAAAACTATAACATCATCTATATCACAATTATCTCCCACTAAATTCAAGAGTTCTATACTTTTCTTATCCGAAGAAGGGTTTGGAATTATAGAATCTAGCGAATAGTTCATTTCATTTCTTAATATGTTATTTTTTTGAGCCTCTAAAGAACGTTTAATCATTCCAAGCTTGGACTCACATACTATAAATATCCATGATGATAATCCAGATCTATCTAGATCGCATTTGTTTATGTTTTTAAATATGTGTGCCCAAAGCTCATTATGCATGTCTTCTAGATCATATTGACCTTTGCTCAGAGTATTAATGGATGGATACCATTTTTTAGATATATCCCATACTAATCTATCATAATTTTCATAAAATACAGTTGTTTCCGGTTCTTTGCCATCAATAACACATTTCAAAAAATCTTTATTGCTATTAATATTTTTTAAATCCATGATTTTCCTCCCCAATTTACAGACACTATTCTGCATATCTATACATATACTGCTTATCTATCTCTGTAACAAATCTTGATTCTTGAGTCCTGATATAGCTTCCTTGCTTAAGCGTATATATAGGTCTTGTAATAAAAAGGAGTTTTTTTGCTCTCGTAATAGCAACATACATTAATCTTCGTTCTTCTTCGTAATCTGCCTCTGTAGTTGCTCTATATGAAGGTATTACGCCTTCATTTGAGCCTGCAATAATAACAATATTCCATTCCAATCCTTTACTGCTATGCATAGTTAATAACTGTACGCAGTTCTCTTCATCCTGATTCTGTTCTGCAATAGTACTATCTAAATTTATATTATCAGATAATTCTTCCATACTTTCGAAATGAGTAGACAATTCTATTAGCTCTTGAATATTCTCTATTCTATCATTTGCAATATTTTTCTTTTCACTCTCTCTGATATAAGGAATATAATCTGTTATTCTTAACATAGTCTCTATTGCAACGTCTGGAGTATTAGTCTCCATTTCCACAGATAGTTCACCTATTATATTTATAAAATCTTTAGCACTTGACTTTGCTTTTCCTGTTAAACTTATTTGTTCTAATGCTTCAATTAAGTTGCATGAATTTGTTTTCGCAAAGTCAATTATTTTTTCAACTGTTTTATCTCCTATTCCTCTTTTTGGTGTGTTTATTGCTCTTGAAAAAGCAATAGTATCGTTAGGGTTTATTATCAATCTGAAATAAGATATTATATCTTTTATTTCTTTTCTACTATAAAAGTTGGTTCCTCCTACAATTTTATAAGGAATTCTATATTTAAGAAGAGTATCTTCTATTTGTCTAGATAGATAGTTCATTCTATATAAAATAGCTATATCACTGTATTTATAACCATATTTTTTAACTGATAATTCAATTAATTTAACTATTCTTGCTGATTCTGCCATAGGATCTTTTTCAGGAAAAAGTATAATTGGATTACCTTTTTCATTATTAGATCTTAAGCTTTTCTCGACTAGCTGTTTATTATTACTTATTAAACTTTTAGAAGCATCAACTATCATTGAAGTACTTCTATAATTAGTATTTAATAAATGTACTCTCATGCCAGTAAATATATTTCTCATATTCATTACAGCTTCTATCTTAGCACCTCTAAAAGCATATATACTTTGGTCATTATCAGCAATCATACAAATATTTTGATTTTCTCCTGTAAGAAGATATATTAATCTTAAATCCATTACAGAAGAATCATGACTCTCATCCTTTCTGTGAATCTAATTTATTGTCAATGTTTCATTATAAAAAAATCTCCTTTCAACGCGAACTAATGTTCCCGTCATATTTTATCATATTTATAATCTATTTTTCAATAATAAATACATTTATTATTGAAAAATGTGTAACATCAACAATATATTAGATTTTTCTTACTTTCGCAAGTATGGACTATATCTTCATCTTTTAAAAAAAGATGCCTCTTATTTCACGCAGAGTTACCTTTCGGCACTTTGCTAGTCTCTGAACCTTCTTCCACCCTGGCATATAATTATATGTTACATTGGAAGCTTGGCTGCTGATTCCCCATTATCACAGTCCTTAGCATTATCATATTTAATGATAACTTTTATTTCAGCTTAGACCATCCTTAGTTATTTTTTCTGCCTTTCGGCTACATTCACGCTTGTCCTTACGGACTACGTTGTAGTTAACTTAGGCTTTAGGGATTGTTCCAGCAATTAAAGAGGTGCACACACTACGTCACCGTAATATGGGCCGATGAGTTCAGCAACGATATATTGGTATTGTCTATTAATTTCAGATTTGACTTCAGGGAATTGTTCTAGCAATCTAACTGTTTTATAAATTAAGTCGTCAAAATCTACACAGTTGTCTTGCATCATTCTGGAATGATATAGTTGATAGAGTTCTGCGAATTGTCTTTCTATTGTATTGGTTGATTCTCTCAACGCTTGACTTGGACTTATTAGCTGACATTTATAATCTGATATTTTCCATAACACTTTATCAGCTTCATAATTATAACCAGATGTTTTAATTATTTCTTTTATTAATTTCTTACAATCTTCAGTATCGCATATACTAAAAGATTTAGTAAGTCCAATATAATTTGCATATTTCCTTAAAAATCTACTGCATACACTATGGTATGTACCGACCATTATACTATTTGCTTCAGGTCCTATAGTAGCAGTTACTCTTTCTTTAATTTCCATAGCTGCTTTCTTTGTGAATGTAAATAATATAATTTTATCGGCTGGTATTCCGCTTTTAATCATGTTAGCTGTTCGAACTACTAATGTAAAAGTTTTGCCAGCTCCTGGCCCAGCTATAACCATTGAAGGTCCATGAATATCTATTGCGGCTTCTTTTTGTTCATCATTAAGTCTATTAAATAATTCTGATAATTCCATTTTAAGCCTCCAAAAAAAAGGGAGTAACTTAATACTCCCTCAATACTTAATTTAATTTTATAGTTACAGGTGATGAGGGATCTGCTTCATAAAATTCTTTTGTTTTTTCTTTTGATACTACTGTTCCACCTAATGCAAGTTCTAAATCTTTGGTTCTTTCTATACATGAAGTACCTGAAAATCCTTCCTTGGCTTGAAATGTATATCCACCTTTTTCATTTATTCTTATTTCAACTGTTTCTTTTCTCATAGTTTCCTCCTAATATTCAATATCTTTTAATATTGCGTCAACTGTTTCTTTAGCTATTGTTGCTATATTGATATCATAAGAAAATGTATTGAAATAATCATCATCATTTAATACATTTTTATTTGGATATCTTTTTAGAACAAGTTTATTTTCTCCAACATTATCTTTTATTTCTTCTAATAAAATTATTGGAGTATTATCTAATTTTACTGTCACTCCGTTTGGAAAGTTCTCAGCATTTGTTTCAAAAGTTAATTCTCCTACTATAGTATTAAGTATAAACTCTTTTACTTTTTTCATATCTTTAAATGTATTTTCATAATTTGATTTCATTCTATTTAATATATCTGTTCTTTCTTTAGTGCCAAACTTTAAGAACATTAATAGTTCTTTAAGATCATGACTATCAATATGAGGCATATTATTGGTGATAATATTATATGGTAATACTACAAGTTTTACATTCTCATATCCACTTTCTTTATTAGCTATTTTATATGCATCTTCTATATTATTTGTATATAAAAATTTGCTTAAATCAACTTCTTTGTCATAATATATTATTGCAGTTGCTTTTGGCAAATCATTTGATTTGTTAACCAATTGTTTAACTATGAATTCTATTCTGTCATCTAAAGATACAGATAGAGTATGAACACTATTAATACGCTGTTTAACTATAGTGACTATTCCTATTTCTGTATATATTTTAAGTTCAATTTTGTCTATCATTGTATGCACTCCCTTAGTATTTTTAAGGTTTTAACTTATGTCCTTGAAATTACATTATACAACATAACGACTTGCTTGTATAACAATTTCATTAGTTTTACTATCTATGGATATATTTTCCTTGTTTACTGTCCATCCTTGTTGCTCACATTGGAAAATTACATCATGTTTTTTATAGGCTTGTGACAATCTATCTATAAAAGTTTTTTCGTCTACTCCTGTACAGAAGAAGTCTCCTGCAACTTCTACATTCGTATTTTTTCCTTCTTTTATAAATTTTAATCCTATTGATAATGGTTTCCCATCTCTAACAAATCCAGCGTCAACTTTTTCAGTTATCCAAGTATTTTGAATTAATTTGATATTATGATCTATAGTCAACCCTAAATCTTTTGCTGCTCTTGATAATAATACATTTTTACAGTTTACTAATACTTTTGAATTATAAGTTGTTAAATGTGACATTATACTCTCTCCTTTTGTTTAAAAAAATATTTATATTTCTTCCCATTTTGGGATATATATACGTTATTATGATTTGCCTTACTTAAATGAAGTTGTAAAGCTGGCATATAATATTTAGCAGAAAACACTTCTTTTAATCCATTTCTTGAATTATAAAATATAGGCGTGTATTCTATTTGCTTACTTTCTAAATAATCTAATATTATTGCTTTTATTAATATGCTATGAGGCTTTCCATTCATACTATATAATCCAAATGCTTCAGCTATTTCTTTTGGATATAGCATATGTTCTTCAGTTTTTATTTCTAAATAAAATTTATACATTAGAATGGATTGTCTTCTTGATTAGATATATATTTATTGATTAAATCTTTATACATATCTTCTCTCATAGCTAAATAGTCTTGCTCGGAAATAAATGGTGGTCTATTTCCTTCAAAAATAGGTTTTACTAATGATTCTAATATCTCTTTTACAAGAAAGAACTTTACTTGCTCCCCCATAACATCATTAAATATTTTTTTAAATGCAGCTAAACTCGATACTTTTCTAACAAATTCATTTGCAAGATTTTCATATTCTTTAATCTCTTTATATCCATTTGCTTGTACTATTTTTAGCTTATTTAAAACTTCTGGATTATCAACATTAGTTACTGGCTCTGTTTTTTTTAAGTTTATATTAATAACATTTGATGACATAAACTACCTCCTAACCCCTTTTTAAATCATCTATTGAAAGAATTCTTGATATTTCTTTATTATTGTTAATATTGCAACCATATTCATTGATTAACTGATTACTAAATCTAGCTCTGCTTTTTGCATACTCATTTAATGCTGCAATCTTTTCTCTAGATGATTTAGCTACAGGAATAACCTCAACACAAGCTTTTTGAATATCTTCTTGAGTTATTTCTTTATTGCCATCTTTTTTATATCTAGAAAAAGCCTTCTTTAATGTATTCTTAACAGCTTCCTTTATTTCAGCTCCAGTAAAATCATTTGTTATATCAGCAGCATAATTCAATAAGGAGTCGTCTAAACTTTTTCCTAACTTATTAAAATGTATATTGAATATATCTTTTCTTTCATTCTTTTCAGGTAGTCCAAAATACCATATGGCATCTAATCTACCTGCTCTTGTAAGTTCAGGTGGTAACTGAGATACATCATTTGATGTCATTACAACAAATACTCCATGATCTTCTGCTAAAAATTCTAATATAGCTCCTATTGATCTTGCCATAGTACCTGCATCACTTGATCCACTTGATTGCATTCCACTTAAAGTTTTTTCTACTTCATCAATTAACAATACACATGGAGCTGTAGCTTTTATCATTCTAATAGCTTGAGCCATATTCTTTTCTGAACTACCTACTTTAGAATCTAAAATTTTTGACATATCTAATTTTAAAAACGGAAGGCTCATTGATGTAGCTAAAGCTTCAGCTAACAAAGTTTTTGCAGATCCTGGTACACCTAATGCTAAGTATCCTTTTGGTTTTATGCATCCGAATTCTATTGCTTCTGGTGTCATTGCATCCATTACTTCATCAACCCAAGCTTTGAAGCCAGCATTTCCTCCAATTTCATCAAGACTTGAATTTGGAATTTTATAATCTAATACATTTGATTTTTTTACTAATTCTATCTTATAATTCCCAATTTCGTCTACAGAAATTGTTTTGTTTTTAACTAATGACATTCTAAAAATATATGCTATTTCTTCTAGCGTCAAACCTTTGCATGAATTTACTATTGATTCTTTATCTTCTTCACTAACTGGAATGAATCCTGATGTTCGTTGTCCTGCCATTAAAGCTGCATTAAAAACATTTCTAATTAAATTTTCATCAGGAGTATCATAATCTATTACTGAAAAAATCTTTTCATGTTCTATTGGTATCTCTGTTACTGGAGAAATTATGATAATTGTATTATAGTTTAGGTATTTTCCTTCAACTACATCTCTAAACATTCTTTTTATATTTGGATTATCTATCATAAGATGAAAGTCTTTTAATATAAAGATATTATTTTTATCTTCTATTACGGTTTGTCCATCTTCTTTCATCATTTCAATAATTTCTTCATCCATTTCTATGCCTCTAGTAATGTTATATATATTTTTTAATAATTTATCGACACCAATAGATGGATCTAACTTATTTTCTCTATTTGAAGTCAGCTCTATTTTCTTTATGCCAGTAGCAAATGAATGAACATATATTGGCATAGGTATTCTTAAAGCTGTAGAAACTTCTTTTATATCATTAATAACTGCTTCTTCTTCATATGTATTTATCCAAATACATTTTGCCTTAGCGTTTATTAGATTTAAAACTTCGTTCATACATTCTCTCATACGTTTGTCTCCTTTCCTTTGTGTCAACTAAAAATCAAAATCAGCAAACAAATCACTTACAATATTTTGATCTGAGTTATTTATATTAAATATAGATTCTCTGCTAGCAAGCATTTCTGCTCTTTCATCAAAATAGAAATCATAATCTAATATATTATTGTTTGTTTCTGCTATTATTGGTTCGTTACTAGGAACAGAATAACAATTTGTTACTTTAAGTTTATACTGTCTTATTATTCCTTCGGTATTTCCTATAGTATCAAAATTATTAATTACAAAAATATAGTGACCAGTAAAGAACTCTATTTTTGATACATTTATATCTTTTAGTGAAACATAAGATACTACATCATTTAAATTAATTAGAAACTCATTATCTTCACTTAATGAAGTTTCAAAGCTATTAATAATTGCTACAACTTCATTATCTGTATTTACAACTCTGCCAACAAAATCATATTTTTTATCTGCAAGAATCTCTCCAGTAAATGCGAAGAAGTCTCTCATTAATTCTTCTACTGCTTTTCTCTTAACCTCCAGTATTGCTTCATGTTCTTCAAAAGGACTATTTTCATATATCGTTTCACATAATGCATCTGTAAAATCTTGAATTTCTATTTTTGCCGCAGTAGCTTTATGATCATTAATTATTGCAGATACATTAACATTAATAGGATCTATATCTTTATTGAATTCACATACAAATGATATTTCTGTTTTCCCATTTTTGCATGTAGCTTTATTAATAATATCTACTTTCATAGGAACTATAACTGCTTTAGATACTTCTTCTAGTAACAAATAATCATACGTTCCATCATCTTCACATACAAAACTAGCATATACGCCTTCCTTACCAGTTAAATCTACTTGTTGTATACTATTTCTTTCATATAAAGCCATACTATACCTCCTATCCTATAAAATAAGTCTTACATTCTAAATCTTTTAAGATATACTGTAAGTCATTACTATTTGTTAAAAACATGCTATCTATATCTTTCATAGCAAATCCATACTTCTTTTTTGCGTTCCATATAATTTGATTTCCCGAACCTACTGAACTTAATAATCCATCTTCTTTTTCTCCATCCCATAGTCTTTCATCTTGCTTATATTCTCCATCAACTATAATATCTACGATTTGAGCTAATCTTCCTAGCTTATCTCTAAATATACTTTCTGGAGTTAAAGCTGAGTTAACTATAAGACCTTTACCTATATACTTCATTAGTTCTAAATGAGTATAAATCATAATGTGAAATCCATATTTTTTAAGTTCTTCACATAAAGTTAGTAGATTATCTATTTGATCAGTTGGTTCACCTCCACCAATAGTTATATATTTATTAGGAGCAAATTCATTTATATGTTTTGCCATATCTATTGGATCGTGACTGAATTCTGCTTTTGAAGCATCCCATGTACTGCTGTTAAAACAACCTTTACATGGATTACCTGACATAGCCTTTTTGCATCCTAATAAAAATATCTCTGTTCTATTATTATCATCCGGACTAGGACCTGCAGTTTTTACACTCCATCTTACATCCCTTAATAATAATCCATTTAAATCATTTTTAGCCTTGTACATGGTTTGTTCCTCCTATATTATTGGATATTTTACTACTTGATTTGTCACATCTGTTTCACAAGTTGAACAAACATAAATAGTTTTTTTATCACCTTTAATTAATTTGATTCCTGATGGTGTATTAGTTTTTCTTAAAGTAAATACATCACTCTCTTTGAATACTACACCTTTACATTTAGGACATTGTATATATTCATTTTCATTAAGCATATTAATTGCCATTAAAGCTACCTCTTTTCTCTATATCTTAATAGTAAGAACAGGGAGGAGCTATTAAGCTCCTTGTGATTGCTCTTGAGCAGAAACTAATCCTTTTAAGTAATTTACAAATTCTGAAATATTATCAGGCATTAAGTAATTTGTTGTTGTTAAAGTACCATTTGAAAAACTATTTACATAGTTGTCCATATCTGATTCAACTAATCCATATTTCTTTTTGAATTCATCTAAATAAATGAAATCTTCTTTATGTTCTTCTAAAGCTTCTTCAGTCCATGGATCTTCATAATTTATTAAGCTAAAGAAATAAGCTTCATTTTCATCTCTATAAAGTTCTAAGCCTATACCAAACATAGTAGCAGCTTTCTTAAGAGCATCTGTATTAGCACCTTTAAATATATTTTCTTGTTCAGATTGTCCTCCGACTAAACATTGTGCTCCAGGGGCAGTTTTAGAAACTTGATAAAAACGTCCTTCTTTATCTTGTAAATGAACTGTTAATTTTCCTACAACATGAGCTACTGGAGGTTGTGGTTCAATTATAGGAGTTTCTAAATTTACTTTTCTACCATTTTCATACTTAATTTTAATTACTTTAGGTTCACTTTGTTGAATAAATCTTTCAACTATATCCCAAGACCATCCTGCATATCCGAATGTAGCATTAAGCTTATCAATAACAGCTTGTCCACTTACATATGTTAATTTAGTATTTCCCGCAGGCTTTTGTTTATGAATATACTCTGGTAACGGAGTTGCAAGAGCTGTTTTTAATTCTTTAGGTGTGTTTATTACTTGTAATTCTGACATAAAATTGCCTCCTTAAGTTTCAATAATTAAATTTGGATTATACTCAGTCAATGTCAAGCTGTCTATATCATCGTTTTCGATGTTGATTTTAAACATTTTTATATCATTTTCTATCATGAATTTAGTCATAGTTGGATCAAACTTGTCTGATATAACACATACAAAAGCTAAATTGCCTGCTACATCAACATAGAAATTTCTGAATTCTAGCTGCTTTTTTAATTCATAAACAAGATCTCTCATTTCTGAATTATATTTAACTTCGAAGAATACAGGGGCCATATGTTTAAATGGACTCGGTTTAAGTCCATAGGCTTCCCTGTCTACTTCTAAGTTTGCAGCTATATCAACTCTAAAATTTCTAAAACTAAATTCAGTTCGCCAAAAATGTAGTTGAGGGAAGTAATCTTCCCATGAATCAACTATCTTTTTAACTATGTCTTTTTCTTTTAATTTAGTTTTAGACATTAATTATTTGAATGATTTTTCTCCATCTTTATTGCTGAAGACATTGTAATAAGTACATCTGATTTATATTTAATAGTGTCCATAACACTCTTTAAGAAATAAAATCTATTCTTAGTTTCATCATAAACTTCATATAGATTTACTTTTTCTCCTTCTGGAGTAACATAGTTCATCACTGCAAGAACTCCAGCTTTCTTTCTAATAGTTTCATTAGCACCTTCTAAGCTAGCAAATTTAACTCTTTCAATTAATCCTTCAGTATCTTTATTTGATAAACTTTCGAATAAAGATTTAGTATCTACAAAATTAACCCATATCTTTTCTCTTAAGGCATTTAATTTAGCTATAGTTTTTTTCATAGCTCCTTCTTGCATATCTGATTCAATAACTATCTTATCTGATTCTTCAATGATTTCTTTTCTAAAGTTTTCCCATTCTTCATCTACAAACTTACTCTTAATAGCTTGTATAGCTTCAGAATACTTTACACTAGTAGTTGGCATTTTAAATAAAGTTTCTATAGTTTCAGTAACTTCTGGAGTATCAACTACATCTTTTGTAGTAGTTTCCTCTGCTTTCTTTCTAGTGGAAGTTCTTCTGCTCTTTGTTTTAGTAGCCTTTTTATCCTCAGTTGATTCTTTTTTAGTATCAACTTTAGTTGTAGCTGATTCTTCAACTGTAGTTTCTTTAATGTCTTTGATCATTTCTTCAGTAGAAACTTCTTTAGCCTTATCCTTAACTTCAGCTTCAGCTTTAGCTTCTTCCTTAGTATCAGCTTTAGTTGGAATCGGAGATGTTGCCGGTTTTGTTGGCATTGGTGCCACTCCTGGTTTCGGTGCTGCCATTCCTGGTGCTTTAGGTACTCCTGAAAAACTTGGTGCTCCTACAGGTGCAGATGGTTTATTTGGCATTGCTCCTGGTGCTACAGCTATATTGAATGGTGCTGCTGGTGCAGATGTACCTTTAGGTGCAAATGGATTATTTGGATTATTTGTCATTTTAGTTCCTCCTGATGTTGCGAATGGATTAACTCCTCCGCCTATTCCTGGTTTGTTTGCTTTAACGTTATCTAAAAAACTCATGATTTTCGTCTCCTTTATCTTAATTTTTATATAATATTTTTTGTCTTAAATTTACCGTTTATATAATTATGTCAAGCATCTTACTAGCTGCTTCTTCTGCTGTTATGTTTGTAGTATCAATTATTTCTACTTTAGCCTTTCTAGGCTTATAGGTATGAATCATATTTAAATAGTTTAGATTGGCTTCTAATAAATTAACTTTTTCAGAATCTTTATCTAGTCTATTTACTTCATTACGAACCTGCATTCTTCTCTTTTTTTCTTCCTCTGATACTGTGAAGAAGAAAATAATATTTGGTTCAACTCCATTCAAAGCCTCTTTATTTAAATTGAAGACTTTTTTATGGCCAATACCTTTCATTACACCTTGATAATATAGTGAAGAATATAAAAATCTATCACATATAACTGTTTTACCTTGGTCTAATAAATCTTTAATTTTTTTAGTATGCTCTGCTCTACTTGAAGCAAAAAGATAAGCTTCAGTTAGTGGATCCATATTGTTTTTAAATATTAGTTCTCTAATATCTTCTGCAACAGCATTATTTAATCCACCTGGCTCTCTTGTAAAAACTACATTATCATCTGAACCATATAATTCTTTAAGCTTACTAAGTGCTAAAGTCTTACCAGCAAAGTCCATACCTTCTGCTATAATGAATTTCCCAGCCATGTTATTTCACCTCTTCATATTTAAATTATGTTTAAAAATAAAAAAAAGCGAATTACTTCGCTAAAAATTTGAATATTTTGAATGTAAACTTTTTCTTGTAGTTAATACCAAAGCAACTATGCATACATTTAGATACATTTTTGCAAGTATTACAATCTTGAATCATGTCTATCACCTATTAAAATATTGAATTTCCTTCATTAAATTCTTTTGTAATATCTCTAAAGAAATCTCTATACTCGATTTTTTCATTTGTTATTATTGCACAATCAGCTGCAACATATCTTAATTTCTCATGGCCTACTGATGATATAAAAGCTTTTTCTCCATCTTCAATGTGTCTTTTGATTAAATTATAATAATCATCTTCAGAAAATTCTTCATTACCATCTTCATCTATTGTGCTAAATAATGGTCCATAAATAGCTACTGCTACACTATTGTCATTAATACTAAAAAATTCAGTACCATTAACTTTTTCTAATTCATCTTTGAATAAATTTATGTCTTTAACTTTAAACCAATTTGATGTTGTATAACTATTATAATTTGCCATATTAAAATTCTCCTTTAATCCAAGTTTTCATTATTTTTTATTCTTAATCTTAATTCTTCTTTTAACAATCTATAAATTTTAAATTCTTCAGGCCATACATAAGCCTCGTATGCTCTTCTTTCAATTTTCTTTATAGTATTAATTAAGTGGGTATAGTCAAATTCATTTGGAAAAAGTTTTCTTCCATTTTGTGAAACCCAGTAACCTTTATTTTGACGTATACTATATTCTTCTATATTGCCATCTTTAAGTCTTCTTACAGATCTTATATCAAAGTTCTTTCTTACTGATTCATAATAACTTTTTTCTATTCTCATAGCTATATCCTAAAAAGGTAATTGTATATTTCCTATACCACAATTAGGATTTTTAGCTAAAGCAATATTAAAAGCATTATATAAATCAGTTAAGAAATTATCTTTATACATATTTAAAATTTCTTCATCGAATTTTTCGGCCATTTGTCTAAAAAATCCTGGATGAAATGTTGGAATTACAGGATAGCCTCTATATTCAAATTCTTGTCCTCTACTTTCTAATATAGATATCTTTGTTGTACTTAATGCATTTGATGAAACACTACCCAGCGTTATAATAACCGCTGGATTAAGTGCATCAATAACTTTATCTATATGAGCTTTACAAGTAGTTCGTTCTTTTACACTAGGAATTCTTTTATTTATAGATCCTTTTACTTCTCTAGCTGGATAACAATTAACACTATTCATCATATAAATAGCATTTCTATTTGCATTGATTACTCCAAGGGCCCTATTTAGAGTATCACCATCTGTATCCATTAGAGGTAATGTTACTGCATTTCCTTGAAGATATTGTTCTTCTGAAACATCATCACTAATCATAAGAATAGATGAGTTAATATCTCCATAAGTGATTGTTTTAACTCCGAAACTACAAAGATCACAATTATTACAAGATTTAATATTGTTATTAATCTTCTCTAATGCATAGCCTTTAACTATGTTTTGTGTATACTTTATAGGATCTTCAGGATTAGTCATTTTAACTAAAGCCAATATTTTATCTTCTACTGTAATATCCATTTATAGGCCTCCTTCAGCTAGTTTAAATTCTAATTCTTTTATTTTTGCTTTTAATAATTCGTTCTCTGCAAACAACTTAGCTGATTCTGCTTCTTTAAGCATTGCCTTTTTCTCTGCAATGTTTATTTTATATTCCGCACCTTTTGCTACTCTTCTATCTTCAACCATTGTTTTAACCATTGACATTATAGTGTCAGATTCTACTACAACATAGTGGTCATGATCTTCATCTTTAAATGCAAACTTTAAGTACCAAAACTCCTTATCAGCTTCTTTAGCTTCTTTGTTCAGTTTTATTAACCAATTTTTTTGAATAGTGAATGATTCTTTACCTGGTTGTCTACCTTCATTTTTCTTTTGGTGAGTTTTTAATTCTTCCATTATATTAATAATTCCTCGAATCTCTTCATCACCTTTAACTTTTCCTGCTCCACTGTTAGGAGTCATTCTAGAGGATACATCATTAAGTAGGTCATGGTTGTTAACATGATTCCTTGCTTCAAATAATGATCCTTGTCTTTTAGTTACTTTAGCTTTAGCCATCGTTTGTTTTTTCTTATACTTTGGTTCGTAATGATAGTCTGGTGCTGTACATAAATGACATTTACTATCTTCATTTTTGCAATCTGTTCTACCCCAATCGCAACTCATTGTTGACACCTCCTACTAAATTTGGTCTTAATTTATGTGATAGTAATTTATATTCTTTATCACTATACATTTCTATTCTAACTGTACAATACTGTTGGAATATATTTTTCCATCTTGATACATATCCATCATTTTTATATATCATTTGATTAACTGCTATTAATGCTGCTTCTTCCCCATACATTATAGTGTTTAGGCTTCTTAATAGCTTTGGAACATCTTGATTTACGCTCATATCAAAATCATGTTTTTCATTTTCAGTTAATATTTCTGGAATAGAATCTATAATAAATAGATCTACTACATTAATAGTACTTTTTACGAAATTTATAATTTCAATTTCATCATTAGTTACACAAAGTATTAATTTATTACTTTCTGATAATCCTCTTGCTTTTAAAAAACCTAATGATTTAGTAGAAGTAGCTATATAAGCTACAATTACTTCATCATTTTTTAAACTCTCTATAATGTTAAACAAGAATTTTGTTTTGCCTATGTCTGGCTCACCTACTAGTTCTATAATTTTACCTTTAGGTATTCCTCCACCAATTAAATTATCAAATGACTCTATATTGGTTTTTAAGCATTTAAAATTATTCTTGTTAAGAGGCAATGGAAACCTTGTTAACATTTAATTCACCTACTTGTCTTATAAAATTGTATATAATTTTTTGCTCTGACTTAAATTGATTTGATTTCAATGTATTTAAGTTTATTGATATAGCTTTAGTGTTTTCATTTATAACGTCTTGAAGGTCAATTGAACTCAATACGTTATTTTTTAATTTAGTATCTACAGATTTGAATACAAAGAAGTATATTTCTTGGCCTATGGCAAAATCAATTAATACAATATCATTTAGGAATAAGTCTTTAGACGTAAAAGCTCTATCAAGCATAGTTATATTCTTAATATTATTTCTTTTAAGAATTAATGCTCTATCAAAAATATTCATTAAGAGAAAAGGGAGATGTGACTCCCTAATCCTCCTATTTCTTCTTTTTCTTAGCCTTACTTGCTATTGCTATAACGTCTTCTGGATCTAATACTTCTTCCATCTCTTTTTTGATATCTTCTTCTTCAATTTTAGCTTCTACTACTTCTTCATCAGACATATTAACTATTTCACCTTTAATCATTGATTGTATATTAGCAAAGAATAAAGGATTATCCATGCAATATTGTCTGAATCTAGCAGCGCCTTGCCATTGCATTTTTTCTCCATTAATAATTTTTGCTTCACCATTTTCATCTGGTAATCTTATAAAGGATCCTGCTTTGCTAAGTATACCTTGATTAATAGCTAAGTCTAATGCTTCAAGATAAACTTCAGTACCTTGTCCATATATCGCATAGTATTGAGTTTTAACATAAGGGAATCTATCAACAACAACGTGGTTCTTCTTTACAGTAACACCTATCTTTACTCCATCTTCTCTCTTTATTGGATCAGATTCTTGTATTGATAGTTTTCTTAAATCAACAATTAACATAGCACCATATTTGATAGCTACTCCACCTGAAAGAGTAAGTGGATCTCCATGCATTACACCTATTTGAGTTGTTAAATGTTGAACTATTACCATTGCTATTTCATTTTCCTCTACTATAGCAGTTATCTTTCTCATCATTTTGGCATTCATTCTTGATTGAGCTCCTACTTGTAAAGAATTCATATCTTTCTTGAATTCTTCTGATGGAACTAAGCATTTTAATGAATTGATTACTACCATATCTGCAACTCCAGCAGCAAGGTATGCTTCAATTCTATTTATTGCTTCTTCACCTGCACCATCTCTATCGTGTTCAATTAGAATGAATCTTTCTCTATCTATGCCAAACATATCAAGAGTTCTTTCTTTTAATGATGCTTCTGATTCTAACCATATTGCAACGAAGTCTGGATTCTCCCTATGGTGTTTACCAATAGTCTCAAGTAAGATTGCAGTTTTACCACTATCTTCTTTTCCTGTAACGATTGATATATTACCTACAGGCCATCCTCCACCTATAGCTTCATTAACATTCATTGAAGGAGTTGAGATAAATTTAGCTTTAAGTTTTTCTTGCATAGCTTCACTCTTGCTAACTCTACCTACTATATCCTTACCTGCCTTTTCGTTAATTTTTTTTGAAATATTGTCAACCATTTTTAGTCTTTCTGCTAAACTTTTCTTTGCCATACTACACGCTCCTATAACTTTGTATTCTTTAGGATTTTTTCTAAACTCTCAGAAATAAACTTATAAGATTCTATTTGTCCTATAACATCTGGAGTTTTAGGCAACTCTGATAGTAAATTAATCCTTTGTTTTGTTATACCTGAAACTAATCTTAAGATTGGTTTACAAGTATACATATCAAATAGCCCATCTTGATCTTTACACAATGTAGCAGCTTCCTCCAAAAGGATTGCTACTACACTATGTTTTACTGCTTTTTCATTATCAAATTTAGAAGATGATAACATTGCTCCAATATAATTAACTAATCCAGCTCTGATTTGAGTTTGGTCATTTGAATAAGCCATCTTATTCTTCACCCTCCTCTGAATTATAGGAACTTACTGAAATTCCTACTATTGCATCGCCTTCATTTAAAGTTAATAGTTTAACTCCTGAGGCAGATCTTCCTGTAATAGAAATATCTTCAGCCTTAACTCTGATCATTAAACCTTGCTCAGTAACTATAAATATGTCATCTTCATTATTGACTGTATCAGCTGCTATGATATAACCTGTTCTTTCATTGATCTTATGAGAAACTATACCTTTTCCTCCACGACCTTGAATTGTATATTCATCTATAGCAGTTCTCTTACCTAATCCTGAGGAAGTTAAAGTAAATAAGTGAGTCTTATTACATAAACTCATACCTACAACATAGTCATTTTCATTCTTGAACTTCATACCAGTAACTCCAGTAGCAGTTCTACCCATTGGTCTTATGCTCTTTTCGTCAACTGTTGTTCTTAATGATAAACCTGTTGCAGTATTTAAAATAACTGTATCTCCTTCTGATACTAAAAGAACAGCTGTTAAACTATCTCCTTCTCTAAATTCAATTATCTTAGTAACAGATAATCTTGTTGATAGTTTATCTAGTGGTAATCTCTTAATAACACCTTTTTGTGTAGCTATTAATAAACTCTTAGAAGTGTCATTTGTATTTGCTGCTATTACATTTACAATGTGCTCACCATTTTCAGTATCTAAAGATAAGAAGTTAAATATAGACTTACCTCTAGCACCCTTATTACTCTTTGGTATCTTATAAGCTTTTAATAAATGAACTCTACCTAAATTAGTGAAGAACATTATGTTATCCTTACTATTAGTAGTAAACATATACTTAATAATTTCATCATCTTTAGTATTAGCCGCCTTAGTTCCTTTACCGCCTCTTTTTTGAGTGTTATACTCATCTTCGCTTACACTTTTAATTAGGCCAGTATCAGTAATTGTTATAACTAAAGCTTCATCTTTTATAAGATCTTCTTCATTTATTGATGAAGAATCATTTGTAATACTAGTTCTTCTTTCATCTGAGAACTTATTTCTTAAAGTACTAAATTCTATTTTCATAGTTTGAAGTAAAGCATTATTATCAGTAAGTATTTGATACCAAGCTGACATATTAGCTTCAATAGAAGCCTTTTCTGTATTTAATTTCTCCTCAGAGACTTTACTTAAAGTCTTAATTTTCATTTCAGCAATGTACTCTGCTTGTTCTTGATTAAAACCTAATTCTACTAATGCTTGTACAGCATTTTCTGAATGTCTAATAGCGTAAATAACTCTATCTAGCATATCTCCTTCAAAACACATTAAGATACCATTAACAATGTTGTATCTTTTTTCTGCTTTTGCATAATCATATTGTGTTCTTCTAATGATTACATTGGCAGAATGAGCTAAGAAGCTATTTAATATTTCATATATATTTAAGACTTTAGGCTCACCATTAATAATTACAGTATTATTAATAGAGAAATTGCATTGTAAATCTGTATGTTTTAATAGTTTATTGATTACTAATTGAGGATTCGCATCCTTTTTAAGTTCAACAACTATTCTTATACCTGTTTTATCAGATTCATCACTAACTTCTTTAATTTCACCTATAATAGCAGGTTTATCTGGCTTACCTTTTTCTTTTATTACTCTAGATAAAGCATCTATTCTTTCTACTAGTTTAGCTTTATTAACTTTATAAGGAATTTCTGTAATTATAATATTATTTTTTTCATCAGCTTCGAAAGTACCTCTTATAGTGACTCTTCCATTACCTGTTTTATACGCTTCTTTAACTGTATCAATATTTACGATAGTTCCTCCTGTTGGAAAATCAGGAGCTTGTAATAATTCAATTATTCTATCTATTGATATTATTTCTTCAGTCATAGTGCAATCAATCATATAATCTAATGCATTATAAACATCATTTACATTATGAGGCGCCATACTAGTAGCCATACCTACAGCTATACCTGAACTACCATTAAGCAGCATATTAGGTACAAGAGTAGGAAGTACAGCTGGTTCAACTTCTTCTCCATCAAAGTTAGGAACTAAATCTACAGTATTTTTATTTATATCTTCCATCATGGTTTGTCCATATATAGATAATTTAGCTTCTGTATATCTCATAGCTGCAGCTACATCACCATCAATGGATCCAAAGTTACCATGACCAGCTATCATGGGATATCTCATAGTAAAATCTTGAGCCATTTTTACCATTGCTTCATATACTGAAGAATCTCCATGAGGATGATATTTACCCATAACATCCCCAACTATTCTTGCTGATTTTTTAAATGGTTTATCAAAGGTTACACCTAAACCATTTGTTCCATATAATATTCTTCTTTGAACTGGCTTTAACCCATCATATACATTAGGTAAGGCTCTCTCAGTAATTACACTCATAGCATAATCAACAAAATGCTTTTTAATAGAGTCCGCTATGCTTACTTTATCAATTCTTTCAATTATATCTGACATGTTTATACCACCTTTTTCTTATAGTATTTATTTGTTTACAGCTATCACTTGAGATGAACTTATTTCATAAGCGAACCTTTCTTGCTTATTGCCATCTGCATCTCTTTTAAAATATTTTCTTGATTGAAATCTTCCTGTGACTTCAAACTTTGTAGAGATATCTTTACCAAATACATACTTAGAATCTTTACCCCAAGCTAGTATTGCTAAATAGTCTGACTTATTAAAAGGTCTATTAACAGCTAATATAAAATCAATTACTTTTCTTCCTGAATAAGTAGTTCTATGCTTACCTTTCTTACATAAGTAACCTTTTAGCTTAACTTCGTTTACAAACGTGCCTTCTTCTGACACTTCTGCATCTTTTGCAAATAAATAAGTTTCTACGCTTCCGTCAGTTTTATTAAAAGTTCTTATTTGACCTTCAAAACTAACGTAAGCCGCTGATTTTATTTCAGCGTCTAATAATTTTTCTGATACTACAACTGGAAGTGTATCTATTTCTCCACTTTTTCTTTCAACATCAACATCAACTATTAAAAACTCTTCTCCTAGTGTGCTATGATATTTTCTATAATCGCTTGATATTTTCCCAGATAGCTTCGCTATGTTATTGTTCATTAATTCCATTTTTCTTCCTCCGTTAACAATCAATATTTGCTTCTAATGCATGTTGCATAATAAACTCTCTTCTTGGGATTACTTCCTCACCCATACATAAACTTAATATATATTCATCTTTTTCTATTTCATCTATGCTTATTTGCTCTAATGTTCTAGTAGCAGGATTCATAGTTGTTTCCCATAATTCTTCAGGATTCATTTCTCCTAATCCCTTAAATCTTTGAACATTAGTTACTCTATTTCCATATTGATTTATAAGAGCATCTCTTTCTTGCTCATCTTTAGCAAAATAATTTTGTTTATTAATAACAAGTTTATATAATGGTGGGCAACTAAAATATACATAGCCATTTTCTATAAGTGGCTTCATATATCTATAGATGTAAGTTAACCATAAAGTTTTAATATGAGAACCATCTACATCGGCATCACTCATAATTATGATTTTGTGATATTTAAGTTTAGAAATATCAAATTCTTCACCTAAACCACATCCACAAGCTCTTACTAGATCCATAAGTCTTTCATTCTTAACTACATCATGCAATCTCTTCTTTTCAACATTTAAGGGCTTACCAAAGATTGGTAATATAGCTTGAAAATATCTATCTCTTGCTTGCTTTGCAGATCCACCAGCCGAATTACCTTCAACTATATAGATTTCACATTCTTCAGCTTTTCTGCTTGTACAGTTAGCTAACTTTCCAGCCAAACCTGTAGGATTATCAGAACTCTCTTTTATCTTTCTTACAGCTTCTCTTGCTTTTTGAGCTGCAAGTCTAGCTTTAGATGCATTTGCAACTTTATCAACTAAAGCTTTTGCTATAGTCGGATTATGATCAAATAATTCAGCTAAGTTTTCTTCAACAATCTTTTTAACAGCTTGTCTTACTGATGTCATTTTTATCTTTGCCTTACCTTGTCCATCAAAGAATGGATCTTGAACTCTAATGCTAACAATCGCTGTTAAACCTTCTAATGCATCAGATGAATCAAATTTTATATTTAATTTTCTTTCATTAATGCAATCTGTTACTACTTTTGTAATTGCTGTTTTTAATCCCGTTACATGGTCTCCATGTTCTGTTGTAGCAGCATTATTACAGAAACTTAATATGTGTTCAGTATCATAAGTATCTGTATATGTCATTCCTACATATACTTCTACGTCATTATGTTCACCTTGAATAGTTAAGGTATCAACTATCTTAGTCTTACCATTAACTTTGCTTTCTACTAACTCTCTTATACCTTCTTCGAATTGATAAGTTTCTTCTAATTTAACTTCATCACCTTCTGATACATATAGGTAATTCATTAATCCTGGATTTAAGTAAGCAAGAGTTTTTAATCTATTTGCAACATCTTTAACATTAATAATGTCATCTTCTTTCCATATAGTTCTGTCTGGTTTAAAGATGACTTCTGTTCCTGTATCTGTAGGATCTAATCCTTCTTCTATAACTGTTAAATCTTGAGCTTTAATACCTTGTTGGAAAGCTATTTCATATTTCTTTCCTCCAGTTTTTACTCTTATAACTAACCATTCAGATAATGCATTAACAACTGAAAGACCAACTCCATGTAATCCAGTAGTTTTAATTCCATTTTCTTTAGATTTAAAACCACCATTACCATCATCTTCTACATTAAACTTACCACCACCATGTAGAGTAGCTGCAGCGATTTCTACTTGTGATACATTTGGGTTCTTTTTAGAAGGTGCGATAGGTATTCCTCTACCATTATCTAAGACAGTAATAATTTCATCTTGAATATAAACTGCTATTCCAGTAGCATATCCTGATGTATATTCATCTAATGAATTATCTGCTATTTCAGTTATCATATGAGTTATATGAGGTAAATACATTCCAGGTCTAATTCTGACGCAATGCGGGAATTCCAATTCTATTACTTCTGCTTGTTGTATTTCTGACATTCTTATCTTTCCTTTCAATACTATTTTTTGTCTTAAATGTATCTCTTAATGCTCTTTAGCATTGTTTTTTTTGAATTTTGTCTGCTATATTAATTAACTTGTTAGGTAAATTAATAACAGTTATTAAAACTGTTCCTCTGAATAAATAAATTTTTCTATTATACACCCTTAAATTATTAGCATTCTTATGTGTGAGATACAATTTATCAAGATAGCTTTTAAGATTACCTTTGGCTTGAGCATGAGTTATCCCATGCTCTAATGCTTTATTTGCAATCTTATCAGCTATCTTTTTGCTTACGCCAAGTCTATCTTTTGTTCTTTGCTTGGCATGATTAGTAACTATAGCTTCCAAAGTTATTCCAATACCTCTGGCTTAATACAACCTGTAATATGACCAAGAATAGCCTTTATCCCTGCGATCAAATTCTCTTCTTTGGTAAAGTTTGTATCTATAATTAAATCTGCTTTGATAATTTTTGCTTCAGGTGTTACTATAGCTAGTTTTTCTCTAGCAACTAATTGAATCATTGGTTCTCCTTTTGGTCCTTTATGAGTAGCAGCAACTACAATAAAATCACGATTTTGTATAGTGAATGGAACCATCGGGCTATTAGCCAAAGCTTTGGCTGTGTATAAAGCAACTTCTTGAATTTCTTCTTCTAAAGCAACTTCATCATCTATTTGTTTTGTTAAAGCCTTTTCTGCTTCATCAAATTTCTTTAATTCTTCATTGATATTCATTTATTACACCTCCAGTTAATATAAACTGGGCTGATAAGCCCTAGATTAGAATCTAGGACTACCTGCACCTGTTGGTACTCCTGGCATTCCTGGTCTACCTCCTGGCATTCCAGGTGCCCCTGGCGCTCCTGGTCTACTTCCTGGCATTCCTGCTGCTGGTGAACCTGGCATTCCTGGTCTACCTGGTACTCCTGGAGTTCCTTGTGGACCTGCTGGATTAGAAGGAGCAAATGCATTATCTCCTGAATTATTTTGAGGTAATTTCTTTATGAACTTAAATTCTGAAACTTCTATTGCAGCACTGTTTTGAATATTTCCATCTTTATCTTTATATCCTGGTGTAAATCTTCCTGTAATAGCTATGTTAGAAAACTCTTTTCTCATTGCATCATTTTTATCTAATGAGCTAATTTGTTGTAATTGATCAGCATAGTATCCCCAAGCTGTAAAATTAACTAATGTTTCATCATAATATCCATTTTCATTTTTTGTATTTAATTGAACATTCATTGCCCAGTTCATTCTTGATTTTTTATCTCCATTCGCAGGTGTGTATTTCCCTTCGAACATTGGTAATCTTCCTTCTAATTGTATTGAATTTATCATAGTAATCTTCTCCTTCGCTTTATATATTTTTTATATTCATTTCTTAAATAATAAAAAATGATTCGCATGCCTTTATATTATGCGAATCATTTAAAAAAAACTATTTGTATCGTAATTTTTTTATGCTGTTTGAGCCATTGATTGTTGTATGAAGTAAAATAATCCTACAACATTAGTATCATTAACATTATCTATAGTTAATGAAGGATTATCAAAGTATTGTCTTACATATCCATTTAATTGATCAGCTGACATTTCTGATTTAAAAGAATTTAACCAAGCATTAGCATTATATAATTCAATATATTCTAAGAACCAGAATATATTTCCATCACCAACATAATCATCAATAGTAGCTCCTGGTGTTTGATATGCTTCAGCTATTAAATTATTTAGACCTTCTTTTTTTAACCAGCTATTTTCCCATTCTTGTAATCTTACTCTAGCCTTAGCTAATTCATCTTGAATAAAGAATAAGAATGCTTCTATTGTAGATGGACTAATTTCTGCTAATGTTGCAGAAGTTCCATCTGTAAAGTTACGATATAAAGTATCTAATTGAGCTGGATTATTTGCATAATCAAAAGAAACCTTATAAGCTTCTAATTGATCTAAATGTTCTTGCTTATATTCTGCAGCTGGTGCTGCTTGAGGTGCTTGTGGAGCAGGTGCAGTAGGTTGTGGAGCTTCAGCTACAGGTGCAACTGGTGCCTCATTCATTATAGCTTGTCCTTGTGCGTTAGCAATTTCTTGTTTCTTAGCTTCTAATTCTGGAGTCATTGCATTATTATATGCTAAAACTCTTTCTGGAATAGCAAAATCCTCATCATTTAAATATGGTATACCATGTTGATCATACGGTAATGTCCATTGATCTCCTGCAATAGCATTATCTATAGCAGCAGCTACCTTTTGATTATTAGCTTGTAATTGTTCAATTCCTTCATTTAATGTAGACTCTCCTACTTTTTCTGGAGTGCCTAAATCAATTCCTGTAGTATTAACAGCTTCATGTTCTTGAGGTAGATTAATTACTGAAGTATTTCCTTGTAAATATACAGCCAATGCATGTGCAATAGAAGCATATGCCATTGGTTTTGCATTAATATCACTCATTACATCTGCTGCTGTAATTGCCTTGTTTATATTATTCACAAATAATTCATTTAATTTACTCATGTTTTTTATCTCCTTTATAATCCTTTTATTTTAATTCAGATTCTATTTTTATAAATTTATCGTTTATTTCATCGAACAATTTTTGCTCGAATTGTTTGTCTGTAAATTCAAATTCAGAACTCTCCATGTAATCCATATTATTTAAATATAATTTAGGTCTACCTGGGTTTTCATCATCATTTGGTAGTACATATGGTTTTATGCCAATTTTAATCTTGTTTAAAAGATTACTGATATGCAAATTAGTCAACCAATTACTATCTTCATAGTTAAGTGGATGATCTTCTTGATCATCTAAATATTCTATGGTCATATGCTTACTATCTAACTTATCTAGTTCTAAAATATTTGAATCTTCTATGCTGTCTTCTGAAACTGTTAAGTCTATTTCTTGAGATAAGTCTTTATGTTGAATTACAAAAACTATTTCTCCTTTTTCATTAACTGTTAATTTTCTTACATAATCATAAGTGTCAATGTATAAATTATTTAACTTCACAACATCATATTTTCTTTGTCCCGCAAGAATATTATTTCTTTTTAGAACAGTGACTGTTAGCTTAACATCTGGAGTTATTATGTTGCACTGATAAAATCTATCAGGCTCAACAGGAGGTATGACTCCAAAATTTTGAAGCCACATTTCCTTTGCCTTGTTTTCTTCTATCCCTTGAGCTTTCATATTATTTAAGAAATCATCAAGTACTTCTCTAGTTTCTACGTGCTCATTTCTCCATTCAACCAAGCTTTGATTATTAATTGGTCTTGTAATAGGCTGAATGTAATTCACTATTATCTCCTCCTTTAACTAGCTTTATTTACATATTCTAATTGAGGATCTCCTTCTTTTGTTAAACACTCTTTAGTTAATGTAATCTTAGATACTTTTGTATCAGGTAATTCAAACATATAATCTGTCATGAACTCTTCCATAACTGATCTTAATGCTCTAGCCCCTGTACCTGATTCTATTGCTTTATCAGCTATAGCTTCTAAGCATTCTTTTTCAAATTCTAACTCTATACCATCAACTTCAAATAGAGTTTTATATTGTCTTACTATAGAATCTACAGGTTCAGTAAGAATACTTACTAATGCATCTCTATCAAGTTCCTCTAAAGTACATATAACTGGTAATCTACCAAGTATTTCAGGCATCATACCAAATTGTCTTAAATCCTTTGGAGTTATTTTGTGAATTAACTCATTATAAGAATGTTCTTTAGAATCTATTTCTTTGTTTTGAGTAAGACCTATTTTAGATTTTTTGAAAATCCTTCTTTGAATAATTTTTTCTATATTCTCAAATGCGCCCCCACAAATGAATAATATATTAGAAGTATCTATTTGATAACATTCTTGATTTGGATGTTTTCTATTCCCTGACATAGGTACAGACACAATGTTTCCTTCAAGCATTTTTAATAGTGCTTGTTGTACACCTTCACCAGAAACGTCTCTAGTAATAGATACATTTTCTCCTTTACGTCCAATCTTATCTATTTCATCTAAAAAGACGATTCCGTTTTCAGCTGCCTTGATATCACCATTAGCATTATCTATTAATTTCTTTAAAACTGTTTCTACATCATCTCCAACATAGCCTGATTGAGTTAATGAAGTTGCATCTTGTATTGCATAAGGTACTCCCATTTTCTTTGCCATAGTTTCAACAAATAATGTCTTACCACTACCAGATGGTCCTACCATAAGTACATTAGATTTTTTTAACTTCATATCTGTAGCTATATTATTATTGTAGAAAGTTCTTTTATAATGATTATAAACTGCTACTGCTATAACTTTCTTAGCTCTCTCTTGATTAATAATATAATCATCAAAGTGTTTTTTCATATCGGATGGTTTTAATCCAGACTCTATTTCTTTGATATTAACTTTGTAATTAGCCATAGCAGTATCTATTGCCTCATTACATATTTTTACGCAATGTTCACATATAAGAAGTTCAGAATCCACATCTGATCTTAATAATAATGTGTCTCCATCAATGTCATATGATCTCCCGCAATATCCGCATGTTAATTTATTCATAGTCATTCCTCCATTTTGTCTATTTGTATTCAATGTTAAGTTTATCTAGCACATGTGCCATTCCTAATCCCTTCTCAGGAATCCATATTCCTTCATCATTATATGTTCCGCCTCTCATACAGTAATCGTACATTTCAGGATGTGATTCTTTCATTCTCTGAAACCTATTCTTACCTTTTTCCATATGACAGCCGAAAATGCACCCTACGCATCCGGTACGTTTTTCTCCTGTTGTTTTAAACTTCTTTTCATCGTTATCATAAATAACTTCACCATACACTTCTGCTATGTCGAGTTTGCATTCATAAATGTACTGAAGGATATCTTGTTCTGTCCAAAAACCTAATGGATTGGACTTAGGTTCACTACAATTAAATGCATTGCAGCCACCATTATTTAAATATCTTATTTGTCTATTTTGACTTTCATCAGCCATAACTCCAGTTATAGGAATTCTGCCAGTTTTTTTATTATATTTTTTAAATGGCCTTTTCTTCATAACATCGCAACACTTTTCACTTATTTTGAAATCTGCTGTTGTTAATAAGTAATGCCATTTATCACTTAACTTACCTGCTTTCCCTTTTTCATCACCATGTAATAACTTATTTCTATAAGCTGGGCTTAAATTTTGGGTAGTAAGTTTTCTAAATGCCATAGCTTGAGATTTAGAAATACAAGGATATCCATAATGAGTTATTGTTTGGGCATAATTCATATCAGGCCTAATAATTTCGTCAGCTAATTCTTTTGCTTTGTCTATTACTTCTCTATATTCTAAAGTAGTATTACAAAATACACTTGGTATTTTTGGATACTTATTTTTTACTATATGATGCAAAACTGAACTATCTTTACCTCCACTAATAGATGTATATAATCCATCAGTCGTGAATTGATATACTGCTTCATCAATTCTTTTTTCAGTCTTTGCAACTTTCAATTCCAATGGCAATGCTTGTGCCATTTTCAGTTCTTGTATATTCATTCCCGCTTCACCTATCAATTACGTATTGCCGTATGTTGATAGGGAAATCGTGATTACAGTTATAAAACCTTCAGCTCAATAGCCTAGGAGGGGATTTTTAAGTCTTTACCTCATTACTTTTTTCACAATTACTTTAATGGCTAATTAAAATAATTATTATGACAACCTTGGTTAGCCAAGGGCTTGAAGCGTTTTTGGAATGTATATTTTAAGCAACTATTTTAAAATCTGCGTATCCCACATGCTTTGAACTTAGAATTTCAACATTAAGTAAAGCTCTATGAGGGTATTGTTCATTATATTCATTAATAGCTAAAAGCATTTTTCTTTCTGCATCCTCTTTACTAGGTGCAACAATGTATCTATAATCTTTTTTCTCATTATTTCTTCTAGTAAAATACCTAAGCTTTACCTTATAAACTGGTTCGCTTAAGTACGAGGACATTAATCTTCTGTTAACTTCATCCAAATAATTGATATCTATAACAGCTTTCATAAAGTACCTCCTATATTCTTTTATTTTCTTTTGATGTATCTATATTAGAGCTATTGCATTTTGGACATTTTGAACCTTTACTGCCACCATAAACACAATATATACATCCGCAATCTAAACATCTTGCCATATCTATTCCTTCTTATCCTTTAAGCAATCTTGGCATATTCCATTTGGAGTAGAATGATGAAAGTTCCCATAGCTATCCTTATAACAGAAATTAAAAGACTTACATTCAATGCAAGTTTCTAAAGCTATTAAAACTTTACCTGTAGGCGAATCAATATAAAAATTCTGTTTCATATAATCATCTCCATTAAATTATTTCATCAATCAATCCCATTTCTAATGCCTTTTCAGGTGAAAGGAAGTTATCTCTTTCACATTCATCCCACATTGTAGCAGGATCAGTCTTACCATTAGTTGACTTAGCCATCATTTCTGTAAGCTTTGCTTTCATTCTTGATATTCTAGCTGCATGTATTTCAATATCTGTAGCTTGTCCTTGATATCCTCCTAATGGTTGATGTATCATAACCTCTGAATTAGAAGTACAATATCTATGTCCTGGCTCTCCTTGAGATAATAAAAATGCTCCCATAGATGCTGCCATTCCCATACATACTGTATGGACAGGTGATTTAACTTTATTCATGGCATCAAGTATTGCCATTCCATCTGTAATAGATCCTCCTGGACTATTAATATACATAGTTATTGGTTCATTACTTTCTGAATCAAGAAATAAAAGTTGTGCTTGAATTAAAACAGCCATTCTTGATTCTACTTGTCCGGTAAGCATAATTACTCTATCTTTTAATAATCTAGAGAATATGTCCATTGATCTTTCTACTCTTCCATCTTGTTCTATAACCATTGGAACTGTTAAAGCTCCCATTGGTTGTAATGTTGTACCATAATTGTTCATAACTTTGTCTCCTTCGTATATAAAAATATTATTTAGTTCCTCTTTACAGTCCTAAAGACAGTCTTATAATTTCAACTGCTTCAGCTGTAATAGTAACTATCATCCAATCATTTTTTCTTTCACAATAAATTTCACTAGGATTTTTTAATATTGTTCCATCTTTTAAAAGAATGTAATAATCATCTTTATACATAAAATGAACTCCATTCCATTCTGGCCTTGTTATAAAGCTTTGAGCATCTCCATCTAATATATGTGATTCATTTACTGCTTTATCATATTCTAATCCTTTTAATAAAACTTCCTTCCAATATCTCATTAGTTTATCCTCCAGACATATTAATTTTGTAAATCCCAATCTATATAGTTGAAGCATGTATATCCAATCCATATAGATATGTCTAAACATTTGTCACCGTTTTTCTTCTTAGCTCCATTAGAGTGAATAGTAAATCTTGGTTTACCTCCCCATTCTTTATGAGCTTTTTTGTAATTATTTATTTGAAATACTTTAGTGTCATTGTCCCACCATTTCTCAAAAATACGTTTCATATATGTCTCCTTATCTTAATAGCCCATACTAAGATGGGCTAATGTATAATTATTCTAAAGTCCAAGTACCCTTAAATAATGCCATAATGACAACAACTTCTGGTCTTATTCCTGGTAATGTTTCATTTATAGCAAATCCTGGTACACCATTTTTAGATGTTATATAACCTTTTGCTTCTGTACCAAACATATCTACTGTAAAGAAAACCTTCTCTCCATTAATAGCCATTTCTAATGCTTTGGTATTATCTATTGGCTTAACTTCTGTTTTTTCAAATTCTAAATTTACAAAATTAGAATCTATTGAAACTGGGAATACAGCATTTTCTGTTACTATAAGTAAAGTCTTGCTATCAGTATCGTATTTAATTACATCTCCTTCTTCACTAACAAAAGTTCCTTTATATCCATTATCAAATTCATCTACCATTTCAATGAAATTATATGTTGGAGTATGATTTGCTTCCTTATTTCTTATATCTTTTAAAATCATCTTTAGGAATTCTGGGAATGATGGTTCTATATTTGAATCATCTTCTGCTTTCATTGATTCATTTATTTCATCACATAATTCTCTTTTATCGCAATTATCACAATCACATTCATGTTCTTCTATTTCATTATTGTCCTCTTGTTCTAGAATAGCTCCTAACATCATTTTGATAGCATCTTCCTTTGATATTTGTTTCATTGTTACTTCACTCATTTTATACTTCCTCTCTTTCATTTTCTTTTTTTAAGTCTTTATCTGACATTAAGACTCCAAATAGGTGATCTAGTTCATGTTGAAATACAACTGCTTCAATGTCTTTAAGTAGTTTTTTGATTTTTTGTCCATTTTCATTAATGTACGCTACTTTTAACATCTTGTATCTTCTTGTAAGACATTTAGCTTCAGGTATAGATAAACAAGATTCACTAAAGAAACCTATTTTATTTGGATACATTTTTATAATTTCTGGATTTATGCAAACAGTAATCTCTTTTATATTTCTTGGATTAACCATTGCAAAAGCCATTTTATTTACTCCAAGTTGTGGAGCTGCTATCCCAAGACTTGTATTCTCTTCATTGAAATGAGCTTTTAATGAAGTAATCAATTCTTGTTCTTCTTCTAAAGATTCAATAGGTTCAGAAATTTTTCTTAATACTTCTAAATCTTCTTTTGATTCAATAGTTAGTACTCTATTATCCATTCTTCCTCCTTGTATTAACTAAAACTTTTTCCGTTTTAGTTCGATATTTTATATTATGTTTTTATAAAAAAAGAGCCTACTAATGTAGACTCAAAATTTAAAACTTTTTTATGCAGCTTTTTTCAATATCAATAAATCCCTTGCTCCTACTATAGAATCATTGCTTTGATATTCTATACCAAAAGATAAATATTCAGTATTTGAATTTTCTTTTAATCTATTAAGATTATTAATTATTTTTTCTAATCCTTCAGGATTTATAGATTCTTTTATTATAGATGACTTCTTACCGTAGATAGGTTTATCATAAGAAGCATATACGTACAAACTTTCTATTTTAGTATGAGGACACTTTAATTCTTTTTTAATTTCATTTATTTCTTTTTCTAAATTTCCTAATGTTAAATCACTAATATTTTTTATCATAGCGAAACCTCCAATACGAAATATAAAAAAGCACAAAAGGACACCAACCATACGAAGATATCCTGTTATGCTTTAATTTGCTTATAGTTTAAAATCAATTATTATCTATTTCTCTTTGAGTAATTCTTTTAATTCTTGACCTAGATATCTTATGTAACATTCTTTTATCTTTTGGTCTAAGTTTTGTATTTTGAACTACTATCTTTTCATAAAAATCTAAAGCAGTTGCTTCCTTTGAATTATTCTGTTTAAATAAATCCATAATGCTATCAATCCTTTTTTTATTCAGAAATTAAGTTTGCATTTTCATATTTATTTCCTACAACTTCTATTGTAGGTATGTAATTCATAAATTTAATTCCAAATCCTTTTGAGCTATACCAAATGAATGTTCCATTCATATACGTGCAAGTCATATATCCATAATCAATATCGAAAATAATATCTCCTTCATATATTTCTTTATCATTTTTATCCTTAATTCCTGTATATCTTAAAACTTCAAACCTATTAGGAAAAATACTTTCATGTATCATTCTACGATGAGTATGTTCATCTACATCTTGTTTGCCTATGCATTCCATAATTAAATCACCTTTATAATTTAAGTACAGTACACATAAATTATTTTTATATGCTTCATAAATAGGCATAAACCATTTTTTATTTTTCTTGTCCCAAATTTTATATCCTAACTCTCTATACATATATTTTTCTCCTATAATAAATATTATTTAATAAATACTCTATATATAGTTTCTAATACACCAAGCCATTCAAATTCAAAAGAATTGATTTTTATAGAGAAACCACTCAATCCTATTAATATAATTGCTATCCACATTAATGTTTTATCCAACTTTTTCATTCTCCTTTACCTCGTAAATTTAATAAATTATTTTTACCTTCTATATTTAACCTTTTTAGTGATTCAATATTATTTTCATTATCTTCTTTTAAGGAAAGTTTCACTTGCCCTCTATGCCATCTATAAGTTTCAATATGATTGGGTACATCTTTAAATAGATTGTTATAACAAATAATATTCAATTTTACATATTTATTTAATAATTTTTGATATCTATTCATTATTTGCCTCCTTATTGAATTATTTATTAAATATCCTTTACAAATACTTTCCCATTGGGATCGGTATAAAATATATTCCTTTTAAATGACATAAGATAAGAAACTCCTGGAATAACTAATACATTCATATCTGTAACAATAGTATTTAATTCAAAAGTTGCTATTACTTCTCTCGTATCTTTTTTAAAAACAACTAAAATTTGCATTATTTCACCTCAACTTATAATTAATAAATCCTTTTAATATTCAATATTTGTTGTTTTTCATATTTTCTTAAATAGCCATTGTCACATATCCATTTAACTGCTTTATGTCTTGGATGTTCATTATTTTCAACAATTACCCTAACAATGTTTTGCCAACTTTTTTCGTTATTTTCTATTATTGTTACATCATAAATTTTCATCTTTTAACTCCTTCTCAATAATTTTAAATTAAGAATTACGCCTCAATAATTTTTTTATGTCCATTTCTCCATCCATCTTCATAATCAACCTTGCCTTCTTTAATCTTAATTGCATTGGCTTTAATGGTAGTCCAATCCATATTGTTTTCTGCCCAATCAATTAATATATCTGGATTTTCTAATGTCTCATTAAAAATTTCTCTAAAATCTTCATTCTTAAACTCATCATAATATTCAGCTCTATCTTCAGCTATTAAATCTGCTCTTACATTCCATACGCTATAATCTGGCATAGTTATTTGTAATAATTTCATAATTATTCTCCTTTTATATAAAAAACCCAGGACCTTTCGGATACCTGGGTATGATCTGGCGGAACTAGTAGGATTCGAACCTACAACCTATCGGTTAACAGCCGAGTGCTCCACCTTTGAGCTATAGTTCCATAATTCCAGCATCCGTATGGATCTGGAGATCTCCTTCTACCTTAGGTAGATGAGCTAATGTAAGCACCACATTTTATAATCCCTTGCATGGATTGGGTAGGCACCATTATTTTTATATGCATGGTTGCATTGACCTAGCTTACTTTTTGTTCTTTCGGTCTTGTCAATAATTACTACTATCTCACTCATAAATAGCATATTTGTTTTAATTAATCGCCTGCACAATGCAAGCCCCAGAAAGAATTTATCTTTCAAAATTAATGCAAGGGTGGATGACACCCCACCATCTCCAACCATATAAGCCTAGCAGAACTAAGTGTTATATGTAGTATAGACTGCCTGTTTCTACTTCTTGCATTTTAATTTTCACTTGAAACCCCTGTTAGTTCATGAGCCCCCAATAGATGGAAGTGTCATAACTAACCTCACATACTAAGTAAAATATATTAACCTTCTAGAGATATCCTTATACCATCACGCACTCTTCCTTCAGTTAATGCAGTTTTTCATAAGCATAGATGGTTCAATTCGCTTATGCATTTAGAGGAAATTTGTTATAATTTGCTTACTTGAAAAACACGAGCTAATATAATTAGCTACTAAAACTCATAAGCTTAAATATATCTTCTTATAAGAGTTCCCAATCTATGTCTAAATAAGAAATATATCAGTTTCGTAAATATTTAGATTAGGCTTCAATTTACTTTTATTATTGCTTGAAAAAACCCTTAAAAAATACTAAGCAATATATATATTCTTCTCACTTCCGAAACCAGCACTCCATGTCCTTCGAATATATAGCTTTTTGTTTTGCGGAGCTGGTCCTCTAGGCAAAACTTTAGAGAGAAATGCTTATCGCCACAGTTCCTTCCTGCTCGTCCATAAGCTATTAAGTAGATTAATTACTTCTACTTAACTAGTGCGTCTCCAGTGAGCATAGTAAATCATTACCAGAGGCTTGAGAGGATCTATTTGGAGCTTCGAGTGAGATTCGAACTCACAACATGCTGATTACAAGTCAGCCGCTCTACCATTGGAGCTATCGAAGCATGTATTATAATACTTTCGGTGTGCTACAAATATCTAAGTCTTTGTTAATAGGCAAGGCTGTATATATCAGGTATTCAGCAATTATGTACACTTTTAACTGAACCATACTATATATCCCTACACGCTACTCTTAACTATAAGAATACCGGAAATATTATATTGGTACTCGATAGGGGAATTGAACCCCTGTTACCACCGTGAAAGGGTGGTGTCTTAACCACTTGACCAATCGAGCATAAATTATGCTATCTCTTTTAGCGTGTACTTAGCCAAGGATGATAGCTATCCTTATCTGTACAAATTACAGATTTCTCTGGTGCAGATTGCTGGAGTTGAACCAGCCTTTATAATCTTATGACAAATGCTCTACCTTGAGCTAATCTGCATATTATATTTCCGAAGCTTACAGATCCTATCTTCGGTACCCAGGTTTCACAGCATTATTGATTCTCTGCTTATCCACATTCTCTTGAATGTACTGAGTTATGCCTGCCTTTTTTTATGAGTGGCTTTTCTCATCTAATAGTACACTACTCTACACCATTGATTATATCAACCTTGCGGGCTGTTCAGGCTGCTACCCCTTATACGCTCTCCGATATAGAACAATCAAGCTTTTGCGAAGCTATCATGCGCTTCATTCACTTCTTAGTGTGAAGCATTAAGACACTTTCATGCACTACGAGGATGAACTTTCGCTTTAATCTAGAATTAATATCTTTTAAATTCTCAAATATTGTTTCATTATCCCAAAACATATAGCTTAAATTCATCATTCATTATATTTCTCAAACTGTAGATGTGTCATCCTATCAGCTCGCTTCCCTTTTGAGGAAGTAAATACTGGACACCTACATAGCTTTCACTCAACTAAGTTACTAACTGGTAATAAATCATACTCTAGGATTCCTCCGCCTCTCGACTTCTAAGGTCCCATTTCTTTTCTAACTTTTACGATTTTTTTAATTAATTCATATTCTCTATCGAATTCTTCAGCTAGTTTGATCATTTCTGGATTCTTTTTAAGTTCTGCATCAATCTCGGCCTTGCAATTAACTTTTTTGAACCCCATTTCTATACACCTCCTTTTTCTAATTTAATTTCTTCACTTAATTTTTTTAAAGCAATAATTTTTTTATTGAAAAGATCCATCAATCTGAGTCTGTTATTGGAGCTCCCTCAGTGCGTTACCACTACGCTATCTGGATATATTAGAGCCGCATTTTACTAATCGAAATAGCGGCTAAAGATAGTGAAATCACTGTTTACCGTCATACTCATTCACTACGAACATCTGACAAGGGTATTTAGTAATTAATTTTACTAATCCATCCTTTGGGTGCAGAGGAGAGATTCGAACTCCCGACCTTCTGGGCATGAACCAGATAAGCTACCACTGCTAACACTCTGCATTATTATGAAGGCTTTGCACCTTCTTGTCGCTTTGGAAGTTTAAGATAACTTCAAACATTATCCTGTTACCAGGTTGGTAGCCTCACGAACTATTGAATAATTGTCTTAACCTTATAGGGATATAGGCAATTATTCTCATTATACGAGCTCAAGTGCCCTAACATTCTGGCATTTCACCACGGGTATTTATCAACCCCGGATTTTTATTATTGAATCTAATAATTTAAGATCCGTTCTAAGCACTGCAAAAAAATCTTAAAAAAATTTCGCTTTGGCGGAGTGTGCAGGATTCGAACCTGCGGAAGTTTTACCTTCGTCTCGTTAGCAGTGAGATGCCTTAAACCACTCGACCAACACTCCATATTAATAGCTCATTTTGAACAGTTGAGCTAAACTGCGGTTATCCATTTCAATAAGCCGATATTCCTTGGTCGTTTAACTCATTTATTTAAGATGAGCACTTTTGAGCTTGCATCAATGTTGAAACTAGTTGAATAACCATGTTAATAGATTCCCAACCTAATCTATCCTGTGCTATCTCAATAACACTCCGAGCTTAACGTCCAACTCTGTTGACAAACCTCGATGCAGATTACTCTAGTGTTCTTATGTGAACTTATGTAATCGGAACATAATACTGGTTTTGGCGACTCACAAGGGGATCGAACCCTCGACCTCTGGCGTGACAGGCCAGCACTCTAACCATCTGAGCTAGTGAGCCATATTAAAACTTAACTATGTCTCTATATTATGTACCTTTGTAAAAAAAGACTACTATTGAAAAATATTTTTTAAATTTTTCGTCGTACTCCATTATTACAGCTTATAAACTTCTTATACACATTTAAAGATAAAAAAGCTGGGATTTTTTATCCCAGCCTTATATTATAATTTTTTTATTAAATCATTAACTATTGTATTTATGTTTCCTGACCATGTGGTACCTTCACAATATTTAATATTTACATCATATATACTAAGACCATTATAATAAGCTCCACCTTCAGTAAGATAAGCAGTACTAATAAGATTTGCTATATAATTCAGACTCTCTCCCCAGCTATTAAATCTTCTCCATGAATTACCCTTTTTAACTCCACCAATATTGTTATATGTTTTAGCTAAATATGATCTTCCATGTCCAGATTCTTCTGAGTTAAGTGCCATTAAAAATATTGCATTTATGTTATATTTTTTCTCAGCATAGTAATATGCTCTTGATAATGATTGTAATGCACTACCTTCTAACATTCTATGAATTTGAGACTCTGATAAATTACTTAATTCTCTTAAATTATAAGGGTTATAATGAGGCGTTCCATCTACTTGTTTTTTTACCTCTTTTTCCTTATATACTTCATATGGTGGATTTTCTTGATATTGTTCAATTAATGACATATCAATAAAACCTTCTTTACCATTATAATTAATTTTTAGCCAGTTCCATTGTCTTTCAATTATTTCAAAAGTCATACCTTTTCTTAATAAAGATATTACTTCTGAATCATAATTTGGTTCAGTTCTAAAACGAGAATAATCAGTGATAACTTGTCCATATTTTTGATGTTCAGTTTTTAATCTCTGTTCTTCTTCTAATCTTTCTTCTTCTAAGATTTTTTGTTCAACCAACTTTAAATGTTTCTCATATATTTTTCTTGTACTCATTAAAATAGGATTTGTAAGAGATTGGTCTTCTGTTGATAGCTGTATTGCTGTAGGTTTTAATGCTTTACTGTTATACACATTGTTTTCAGTATTATAATATTGTACTGGCCAAAGTGTACATGTGCATGTATATAAACCCACTAAGCATTTAGCTAAATGTGTCATAAAAACACTCCTTTCTGATTTCTCCCTCATATCCTCTATTACTATTTAGGATAATTTATTTAATGTTTTTTCTTCTTTTGTAATCTGCCAAGCTAATTACATTACTTTTATTCTGTTTAAAAGCAGATACTGTAAAAGCTAATGTATATAAAATTGCATGTGTTTCGTCATCTGAATAAGTGTTATCCATGATTATATCTTCATACAAATCCAATATCAGAATATTTTCTTGATCTTGAATAATGATAATAGATAATTCATTGTCGAATAATACTTCATATTCAAATGTTTTATTTTTTATATCAAAATTGACTTCTCCATATATTTTTATAATGTTGAAATCATGTAAGTAAATGTTAGGCATATAATCACATCTTAAATAAGAGCAATTTTCTGTTTCAATTACTTCTGCACCTAAACAAGTAAGAAGTTTATTGAAGACTTTTTCTTTATTTAATGCAATATCTATTTTGCCTTTTCCTAATAATCCTGTATATGCATCATGAAAATAATTAGATATTTCTTTCAATACCTTAGCTACAGCATTATCTTTAGCAAGCATAATTTCATAGTCATATTCATCGAATACATTATCAAATATGCTTTCATTTGCATTTACTTTGAGTGTACAGTTATCATTCATTTGCATCCCTCCTATATATACATAAAGCGGCAATTAAGCCGCTATTTTTTAACTCAACACTATATTTTATGTTGAGCTATGTAAAAATGAATACTATTTGATGTATTCAAGTATATCTTTATGGGATTGGATAGTAGTTTTTGATTTAAAATATTTGATATAGTTCTCTCCATATGATTTGAATATAGACTGTAATCTTATATGTCTTGAGCTTATATATTCTTCTTCTCCTGTTCCTTTACATCTAGGACAATCTTCTTGAACATAATAATCAGTTCCTCCAATAAATGGATTGAATTCATTGTCTTTTTTAAATACTAAAAAACTCTTCTTCCCTTTGCATAATGAGCATTTCATATTAAGTCCTTTCTTTAATAGAGATTAGGAGTTGCTAGATGATAAAACTGTTTAAAGTTAATACATAAAACAATGACGAAACAGTTTATGCTATTTTATTACATAAAAAAAAGATTATAAAAAAATATAATCTTGATTTTTAGCTTTTTTCCTTGCACTTTGAAAAAAATATTCAATTTTCTTTATTCACAAGTAGGCAATTATTTTTTAGCAACATAATATACAAGTGTTAAGTGATTAACAGTACATATTATGGAGCATACACCAAAGATGAATGCAGTTGCCCTATTACTTAAATTGGGAACCTTGTGAAAGGAGTCTTGCGAAGACTATAAAGATTTTCTACCGAAAGGTAAGAATACAGAAAGCACAACTGATGCAAAATAGTGCCTCTGAACAGTAAATGGCCATTCCCCTAGCATATGGTCGTTCAGGTTGAGACGTGATGACGACGTAATGGTCAGGAGGGAGTTCTGGGTGCATAGGTGCACGGGAACTGCAAGCAATCACATGGACAGAACCAATGTGGCAAAAGCTTGTAGGTGTTTTAACACGTAACTGCTAGGGTGTAAGATAGTGATGCGACTGACATATACGAAGTACAGCTTATAGTTATTCTTTATTGATTGTAGATTAATATAACTTTTTATATTTTTTACAATTGGTAAGGAAATAACTATATCCGTTCCACTCCGAGCATGCCGAAGTATAGTTGCTTTCGCTTCTACATCCAAAGCGTTCCTGGTTCTCAACAGTTCTTACTCGTCTACAGTATCATATGCCTTGGTCCTTTCCCAAGCATACTCTTCTCCACTAACGACTTCTAAGTTTTCTGTCTCAGCTATCTCAAGTATAGAGTCGCTGATCCTTCTCATAATACTTTCCCTCTGAGATTCTGTTTTATCAGCAAAATCAATCTCAACAAGAAGCTGGTATATTGGTTGTTTAGCCATTTAAAAGCCTCCTACTTTTTAATTTTTATAGTAGTCTTCTTCTTTAACTTCTTAAATAACTTATCTAATTCTTTATCCTTATTATTCATTATTGCTTGTACCTCTCTTTTTAAATATTTATTTAGATTGTTGACATAATAATAAGTTCTTATACATATAATCTCATATAGCATTGTTTGAAAGGGGTACGCTTATGTTAGAAACAGTTAAGAATCCATCATTATTATGTAGAGTAGCAATCAGTATTGATAATTTAATAGAGAGAATTTTTGCAGTAGAAAGTGATCCTGAATTCGAATTATGCATACCCGATAGTATTCTACATAGAACTGAACTCATATGTGAATATATTAAAACTGAAAAAGGATATGATTTCGAAGTTGAAGGTTTTCTTATGCTTTTATACCTAGACTTCATAAAGAATTGTATTAAAAGCTATAACCCACGTAAAGTATTCAAACAATTAACTGAAGAATACTATCAAGATCAATATTTAACTGCTGTTAACTGTGGTGTCTCTGAGATAATACCTATTGTTAAATACAGCAAAACTAATCTAGTTATTAGCATGGCCGAAGAAGACGTTAGGAAGGGCCAATTAATACTAGATGAATTATATGATTTATATGGATATAGAATTTCTTTCTCCAAACTTCTTGAAAACCTATGGATAGGATTCATTGAAGATTATAAAACTGGAGAAAATAAAAGAGCTTATTACTCAATAGTAAAAATTCTTAAAGAATGCATTGGTTAAGCTCCCTTGAATATACGTTGTATTTTTTGATTCTTTTCGAAAAAACATTGCTTTTATTGTAAATTATAGATACAATGTAGATACAACGTATATGCAAAAAAGCTTAGGGAGGTAATACTAATGTCAAAAAATTCTAAGAAGTACGTTTTAGTACTTGATTTGGGTAAAGGTGTAGCGAAAAGTTTAGGGTGCGAGATTACAGATAGTACACCTAATCCAGAATCATTAAAAAAATATATGTTTGAAACAAAGAGCTATGATTTAAATAAAGGCTATACTGAATTACAAGGAAATTCTCATAAGGTAGATTTCAATGGTAGTTCAGTAATTTTAGGTGAACAAGGTATAGATCGTAGTTTTGAAACTAGTAAAACTACTCCACTTCATCAAATGTGTGCTTACACATTAATCAGTCAATATCTTGAACCTGATACTAAGGATAATGAAATATATCTTGTTCTTGCTTGTCCTATAACAGTATTAAAAAGTGATAAAGCAAAGCAAGAATATAAGAATCTCATTAAAGGTAATGGACCTATATCAATAACTGTTAATGATAGAAAATATGAATTTGAAATTAAAGATATTTTAATTAAGGCTGAAAGTTCAGGAGTATTATATTTAATGCCTGAAGAATTTAAGGATAAAAAAATCCTAGTAGTAGATTTTGGAGGCCTTAATATGACTAATACTATCTTTACTAATGGAGTATGTGCTAATCCTGACAATGATAGATTTGCTGAAGAATGGGGATCTGTTGAACTAATTAATAAAGTAAGCAAATACTTAACAGATTATTCTAAAGGTAACATTGTAGATTTCCAAACTTCTGAAGAAGCTTTAAATAGAGGTCATTTATTAGAATATGGAAAACCTGATTTAGCTTCTACTGAATATATAGAAAGAGCTAAACAAGAGTTTATAGATGACTCTCTTAAAAAATTAGCTAGACATAATGTAAGAACAAAGAACTTAGATGCTACTATTTATATTGGCGGAACTAGTTCTTATTTAAAAAATCAAATAAAAGCTTTACCTAATGGTCAAATTACAGATAACCCTCAATGGTCTTCCGTAGAAGGCTTACTAAAAATCGCTATTAAAAAGTATATTAAATAGCTATGGCTAAAAGACCAGGCTCATTTGTTTTCACATTCAGCAAGAAAAATGAAGATGTGAAAGATATTATTGACAACAAAAAGAAATCCGATAAGAATTTTGTAAAAACTGACTACATGTGTGATGCAGTTAGGTTTTATGAAAAATATAAGGATAACTTTAATAACAACACTTCTCTTAATGAGAATGATGTAATAAGAATAGTCAATGAAATATTAAAAACTAATCAAATTAGTGTTGATAGTGATGTTAATATAATTAATACCTCACTTAATTTAAATACAGATCACATATTAGATAGCGATTTAGAGGAAGATTAAGGCACTGTATACTTCAGTGCTTTTTTGATATAATTATTAATGATAGAGAGGTGTATGTATGGACGACCATTTATTAAATTTTATTATAGAAAATATCAATAAAGATAAAGATCTCAAAGAATTTTATGATAAATATTATTATGAATATTCTGAGACACCTTATAATGATTATATAAAAGAATTATGTATTGATAATCCTGAATTCTTTAAATCTGAATTTGAAGAGTTTAGAAAAAAGATTTTACAAGCATATATCAATACTCGTTCAAGATTAAATAAAAAGGCCATAGTTTCAGGTAGATTAATAACTTTTCCTTTGGCTTCTGAATCTAAAAAAATTACTTTAAAGTCTATTGTTGATAATGAATTGAAGTTATTAATAATTGGAAATATAAAAGAATTTTTTGAAGTAAATTCTAAAATAACTGAAAGACCTTTATCTTTAGATGGAATGTATACTACTAAAGAAAAAATGACTTTATATAATGCTGATTCTCCATTGAATATTGACGATAAAAAAGCTTATATGAGCGAAGAGACATATAAACGTCAGATAGGTATTGTACAACCTTTATTTTTTGCAAATCCTACTACTGAAGTAATCTTTGTAAAGAAAGGTGAAAAGTCATATCTTAAGTCAAAATCAATGGATACTAAGGACCAAAAGATAATGGACTTTTTAATAGAAGAATATAAAGAAGTAATGTATTATCCAGATCAAGCTTTAATATACCCTATTCATCAAATATCTAAATTAATATATAACAGAAAGGGTAAACAATATTTAGACTTGACTAGAGATAGATTAGCTAAAATCGGTAATTTAGGTCAGATAGTTTTTAACGATTCTATAATCAACAAAAAGGATGCTCAAGGTAAATTAATAGATCCTAATAATAACTATGAAATAGTGAGCTTTTTTGATATTAAATTCTTTACTAATGAATTAGGTGTACGTTATTGTAAAATACTTATGTCCAGATCTATTGAATATGATTTAAAGACCAGCAATACAATAAAGTTATATAAACATAAGATTGAACAAATAAAAAATGATTTTACAGCTATATTTGTAAACTTCATTCAGTCTCAACGTATTAATTCTTTAATTTCTGATGAAGAAGAAGCCATAATACCATATAAGGTAATTAAAGCTGGAGTAAGACTACCTAATGCAAGAAGTAAAGTTAAGAATCTACAAGTAATAGAAGAATCTCTAAATGAATTAGTTGATATGAATTTCTTAATTGATTCTTATGAAGTTAAAAACACTTATATTAAATTACACTTCATACCATTTGGATATATAGAGCTAAAGGAACTAAAACTTGATTCTAAAGCTAAAGAGTTAGAAATTTAATATTCTAGCTCTTTTTTATTTTTAAATTTAGAGATGTATTTTATAGGTACTATATTAATACTACAAATGTATTTCTGAAGTACCATATTAAAATTAGAGATGTATTTTATAGGTGCTATATTGATACTTTTTTATAAATACATTTTTATTAATTATTAAACTTTAAAAAGTTTTTAAAATTTATGAATTTAAAAAAGAGATGTATTTTTTAGGTACTATATTGATATAAAAGTATATTTTTGTGGTACTATATCGAAACTAGAGATTTATTTTTTAGGTGCTATATCAACATAAAAGTTTATTTTTTGGGTGCTATATTGATACTTTTTGCAAATTAGACATAATTATTTTTTTAATATAAACTATGTTTATAATTAGAATATTATGTGAAAGGAGTGAGAAGTATGGTAACAAAACAGATGATTAAATTAAGTAAACAACTACTTTTAGACTTATCATCTCTTAAATATACTCAGGATGACAGTGTGAATCTTCAACCAGAATATAGAGACTATAAAAAATGTAGCACTAATTGTCCGTTTTATAAGAATAGAGATGTTTCATTGTTTTGTCAAAAAGAGTGTGTATTCGTTTTATCTACTAGTTCAATAGTAAAGCCTAGAGAAAACGTACTTACTTATACTCAAATAAAGCAGTTATTATTTTATAACTCAACTGTATTTGAAAACAATGGTGTAACCATAGCACTTTCACATAAAGATGTAGCTAAAGCTATTAACTGTTCAGAAAGAACAGCTAGAGATAATATCAATGCTTTAATTAAAGCTGGTTATATTGTAATCTCATCATATAATAATAGTACTTATAAGGTGTTTATAAAGGATTATCATAAATATCATCAAAAAGGTAATCGTGGACACCTTTATTTGAGCAACAAATGTTTTAAAGCTTTAATAAAAATAGATAACATTAATACATTAAGATTAGCTTTATTAGGATTAGTACGTCTTGATGATATGCGTGTATCTAAAGATAAAAATCCTTCCAAAGAGTTATCTTATAAAGTTCTTATTAACTTATTGCCTTCAAATATAACTTGCCCTAAGCAAATAGTTAAGATATTTGCTAAAGCTAAGGAATTATTTAAAATAATATTCAAAGAGGACTCTATATCTATATCTTTTAATAAGGATATAGATTCAGTAGCATACGCAAAAAATCTTAATAAAAATAATAAAAAGGCATTATCTAAATTCCTTAAAAGATTTGGATTAGATATAACTAATAAAGATAAAGATGATCTTCTTCAAATGTCTATCCAATATAATATTCATATTGTAACAAATGCATTTAAATATATAAAGGATAAGAATCCTGAAGAATTAGGATCATACTTAAGAACAGTTATAAGAAATAACTTTAACTCTTTAATTTCTTGTTAGATTAGGGCTTTTTTGTCATGCCCTTTTTTATTGTTTTTACATATTTTAGATACAAAATTAATGAAAGCTATTACAATTCATATTATTTCTGTTGATAACCTGTTAATAATATGTGAGTAATAGCTTTTTTATTCACAGATTAAGGAAAAAAAGATTGTTAGTAATTAAAAATAAACTGTTTATATGTAAAAAAAATTTGTTACTAAAACTTTTTAATGTCTTAATAACAAAAAAATATATGTTCACAATTTTAAAAAGATGTGTTGATAAGAATTTATTAAATTGAAGTCAATTCCATGAATTAAGTATTCATCCTATCTAACACATCCTTGAAGCATAAATTTATTAACACTAACTTCTCTTCTATAACTTCTCCCCTATAACTTCTGCTCTTTTAATATCTGGAAAGATAATTACTAATATATATATGTTATATCTTTTTAATTATGCTTCTATTGATTTTATTTAAAGTCTTTCCTATTGTTTTTCTTTTAGTCCTTTTAATTATCTTTTTTGGATTACCAGTAAGTATAGTTTCTATATCATTTACTGTAGAAGCTATTTTATTAATAGTTCTAGATGTATCATAAAAAACTTTAGATATTTTTTTCAAGTGATACTCTCCTTTCATATTAAAGTTTTAATATTCAAAATTCAAGATATTTTATAATATATTTTCAATTTTAAATATTATTAAGTTTCCTATTAGTAAATCTAATACATTTTATATTATAGAATAAATTAGTTTTTCGTTGTATATCGAAAAAAGTGTGCTATAATTTTCTTATAACTATAAAAAGGAGATGAATATATATGCCTAAAACTATAGCTATAGGTACCTTTAAAGGTGGAGTTGGAAAAACAATGACTACTTTTAATTTAGCAGGTATATTAGCTGAAAGAAACTATAAAGTATTATGTATAGATGTAGATCCACAAGGAAATCTAACAAGTAATATCGGTATTAATAGAGCTAATAATAGACTAGTAGGTGTAGAAACTATTTTTAGCGAAAATTCTTCTGTTAATATTAATGACATATTAATAAAGAGTCCAATAGAAGAATTACCTACATTAGATCTTTTGCCAAGTACTGTTCTACTTCATAGATCAGAATTATTTATGGCATTAGCTCCTGCCAGAGAATTAAAATTAAAATATTTCATGACAGACAATAAAGAAGTTCTTGATAATTATGATTACATCCTAATAGATACTAATCCTAGTATGGGATATCTTAATCAAAATGCTTTTGTAGTTGCAGATAAAATAATTATGCCAGCAACTGCAGATTTATCAGATTTAGATGGAATACATCTATTCTGTGCATTATGGGATGATTTAAGAGAAAAATTAAGGATAGAAGATAATATAGCTGCTGTAGTTACTACTAAAAATGATAAAAGAGTAAGTTTAGATAGAAGTTTTATAGAACATATTAAAACTACTGAAGATAATGAAGATATAGCTGAATTATTAGTAGACACAGTAATTCCTATAAATGTTACTCTTAAAGAAGCAGCAATGAGTTGTAAGCCTATTAATCTTTACAAAAAAAATTGTATTGGACATGAAGCTTATAAAGACTTAGTAGATGAACTATTTGAAAGAGGTGTTTTTTAATGGCAAGAACAAGTAAATCCAAAGGCAATAAATTTAGTTCTATTGCTAGTGGTTCTTCTCGTAATTTACCATTTAGAGAAACTCTTTCTATAGACGACAGAGTTATATATGATGAACTTAGTCCTGATGAACAAAAAGCATTTGAGCAATATTGTATAGAACATGAACAAAACTATACTATAGAAGACTATATTAAATATAATAAATCAAAATCTACGCCTAAAATAGTTGCTAATACATCTAATAAGGCAACTAAGCCTATTGAACAGCCAGTAGAAATAAAACAGTCAGAAACAAACATAAAAACTGATATAAAAGATTATAATCCAGTTCAAAGTGTTCAAAGTATGATAAATAAAAATTTATCTGTTGAAGAAGAAGCTGGTAAAAATATATCTGTTTATTTGAGTGCCGAAGCATTAAATTTAGTTTCTGCATATATGAAAAAGCATAAAATAAAAAATAGATCTAAATTAATAGAAACAGTATTGTTAAATATACTTAAAGAATAAGCTCCCAATTACTAGGGAGCTTTTTACTTTATGCTATCTGTTCTAAGTTTTTAAATATTTTTATTTGAATAACTCTTAATATACGCTTGTAGCTATATAATATTTTACATGATGGAACCTCTTGAAGAATTTCTGATACTTCTTCTGCTAATGTATTAACTACATCTTCTAGCCCTATAGCTACAGGTATTTGGTGAATTTTATTTCCATCTATAAAAGTATTAAATAATGCTAAACTACCATTCATTTCAGATAGATCTAAACCTACTTTGTCAGCTATCTCATTCATAATCATAGCTTCTTCTAATGTTAAAGTAGTTAATATAAAGTCATTAAACATATGCATTTCCTCCTAAAATTAAAAATATCTTAAATCTATTTCTTCGTCTTCTGCTATTCTTATAACTCTATCTTCTTCAAATTTGCCATAAAGAATTGCATATACCTTTACTACTTCTGGTATAGTAAGTCCATGAATTTTTAGAGATTCTAAATTCTCTCCAATTATTACATCATGCCTTTCATGTTCTTCTATTATTGCTTCAACCATATCATCTATTGTAGGTTTACAATCAAATGTAACACCATCTAATGTTTCTAAATATACATTAGGTTTATTGTAAGTAATAAGCTCTAATGTGTTGAAATCAATAAAATCAAGATTTTTAGATAAAGGACTTGTATACCTTTTAGCAGTGTAAAATTTATTATATTGAGTTAATATGTATAATTCATCATTTCCAATTAATAAATCTATATCGGAACATTGAAGTATTGTTTCTAAATCCTCTTCGATTACAATAGAATGACCAATCGAGCATAGCTTAATATCTTCTTCATTTCTATATTCTTTTAAAATAGCTTCATTTCTAGATAAATAAGTAACTTTTAATAATTCCTCTAAAATAATTTTTTTCATAATGCCTCCTAAAAATTAATAGGGCATACACCCTCTTTTATTTGATGATGCTATCTAATATTTGTTTTCTTAACTCATAAGAAATTTGAGATCCTGCTGCTTGAGGATGACCTCCTCCACCATAGTAAATGGCTACTTCATTTCCAAGATCTATATCCTTCTTTACTGTTCTATAACTTACTGTACTTAATCCAGCAACCATAGCAATAAAATCTAAGTCAGGATTTCTCTCGGATAATTCATTACCTAATTCACTTAGGTAATCATCTGCTACTACTATTCCAGCTTTAAACTTCTTACCATTGATATTTAATATTTTTTTATAAATGAATTTATTTTTCTTATCAATATATTTTTGAATCTTTTCATTTTCTAATTCTAGTAAAAATTTATCTGTATCATTAATCATACAGAATACATCACTGGTAAGTCTTTTATAATATTCTGCTTCGAATCTTTCTTGGCCATATATCTTAAATAAATCATTAAGCTGTTTAGCTCTTAAATCATTGTATTTATCTTTCCATAGCCATGTATCATATCTTTTAACTGTATCGACAAATAATTCTATAGATACTTTTCTTTCTAATATATTCTTATTAACAAGATAATTATAAAGTAAGCTTGTACCACATACTTTTTCAATTTCATCTTCTATTTGAACTGTACACCATTCATATTTATTTAATCCTATTACTGTAGGATGATGGTCAAGTAAAATAGTCATGCCTTTAAGTATGCTATTGTTTTCAATGATTTGAGCTACTTCTTCAGTGATTGATATATCTGTTATGAAAATATAATCATAAGATTCATATGATCTATTATCAATAAACTCCATTATTTTTTCATTGATATTATAATATCCGCAATAATCTGCGTGTACATTTTTTCTACCTACTGCTAATTGTGCGATAATAGAACATGCATATCCATCTAAATCGTTATGTGAAAAAATTTTTATTCGCATACATATCCTCCAATATCTTCATTTGTTATTTTGTGATAAAGTATTCTTTCATACTTTCTTATCTTTTGTTCTTTTTCATTTAAAGAACTTTTTAAGTTATTGCTATATCCTATAAATATTAAATTACTAAATAATAAAATTAAAATTATTAATATCGTAAACAACGTTAATTCCCCTTTATCATTTGATTAGCATTTATAAAATAATAGAAATTTATTAAGCAAATGATAAATTGCCTACAGAAATATCATCTAATTTATACAATAAGTTAGAAACATCTATTTTCATTCTTTTTCTTTTTCTATCTGTATCATATAAATAAGAAAAAAGAGAATTATATCCTGTATCTTTATTAGAAGGTATCTCTTTTTTTACAGGTGAATTTATACTTTTTTCGATACTTTGTTTTGCAATTATATTATGTGCTCCAGTAGCATTAGCTGGGGCTGAACACCCACTAAGTAATAAAAAAACTCCTATTATGCTTGCTATTATTATTGTTTTTTTTACGATTATTTTTTTCATTATGTACCTCCTTGAATAGACTAATATTGTTTTACAATACAATTAATATCCATTCTTTTTGCAATTTCAATCATATTTTTGGCTCCCCTACTTATACCATCCCAAAATATTAAACAGCCGCTCTTTGGTGCCTGTGATGCAAATATGGCCATTTCATTATTTCTTTTATATCCTGCACTTTTATCATAGCTACCATCTGGTTGTCTATTCCATTTAGCAGGAAAACGGTATAATTTATATCCTTTTTCTTTTGCATATCTTTCTCCTAATTTATCTGCGCCGTTAGCTGTACCAGAAATAATAGTAATTTTATGTGTTTTCGCAACATTACTTAAAACATAATCACATACTTGCTTTAAGTAATTATAGTCATTAAAACTTCTTGTACCAGCTATTATTAATCTAAACTCGTCTTTCTCTTTAGACTCATTTAAAGGAGAGTATATGTCACAAAAATTTGCCCACATTTTTATATTTCCTTCTCAAAAGCTTCACCTGCAAGTTGATCTGCAAGTTCATTATATGTATTTCCTTTATGGCCGTAGACATGAATAAATTCTGAAACTATACCAGGATTGCTATCTATAAATTCTGAATAAGCCTTAGTATATTTGTTTTTACGTTTCCATTCTTTAGTTGCCCACTTACCTACTCCTTCGTAATCATGGAATATTCTACATGTATAGTTATTGTCTCTAGCCCAACATATAGCATGCATTGCAGCTGATAATTCGCCAGCAATATTATTAGTTGTTGCAGCTCCTTCATCCTTTCCTACACCGGAATCGGTATATATTATTTGATTATCTTTTACGGCTACGAAAGCATAACTATACTTTCCATTTTTAAAAGAACCGTCTGTATAAATATCTATACTATTATTTAAATTAGCAATTTCATTTTGAGCAAAGTCTTTAAATTCATCTGATTTCTTAAGAATAACTGATGCTATTGAAGACATTGTATATGCTGTAGCATGAGCTGGACTAAAACCAGGATCTATTCTATCAAGCACTTTTAAAGTATGTTTATCTAATGATTCTGGTTCAATAAATCTTTTAGCATTTATATTTGATTCTATTTGCATATTAGCTATACCTACATATTCTATAGCTTCAGAAATTTGACTAATCTTGAAGCTCTTATATTCAGCACCAGAATAACCATTTACTTGTGCTTTGCATTCGTCCCAAGAGTTATATAATCCTGGTACTAATCCTTTTTTTACTGCATATATTTTATTCGCCATTAAGGTTTCCTCCTAACGTTTTCATATAATAATTAAAAAATAAAACATAAAAATTTATACATTATAAATAAAAAAATAAATGCACCTATAAATGCAATTACAGTGGTTTTAAATTCTTCTTTTTCTGATTGCTCCTGCTCTTTTATTTGTTGAGCTCTTATTTCTTCACCACGACCTTTTATACTTTCAATATATTTCATTACATCTGGATCAGTAACTTTGGGAATCCTTCCTTGTACAGTTTGTTCATAGGATCTATTCCAATGAATACCTGTACGTTCTTCAATAATATCCTTCATATGATCTTTGAATTCTATAACTTTAGGTTCATCATTGATAGATTCACTAATTCCATTTGCATCATCTATAAATTGAATAACATCAAAAGTTGACTTTATTATTTGTTTAGTTATCATACTTTTACTGGTACTCATTGTATATTCCTCCTATCTATATCTAACTTCGTATCCTAAACTAGCATAATAATCTCCTAATATTTTTCTATGGCAGTGCTCTAGATTGCCACAGAAACATACTAATAGAATATCTACACCTTGATTTAATAGCTCTATTATCCTAGCAAGATTAACTTGCATATAATCTTCATGCATTTGTGCTATGAACTGCTCATAATATAATGACCACCAGGTAGCCCCTGGGCCAAAATCTTTTAATCTATTTTCTTCTTCCTGAGTAAATTCATTGTATTTCCATCTAGTTATATATTTTTTATATAACTCAGGAGATGGAGCTAATTCAGGAACATGAACCATTCCATATAGCTCACAATTAACTTTCATAGGATTTCTAACTATAAATAATTTTTTTGTATAATTATCTTTAAAATCCTTATATTTAGATAAAGAGCATAACTGAATATGTCCTTTATTCATAATTTTCCTCCTAAGCAGCTTTCTTTATTACATAATCAATTAATTCTTGTTTTATCTCTTCGGTAAATAAGTTTTCAGCTCTTACTTCAGCAACTTTAGATTTTCTTTTAACAGGATGTATTAACTTACATATACCAGTAAATGCTGTATAAGACTCTGTTGTATACCCATCGCATTCTCTTAATGTTACAGGTTGAACACTTGAATAATATCCTCTTTCCATCATTCTTCCGGTACCATAATTATAACCGCCAAGATTATAATAAAGTTCTATCTTTAAAGTTTGTCCATTGACTTCTATATATTCTTTAGATACGTTTTCTTTACTCATGTATATCCCTCCGTTTATTTATTCTTTAATAAAATATTATTTTATACAGCTTCTTTATATATGTACTTATTTTTTACTATTACACATGCATTAGAATCTCCATCTATCATATCTACATTTATTAATGAAGCATCTGTACCAACATGTTCTACTGTTCCATAACTAGAAACTTTAATCCATTGATTACCATAATAGACTTCTCCTGAAACACGTACTCTGTCTCCAATATTCATATTGTTTCCTCCTATTTAATACATAATTATTTAATCGTAAGAACTATCGAGTGGCCACTATTAAAATTATGAATTATTTTTCAAGTTCACTTTGCAACTCTTTTAATAGTTTTAATGCTCTATGTTTAATATGCTGATTTGTTTGATTTTTCTTAGTAACTAATGTCCCACAATCTATTCTTGATATTAAACCTTCTAATTCACCGATCTTTTTTCCTACATTTAATGAATTCAATTAACCTCGCTCCTTTTTATAAATTATCCAACATATCCTAGAGCATATAACTTTAATCTTGTTTCCTTCTCATATTGTTCCATAATATTTATTAACTCTTGTTCAGTATAATCACTTCTTTTTCCATAAACTGCTTGTTTAAAATTTAAGCCAAATACATTGATTGTAATATAAAATACTGGCATATAAATTTCTCCTTTTTAATTTGTTATATTTCAGAATTATGAATTAAAAATAGTGTCCACATTTTCTACAAACATTTTCCTTGTTCCAGATATCATAACTAGTATGCGTACTTCCACACTTAGGACACTTATCTCCACCATATCCCATGTTATATTCTCCTTTCTACACAATGTCTTAGTATTACGACTAAACTATGTCAAAGCATTCCTCTAACCAATTGAATACAGTTTTTAAGTTATATGAACTATAACCTATATGACATTCTCCATCATCAAAGCGGTAATATTTAATCTCATAGTATGGTTTATTTGCATTCCCATGAACAACTATCTCTGCACTTGTTACTTTAATTTTCTCAATATCATTATTTTCTTTAGATTTCAAATCTTTCATTTTGCAACATCCTTTCTTTAATTCATAATTTCTACATAAGATAAATCAATTTTATTTCTCTACTTTAGCCTACTATTACCATAAAAAATATTTAAATATAGACACCTTTTTTATTAATTTTCGTACCTTTTTTTTCTTAATATCATCATTTATAATAACTACAGATAATAATTGGTGCCTAAATTATTATTTGTAGTTCATAGAAAAGGATAAGTTCCCCTCAAGATCTTACCTTTTCTTTTTTGCGTTTCCATTTAATTTATAATTTCTTAAAATTGCGAATTATGCAAATCATATATAAAGCTTTCCATTCTTCTTTTATTGAACTTATACATATATGGACAATCTTCATATGGTCTTTCAAGTTTAAGTCCATCTTTCAATATTTTTAAATAACCATTATTATCATATTTTTTATCATAATACTCTTCATAATCGGAGCTAATTGAATTAGCTTCCTTTGGATAGAAGTCTTTCCATATATCTTTTGAAATGCTTTCTAGATATTTAGTTATTTGTTTGAAAATATCTTTACTAAAATGTAGGTTTAAATAATAATTTCTTTCAATATTTTCAATATCTGTTTTGAAAATTATATTAGTTTTAGTGTGTTCTATTATTAAATTAATGCCATAGTCATCTATGAAATTTTTAATAATCATTTGAATTATCCTTTCTGCATATTTTGTACTTTCTTAGAATTATGACTATTCTTTAGGCTTGATTGATATTAATAACACATCTTTATCTATTGCACTAATACCAGTCACAAAATATTCCTTATATCTATCTAAATCAGCATAGGTAGGATAAAATTCTTCACCATCATAATTTGATAGTTGTATTTTATCGTATGTTCTTATTCCCTCTAACAATTCTTTTAGCTTCATAACTAAACCTCCACTTACTTCTTACTTTCTACAGATTACGAATTTCTATAATTAAAATCCTGTAAAAAATTTTGCTGTTATTTTAGCTTTTATAAATCCATAGTTATTAAGTAAATGTTCAATAACTAGTTGATCAGAACAATAAGAATATTTTGCATCTTCTCCTAAAGGAGCTTCATCACACATCCTGTCAAATTCCTCTTTTGTAAATTCTTTCTCATGTGCCAAAATACAATGACATTCATGTCCATATACATCATATAAAAACATAGCTTACTTCTTCCTTTCTATATATTTAAATTATGTAATTAAAAAGATAAAGAATACTGAAGTACAAGGAAAAAATTAAGCAACATCTCTTACATCTTTGTTTCTCCATTTATTTTTGTTACTTAAACCTCCACGTAAATGACGAATACTTTTGTTGTATTCTAAGATTATTTTGGTTCCTCTAGCCATTATTGGACTAATTGATTTAATTCTTTCTGTTAAATCTCTATGTACTGTACTTTTACTTACACCAAAGTATTTAGCAACGTCTCTAATAGTAGATTCTGAGCTAATTATAAATTCTGCTTCAGCTCTAACTCTTTTTTCTATTCTTTCTTTTACTTTACTCATAATGTTAAACCTCTCTTTTCTTATAAAAATAAAAACCTCTAGATTAATCTTCTAGAGGCACGTATATATTATATTTAAAATCTTGTGGTATAGTTCTATTTACTAATTTACTTTCAAATTTAGAAGAACAATAAACTTTACATGAAAGGACTTTGTTCATTTCTGTATCATAACTGCTATAAGTTTTTATCGCAATGTTAAGCTCTCGTATTTTATCTGCAAATTCCTTTCCTTCATTAAAGCTATTTGCTGTAACATCAAATATCCATAACTTATCTCTTTCAGATTTTTTAATAAGTATTCCTGGTAAATAAGTTCCTATAAATGTTGCTACACACATAGCTATAATACTTTCTAAACTGTTACTTTTAGTTAGCTGAACTATAGCAACTAAATAAAAGAATGCAGAGAATGCATTAAGCAATGCTCCTAAAAAATATTTTTCTTTATTAATATAAATAGTCTTAGCTGTACTAAGTCCATTATCAAGGATTTTTAATATAAATGCTATTATTGGTTCCATAAATTAAAACTCCCTTTGTGATAATTGTAATTTGTGTTGAAAATAAAGACTTCTCATAATCAGAGCTGTCTTAATAGAAACCATATTTTCATCAACGAATTTTAATGCATCATTCATTTTAACAACTATAGGTTCTATATCTTCATGACCTTCATTATGCTCGGTAGAGATCTCTCCAGTCACATTTGCAATATAAACTGCACATGATTCATCACTCATACCTACAGATGTATAACTTGGTTTAATCATTTGTTCTATACAATAACAAGATAAACCAACTTCCTCATAAAGCTCTCTTTTAACAGCAGCACTAGTTGATTCTCCTACATCTACTAATCCTGCAGGAAATTCATAAATATAGTCATCTATTGCTGGTCTATATTGCTTTATTAATACAATATCTGAATTATCAAATATAGGAACTATAAGCACTGCATCGGCCTTATTATGTTTTTTAGTTACACATGATAATTTCCATTTATCTTTTCTTCTTGAAGCAACATAATAAGGATATGTATCTCCTGTTTTATCATTAGTAACTTCTATGTTATATAAATTAAGATAGTTATTATCCGTTACTTTATCTATTCTATTTACTGACATCTTAATTGCTCCTTAATTATTTTAATGATTGGAGGGCTATACATTTCATATAGCCCCTGAATATATTATTTTTTATTAAATAATAACTTCTTAATACTAACTACTGGAATTATAAGTGTTGATAAAATAATTACTATAATCCATTCTTTAAAAGTTAAAGGTACACATGAGAATAGATCTCCGCCTACAAAAGTAAGTAATATTTGTACAATTACGATACAAAGCATTACCTTAATAAAGCCTTTGTTTTGGTCTAATCCTTTAAAGATATGAATATCAGTACTTCTAACATTAAATCCATTCATTACTGCTGTAATTACAAAGAATGAGAAGTAAGCGGTTAAGTGTGATTCTTGAGATTCAAATAAGCTTTTGAATGTTGGCAAGAATAAGAATAGTAAACTAGCAATAGTAACATATGCTCCAGAGAATAATATATCTTTCATCATTTCTCTAGAAACTATTTTTTCATCTCTTCTTCTTGGAGATTCACTCATATACTTCTTTAATGCTGGTTCTGAACCTAGAGCTATTGAAGCTAATCCATCCATGATTAAATTAATCCATAGGATATGAGTAATTGCTAGTGGATGTTCTAATCCTAAGAATGGTGATATAGCAGATATTGAAACTGCAGATACATTAATTGTTAATTGGAACTTTAAGAACTTTAATATATTATTGTATATTGTTCTACCATATAAAACTGCGTTAGCAATAGATGCAAAGTTATCATCAAGAATAATAATATCTCCTGCTTCTTTTGCAACGTCTGTACCTGATCCCATAGCGAATCCTACGTCAGCTCTCTTTAATGCAGGAGAATCGTTAACTCCATCACCTGTCATTCCACAAACTAAGTTTAATTCTTGTGCTAGTCTTACCATTCTTGATTTATCTGTAGGTAAAGCTCTAGCTATTACTTTTATGTTAGGAAGAATAAGCTTAATATCTTCATCAGACATTCCATTTAAATCCTGAGATGTTAAAGCTATATCTTTATCCGTTTTTATAAGACCTGCATCTTTAGCTATTGCAACTGCAGTTTCTAATCTATCTCCAGTGATCATAACTACTTGTATTCCAGCTGCTTGTACTTCTTTAATAGCTTCTCTAGCTTCTGGTCTTACATCATCTCTTATACCAACAAAACCTATTATTATTAAGTCTTCAGGTATTTGATCTTCTATAAGATTTCCGTTACAACATCCGAATGCTAATACTCTCATAGATTTATTTGCTAGTTCAGTTATTTTTGCATTAATGGCATCCTTATCAATAGAAATAATTTCTCCATTTGAGTCATAACATCTATTTGCATAAGATAATAATTTTTCAGGAGCACCTTTAAATACAGTTGTAAGATTATTTAATTCACTAGCTGAATACTTATTCTTTGAGTTGAATTGTTGTGATTTAACTATTTCAACAGAAGTTAATCCTTCTACTACGTCTTTACCTATAAAATTCATTAATGCTTTATCAGTAGCATTACCTCCAAGAACTTTGCCTGACTCATCAAACATAGTACTTGTATTTTTAGCTATACATAGATTAACTAATTGATTTATTCTTTCATTAGTCTTATATGAATCAGTTAAAGTTGAATCAAAGAATTCTACTACTTCAAGCTGACCTTTTGTTATAGTTCCAGTTTTATCAGAGAATAATATATTTAATCCTCCAGCACTTTCTATAGAAGGAGCTTTTCTTACTAATACATTTTTCTCAAGCATTTTACCAGTATTTTTCATTAAAACTATTGCAATCATTAATGGTAAACCTTCTGGCACAGCCATAACAATAATAACAACGGCTAACATAATAGCTTCTAGTAAACTTTTAAATATGAACATTGCACCCATATCAATATATGCTTGTAGACCACCTATTGAAATTATGTTGCTTATTAATAAAGCACATGCTATAAAAATTGATCCAATATATCCAAATTTAGATATTGATTCGGCTAATGCTTTTAATTTAACTTTTAATGGACTATCAATTTCTTCACAGTTCATTTCTTCAGCCATAATACCCATCATTGTTTTTATTCCTACTGAAGTAACTTTCATTATACCTTTGCCATCTACAACGATTGAACCTCTAAATAGAGAATTTTCATCTACAAATGTATCTCCAGTGATATCACGATTATAATTAAATATGAAATTTTCTATTACATTTTTAGGACATTCTTCAGCTTCACCATTAAGAGCAGAGTTATCTACTTTAATATTTCCTTCAATTAAATATCCGTCAGCATATATCTTATCACCAGACTCAATAATTATTATGTCATCTACGACTACATCATCTGCTAATATCTCCTGTAAAATACCATTTCTATATACTTTAACTTTTGGTTTCTCAGTAGAATCTTTTAACTTCTTATATTCATTAGCAGATGATATTTCAGTTTTAGCTGAAATTATTGTTACTATTAAAATAGAAATTGCTATACCAATTAGCTCTGACCAATCAGCATATCCAAAAGTAGCCATAGCACCTAAAATACCAGCTATGCATAATAAAAGTATAATCATTGGATCTTTAAATCCATCAATAAATACTTCCATAAAAGTTTTAGCTTTTGCTTCTTCTATGATATTAGTTCCATACTTTTTTCTTTGTTCTTCAACCTGTATATTATTTAAACCTTTGTACATTTAATATCCTCCTAGTACTTATGTGAAATGTTTCTTAAGTGATCTATGCCTCTAACATCTACACCATCACCTAAAGCAATAAATTCAAAATCGCCATCATTTTTAATAACTTTACCTACAATAACGCCAGTTTTGTTTTTGTAGTCATCACTTAAATTAAAATAAGCTATTTCATTGTTTGAATCATCATATACTTTTACATAAGCGTTTTGGATCATATCAAAAGTTTGTTCTTTTGAATGAGCATTAAATATGTTTAATACAAGATAGAATGTATCAGCATGATTTTTTACTTCTGATAAGAATAATTCAATTCTTTCATCATCACCTTTTGAACTACTTCCACCTGTAGTATCATCTCCTGAATGATATAGTATTGTTCTTCCAGTTATTCTGTTAAGAACACGTCCATTTCTGTAACTACATTCATCTATACATTTACCATCTTGATAACAAAGTATAGTTGAATCTATATCTATATTGCCTATAGGTTTTTTAATTTTATTTATAACTTTCTTAGCTTTACCTAATCCGAAGAATCCTCTAGTAGTAGTTTCTTCTTCTATTTCAACATATCCTTTAGATGGATCCCAACCAACTCCAAGAGTTATTTTCTTTAAACTTAATTCATCTTTTTGTAATTTTATTCCTTTATTCTTTTCTAATTTAATAGCCATATATTTATCTCCAATCAATATTATTTAAATTATTAAGGGGCATAAGCCCCTATGAATTACTCTACTTCTAATCCAGCATCTAATAAGATTCTTTCTAATGAAGGCATAGGTTGTCCTAATGCTGTAAATCTCCATACTGAACCTTCTTTAGTAAGTTGAGCAATTTTAGCACAATGCTCACCTATTAAATCTTGATCTAATGCATATTGAACTAATACTTCATTAGTATCTTTATCAATAAGCTTACAAACAGCATCTGTAGCTTTACCAAAGTGTTGTCCTCTATTAACTGCATTATGAATTGAAGCAGATAATAATATTTGATTTTTAATTGGAGGAATCTCATCCATTACGATAGTTATATACTCATCATCAACACCGGTAGCTCTAGAACCATCTTTAACATCTCCTGAGTGTATTATTGCTCCTGATGGATGTTCTAAATTACCATAGAATATAAAATCATCATCTTCTCCAGCTCTTCCATCTGTTAATAATAAAGCATGAATATCAATATCCATCTTTGTATCCCAACTTACTGTTAAGATTAAATTCTTTAAACCTTTTTCTAAATTAATTCCTGAATTCTTTTTTAATGATATAGCCATGTTTATATTCCTCTCCTCTTATGTTAATTATAAATAGCTTTCTAATTCAGCATCTAAATTTGCATTTTCAATATCTCTAGCAGTTGTGGCCATAACATTTCTTCTGTCATGTTCACTTCTTCTACCATGAGCGATTTGCTCTTTTTCTCTTATAGCTGCTTCTATTCCATCGGAATCTAATCCAACTGATATATTTCCTATGTCATTCATTAATTCATAGATATCATTAGATTGTTCAGCAAATTGATTTCTTTGTTTTAGATCCTCTAATTGTTCTCTAGCTTTTGCTATATTTGAATCAAGGACATCTAAATCATTTTGAATCTTCTTTTTACTTTGAGAAGCTTGAATTAATAAGCTCTTAGTTCTTTCAATCCTTTCCTCAGCAGATTTCTTTTTAGAAAGAATTGTTCTTGCTTGTTCTTTATTATTGGATTGCATTAGAGCCTTGATAGTTTTATCGTAATTTTGATTATTATAATCTTTCTTTAATCTACAAAGCTCCTCGTCTAATTGATCTGGTAAACCAATCGCTTTAGCAAGATTAGGATTATTTAATATTGATTCTCTTTGAGCCAATAAATCCTTGATCTTTCTATTTAATTGAGTTTCGATATCAATAGAATTATCCATTGCATCATTAGCAGCTTCAGCTTTTAATCCAAGCCATCTTTTAATGACTTGCCACCAGCTAGTTCTTTTGTTTTTTGCCATATTTATACCTCCTATAATTTTTATAAAATTCAACTGCTGATTCAGCTTTTTCTTTACTTTCAAAAACGCTGTCCCAGCAAAAAGAATAATGATCACTCCAAGTACCAATCTCTACATGCATGCCAGCACATTCACTCATTGGTGTTTTAGAAACCATTTCTATAGCTTCTTCCATACTCATATTTGTAAAATCAAAAATTTGAATTTGGCTACATTTTTTACATATGCCTACTATATACATAATTCACCTCTATTAATTTCTGACAATTCTAGCTTGTCCATTTTTAATGCGTAATTATTTATGTTTTCTATCGCATTTTTTATGTCCATAAATATATTATGCTCATTACACAAAAAAGCATAATGAGCACAACATTTTTTAATATTCATTTGTAAGTAAGATTGTAGTATGATGGTTTGCGAATTCTGTTATGATATAAAATTTAATGTCTTGTCTATCTCTATACATACTGAATACATTATCAGTTTTGTTAGAGATAGCTTCATTATTCATATCAATAATATCTTGACCAACTAAACCAAAATCTCCTTTTTTATGATTTGCTAATGATGTCATAACATCATCTTTGTTTAAGGTGGTATTAGCACCTGGAGTAATTAATACAGAGCCTAATTCAAACATAAATGATTCCTCCTAGATTGTTTTACCAATAAAACTAATTAAGGTTAATAAAAATAACATAACTATAAGAAATGAGATTACAGTTATTTTTTCTTGAGGACTTTTATTTTTTATATGTTGCATAGATCCTCCTAAACTTTAAGGCTACTTCTTACTTGCATAAGAATTTTACCTAATTTGTTTTGACCTATACCAGCACATACGCCCCAGTATCTATCATTCCATGTATTGCCTTCAATAAGTTCAGCTTCTCCTGTATTTAATAGCCATTTAGCTAATACAGGATTTTGTTCAAATTTAGCTTGTACTATTTCGTGCATAATTTCATCTTTGACTTCTTCCCAGTCTTTTCTTAAAGGAACTCTTCTACCTAACCTTTTAGCTTCGCTAGGATTTAAATTTGCAAATTGCTTTCTATCTTCTCCAAATACTTTTTGAGCATGAAAAGCAGCCTCTGCATTTTTGTATGTTATATTTTTAAAAGTAATATCTGAATTATAGAAATTACTTAAAAAGCGATATTTGCCATCAAATGATGCTATTATCATTTAATTACCTCCTTTTCTTCTTCGGCTTTTAATTGACAGGCTCTACATCTGCCCAGTTTATCTAGATATTTAACATCGCTAAATCTGGAGCAATATGTACATCTTTTTAGCATAAGACCTCCTATAATAAAAGTTATATTATATATTATGTTATATATTATATTAGAAATAATATTAGATTACTTGTTGCTTTCACTTACTCTATCTAGTTGTAGCAATAAATCATCAATAGTAACATTATCTTTATTACACATAGCAGTAGCTACTTTTAATGCTTTATTCCATTCTTCTTTAGTTTCTATACAATCTATCTTACTCTTTTGCTTTCTTTCATATACATTTAAAGAGTATCTTCTACCAGTTAAATCTATTTCATAATCATTTCTTAATATTGTATATAATTGCTGATAACATAAGTAAGGCGTGCTGAATTGTTTCTTTTCAGCTAATCTAATCATCATTGATATAATTACCCTTCTATATGTTTCAACAGTAGCAACAGTAGATATTTCTTCTGATAAAGCTCTATTTGTTAACTGTAAGCTTTTAACTAAATCGCCCATTTCAGCAATAGTTTCTTTAAGGTCGAAGTTTTCTTCCTCTAAAGCTTTAAATGATTCTTCATTATACCTATTGTTATAGGATCTAAGGTCTTGCATAGCAGTTATGAATCCATCTATATCGTTATTCATGAATGCTGCACCCACTGCTCTTTGTAGTAATTCCATTTCCTTATCTATTTCAGTTACCTTAACTTCTGGGGCAACCTTCTCTTCTATGTTAAGTAATTGAGTTCTTACTTCCATAGCTACTTCGCTATCTCTAAGTAGCATACCTATTCTAAGAACTGATCTTCTTGTAAATAATAAATTTTTACCGTTACCTATATTAATAGATGAACCATCACTTAAAGGTATTTCTATATGAGATTTATACTTAGTAACGCCGTTGTCATTTTGACAATATCGTTCAAGTACGTCCTTTCTAGATAATACAATCATTCCATCGCTTTCTAATTCCGCTCTATGTCTTTTAACTATATTAGTTTTTATATTAGCAACATCAACATCATAGAAGTCTGCAACTCCTTGTGCTGTAGTGAACTGCATTCCAGGTATAAGTAATAATTGTTTAACTTTATCTAATACTTCTACTCTGTTTATAAGTTCTTCTCTAACTGCTACATTGATTATTATTTCCTCAGGATTTTTTTCATACTTCATTTCTAGTTCCTCCATTCATAAATAAAAGCAGTGACCTTTCGGCCACCGCTTAAAATTATTTAATTGATTCTAATTCTTGTGTTAATTTCTTTATTTCATTAGCTAATTGAGCTTTTCTAAGTTCAGTATCTTTATCTATACTTTCTAAACTATTTTGCTTCCATTCAAGCTCCTTTTTAATTCTATTAATATTCTTTTCTTTTTCAGATGTATTTATTTCAGTTAATAACTCTTCTAATGCATCTGTCATTTCTTCTTTTATATCTTCATACATATCACTACAACTATGACTATAGCTGTACTCATCTGCAACGTCAGACCAAGATTTTTCGCATAAACCATAATATCCGTCCCAAATTAAATTCACGTACATTTTTTTGATCTCATCAATATTCTTACTTTCAATAGCTTTTAATTCTATCTTAGCAATAAATGCTTTCGCTCTATCATTAAGTTTGGTTATATATTTTCGCTCTAATCCTTCTGCGCTTGAATCTAAGTAGTTAAAGTAATTATCTATGCAATTCTCCATAGGTATGTTAGCTACTTTTTCCTTTAAAGCCTTACTGTCGTTTATAAACATTTTATCTATTACCATATTAATCGTCTCCTTACGCACTCATTTTAAAATCATATATTTCGTTAACTTCTTTATTAAAACTGTCTAAAGTATCATAGCATTTTGAATCTATTATAGTAGTCCTACTTAAATAACAATCCTCATCTGATATTTTCGTTACAAATATAAAATCCGGATATAAATAAAGAGCCCACTTCTTTTTAAAAGCGAACTCTATTGCCTTTGATAAATTATCTTTGTCTTTATTAAATCGTTTATATTTGTTACCTTCCATAAGGCACCTCCATATTTTTCACTTTGTCTTCTACTAAAGCTGAAGCATTGTTAATCATCTTGTCCAATGAATCAATTTGCTTCATTGCTCTAAATACTTTGTATGCAGTTAAACTTAGTGATGATAGAATAAGAATCATCTTTATTACATCAGGTAACATTATAGCTACAGCAGTAACTAACAAATTAAATGTAGTGACTATTTGAGTTTTTGTAGCAAGTCTCCTTCTCTTTTCAATCAATGAATTCATTTCTATTTCCAATAGCTTTATTTCATTGATAGTTGATATTGTTCTTTTGAAATTTTTAAGATTAAATTCTACTCTATCATATATGTTCATCTCTTATCCTCCTATAAAAGTGACGGTTTTATGCTAACCTCTATATTATATATAATAGAGGGAATCATATTTTCGTCATTTTCTATATATTTTTAATGTTAGATTTTTAAATAAAATCTACACGATTAGTTATTATATGTTTTCTCCAATATAGTTTTTAGTCTCATATATGTTATATGTGCATCATTGTAATCCTTAGCTGTATACATCCAATTGTAAGTTAATTTATTATTTATTAGTCTACACCATTTACTGAACTTACCTATGAAAGGTGAGTGGCCATATATATTTTTAAATTTACTAATGAATGTTATCATATCATTATCAGTAACACTATCATCAAATATTATTGAGAAATCATTTTGAGCATCTCCTTGACAAGAATGTTTTGTCATCAATCCTTCTTGATTAAATAGTTTTACTAAATCAACACATTTAATATCTATTTCAACTTCTTTGTCTCCAATATAAATTGTTTTAGTTTTATGTTCAGACATTATACGTCACCTCTATCTATAATTAATAATGACTTATTATATATTATGTCAATTGCTCTTTTACAATCTACTTCTGTGTCAAAGCATAAGCCTATGCCTTTATAGTATTTAGCTTTTAATATATGCTTCATAAGATATGTGAAATCTTTGCTGGCCATATTTAATGCCTTTGCTATATGACTATCACGAATATAGATCCATCCATCAGTTCTTTTCTTTTTAGATAATTGCTTATCTCTTTTTTCATAATCATACATCTTCAATCTATATACTCTTTCAAATGTATGTAAGTCTTTATATATAGGCAATACTACTAAAGCCTTTTTCTTTTTAAAATTATCTATATATAAATGTTGTCTGTTTGCTATATTCATTATAGTGAACTCATCATTGAATCAGATTTTTCTCTATAACATTCTACGCCTATAATCTTTTTGCATTTAACACAAACATATGAATCAGATGATTTATGTTTATAATCTATATGCATACTTCTTCTAAATTCCTTAGAACCACATTCACATACTACATGTTCTTTGATTAATTTAAAATCATCTTTACATTCTGAGTATGCGAATCTTCTGCCACCACATTCACATGTTGTAACTGAATCTTCTTTTATTTCCTTACCACATTTTAAACAAATTGTATAATTACATTCTTGGATCATACTATATTCCTCCTTAGTTAATATTGCGGGCCATGAGAATGTATGTTCGTATTCTGTTCTAATACATACTATATTATATAATAGACTATCTAATAGAAGCTATAATACATTAAGTAACATATAACCTATTCTCCTATATTAAAGGCAATGCTTCTCTACTATATTAAGTGCTACTTCTAATCCAGTAATATATTGCATTCTTGTTTGAGTTATATTCCCTTTTAATATCTCAGCCTTTTCTGCATTAATCTCCTTTTGTATTTCGTTAATAGCTGCTTTAATCTTATTATCCATTAACTCGTTTCTCCTTCCTGCTTTAAAATATTCTACTTGTAGTTCTCCTACAATAATCATTTCATTTTCAATAGTATATCCTCGTCTAAGCATACGCTCTGAATCGTGTTTATACTTCTTCTTACTTTTATAGCTTTTAACAACTGTGCTCTTGCTCATATGGTATCTCCTACTCCCTATATATTAGTTCCAACTTTTATATGTAATCTTAAGCATTCCATCTTCAGTTGTTGAACTGTCATCTATTTTATAACCATGACAACTCCAATATGTTTCAAGATCTTCTGCTTGTCCTATATGTTCGTATACTCTATCAAAGTACTTTCCTTTAGTTGGACCATTATATAGGTAGATCTCCAATAATTCTTTTTCATATATTTCGCCCTGAGATTTAATTGTTTCTATGCATATGTCTTTATGCTCACGAATATAATATTCTATAGTAGGACATTCATCATATATACCATAGAAACCATCTAGCGGTTCATATATGATAAATACCTCGCCTTTATATAGTAAGGCATATACTCTTTCTTCTACCATGGCTAATAACTTACCTGGTAAATGTTCTTGTCTTAATTCAGTGATTAAATCATATAATATATTAGTTATCATATTACATACTCCTTTCTATACTATATTATATCTTGTACTATATAACATAACTTATATTATCATACATACTCAAATCTATATTGCATTACATACTATGCCATATAATAAAACTTATATTATATTATCTTATGCAATAGCTAATCTACTAACAAATGCAATCATTAATATAATTAATAATATAATTGTTAATGCAACATAGAACATCTTATCACCTCACTTATATATCACACTATACATTATATTATATAGTGCAATAGCAATCTATTATCTTTTGCATTATCTAACAGAAGATATAATATATTATAATCTCTGTTAGATAATCTATTAGAAATAGTATTAACATTAGTCATATTAACACTTAAGAGGGGTAAGTTTTCTTATATATGCATGTGTAAATAGCGAGAAAACCCTAAGTAATTAAACGTGGAAATACATTTAAAATACTTAGGGCTTACCATTTATTAATATAAGGAGGTTATATATGATTATATCTAGCCTTAAGCCAGTTTACATAATACTTTACGTTAACTGAAACTAGATTTCTATGAAACGATAGTTACTTTAAAACTACTGAGAAAACCGTCCACGGACGAAGGTGGGGTAGGTAGTCTGGGAAACGTTTAGTGCTTTTTGTGCTAGTACGCAAAAACGTTATCGGTTAATTGCACGTTTTTTTCGATGAATTAACCAAGTAAAGTAATGCCATTTTTAAGCTTACTCCTAACGATCGCTTCACTTAAAGCATTACTTTAAAAAATATAGTTTTTACACATAGACTATTATAATTTATGTTAGCCTATGTACTATATTTTAAAATGCATTATAAATTAGCCTATATAATAGACTACATAATGCATAAGCAACGCTATTAGTAATAGCTTATATATTATAATACAGTCTATAAGTGTGATCCTGTTATAATACATATGCTTGTCCCTGATAGGGAAGGGGAGTGGTCCTAGTAAGTACCAACTCCTTTATATAAGCCTACATTATTATCATGACTGTAAGGTCGCTCGCATATGCTCGCTCCCACATGATAGTGCAGGTACATTATATAGTACAGGTTATATTATGCTATAGGACATAACATAAGCTCTACTATATAATAGATTAGACATTATAATAGAAACACTATTATATCTGTCTATGTATAAGCTAGCTTTCTTCTTCACATACGTTCATTGAGTAGCATACGCTTTATTGCTCGCTGGCGCTCGCACGTTAATATGACACTCGCACGCTAGTAGTCCTATATTATTTATTATTGGCACTCGTACGCAATATTCAGTACTTTATGTATCACACCCTATTTCACTTGTACTTACTTATATAAATAGTTTTTTGAAGTTATATAAATACAAGTTGATAAAATGTGATACATATAACCTGGATAAGCTATTAACAAAACTGTCATATAGCAACTATATGGAACTGGAACATATTACGGATGAGAATAAGAGGGTAGAGTATCTGAATCGTTTTAATGCCTAAACTCGCAATCAGGTGTTCCGTCCTGTACGTGGCAAAGCTCATCTCTTAACATTCGTAATAGAATAGTAGTCGCCCATTACAATCTTATTAATAGCAAATCTAGGATGTACCAAAGTAAAAAATGTTTACTTCTATATGATGCCTAGAATACATATAGTATGTAAGCATTACTTATTTGTAACCATATGTCTCTAACTGTTCCACATGCATGTCTAGAATAGCCAGTACTGAGAAAGATAATATGATTAAGAAATAAGATTTCCTGTTTCGACCTCCTATAAGGTCATCATCAGCTGGGCTGTTACTCCCAGGACAGGGGGAAGAGCAGGGGAGCTATTCTATAATAACTCCACCATTTCCTCCGAATGAAGTATTTCCGAACACTCTTCTCATAGAATGTACACCATCAATAACTTCACCTTTAGCTTCAGCAATGTAGCCATCGTTTTTGATTTCATCTACACACTGTTTAGTAGCCTTAGTCACTTCACCTACTGCAATACCAGCAAGTTTAGCACCGAAGCCAAATAATGATTTAGCAACTTTAGCAGAAGTACCTATAGCTGTTTTAGCAACAGGAACTGCCACATTATTTAATGTCATATCAGTAACGTTAATAGCAGTCTTAGCTGTCTTATCAACTACACCTGATATAGCTTCAGTAGCTCTCTTAAAACCAAAGGCTCTTTCAATAGAACCATAAGTTTTAACAGGACAGTTAGTTATAGTTACAAGAATACTAGTTCCTTGCATTTCAACGCCTAATTGTTCTTGTTTAAGATTAAAGTTTCTCATTAACTGTTGCATCATTTCTTGAGCATCTAGTAAAGTCTTAGCAGGGAAGCCTACTTTACCATAATAACCATGAGCACCAGATTTATAGTTCACTCTATCTTCTCTATCCTGTTCTATAGTCTTAGCTTTTTGAACCGCCATAAGCTCTTGAGCGATTGCGTCAGCCATTTCTTCTTCTTTAGATTTGTGACTATCAACTATTTTAGCTCTACCTGTTTGTATCCATGCTTCAATAAAAGCAAAGAACTCTTCCTGAGAACCATATACGTCCTCATTATAAATATCTGATAAAGCTTTCCTTTCAGATGAACCCTTAAATTTAAAGTCTATTACTGTTTGCATTGTTAAGTCTTTCATTATGTATACCTCCAAAAAATATAATTATAGAGGAGATGAAAGACTAAGCACTGCAAAGTGATAGCCCTTCACCTCCAAAGATTTGAATTGACTTTCTAGCCAATTTATCGACTAGACCATTGATAAAGTGAATAATACTGTTTTGAGTTTTATGGGCTTTAACCTTCTCAACTGTTACTCTAGGACAACATACATTTAATAAATAATCTATATGTCTGTATAAGTCCAAGTTAGTTTTAGGTCGAGCCTTGCCATTACAATATAAGTACAATGCCTCAAAATCAACGTGTATAATAAACTCATCATTTCTTTCATTACGAATATATTGTAATGCCTTTATAAATGCTGTTAATTCTGCACGATTGTTATTTTGTAGACCTTTTACTCTACCTGTTGATGCCTCAATCACAATATTTTCTTCATCTGTAACTACATAGCTCCAACTAGCAATTGCGTCTGGTAAACCATTATTTATGCAACTGCCGTCAGAAAAAATATGATACATTATCTGCAACAACTCCTTTCCTAGGCCGTGGTAACAGCTAAACCTTTTTCATAAGACTTCATAGCTTGTTCCACTGTCATAGTATACTGTTCAATAAGGTTTAATCTCTTTTCACCTTGTTGAATTATTTTTACAGGACCAAATCCTTGATTGGCCATAATTGAATGTGTTGACTTCTTACCTCTTACTACTCTCATGATTAAGCTACCTCACTTTCATTAACTGTTTCTTTGTAAAAATTAGCTCCTTCTGGTAACATAGGCTCCGAATATCTGTTAAAGAATTCAATATATTTAGAACCATAATTATTAAATGTAGGAGCTAAAGCCTGTCCTAAAGAGAAACACGCTTTTAATATAGGTGCACTCTCTTTTAATAAAGAATTAGTTATAGTTAAGAACTCTAGAGTCATCTCTTCGTTAAGCTCAATAGTTAATTGTCCTGTAAGTATAGATGCAATATAAGCTCTAGTAGTAATTGTTTGGTCTACTAACTCTTTGACTCTACTTGCAGGAACACCATTGATATCATCTATAGTGTTAACTAAATTCCTGATGGACTTAATTTCTTCTTTGTTTAATACAATTTTCATAATACCTTTCTCCTTGTCTGTACGTATATTTTTTATAATAAGAATTACAAAAGGACACCAGCCATAACTGATGCCCTGTTAAATTAGAATGCAGGTCCACCTGAAGCAACTTGTTGTTGTACACCAGCCTTCATAGCCTTCATTTCTCTGAAAGCTGTTAATAACTTAGTGTACATGTTAGCATTAATAGCTACTCTATCAGCTTGAACAGGTGTGTTACTTACATTCTTCTTGCATGCATTAATATTCTTAAATACTAATCTGCAATATAAGTTTTGGATAAGTGGTAATGCCTCTTTCCATAATGCCAATTCAATATCTGAATAATAAGTAGTTTCAGTACTGTCCTCAGCAAGATAGAATTTAACTCTACCACTGTCTAATTCCTGTAATAACTCTCCAGGAACATAAGCTATAATCATGTCATTTCTGTTTTCTAACATAGATACAAAAACAAGTTCTCTAACAAGCATAGCTAAAGAATTAACTCTTACATTTTCAACTTCTACAGCCTTACCTAAGTTAGATACCTTTTGAGTTTGTCCAGCTGTTATAAGTGATGCAACATGATTAGCGTCAATTACTCTCTCATATACTGGTTGACATACCTCGCAGTTTGATAAATCAGTAAGTCTCTTATCAGCTAATGAACCTTGTACACTCATATCAAATGTAGCTCCCATAGCTTGACCAAAAGTTGTTGAATTAATAAAAATGTTTAACATATGTACTCTCCTTTTCTGTACCGACTCTTTCTCCGTCCGACGTACTGTTGCACTTTCAGGTGGGCAACTCACCAAAATTTTGAGCATGTAGCCCTATTCAAAAAGACACCAACCATACTAGATATCCTGTCTTCTTGAATAGATATACATATAGTGGCACTCGCACGCACCAGATAAGTACTGACTTGCCACTGATAATGGGGAAGGGGATACAACAATCAAGAGAAACAGCACATGCATACTATTTTCTCAAGACTGTTGCAAAGGGTTATGTGTGAAAAGTGAAACAACTCCGATGGGAGTCTGAGCCACAAAAGAACACCAACCATACAGATATCCTGTATAATTGCAGATACAATATAGGTACGTTTGTACCTACATAAATGATTATGTGAATCTATATTGAAGATACAAATGCAGATACAAAAAAGAGTCCTAATGCTGAAGTGCAACAACCTCGATGGAGGTCTGAATACACAAATGAGCAAAAGAACTCAAAAAGACACCAACCATACAGCCCTCCGCAGGAGAGATATACTGTTAAGTGTAAGTAAAACTATCATCCCCGAAGGGGGAGATAAAACTCAAAAGGGCACCGACCATACAAGATATCCTGTTGTATCTCGCACTCGGATGTATACTTTCATGCAGTCGCATGCAAACAAGTCGTACTCTCAAACTGTGGAAAGGAACAGGCTTCGACAACAAACAGTGCCCCGAAGGGGGAGGAGAGAGGTATCGGAAGAGTAGGGGAGGGGAAAGTTGTAAAATAATTATAGTGATCATATATTGTCATCTCCTTTCTATTAAGCTATTGATCTCTGTTTAGATACAAATTCGATTGCTTTTGATAGAGTAATGTATTCTTTGTTTGAAGATAATTTTTCTCCATTAGTAGATTCAGATATATACATTCTGCAGTTATTAAGTATATTTAATATATCTTCTGTGGAACCTAAGCTTTCATCGACTAAATGCATAGTATCATTAAGATCATCGCATTGCTTTAGTATAGTATTAACTTTATTTATTAATGTAGTAGTGTTATCACAAGGTTCATTTGAGACAACTGTTTTAACTTTTATTGCTGATAATAATACTTTTAATGAAGTATAGCCAGCTTCTCTCAATCTAGCTTTAATTCTATTAGTATCTATCTTTTGAGTAATTGAACCATTAAACCCAGCCATATTTACAGCAACAGCTTGTTGATATTTAGTAGGATCCCAAGTGAAAGCAACTCCATCTATAGATCCTCTGATATATCCATTTTGGAAACAGTTCATCCACACACCATTACTTTCAGGAATAGATATATAATCTACAGTTCTTGGCTTAGTTTTAATAGGCAACTTAACATTATCCATTTCTAATCTTTTTAATATATAAAGTCTACCGTATTTAGCAGCCTTGATTTTATCTGCACCATTTTTAACTTCAACCTTAGGAAGTTCATGAGTAGTGAAGTCCCATATAAATCTAGTCTTATTTAATACACCATACATTTTATTATTCTCAATCTTAATAGCAACTTCTCTTTCAAATCCATTTAATTCAACAACCTTTTTATTTAATAACATATTCATATTTAACATCTCCTTAATATCTATTTATTTTTGGGCATAAAAAAAGAACCTATATTACATAGGTCCTTTAATAAATCTATTGTTATTCAAATATATCTTTTAAGCTAATTCTTAAATTAGGAAATACACTACTTGTATATTCATCATCATTTTTAAAAGTATTTGTGATTTGATAATATCCATCAATAAGAGTGTGTTGTACAATATATCCTGTTTGTTCTACTAGATTATATTCCAGAACACCAAACTTCTCATATGTAGAATATTTTCTATCTTTATCAATTTTAGCAGTTGATTTTGATAATATTTCAAAAATGATTTTTGGAGCAGAGGTAAAGCTTTCGCCTTTTCTTGTTGCATCTTCACACATTATAAAAATATCTGGCTTATATTTTCGAAGATCATTTTCACTTTTAAATATAACCTCTATCTGTTCATCATATGCTTTACACTTACTTCCTTTAAGGAATAGTGATAGATATGTCAATATATTTCTTTTTATATTATTATGAGCTATAGAAGTGCTTGAACTTAAAAAGATAAGCCCGTTATCAAACTCAGCCTTGCCATCAAAGTGAGATTGTATATTTTCAAATTCTTCTTCAGTGTAACTATTAATATAATCAATATTCATTAATGTGTCCTCCTTATATAGTTCCATAATTCATTCTCCTTTCATTATAACAAAAAAAGAACCTATATCACATAGATTCTTTTGGTTGATAACTTTCAATAAAGCTAATACAATCTAAAGCTTTAATTGTATGAAAACTTATTTGATGAGTAGGGTATTTAAACTTCATTAATTCAAAAAATTTCTTCTTATTCATTTGGCCATGAGTGTAAGCTTCAATATAGTCATATATAGTATCATCAGCCATAGGCCCAATAACTACATCATACTCATGAGTCTTTCCACTACGACAGCCTACTACAAAGTCAAGCCATTCATCAGTATAATCTTTAAATTCTTTAATATTTAAAGACTCAATATTCTTAAGTTCATAAATGTTAACTATTGGAGTATTGAACTTGCCGGCCCATTTCTCTGCTTGTTCTTGTATCTTAGTGCAGTAGAATCCCCAAGAAAAGTCCTTAGTAAATCTATGCTTACGTATTTCTGGGAACTCTATCTCAATATAGCTACCATGATATATTATTTCAGATTTATTCATAACTAATCTCCTTTATTTAATCTCCTTTCATTATAACAAAAAAAGCACAGTATTATAAGCCCTGTGCTATGGCTATTTATATTATGCAAATTGAGAAAAATCAAATGAAGAGAAGTCAGAAGAACTATATTCATCTGAGAAAGCTTCATCTAATCCTTCAAAAGCAACATGATCCATATAACCTGAACCAAATGCTTCATCTTCAATTTTATGAGAAGTAGTAATAACTTCAGATTGAGCAAATGGATCATCTAAGTTAGTAAATTCCTTATTAGATACTTTTACAGAAGATTTGAATGGATCGTTATTCACATCCTCAAATACATCACACTCAACTCTTGAATGGTTAAGTGCAACTTCTTCCTTAGTTCCAAAGTCAAGTAATAATCTCATGCTCTTACCATCAATGCTAGTATTTCTGATTTTACTTACAGTTAATCCAGCTATTACTGATTCGAATTTAGAGCTATTACAAAGATATTGACAAACAGGAATTTCAAACTTAACTGATGGATCATTTAAGCTTGGTATAGTACAAACTATTGCATTGTAAACATGCTTAGTTTTACCTTCATTATTTTTGTAGCTATAGAATGGTACTAATTGAATCTTTTCTGCTTTATCAAATACACCTTGAGTAGTTAGTGTATTGAAGCTAGCAGTTCTAACATATTCCTTAGTAACAGCGAAATGTAATGAATCTATAACAGAGTTTTCATATACACTTATAGCTATTGTTTTTGGTTCAACAGCTTCTATTCTTTTAATTTCTATAGGCTTAACAACAGAAAGAACATCATCAACCATTTGTACAGTTAATTCACCAGTATAATTTGAATCAACATATACGTTGTCAACTTCTTGTGCATTACCATTAACAAATGTTAATACTTGTCCTTCTACTAAGTTAACAGTATCTCCTAAAACTTTATAACCACATACTTTCATTTCAGCATGTTCTGCTACAATATAAGCAGCGAATAATTCAGGAGCAACAGTTAAGAAAAGTTGATTAGTTGATTCATCATCAACAACCCATGATTGCTTTTCTCTCTTAATGTTAGATATCATGAACATTAATCTACCAGCAACATCCATATCTAAATCCTTAGTATAGTATCTAGCTAGATTGCTTAGTTCATCTATCTTTTCATCATACATTGCATTAACTTCATCTATTCTCTTAGAACAAGCATATGGAGAAATAGCATTAATGCTAAGAGCTTGATTAGCTTTGTTGATTTCTTCACTCTTCCAAGCAGTTAATTTGCTGTATGGTTTTCTTATAGCTTCATACATATCAGCAGCGAATGCATTGAATTCACTTCCCATAGCGAAAGAAGCTTTAACTTTATCACTAAGCTTTACATTATTGTAGCTGTTTAGAACATCATTGCTTACGAATTCAACAAATTGATCTGCAACTGTATCTTGAACAACAGACATTTTATCCTTGAAAGCTACTTTAATAACTTCATTATTCTTATTTCTGAATTCAACTGCTTCACCTATTGCAGCTTCCTTAGGAGCAACAAATCTGCTAGTTCTATCAATAGAGAAACCTTTGAAATCTTTGAATGATCTGAAGTTATGATCTAATCCTACAGTAGAGTTAGCTTTCATTATTTCATTGTAGAATTTAGCTTCAATTTCATATAACTTCTTAGCAGCATCAATAGTTAACTCTTGATACATTCTGAATAAGTCATTGATATCAGAAAATATTTTTCTAAGATTCTTAACATCAGTTAAGTCACAAGATATCATTTCTTTAATGATTATATCTTCTTGATCAGAAGATACAGTTACATAATCCATATCTACATTATCTGCTAATATTTCTTGAACAAATAAACCATAGTATTCACCAGCACCAGTATTGAAGCCTTCCTTGTTTCCTAACACTTCTTTAAGAGTTCTGAAAGCTAATGGTTTAAATTGTTCATCGTCTAATAACATAATTGCTGAGTAAACATTTGAACAAATAGTTATTTGACCAACTCCTAAGTTTTTATCTACTTGGATAGAATGACCATAATCTTTACCCATTCTGTTCATGAAGTTTTCTTCAGTATTTTCTACTGCAACCTTTCTGTTTAATCCTGCTAATGTGTTGTTAAATCCTGTAGTTTTTATCATTTTAATTCACCTTTCACACTATTCCTTTAGTGTGCCTTTCATATATTTTAATTTATTTATTTTAATTTTTGATACAATAAAAGCACAGTATAAGCCCTGTGCCATGGCTATAGGTAGAACTAGTTTTGAATAACAACAGCTTTCATTCTAGTTCTTTCTAATAAGTCTATAACTTTATTAGTTAATTCATCTTTTTGATCTTTAACTGCTTTAGTGTATTCTAAGAATAGAGCACCATCATAGTCAAAGTCTAATCCTGCACAAGCATAAGTAATTACGCTCTTAGCTGGAAGTACAGCAACGAAGCTATCTAATTCAATGTAGAATCTTACTACCTTATCAGCTTCAGCTTGAGTGATTACTCCTTTATTAACATGGAATTGCAATCTCTTTCTTATAGTCTTAATAGTTACATTCTTAGCAAAGTAGAATTCTCTTAATCCCATTTTAGGATATTTAATCATTACTACTTTAGTAAGTCTTCTATCATTAATTGCAACTTCTCCAGTATTTAATATGTTAGTAAGCTTTCCTCCAGTTAATATGAAAGTAGGATCAGATGATAATCTTCTGTTATGAGAAGTTATTGCACCATTCAATCCACTAATCATATTAGTTACTGAATTTATTGATTGTCTCCAGCTTGAATTAAAGAATGGCTTAGATTCTTCAATAAATCTTGGAGCAATAGCCATAACAAAGTCATTAACATATTTTGAATTTAATGCTTTGTCTATTTCTTCTGGAGTCATTAGTCTAGATTTCTTATCAACAGTTAAACTAGCTGTCTTAGTATCAACTGCTAATTTCAAAATATCATATAACAATTGAGCTCCATTTTCTCCTAATTCATTAGCTGCATACATAACTGTTTCACCAAGTTGAATAGAAGTTTTACCTTCAGAACACTTAGCAAATGCTAATACTTCAAGAGTTATTTCTCTTTCCATATCATAATCTAATTTGATACAGTTCTTATCAGCAATGTATAGAAGATTATTTGTATCACCAACATATTCTATCTTTTGGCCTCTCTTTTCAGCCATAGCTTTAGTTCCTTCAAGAGTCGTAACAAATATTTCTTCAGATACAATTAAAGCAGAAGCTTTAATAGTTCCAGGTCTTAATTGAATCATCATTCCAGTTAATACCTTAGGATCTACTACGATTCCAAACTTAGATTCAATCATCTTTGCAAACACTCTAGCATTTACATACATTTGACCATCTTGAGTTGGAACATCTTTTAGCAAAGCTCTTGATTTAGCTACAGTATCTAAGACAGCTTTAGCAGTTTTAATTCTTTCATTATCTCTGCTTCTAAGAGCTTCCATAAATTCATTTCTAGCTTTATCATATTCAGCTGTTAGGAAAGTTTCATTTGTGTCATTTTCCCATTTGCTGTAGTATCTAACATATCCAGTTACTCTACCAAAGTTTACTGAACCAGTTAATACGTTACCTACATATCCACCAGCTTTTTGTAAAGCCATCATAACTGCTTTGTCTTCATCCATTCCGTATTTATTACGTAAATCAGATAAAGCACCTAATGTAGCATGATCTAAAACTTCAAATCTTCTATCCTCATGAGTTATTTCCATGAAGACCATAGTCTTTTGTCTTTTATTTGAAGCAGTCCATGCTAAACCTCTATATATATGAGTTTCTCCTTCAGGAAGTCTGTTTGTAACCTTACCATTTTCAAGATCTGTAAAAGTAAGATTTTCAGAACCTAAATCAGAGAATACTTTAACCCATCCATTAGTAGCATGTATTAGATACACATTGCTTCTAAATATATCTTCAGCATTGCAAGCAGACTCATTTGTTACTGATACAGATAAGAAGTCCCAAGTAAATTTATTTTTGATATTTACTATTCTGCTTCCATTTCTAACACTTATATCATTAACAACTTTGTCATTAACATAGATTCTACTAATTGGTGTATTAGTAAGCTCTAGTGAAGTAGTATATCTACCCTTGTTTAGGTCAATTTCTATTGATGGGATAGTGATTTGTTGTTTCTTCATCATTCCATCTAATAAAGCTCTGAATTGTCCTTTAGTTCTGATTTCTCTCTTAATTGTGTTTGTTTTCATTTTTTCATTCCTCCAATATACCCGCAGTAACCCCGTAGTATTACAAGCTCTTTGGCTTGGTTATTGCGATAATTTATTTTTTTTGATATAATGGAGACATAGCGGCTTGAATGCTATATCTCCATGATGTGCAGTTTATACTCATAAACATCATTGGAGTGTTAATTAAACTACCTGAATATTTGTAATAATATATCCAGGTTGTTTTATTTTGTTAATTGCTTCTTGTGATGAGGAAGCATTAACAGTGGTGGTTACAGGGTAGGATTCTTCAACTGGAACTTGAAGTTTCTTACCCTGTTTTGTTATCCATTGAGCTCTTGCCCTAAGATAACTTACCTTAAACTTTCTTTCCATATGTGACATGGATTCAAGTTCTTTAATATCATCTTCTGCTTCCTTTTCTGTGTCAGCAGAACACACGAATCTACCACAAGAGTCTAATACCTCGTAGTATCTTCCATTGTAATTAATTGTGTACATAACATCTTTCCTTTCTTATTAATATTTGTTATAATAAAAAGAGAGGTGCTAGTAACACCTCTCAATTGGTTTAAGCTCTTCTTCTAAGGAATAGAGCTTCAGCCTCTTTAAGACGTTGCTCAAATAAAGCATCGTCTAAGAAGCTTGGGATAGAAACAGTTTCTACTACATCTTTATCAGGGGGAGTAGTTGAAGCTGTTTCTTTTTGTGCTATCATTTCAGGAGTAATTCCATTAATGAATTCACAAATGTTCTTAAAACTATCCATTGCGAACACCTCCTTTTATATTTATTTCTGTTTAGTACTTTTGTACTCATCAGTAGGGACACACATCCCTATACAGAAAGTATTGATTTTTTATTAATAATTTGTATAATAAAGAAGAGAGGTACTCGTAATACCTCTCAACTGAATGTTTTTATAGTGATTTAAGAGTGTTCACTATAAGGGTTTTAAGAGAAGGCTTTCTAACAGGGGCCTTCTTTTTAGTTACTTGTCTTTGTTTCTTAGCTCTAGCCATTCTTCTTTCTTCTTGAGCTTTTAATAAGAAGCTTGGTATTTCTACTCTTTCTTCATTAGCTATAGTTGGCTTAACTACTGCTAGAGTAGGTCTATCTTCGACCATTCCAAGTTCTCTTCTGTTTGGTAGTCTACCTGCCATAATCACTTTGTTAGTACTCATAGCTTGTTGTCTTTCCACCTCTCTTTTATTAGCTAGTCTTCCTACTGCTAGTACACCATTTCCTGCTAATGCCTTCTTAACTGTAGTTTCCTTGTTGATTATTACGTTATTCATTGTTTGTACCTCCTAGTGGGCGAGTCGGCTCGTTGGCCATGGTTGACTACATACCCTTGTACACTTCCTCGCATAAACTCAAAGTCAAGACACCTGGGGCTATAATTCTTTCATTTTCGTTTATACATATATATCTAGTGCCTCCAGAAATTTTTCAAATTTTTCAATTCCTACATAGGGAAATTTTTACCAATTTAGAGTGGGATTTAAATGAAACATTTACTTACCTAAAATTAGACAAATAAATGAAAATCATGGTAAAATAGTGTCGATTATTAATAGTAAAGATAGGTCGTTAGGAGGAAGCGTAAGATGAAAAAAATTACAGTTTTACTTGTTGCTATGTTATCGTTTTTATTAGTTTCATGTGGTGTTAGTGGAGCAAGTAAAAAGGCAGTCGAAGAGGGGAAGGTTGCAACAGTAAGCAAGGAATACGAAAAGGCTAGAGATTTATTTAAGCTGGCTGTAGATGAGGATAGCAAAAATTCAGAAGCTAAATTATTATTAGATTTACTTAATGACTATATTGATTTAACAAAATTAGTTAATACAGGTGAATTCGATAAAACAGATGAGTTAGTTTCAAGAATAGAAGAAAATGAAAAAATGGAATTAATAAAAGATGATTTCCAAAAGACTAAAGATAGCATTGCTGATGGAAAAGAAAGTATTAGTAAATATTCAGATGAAATTGCGGACATAGAAGGTTTATTAAAAGATGGAAAACTTGATGAAGCTAAAACTTCAGCAACAACTAAGCTAGAGGAAGTTAAGGGAATTAAAGTTTTAGAAGATAAATTGAATTCTGTAATATCTTCAGTAGATGAAAAGATAGCTAATGCTAAAGCAGAGATATTAAAATATTACAAAGGCGAATATGATATTAAATATAAGAATATGGAGATCTTTTCTAATGATAGTGCTGTAACTGAATTAAAAGGAAAAGCAATTCTAAAGTTCGTTGAGGACCAACAATATGGTTCTCCACAAGAATATATGTATCGTATAGAGGATGGTGCTGTATTCCAACTTAATCAAGGAAGTTACTATTGGGTAAGTAATGGATATAAGGAAATATATTCACCTACAGTTCCAAAGAAGCAAACTGCTCAACAGAATCAACCAGCTCAATCAAATGATTATGTTTCAAAAGATGAAGCTGTTAAAATAGCTAGTAAGAAGTTTGAGGAAGATTTTCCAGCAGAAGTAGGTAGCTATAAAGCTGTATGTAATGGGAATATTTCGGCAGGAGCTTATGAGGTAGAAATGTATGATAAAGGTGGAAGATTGTTTTTTGCAACATACGTTGTAGATGCTAAGTCAGGAACTGTCTTTAGAAATTAATTTGATTATATAAAAGATAAAAAAAGAAGGCATAAGCCTTCTTTTTATTTTCCAAACCAATTATCATAACCTTCTTCTGCACTGAATTCATAATCATCTTTTGTACATGATGGACCATTGTAATAATCTAAGTTACTATCATCAAAATCATCATTATATTCCATTTCTATTATAATAAGATCAATCAAAGAAACTACAGCAGTAAGACCATTATTATCAGTTAAAAATTTATAAATATCATTAACTAAAATAGTAAGGTAGTTAATTAGAATTCTATAATTATTAAAAAGTTCATTATCAATTTTCTGTAAAGAAAAATTTGTTTCTCGTATTTTTACTTCTATAAGATTTAAAAGATGATTGGAAGGAGTAATATTGTTTATTTTGTTTAATCTTCTCAATATTGAAAATATGTCAAGGTCTATACTGTATTTTGCATTTTTATTTAATTTATCTATATTTTTTTCATCAGAAAAGATCTCTTCTAATTTTTTTAAATAATATAAAGAAAGTTGACAAGCCTTTTTATCATCTGCTTCATCAAGAGTTCTTTTTAATTTTAAATCATTAGTAACCATATTATACATCTCCTTAAATCAATAATAATGTAATTATATAACATTTTATAGCAATTATCTATATTGTAAGTATTTGTTTTGTCTGTGTGTAAAAGGTGTGTCTTACAGTAATAAAGTCATGAAGCTAACAAAAAAGGAGTGATTTTTCATGGCTTTAAATAAAAATTTTGTAGATCCTAGCAAATATGACATTAAGTGTCCTTATGCAATGTCGCCAGTTGGAGTATGTATTCATAATACTTACAACGATGCTCCTGCTAAAAATGAAGTAGCTTATATGAAGAGCAACAATAACGAAGTATCTTTCCACGTAGCGGTAGATAATATTGAGGCTATTCAAGCTATTCCATTTGATAGAAATGCTTGGGCTGCTGGAGATGGTGGTAAGGGCGATGGTAACAGAAACTACATTCATGTAGAGATTTGTTATTCAAGATCAGGTGGTTCGAAATTTATTGAATCAGAAAAGAAAGCTGCTAAAGAAATTGCTGCTATATTAAAGAGCTATGGTTGGGGTATTGATAGAGTTAGAAAACATCAAGACTTCTCTGGTAAGTATTGCCCACATAGAACTTTGGATATGGGATATAACAGAATGATTGATATGATCAAAGCAGAACTTGGTTCAGATAATCCATCTAATCCTATTCAACCATCTAATCCTTCTGCACCAACAGGAACTTACTACAGAGTAGTTGCTGGTTCTTATTCAGTTAGAGAAAATGCTGAAGCAATGGTAGAAAAGTTAAAAGCTGAAGGTATAAGTGCATTCTTACTACCTGTTACAGCTAATGATGGAAAAAGTTATTTAAGAGTTATTGCAGGTTCTTACAAGGATAGAAATAATGCAGAAGTAACTATGAAGGAATTAATAGAGAAGGGTTATAACGCATTTATAGCTGTATATGATAATAAAGAAAATAGAGTTCCATCAAATCCGCAACCATCAGTACCAGAATCTCCAAAACCAGAACCTCCAAAACCATCAGGAGTATTTGTTAAAAATAATGAATACCATTCTTTAATTCTTAAATTACAAAAGGAATTAAATAAGCAAGGTTATAGAGATAAGAATGGAAGAAAATTAGTTGAGAATGGTTATAGTGGACCACTAACTGCAAGTGCTGCGGCTAAGTGCATAATAACATTGGGCGTTAAAGGAAACATTACGAATATTTTACAAGAGATGTTTTATGCAATAGGATTGGATCCTAAGGGTAGAGACGGACATTGCGGACCTGGTATGACAGCAGCTATTAAGTCATACAATAAGACTTTCTTAGGGTTAGAAAATGATGCATACTTCGGACCAGGATGCTGGAAAAGAATCTTAGGACAATAATTTTTAAAAGCAGACATTGAAACACATGTCTGTTTTTTTCGTACTACAAGGAAATAAAAATATCGGCGTTGCCTTCGGCAACATATTATTTAAATGTAGAGGACAGGTAATTAAATGCTTTTTGTTATTACAAGCCCGCCATACAAGTAATAGAAAGTAGAAGTCAGATGACTATTTATTATGAAAGTAGTGGAGGATTTGTATATGGCAAAAATAAGTGTTAATGATGAATTTGTTGTTAATGGTGTGCTAACAGTAAAAAGATATATTACTGAAAATAATGAAATAGCTATAGCTGGAACATTTGCATGTCATTATTATTTTGAAGAAATTACAAAGTTAGAAACTTTTAGATACTCTATAACTGGAATTGAAGTAAAAGAAGAAATATTTGAAGCTGATAATTTTGATATTATCTATAATTTTAATGCAATAGCTATTGATAATAAGCAAGGATTATCTAATCTTTCTAATGAAGAAATATCAAATATAGAAGAAGAGATCTATGGAAAAGATGGTTATATAAAAGGAACAGTGCTTGAGAAAGGAGTATTATAATGAGTGAAATTTTTGAATCTGATTTACAGCAAGAGCAAAGAGATATAGCAGTTGCAAATAGAGAAGCTTTAGAGCAAGGTTTATCAAATATATGGGGACACAGCACCTTAGGACTTGAAGCGAAGAAAGCTGCAATGTCTATGCTTTCTACTAAGAATGGAATGTATGCAAGAATACCTCTAGTATGTAAAGCTAGTGGCTGTCCTTACGCTGATAGTTGTATGTTACTTAAATATGGACTTGCGCCTATGGGAGAAGCATGTCCTAAGGAAACTGCAGAAATCGAATTAAGATATGCAGCGTATAATGAAGACTTTGAATTAGATAAAGCTAGTTTTACAGATAGAAATTTAATTTCTGAACTTATCAATTATGACATTATGTTGGATAGGTTAAGAGCTTTATTAGTAAAAGAAGAAGTTCTTATAGTTGACGTTGTTACAGGTATAACTGAACAAGGTGAAGAATACACACATCCAGAAGTTTCTAAGACATGGGAAGCTTATGAAAGAGTAGAGAAGAAAAGAAATAATATTTATGACTTAATGCTTGCTACTAGAAAATCTCAAAAATCTGATAAGAATAATGATGGTCCTAAATCAATTACTCAAGTTGTTTCTGAAATAATGAATAACAATGACTTCGTAATTGATGTTAAGCCAGATCATATAGAATAGAAAGGAGAAGATGAATATGGATAAGTTAGCTAAAAAAATTTTTGACGGAATAAATAGTTTTGCAGATAACATTCAATGGAACGGCAAATCAATATTACGAGGAAATGATGCTATTAATCCAATTAAGACTATGGGAAAGTTTGTTTTAGGAGAAACTGACACAGGTATTAGAGGTACATTAAATGCAATGTCTGATGGAACTGGATGGAAGAAAGCTATAAGTGATGCGTATCATGTTGGAGAAGGAGAAGCTAGAAAATTAAATTATAAGGCAATTGCAGGAACATATGTAGGTGCATCATTAGCTGGAAGAGTTGCAACAGGAGGAGGACTTTATAGAGATTCTACAGGTAATGTTAATGCACCAGGAATTCCTTTTATATAGGAGCGTGAATTAAATGAGTTTAGGTGGAACACTTAAATCAGTAGCTGGAGCTTTTGGCTCAGGATTAAATATTGGTTCAGGTAAGTTTAAGGCAGCATTAGGCGGTGCTGGTATTGGAGCTACTCTTGGTATGGGAGCTGTTGGAGCAGCAATAGGAGCAGGAACATCTGCATTTGTTCCTGACAGTGTAGTTGATCCAATGACAGGTGCAGCCGTTGGCGGTGCAATAGGTGCAGCGGCATTGCCAGCAGCTGGTCTTACTATCGGGGCAGTTGGAACAGTTGGAGTTGGTGCAGCTAAAATGGTACCAGGAATGGCAATGGGTGCTATGAAAGGTGCTGCTGCTGCTTCTCCATATGTTGCTGGTATTGGAGTAAAGGCAGCTGAAGATGTAGCATCAAGAGTATGGGGAATCGGTAGCAGACTTATTAACTGGGATGAAAATGCAGATGCATTTGGTAAGGTTAAATTTACTGGACCAATAAGTGGAATAAAAAGTGGATGGAATAGTGGACGTGCATTTACAAAAGAATTTTCTAGAGCAGAAGGTTTCGGTAATAAATTAAAAGCATTTGCTAAAAACCCTATTGAGAATTCAAGGGCTGCAATAAGTAAATCAGGAAAAGCAGCAGGAGGAACAATCATTAATGGTAAAACGTTAATAGGTGGAACTGCTCTTATAGAAGGAGCAAAGAAAGCATGGAATACAGTAGAGACTGCTAAGATGGGACAAATGACTGGAGTAACAACAATGACTCCTCAGATACCAAGTTATGCAGATAATGCTGGTGCTACTGGAGATCTTGTTTTCGCATTAAATGCAAATAGGAGAGGATAGACATGGCGACTAAGAATGTAGTAGGAAAAATATTAAATAATAAAAGCATTGGAGTGATGGGAGGAATATCTCTTGCAGCCAATGCTTATTCAACAGTATCAGATTATAAACAAAGTAGATTAGAAGGACATGGAAAAGTCGGTTCTGCTATTACTGCCGTAGGAAATGCGGTAATGTTCGAAGCAATGGGATTTGGGCCAATGATGGCTTTCACTGCAGCAAAAGAAGCTCCAAATATGATTGTTAATGGAATATTAAAAGCTAATGCAACTGCTAGGTCAATGGATAGATCTGCACGTAATGTTGCTTTTAATAATGCTACTTTTGCAGATAGCAAACAAGCTTTTACAATGAGGCAAGCTGGAATGCAAATGGCTCAAGCAAGTAAATATAATCTACAACAAACCTTAATGGGAAATGAAGCTTCTGTGATGCACAGGTTGTAGGAGGTGAATTTAAATGGCGAAAATTAACACAAGTAAAGTTTTAAATAATATTACAAAAGGACTAACAGGTATCTTAGACGATGTTGCTGAAGAAGGCTTCGAGAAAAAGCTTAGAGGTGCTCTAAAAGATATTGGATATAAAGGAACTAGTTCAAATGGTAAATCAATATTAAAATTTGCTGGTAATAATATTGATGATGTTTCGGAAGAAGCAATCGGTAAATTATATAATATCATTGATAAAAATGGAATAAAAAATATAGATGACTTAAGAGGTTATACTAAAAGTATAGTTAATAAAGAGGCTGTCGGAAAGAATACTTTAAATGTACTTTCAAGGGATTTAGATATGGATCCAGCTAGTATAAAAAGTATACTTAGAAAAAAAGGTATTAAATCAAATGAAAATTTAACAAGTGAAGCCTTAGATCAAATCGTTAAAACATCTCAAAGCACACCATCAAGAATTGTAAAAGAAACAGCTCAAGAGACTGCTGAAGAAACCGTCAAACAAGCTGCAAAAGATTTAAAAGGATCTGCTCCTAATACCTCACCTGCACCTGATCATAAGCAACTAAAAAAAGCCAGATACGATAGCGCAGATGACTATATGAAATATAAACAAAGTCAGCAATACGAAGAAGTATTTAAAGCATTTAAGGAAAAAGATTTTGAGAATCCATTACTTAAGGAGTTGAAGATTAATAGTTCTACAACTATGGATGAGATACAAGGAATGAGAGCAGCTGGAATAAACTCTGCAAACAAAAATGACATGGGATTTGTAGATTTTATGGGATATAATAAAATCCCTCAAATAGCAACTGGTGTAGCTGGTACTGCATGGTTAGTAAATAAAATGGCTGCGACTGGTGGGCAACAAACAAATAGTCAGTTATATGGACAAACACCTTATTAATAATGGAAGCATGTTGGAGTAATAATGTATTGAGCTAAATGCTACATATTTTTGAAAGGATGAAGACTATGAAATTAGATGTTAAGAAATCTTTAACTGGTGGAGAGTTCAAGGTATCTATCGAATTCAAATCTTATGAAGTATTTGAAGAAGGATTAATGGAAGACTTCGGAACTCCAGTACTACAAATCCCAGTATCTACTTGGGGAGCTACTGCAATTTCTAAAGAAGGCAAAATTGTCATTGAAGACATTGAACAAGATAAAGCTGATGCAGTTTGCTCAATAGACTTAACTAAAGAAATAGATGTTAAGTTAGATAACTTATTTAGAACAGAATATGCTGTTAAGATTGCTGATATTGAAGAAGGAACATTAGTAGATCCATTAGATTCAGTAGTAAAAATGGCTGAAGCAAAATGTGCTTTATTTATTGAAGTAATTAAAAAAGAAGCAAAAGCTAAAATGGACAGCCTTAGAGCTATGAAGACAGATTTCGAAGCTGTTATTAAGAATCCTGAGGTAATAAAAGTCTAATCTAGAAGAGGTGACATAAATGAAACTTAAAGTTCAAAAATCAATTAGTAAAAGAATTATAAATCTTGAAATTGAGACAGCAAGTTTCACTCCTGATGAGAATAAAATGTTAGATATCTTAGGGGAGCCTATAATTAAATTCGAAAAGATATATGGTGATAATCTAGCAGTATCTTTTGAAAAGAGAATTAGAACAGGATTCAAGATTAAGGTTAGATTCGATGGAACTGAAAATATAGTTGCAGCTGATGCAGCTTGTGATAAGTTCTTAGAAGATCTACCAGAAGAATTAGCTAAGGCTATGGAAAAATTAAAAATGCTATATGATGATATAGATGGTAAGGATGAAAACAAACCTCCTAAATATATTGATATAGTGTACTAAGAAAGGAGTCATTAAGACTCCTTTTTACATAATATAAAAAGAGGTGAAAAAATGAATGTACTTGATTTTACAAAAGAAGAGATCACTTGCGTTACTAGAAATCCAGCACCTATATATACACATCTTTCTAGTGAGAAATATTTACATGAAAAATACATCTTAAAAAGTAATATGAATATAGAAGGAATTTTTAATGTTAAGATTAAAATTAAAGACAGAGAAAGAATTGTATCAAGTGCAGAAGTTACCACTATTGATAATCATACAGTAATAACTAGATACATATAAAAGATGCTGTTGTGCTAAGAGATTAGTGCACAGCTTTTTTTATGTAACAAAATAAAAAAGATAGGTAATAGATGGGGTATGAAATATACACAAAGGAGGAGAAAAAATGAGTGTTGAAAAAAGTACCCTATCGCCAGCACAGATAGAGCGTATGCGGGAAATCATGATAGATCCTGTTAAATGGGCTCAAGTATTTGTTGTTACATTTGATGGAGCTAAAAAATGTGAAACTCCATGGACGGCACGTTGGTATCAAGTAGAGGCATTAAGAGATCCATCTTTAAAGAAAGTTCTTAGACAAGGAAGAAGAACTGGTAAAACTGAGGTTATGGTTATTGATATGTTATGGAGAGCATTTACAAGAAGAAATTATAGATGCCTTACAGTCACACCATATGAAAACCAAGTAAGATTACAATTCCAAAGACTTAGAGAATTAATAGATGCATCACCTTTATTAAAAGCAGAAGTAGAATCCATGACTAAAAATCCATATGCAATTACATTTAAAAATCATTCAGCAATCTTTGGATTTACAACAGGGGCATCGTCAGGATCTGGAGCAGCGAGTATTAGAGGTCAGAGAGCAGATATGATATACATGGATGAGGTTGACTATATGTCAGATGCAGACTTTGACTCGGTTACAGCGATTGCAGCAGAAAGAGCTGACATAGGTATAGTAATGTCATCTACTCCTACAGGTAGACGTTCACAATTCTATAAAGCTTGTACTAATAAAGCTATGGGATATACAGAACACTATCATCCTTCAATGCATAATCCGAATTGGGGTCCAGAAATGGAAGCGGAACTAAGAGCACAATTATCTGAGCAAGGTTATGTGCATGAAGTTTTAGCTGAATTCGGTACAGAAGATACTGGAGTATTTGATAAAGATAAAGTAGATAGAGCTATGACATTTGAATTATATGCATATAACGAATTAGATTATTATCAAAAACAAAGATGTGAAGAAAACAATCTTAGACCTAATGTCTATAATTATGCTAAAGGTCAAAGAGCTCACGTTAATCCATTTAGAACTATGGGAGTTGACTGGGATAAAATAAATAATTACTACAGTCGAGTTGCATAAGATTAATTTATCTCGTAATATATTTATGAGGTGATTAACATGATAGAAAAAGAAATTATAGAATCATATTTAAATAAAGGACTTACTTTTAAAGAAATAGCTACTGAATTAGATGTAAACTATAAAACGCTTTTAAGATATACAAAGAAGTACGAACTTAAATCTGGAGTAGGAACACAAGGAGCTAGAAAACATAAATTTAATGAGAAATTCTTTGAAGTAATAGACAGCGAAGAAAAAGCTTATTGGTTAGGATTCATTGCTGCTGATGGTTGTGTATATCAAAATGCTAATGCATGGAGATTACAAATAAATCTAAAAGGATCTGATAAAAACCATTTAGATAAACTTCAATTAGCCATAGGTTCTACCTATAAGATTGCTGAAAAGAAAATTGGAAAATCAGATATATGTCAATTAAAGATAAACTCAAAGATACTATGTGATGATTTAATTAAATTAGGTATCATAGAGAGAAAATCTTTAGTAGTAAAAATGCCAGATTTAGATCATGAATTAACAAGACACTTCATAAGAGGTTACTTTGATGGAGATGGAAATATTAAAAATTTTGATGATAAGAACGGCAGACACAGGTACAACTTCAACATAGTTGGAGGAGAAGAGATGCTCAATAGTATTAGTGAATCAATGCCATGCGATTTAGATTTGTATAAAGTAAAAAGAGTTAGTCCAATATTTTCTTTAGAGACAACATCTAGAGAAAAGCTGAAAGAAATATATGATTTTTTATATAAAGATGCAACAATATATCTTAACAGAAAAAAAGATGTATTTAGTAATTTAATGTCCCGCTTTGCAGAAATGCAAGGGCAATAACAAAGTGAAGTGCGGGGAAGCCCTTAGAGCTTTAACTACTAACCTATCATGGCGACATAGATAGAGGCCAGAGTAATTAACTGGATATAGTAAAAAGGTTAAAGATTGGGTAATCACGCAGCGAAGTGACTTATTTTTTAACCATTAGATTATATATCTATTATAAAATACTTTTTAGGAGGAAAGCATAATGGAAATATATACGATGGTTATCGAAAAAAAATGTAAACGTTTTAATAGGGGTGTGAATTAAATATTTATTAAAGTTTACATATGAAAATGTAAGTCAAACGTTCAACGACTATCCGAAAGCTAAGACCTCCCGCCCAAAAGAGTCTTAGTGAGTAGCCTAAGGATAGGCAATAGGAGTACGGCCAAGTGGTGGGTGAGAATCCCTTAAATGGAAGTGCTGTATCTAAACAGATAATGCTGTAGATGATGATATAGTCTCGACTTTGCGTGAAATACGCAAGAAGTTCATAAGAGAACTGCATGAGAGTAACGAACTCATGTGAAGGCAACGAAATATGGAGCTTCTTCATCTATATTAATTCTAGACTATGACTTAATAAGAAGAAAGTTCAAAGTAATAAAGAGAATAGAAGTGCCAAGATCAGAGTATTCTTACGATGCTGCTGTTAATTTAATTGTTGAGCTTAACGATCAATACAATCCAGCTTGGATTTATTGTGATGCAGGTTCAGGAGAATATCAAATAGAAAGATTACACATTATAGGACAAGAAAGACCATCAACAGGCTTAAGAAATAAAGTCAAGAGATTCCAATTTAAACAATCGCTTGATATAGTGGATCCTATTACATTCGAAACAACAAAGCAACCTATGAAGCCATTTATGGTTACTCAATTACAAATTGCATTTGAAAGAGAATTAATGATGTTATCTCCATTTGATGAAGTCCTTCACAAACAATTAATTGACTACTCCGTTGAAAAGATTTCAATGAGTGGACAACCGGTATTTACATCTGAAAATGAGCACTTTGTTGATGCACTTGGATTAGCTTACTTAGCTATGGTTCTTGAATTTAAAGAATTAACTAATATGATGAAGGAACCTGAAACTACTACAAAGGTAGAGTTTAGTAAAAAAACAATCGGAAGTGCTGGACTTAATAAGATGTTTGCTGATGTAGAAAATTCAGCATTCAATTCTTCAAACATAGCAATACCTACTCATGATCCATCTGAGAGACGTGGAGATAGACCTTCTCAATATAAAGTACCATTAGGATATAGAAAAAGAAGTAGTTTTGGTGGTGCTTGGGGAAGCAGAACTAATGGAACACGTAGAGGTGGAGGAGGAGTTGGACGAAGCTCATGGTAGTAACACTATTAAGTGTTCTATATATATTAACCTCCCTCTTATAATTTGAGCGTCAGAAATGGCGCTCCTTTTTAGCAAAGGAAGTGACTTATGATGAATGAAGAAGAAATAAGGCAAGAAAAAAATAATATTTTATATAGGCCTGATTTGGACTATGACAAAAAATATGATACGGAAGGCTATCAAGAAGAAGTTTTAGAAACTGAAGACTATGATAAAGAGCCAGTAATTGAATCATTAAAAAAAGATATTGATAATATTAAAAAGGTTTTGCCACTACTACCTGGAGATTTAATTGAGATGGCTAAGAAACCTTTAATTGTCATTGAAAGTGTAATAGGAGATTTAGATGTTGAAAACAAGCCAGTAAGTAATGAAGAGTCAGTTGTAATAATTACAGGCAAAAAAGAGGATGAGGATGAAGATATATATCCAGACACCTTCTTTAGAGATGATGAAGATCCTTTTGTCATCATAAGTGATAGAAAGGATAAAGTGACAATAATTAAAGAAACATATGATTATGACTTAGCCTCGGTTATAGCTGACTATATAGATAAGTTAAATAAAGTAATGAATGATTATCTTAATAGTTTATTGACTGTTACTAAATCTATAGATAAGAGCCAATATTCAAAAGTAGTTGCCCCTTATACTGGCAGCACTTCAAATGTAAGCAAAGATTATAAACATCTATCAGATTTAATAATACGAAGTCAATTAACACGACAAATGAAGTCAAGGCTTTATAATAAGAGATTTAATTTAGATAATTCTATTGCTCACATAAGAATCTGTAAAGCTGGAGTAGAGCAGAAAATAAGGTATTATGAAGCAAGTTATCAGAATGGTACGACTTATACAGATCTATTAAGTAATAGACATTTAGAAAATAGTAGGATGATGTACGACAAAAAATATAAACAAAACTTTTTCAATTTGTACAAATACTTAAATAGCTCGGTAATATTATTGGATGAATGCTTCAAAATGCATATTAACGAAGCACAAGCAAAAATAATTTTAATGATGAAAGAGGGAAATGAATTATGGTAATTATGCCAACACAAGATAATATCGTTATAAAGCTACCTAAGGTAGATAAGGAACAAAAAACTCAATCAGGAATTATTTTAACTGGAGCAAGTAAACAACAAGATATGCCAGAACAAGGCACTGTAGTTGCGGTTGGTTCAGGAAGAATATTAAATAATGGAACTCAATTAAGTCCTTTTATAAAAGAAGGGGATGAAGTTATATTCAATAAATTCGCTGGAACAAAAATCACATCAGATGATGCTGAATACTTAATCATTAAGGAGAATGATATTCTGGCAGTTATAAAAAAATAATAATAAAAGCAGGTGAAAATAGTGGGATTATTTAGTGCCTTAGTAAATAAGGATATAGCTAAAGCTATTGAAAGAATCGAAGCTGAAAACAAAAGAAAAAACTTTTCTCCTGTAAATACAAATAGCAAAATTAAAGATTTTGTTATTAAGACAATAGGCTTCATTAATAGCTACAATATTGGAAGAGATATGCTAGCTCCACCAGAATATGATTTTGAAGAAATAAAGCGTGCTGCTGAAACAGATTCGTATATTAAAACATCATTAGATAAATATCAAAGAATGATATATAAAGCTGGATATTATCTAAAATCAGAAAATGAGAAGAGTGTTGAATATGTTAAAAAGCGTTTCAGAATAATGTCATATGCAACTGGCAAACCTATGGATATTTTATTTCAAGAAATAGCTGATGACCTTATTACTTACTCAAACTGTATTTTAATAAAAACTAGAGTAAAGCAAATCATGCCAGGAATAAAAGCTGTTGGATTGTTTGGTTCAGATCCTGTTGGAGGATATTCTCGTATAGATCCTTCGACCATTAGTATTCAAAGAGATGAACACGGGAATGTTTTAGGATATACACAAAGAACAATTAATGGTAAGGAAAAGAAATATAAAACACAAGATGTTATCCATATTTACATGAATAAAGAATCAAGTAATGCATTTGGTACACCAAAAGTTATTGCTGCACTTGAAGATGTAAAGCTATTAAGAAAGTTAGAAGGTAACGTGCTTGCTATAGTGCATAGATTTGCAATTCCAATATTCCATTGGAAAATAGGTAAACCTCAGCAAGGATTCCAAGCGACAGATAAAGAGATAGAAGATGCAAGATATGAAATTGAAAACATGTCTTTAGATGGTGTAGTTATTACAAATGAAAAGACAGAAATAAATGTGCTTGGTGCAGAGGGTTCTGCAATTAATGCTTCTGAATATCTTAAATATTTTGAACAAAGAGTATTTACTGCTTTAGATTCATCAGCTTCTCAAATGGGAAGAGGTGGAGCTAAACAAGATGCTGATTCAATGGAAGCACAATCTCATGATTATATCAAATCAGTTCAAAGAACAATTTCTATATTCTTAGAGAATTTTATAATTAGTGAATTATTACTTGAAGGTGGTTTTAACCCTATCATAAATGAAAAAGACATTGTTGAATATGTATTTAATGAAATAAGTCTTGATACAAAAATTAAAGTTGAAAACCATGAAATGCTTAAGTATCAATCTAATATGCAGACTCTTGAAGAAGCTAGAAGAAATATTGGATATAAAGATTCTACTGATGAAAAGAGATTATATAAGAATCTTATTGAGGTACCAGCTCAAATTAAAGTTGTTCAGGCTACAGCAAAAGCTCAGACAGCTTCACAAGTAGAAGTTGCTGAAGTTAATGGAAGAATAGCAGAGGATGCAGCAAAAGCTCAAGCTAAGAGAGATGAAAAATTAGCAGCTAAGTCTAACCAAGATTCTAATACAAATACAAATAATAATACTAATAGTAAGACGAATAGTAATTCTAATACAAAGACTAATAGCAAGTCTAATAGTAAGTCTAATTCAAGTAGTAAAACTGGAACTTTAAGTAATGGTAAAAAAGCTAGTCAAACACCTAATAAAGATGTGACAAATAGAAATAGACCGACTAATCAGCACGGTACTACTTCGGTAAAAGTAAAAGAGTCATTGGAAATAACTGAAAAGGTTATTAGAAATAAAAAAACTCATAAAAAGAAATATAAAGATTTCTACAGTAAGCTTGAAAGACTACGTAATAATTTAATAGAAACTGATAATGATTTAGATTATCTATTCTCAATCTCTATTGATTCTCTAGTTCAAGAAATGAAGCTAGCAATAGGACAAGCTTCGCAAGAAGGAATAGATAAAGCTAAAAATGATCTCAGCTCAATGAAAATAGATACTACTAATATTGCCTCACTTAATATATATCTTGACTCAATGTATGAGAAAGCTCATGCAGATATAAAAGATGTATTTAAAGATATTAAAACAAGATTGGACAATAACAGGGAATTGGAGAATGTTGATGCAGTAATAAATGCATTGGAATATAGATTTAGATTTATGATCGAATACATTCTACCAAAAACAGTATGGTATTCATACTTAAAAGCTGGAGAGGCAGCAGGTATAAAGAAAGCTAAAGTTGATTTTGGAGATAGCTCTGATTCTGAAAAGTATGATGATGTAGTTAACATAAATGCTTTTAGCTTAGATCAGATACCAGCGTTTCATCCATTCTGTGATTGTAAATTGAAATTTATAAAAAACGAGGCAGGTGAAAAATAATGGCTATTGTATTGAAAGAATACTTAGGAAGCCCAATGGGAATTAGTGAAAATACTTTTACACCATTCTCATTAAAAGAAGGGTTAGATACAGGTAATGTAATAGCAAGCGACAGTGTAATGGTCGATATAGAAGGAATTCATGTTGGACCTACACGTAACTTTACATGGTACACAGAGGAAGCTTTAAGAAGCTCAGTGCCAACTTGGACTAAACCTTATCAAAGGCCATTAATTCTACATCATAACGAAAAGGACGGAAAGATAATCGGTAGAGTACTAGCAGCCCATTATACAGACATGAATACCAGATCTAAGACTGGAGCATTAGTATTTACATGCAATGTTCCAGACGATGATGGTAAAAGAGGCGTTAGAGATGGAAGATTAAAAACTGTTTCAATCGGTGTTATTGCACATGATGTTAGATGTAGTATCTGTGGTCATGTAATAAGTGAGTATGGAGAATGTGAGCATGAAAGAGGAATGGAATATGACGGTAATGTATGTTACTGGATGATACATAAGATGGAAGCTAAAGAGCTTTCATATGTAATTGTTCCATCAGACATATATGCACACAATATAAAAATCTATTCTCCGGGTGAAAAGAATCTTAGTGAAAATTTAAAGCAAGAAGGAGTGTTAAGTGTGACAAAAGCTAAGGAAATCAAAGAAAGTGCAGAAGGAACAGTAATTGTTGAAGATGCAGAAAAGAAGGTTGAAGCTATAGTTGAAGATGCTGATAAAAAAGCAGAAGAAACAAAGCAAGAACCAGAAGTTGAAGCTGAAGATGTAGAAACTTTAAAAGCTAGCGTAGCTAAATTAAAAGAAGTGATAGCTGAGTTAGAAAAGAAAGTTGAAGCTGCTGAAGCTAAGGCTAAAGAAGCAGATGAATTAAGAACTGCTGCTGAACAAGAGCTTGTAAGTGCAAATACTCAATTAAAGGAATTTGCAGTAGAACAAGTACTAATGCTAAGAGAACAATTAGGTAGACCAACTATGTTAAAAGAGAATCTATTAAAGAGATCTCAAGATTCATTAATGGATACTATTGTTGATTTGAAAGAAGAATTAACTCCAGTTCAAAAAACTGTAGAATTAACTGAATTTAATTCTGAGACAGAAGCAAAGAAGTCAGTTGATATTACAGAAAGTGTTGAAGAAAAAACTACTGAGGTTAAAGATGTAGAGGATTTAACCAAGGTTGGAATGGTAGTTCAAGAATCTTTACTTGATGAAGAAAAAGATTCCAGCATAAAAAAAGATGATAAAGTTGAAAAAAAATATGAACTAGATGTTAAAGAGAGTGACGAGTCTAGTAATAGTGATTACGAAGCAACTTTATCGACATTGAAATTTTATAATCTTTAATATTTAACAAAAAAGAAGGAGAGTGCAAAATAATGGCTTTACACCCAAGTAAATTTAACGGACAATTCAAGCTACAACCAGGTGCAAGAGGCGAAAAGTTCAAAGCTAGTCTGCCAGGTTATAGAAATGACGAAGAAAGAATAAACAGATCTAATATAAAATTAAATCATAATGAACACGATACTCCAAATATAAAGTATATGTTCGATGATAGACTTCCAGTGTTATTCAGATACGGATATGCATACGGATACAATCAAATAGTAATTCCAAAAGGAAGAATAGTTGCAGTTGATCCATTCAAGGATATGGTAGACTTCGATATGCAAAAGGCTCATAACACTATGACTTTAGCAAATGGTGGTGCTCCAGTAAAAATCAGAACTGCTGCTGATAAGTACAAAGATTATTCAGGAGCTGCTGAAAAGTTAGTTTCTACAGAAGCTCAAGGTGCTGCTTTAGCTAATGCAGATATAGAATGGATGCCAATCATAGGAATGGAAGAAGCTTATACAGAATTAGCTTACAGACCATTTAAGACATCTGGCCCAATGAAACAATTAGAAGACGCTGGATATGAAATAGATCCTGAAAGAGGATATGTAGTAGATAAGAATTCTAAGGAAATGGTAGATGTAATTCCAGGAAACCATCCAATAGGAATGTTAATCAGAAATGAATATACAAGAGATGAAGATGCTTACAATGGAATGGCTCCAGGAGCAGTTAATACAGATTGCTTAGTTGAATTACCTTGGTTTGCTTACAAGGATAAAGCAGAAGGAAATCCATGGGGTTCAGCATACGGCGGATTATTCCCAGGTGCATTAGTTAAGGCTGATGAAAATGGTAGAGTTATTGTTTCTCCATTATCATATGAAACAGAAGTTGCTGATATGTCAATCTCAGAATATGAGTTAGAAAGACAACAAGTAATTGGACAAGTTTATGCTGTATCAACAGAAATGGTTCCAGAAGGTGCTGCTAAGTGGGCTACATGGGCATTATCAGACAGATTAAACTTTGAAGATTTCAATCCTCAAGAATGGCCAGAAAACAACAGAAGAGGCGAAGATGCTATAGGAAGAAGCCCTTACAAGTCAACTGGTAAATATCCAGGATACCCATATGAAAAGAATTATGGAGCTCATGATCTTCATATGTTAGGTGGAACTAGAACTAACTACGATCAAAGATTACAACATCAATATCAATATGAAAACTTAGGAATACCAGGATTAACAGATGGTTACAATGCTGTTAAGAGAAGCTACGATGCAATAGAAATAGGACAATTAAGATTTGTTAAGAACATAACTGAATCTATGGATTTATTCTTCAGATTCCCAGAAGTTAAGATTGAAGATATGGAAATTGCAATCGGTACTAAGGCTGATGATAAATTTGTTCCACTTGTAGAAAAAGGTTTAATTTCAGCTTATAGTGGAGAAGAAAAAGCTACAGATGTTATTGAAGCTAAATACGTAGATGGATTACAAGGATTATTCGTAATCAACATTAAGGATTTAACTGAAGCAAATAGATTTGCTGAAGCTGTAATTCCTGAAGGTGAAAATTCTATCGAATTACCTGTATTCGTTAGATTCAAAAAGAGAGGACTAGCAGGTGTTCCAACATTTATGGATTGGGATGGAGTTGTAGGTTCTGTAAAAGTATTACTTCAAAAATAATTAAACTTAAGCAGTAGTGCATGGGGGTACATATCCCCAAGCAACTCTGCGTGAAATAATGAAATTAACTAATGAATAGATATAGAGGAGGACACCTAAGATGAACTTAAGTGAACAAATAGTAAATTTAAAAGCTTTAAGAAAAGCTACTGAATTAAAAGAAAATGCTGGTGAAAAGCCAAGATTATCTTCTAAAGCTATTGCAACATATGAAATGGCTGCTAGAAACTTAATGGGAGATTATTCTCAAGGAAAGGTTAGTGTAAGCGAAAGTTTAACAAGCACTGACGCAATCAAGATGATTCCTAAGATTATAGAAGGACAACTTCGTGAAGCTTCAGAACCTGAATATCTTGGAACAAGATTTATGCATCAAGTTAATGTAGAAGGTTCTAACAACTCTGCAGTATATGTAATTCCTGTAGTAGGAGAATTAATTGCTAGTGAAGTAAATGAAGGTGGAAGATACAATGAAGACCAAGTTGAATTCAACACTATCGAAAACAGCCAATTAGAAGTAAGAGTTAAGAAAATTGGTCTTAAAGTATCAGTAACTGAAGAAGCTATATCAGATAGTTCATGGGATATCATGGGTATCAACATCAGAAAGATGGGTAGAGCAATGGCTAGATATAAAGAAGAATGGATATTCAATACATTCTCAACTCATGGACATACTATCTTTGATAATGAAATAAGAGAACAAATACCTGAAGCTGGAACAACTGGTTACGATCAAAACGGAGAATACAATGATACTTTATCAGTAGAAGATTTCATTGATATCGTATTAGCATTAATGAGCAACGGTTTCAACCCGACTGACGTAATAATGCATCCACTAGTATGGCTAGTATTTGCAAGAAACAGCATGATAGGAAATGGTTTAACATTTGGTGCTTTAGGTGGACAAAACGTACATCAATGGGGACAAATTCAAGGTACTCCTGGATTTGCAGGTTTAAGTGCTAATGGTGAAGGTCAAAAATATATCTTAAGACCAGAACAAGTACAAAACAGATTACCAATGCCATTAACAGTTAACTTCTCACCATTTGTTAGCTTTGATAAGATCAACAAGAAGTTCGATATGTATTGCTTAGACAGAACTGAAGTTGGTGTTATCGTACAAAAAGAAAATCTTTCTACTGAAAACTGGACAGATCCAGAAAGAGATTTAAGAAACCTTAAGTGTAAAGAAAGATACGGTATAGGTATATTAAATAGCGGTAAGGCAATAACTGTAGCTAAGAATATAGCTGTAGCACCATCTTACCCTCAAGCACCAGTAATAAAGATTGCACAATAATCAATAAATTGAAAGGAGCGAAAGTATTATGACACATATAGCTGTTGTAACACTAGCTCCTGGTCAAGTTGGTTTTTATGATGATTTAAGCGGAATACATTTAAGTTTAACTAATACTGAAGCTAGTATAACAGAAGGAATGAATACTGCTGGATTAGTTAATGCAGTTAAAGCTGGTAAAATAACAGTTGTCTCAGGCTCTTTAGGCACTGAGACATTTGTTTATCAAGAAGCTGCTCAATGTATGCCAACTTATTATAGATTATTAGAAAAGAAGAAAATAAAAGCGCTTAAGAATCAAATGATAAAACCAGTTAAGATCAGTGAGCCAAAAGTAGAAAATCCAATCAAGAATAAAAAGACTGAAATAGAGGTTGAACTAACAGAACATGTTGAAGAACCTAAGGCTACTAAAGTTATTGAAGAAAAAGTAGCAGAAGTTAAGGAAAAGGTAGTTGAAGAAAAAGTAGCTCCTGCTCCTAAAAAGAGAACTAGAAAAAAGAAAGAAGTAGTTGCTGAAGAAGTTAAGGAGGACTAAAAAATGTATCAAGACTTTAGTGTTATAGCAATAGATCCAAACTATGCTGAAAAGAAAGTAGTAATTAACACTAGTTTTGATATTGATCCTGACTCTGTAGATGAAAGAACAATACAACTTTTTAGCAAAGCAAATAGATGTGATGCTAATATTGACTTCGAAGTTAAAGACAAGACTATAACAGTTTTGGTAAAAGAAGATATTGTTCCAAATACTAACTACATTATAAAAATAACTGGAATTAAAACTATTCTTGGAGATGTACTTAGTACAGGAGTTAGAAGAACAATAACTTTTAAATCCATGGTTAGAGAAATTCCATATATCATTAGTCCATCGGACTATGAAGAAATAGTTGATTTAAAGGTTACATTGAAAGCTATCTTAGAAGATGAGGAGTTCGAAAGTTTAGAAGATAAATCTTACTTCATTCAAATAGCTGAAGATGTAGCCTTTATTAATGTAGTTTTAGAAACAAGAACAAATGAATCTACAGTTAATTTAAAAAATTTAAAGACAGGTCAATATTATATTAGAGCTAGAGTAGAAGCATTTAATGAAGGAAATAAAGACTTTGGAAAATGGTCAGAGACAGTCTCATTTATAAGCTTAAATAAGGCAGTAGAAGAAGAGTGTCCAGATGATAGTGAAGATGATGAACCTATATTTATTGAGGATATAAGTTTAGTCAATAAACCGGCTAATGGAGAGACACCTGAGTCAATCCTTTTAGAATTCTCTGGAGAAGTAGATCCTGATTTCATAGATAACATAATTGTCATAAGGAGGGATATCTAATGGCTACTGAGAGAGTAAAGTTTGACATTAAGGTATTTGATAATTTCATAGAGATAATGCCTAAAAATGGAGTTAAAGATAATTCTATTTATGAAATTAAATTGAAAGGAATAAAACCTATAAGTGGTGGATCTTACATTGGAGACGAAAATGTAAAGATAGTTACAGCTATGGATCCTATGTATTGCTCAATTATGGATGTTTCGTCTTTATTAGATGTAGTAGATATTCCTGAAGATATAGTTCTATATAACATAAGAGAAGCTTCTAGATATGCTTCATACATCTATGAAACAACATTTATAAACAAGAAAATAAATATAAAACAGATTCCTTTTGCTGTTAAAGAGTTTACAAGATATAAGGCTGCAAAAGACTGTTTGCTAAAAATATATATGTCTTTAGTAACTGATAATGTAGTTGAAGGAACTTTGGGAGAAGTTAAATTCAAAACAAGAGATCAATTACCTGATATTAAGAAAATATTGGATTACTTAGATAGTGAAATAAAGAAATGGCTAGATTCAATAAGAGGATATGATCTAGAAGGAAGAGCCAAGATGAAGAGTGCTATAAGAGGATATCATCATGGTGGTAGAAATCCTATTGCTAGTTTTGAGAAGAATAAGACTCCTAAAGGAGTTCCATTGAGTATGAATAGAGGTGTCTATTAATGAGTTTATCTACAAAATTAAATAATAAGATTTTAGATATGATAGAAAGACATTCTTATGAAATGTACTATATTACAAGAAACTTAAAAGTTAAATGTACATGCATTACACATGAAACAAAACAAGCTGATCCTATGTGCCCTAAATGTCTGGGCACAGGATATAAGATAACTATTAGGAAGATTAAAGCAGCTGCACAAGATACAAAACTTCCACCAACATTTAGAAGTGATAAGTTTATAGTTGCAAGAAATTTCTTCCTTAACAAAAGTATAGATTGTAAAGAAGATGACATTATAGTTGATAACGATAATGCGTATATAGTATTAGAAATTCAAGAATTATTATCTCTTGAAGGAACTATACCATATAGAAAAATTAGTGGAGTTAAAAAGAAATTTGATACAACTAAGTTTATGGATAACTTTAATAATATTATTAGGACTAGAAAGTAGGTGAGCTAATGATAACTATGCAGTCATATAGCCAGGGAAATAAAAATTCATTGATGGCTGATATAGGACAAGATGATTCCATATTAATCATTGGAAGAGGTTCTGATGAAAGTAAATTAAATGAAATATTTAAACCATCAAGCATATGGGAAATGGAGAATATTTATGGAGATTCTGAATTGACTATGGCCTATACGGAAGCAAAAAGAAATGGAGCAAATAATGTATTTGTAATGAACTGTTTTAAGACAACGGATTTTGTAGATAGTATTCAATATGTGAGACATTATAATTTCTCATATATAGTACCTATAGGAATTAAATTATCTGATAAATTTTATAGTTCAGAACAAGATAGAGAAGTCTATTTTGCAGAACATTATTTAAATGAATTTAGTAAGTTCACCAATAGTTTAATTATATTTACTGATGAGCATGCAGACCTATATGAAAATATAAATAGCTATCTTTATGATATGAGAACAAAAGTAGAAAATTTTAAAGAGACCACATATTACTTATTAAGCAACTATGGAAGAAACTTTGCTTTTTGCTTAAATAATTTACAATATAAAGATTACTCAAATGTAATTCTTGCAACAGCCCTTAGTAGGACCAAACCTGGTTCATATCCTGAAACAATTAAGAACAAAGCTATTTTTGATTTAGATAGCGAAGACATTTTTACACCTGAAATAATATATTTCAAAAACAATCTACATACAGACACATCTATAGAAAATCTAAAAAATTTCAGAACAATCTTTGATGCCAACAAATTAATCTCAATAGATAGAGTAATAAAAAATATAGAACGAACACTAGATACTTCGTTTGTACTTGGAAAATTGTACAACCAATATGTAGAGATGATGCTACATGATTATTTGGATTCTTTCTTTAGGAGATTATTAGAAACTGTAATAAGAAACTATTGCATAAATAATATTCAATTTGTAAGATCCGAAGCCATGTCAGGTTACATCACTGTAGATATTGATATACATCCAATAAATTCATTAGAACAAATAAACACATTATTGGAGGTGAAGTAATGGCATATGCTGACTTTGAAAGCATGTTAATTAAACATTCAGAAAATACAAGTAACATGCAATACAACGATTTTAAGGAAATGAAGAATGGAGTCTTTGATAGTCAGGTACTAACAGCTGATAAGAGTGCCTCATTATTTGACTTTATAAAGATGGTAGATAAGTTAGTTTCAATAACTATGAAGGATTTGAAAGTTACCTTTATTCCTGATGAAGGTAAAGTTGTTTATTTATCAAATGACCAAAGATTAGACAATCCAATCATAACTTATAAGCTAATATCTAGAAAACCAAAAGGTGAAATAAAACCAAGATTTAGAGAGGATTTTATTGAATCCAAAGATGGTAACACAGGTAGAGTTGGCGAAATATACGGACAAAAATTTAAGTGTCAGATACAATTCAACATTTTCGCAAGTGTATATGAGGTTGCAGAACAAGTAATGGAAAGATTCGAAGACCTAATGATAACTTATGCTGGCTACTTCAAAAAAAATGGAGTTGCTGAACTATTGTTTGATCAGCAATATACAGATCAATCATTTGAGACAATGAGACAAACTTTGTCAATTAGAAATATCTCTTATTATGTAGAAGTCGAAAAACTTACAGTAATAATGAGAGAGAGTATTAAAGCAATCGAAACTTATTAATGGATAAAACAAAGGAGGAACAAAGATGAGCGTTTTCGATCAAGAATTAATTTTACCTGGTGTTGTTACAGATATTATATCTGATTACAGTGCAGGGTATGACACAAGCCAATTTGGAACTACAGACTCAGTTGCAATATTAGGAACTGCTTTTAACGGACCTGTTGGACGACCAGTAAAGATTTATAGCCCTGAACATGCAAAGTATGTATTTGGTTCAGCATTTGATTTCCAAACTAGAAGAGAAGCTACATTAGTAGCAGAAATTCAAGATGCATGGGATAGAGGTTGTAGAACAATTTACGCTGTTAGAGTTAGTGGAAAGGAAATATATAAAGACTTCCAATTAGCTTCAGATGCAGATTGTAAATTAAGAGTAAGCGGAATTTTCCCAAACAATGACAATAAGAATGTATTCTTTGAATTCGATGCAGTTGATACTTTATCTGAAGTTGCAAACGGAGTAGAGGCTACTATTAAAATATATAAGCCTGCTACAAGAGCTACTATTGAAGAAAAGATGTTAGGAAAAGTTGTTAAAGAAAATTCAGTATTAGTAAATAGCGTTAAGCTAAGAAGCAACTGGAATGTAAGTGAAACTACTAGACTAGTTGATTTCATTGACCTATTTAACGAATACAGATATAACAATGTTTTAAGATTATCAATAGTTGATGGAGAAGGAAATGATATCACAGAAACTCCTGTAGCTCAAGGGTTAGCATTCGGAGATTTATTCCCTGGAATCTACTTCATAGGAAGAGATAAAAACTCAGCTAAAATAATTGCTAAAACAGAGATGGAAACAAGATTCGTACCTGAAGAAGATAAGCATACAATCTATGAAAACTTCGCAGGAAACATCTTTAAGACTTTAAAAGTTAATACAGATATTACAAAGGATCTACCAATTTACCATAAGGATGTTACTCAACTTAACAGACTAATTAGTAAAGTTGAAGACGTAACAATGGTTAAATTATTTGACTTCTTAGAAGTTCCAGGAAAAGTAGATTTAATCTGGGCAAAAGATAAAGTTGATTATGAAGAAGTTACAGTAGACGACTTCGATATGTACAAGAGATTAGGTTCAGGATACGCTACATCAGCTAAGATCGTTGAAACTAAAGAAGGTACAGGAGTTTATAAAGTTGTTGAAGTAACTAGTGACAATGACGTAAATAGAGTTGTTCCTATAAATGAAGGTATATACTCAATGCTTGAAAACTTAAGAGCTGACTATAGAGTTCTTGCAGGTAAATATGCTGATGTAGAAATCAAAGGAAAGCTTCCTAAGAAAGCAGAGTTCTTAGTATCAAATCCTAAATCTTCATCAATATTCTCAGAAACAATAAAGGTTGTTCCAAAGCTAGATGAAAAAGACCTTTCAACAGTATCTAAAAACTACAAGTTTATTCTTAAATCTTTAGAAGAAGATTCAATAATCCTATCTAGCGATGCTGTTATTGAAACTTTATATAAGAAGAATGGAAGTTATGTAGTATCTGAATACATTCATGAAGTAGAAGTAATAGAAGATGTAGATGCTAAACAATACAAAGAAGGGGATTTAGTTCTATCTGATGCTAAAATGCACAAAGTAGTAAACGGTACTTTTGTTTGTCTTGATGATATAGCTACTTATAAATCAGAATTCGCTAACAAATTATTTGTAAGCAATAAAATGATTTACCAAGTTGATGAAAGCTCAAATGACAAATTAACATTCATTGAATTAGTTGATGTTCATGAATTAGGTGGAGCTACATTAATGAACGTTAACGTAGATGGACAAGTTGTTGTATTTAGCATAGAAACAGCAGATGAGCTTGTTAAGTCTGTTACTCCTGTTGCTGTATTAAACGATATCTTAGAAGAATCTTCAAGCATGTTTACAGTTATAACTCCAGTTTCTACTGAAGGCAAGGTTGTTAATGAAGTAGAAATTAAGGCATTAAACTTAGAAGCTACTTCACTTGGAGAATTAATAGTATCAATGAATGAAGATGCTATATTAGGTAAAATGTTTGAGTTTGACTTAGATTCAAACCTAGCAGAATCAGTTAGATATATTCCAGTACTAGGTGTTACAGAAGATGATGAATCTGTATTTGGAGTTGCAGTAGATGGAGTTGTAAAGGTTGAGTCTAATAAAGTTAACTCAGCTACAGGAAATGCTGCAATAGTGGATAGAGGTCTACCAGTATATGATAAGTCATTATACTTACCATTTAAAACTACAGATAACTTTGCTAGACACTTAGCTCAACACTGTGTTTACACTGGATTAAAAACTGCTCCTACTCATGGTGTAATAGGATGTTCTAAGTTAATGACTGCTAACTTAAAAACTGTTTCTGATAGAGTAGACAAGTTAGTGGGATTAGATCTTAACCTATATGCTAAGAGACCAAACGGAAATGATATGTTAGATAAAAATAACTTACCATATCCAATCGGAAGAGGTATTTCAGTAACATTCTTCCAAAACAAAGTTGAAACAGGAGATAACTACACTTATGTAAGTGTTGGTGCTTCAGGTTATGCAGGTATGGTTTCTACTTTACCAATCGACCAATCTTCAACTTCTCAACCAATAAATATAGATGCAACTACTTTTGAGTTAAATAACTATCAATTAGGTAGATTAACTCAAGCAGGTTTCGTAACTGTAAAGAATAGCTATACTCAAGGTTATGTAATAACAGATGGTGTAACTATGGCTCCAGTAACTTCTCCATTCAGAAGATTAGCAGTTACAAGAATTGTTAATGGAATTGATGAAGCTATAAGAGCAGCTGCTGAACCATTTATCGGAAAGCAAAATCACTTAGCTAATAGAAACTCTCTTCAAACAGCTATTAAGTCTTCATTAGATAAGATGTTAAATCAACTTATTGAAAAATATGACTTCAAGCTTGTAGTAGATAGAGCAGCTGAAAGAATGGGTGTTATAGAAATAGAATACACAATCGTTCCAATCTACGAAATCAGAGAAGTTAGAAATAGGCTATCAGTAAAAGATAATCAATAATTATTTGAGGTAGGGGAGCTTCCCCTCCTCTTGACATAATAAAATATTAAGGAGTGAAAAAAATGGGAGCAAATAGTTTTGAACAATATACTAAAACTTATAGCACATTCTCAGGATGTGATATCGTTGCTACATTCAATGGTAAAGTAATAGGTGAACTTCAAGCCATTACTTATAGCATTTCTCGTGAAAAAGCCCCTGTTTACACAATGGGATCAGCTGAGCCAAGATCTTTCTCAAGAGGTAAGAGAGGTATAGCTGGAACATTAGTATTTACAGTATTTAATAGAGATGCATTAATAGAAGAATTCAAAGGTAAGCTAAACGGAGAAACAACTGGTGTTCAAAAGTTTAAAGCTGAAAGAAATTCAGAATCAGATGTAAACTTTTTATCAGTAGAACAATGGGATGCTGAAATGTCTAACTACGCTGGAGTAGGAGATCAAACTGGAGCATCTATTGGAAATGTATCTGATTTAACATCTAAGTATCAACCAATATATGCAGATGAAATATTACCATTTGATATTACTATAACATTTGCAAATGAATATGGACAACGAGCAGTATTAGTAGTATACGGAGTTGAACTTTTAAATGAAGGTTCAGGTTATTCAATAGACTCTGTTACTACAGAGAAGGCATATACATTTGTTGCTAGAAAGATTGACTACATGAAATCTTTAGATGGTGACAATGATGCAGGATTCTCTTCAACTTACTAAACTCTGCGTGAAATAATGTAATTGAATAAGTAATATAAGGGAGAAGAGTGCGAAAGCATATCTTCTCTTTTTTATTATACTAAGGAGGAAGAATAATGGCAGAACAAATGTATACCTACACTAATGAGAGTTTTAGTGGTTGTGATATGGTAGCTACTATACTTTTACCTAAACCAGGTACTAGTAAGAAACAGGTTTATGCACTAGGAGAGTTACAAACAATCTCTTATTCTATTCATATGGATAGACAGCCTGTTAGAGCTATAGGAAATATAAATGTAAAAGATTATGTTATGGGCCCAAGAACTATTGCTGGATCACTTGTATTTGCAGTATTTAATAAGCATTTTGCCAATAAGATGATGAAGGATATAGGGGATTCAACAAACCCTGGATATGCATTTTTAATAGATGAAATACCACCATTTGATATAGTAATTTCAGCAGCTAATGAATACGGACTAAGAAGTAGAATGGTTATCTATGGTGTTAGATTAGTTAATGAAGGCCAAGTAATGTCAGTTAATGATGTTTATACAGAAAATACATATCAATTTGTAGCTACAGATTTAGAATATTTAACTGATGAAAATAGTTATACAAGTGGCAATAAATCAGGCAGAGGATTATATAAAATCATAGAAAAGGATGTATCTTCTTATAACAATAAAATGCAATATAACTATAAGAAAACTAAGCCTACACCACACTTTGATGTAGAGCTAAATTATAAAGTAACTGGAGTTGCTACAGAAACTAAAAAGGGAATGGTTGAGTTATGGCTTACACCTACTATGAAAACAGGAATAATAACCATTGAAGGCGATAGTGAAAACAAAACTATAAGTGTTAAAGATGGATTGAATGGTAACAATAGAGCTGTAGTACCATTACCTGCAGGTGAGTATTCTGCTATTTGGAAAGATGATAGTAGAAAATCTAATAAAATAGTTTTTAGAATATTGGAAGATAGAGTCATAGAAAACACGGTATTGCCTGCACCAATAGTCGAATCAATAAGCGATAATACTATTGAGATTTATTCTAATGTTAGAGAACACACAAAAGTAATTTATGAGAATGAAAATAAAGATAAATTCACAATTAAGCTTAGTGGACGAAAAGCAAAAATAACTAATCTAGAAGCTTCTAGTAAATATAAGATAGCTACTTGTAATGAGGATTTAAATAGAGTGTCTGATTACATTACTGTTAAAACACTTGATTTTGGACATGACCTTTACAAAGACTTTTTGGATTACCTTAACTATAACAAAAAGTCATTAATGAATAATAACTTTAATGTATATATAACTGTTGTAAATGATGGTAAACAATACGCATTTTCAGGTAAAAAATATTCTACAATAGCTGATAGTTTTATTGATGTTAATAAGTTTTATACTGAAAAATTAAATTCATTGTCACAAGAAGATTTCCCAGGATTAATAGAATATCAAGAAGAAGTAGATAGATTAACAGCCTTAATAGATGCTGCAGTTGAAGTAACTCATATATCAACAATAATTAATAATGATGTAGTCTATGGATACAACTATGATGTTATGGTAGTTAATCCTCCAATTCCAGAATCAGAAGATTCTTGTACTAATTCATTTCTGATTGATTATAATATCAATTCATTAGACTTCTTTAGACAATATACAAATACTCAGCAATTTGCAAAAACAATAGAAAAGAGAAATTTTAAAGATATAGATTCTGGATATCTATGTTTATTTAATGGAAGACCTGGAAGCAGATATTATACTTATGCAGTAAATAAATATGGATTTAGATCCCCTAAAATAGATTTCTATGCAATGAATGATGAGCAAAGAATTAAATCTTTGGAGAAAAAAGAAAATGAAGATGAAAGAATAAGATATGAATTGGCCAAAGCAAATGACTTATATTCATATAAATTTGATTCATCCTTAACTGAATCGGAAACAAAAAGAATTCTTACCGAGATTGTTAAGTCTACATCAATAAAGAATATATCAACACCTATACTTTTAGAAGTAAGTAGTTCGTCAATAATAATAACTATTAATGAGCCTGAAGAATTACTTGAGGAAAATGGATATAAAGTAGTTATCAGCTCAGTTGAATCTGCTCTTGCTAATACTACTAGATATAAAGTACCAGCAAAGAATAGAGTAGAATTTAATGCATATAATCATGGACTTAGACCTGACACTACTTACGTAATATGGATAGAAAACATTGATGAACAACAGGTGTCTGATAGTATTACAGTAAATACAAAAGATTTAGATGAGGTATCTGAAATCAGAGAATTTGATATAAACAAGTATTTTGTTAAAGAAATAATAGATGAATTAAGATATGAGTTTAAGGAGCAAGGACTTCTATCAAATATATTGGAACGAATATTATATAAAAATGAAAATGACATTTCTAATAACAAGTCAAATGTACTAACTAAAGTGCTGAATGACATTGTTGAAGAGATGGCTACACTGAGCAATGTATTTGAAATTCTATATATATACTTTAAGGTTTACAGTGAATTTACCTATAGCATAAATGAAGACTTCTTCGATGTAGAACCTGTATATGATAGTAACAAAAAAGTTATTACGGTTAGTGAGGACGTTATAGTTACTAAAATAAATATTGATTCATTTGAAAAGTCAAGTGAAAATTTTGAACTTAAGAGTGGAGAAGAATTAAAACTAGATAATTCTATACCTTATACAATTATATTTTTTGCCAGCAAAGAACTAGACAAGAGAAGTGGATTCATAATTACTAATAATTTTAGCAATATCCATATGACTTACAAGATGATAGTAAAGGTTGGTGAATAATATGATTGCTCAAGGAAATAGCTATTTATCAAATAATATAAATATAAGCAATGATAGATATATAACTTTAAATAGTGAGAATCCAGGAAATAAAAAAAGACTTGGTGATAGAACTTTATTCTCACATTCTGTAGATGGGAAAAGATATTACTCTAGCTTGGATGCAGAAATATATTTTGGAGAAACCTACATTGACAATGTTGTTCAAATAAGCTGGGGGATAGAGCAAGCAACAATGCCTTTGTTTGGATATAATTCATATACATTTGATGATATTGCAATAGGTGCAAGGCAGATAAGTGGAAGTTTTGTTATTAACTTTACTAAATCAGGATTCATGTATGATGTATTAAGAAATGTACAAGCTGTCAATAGATCTACATTAAATGTTCCTGAAAAGTTGAATGATTCATCTAATTTAAATTGGACATCACATTTTGATAAAGAACATAAGGCTTCATGGGATAGAAGTTTTAATATTAGAGTTGGATACGGAGATTACAATAAGGAAGGTAAAGATACATCAATGATTGTACTTTATTGTGTTCAGATAACTGGATGTCAACAAGTTATTGGTGTTGATGGAGCTCCTATTGCTGAAGCATATACTTTTATAGCTAGAGATGTAAGATACGATGTTAAAGGAATTCCAGAAAAGGATGTAGTAAGTAATGATAAAAATGATTCTAACACTTCTAATGCATTACCTGAAAATCAATTCAATATATTAATAGTTCCAGTAGGCATTACAGAAGTAGGCGGTTCATCTTCAAATAGAAATAGTACCAATAGCACAAATGCTGATGTTGATGGAATTACTGGAGCTGCACCTACACTTCCAAATCAAGTCACACTTCCTAAGTACTATATCAAAGTTAAATATAGTTGCGGTGGAGGAGAAGTCAATGACATCAAGCTTACCATGAAAAGAGAAAATGGAGAAATAATAAATCCATCTGCATTATCAATAGGTAATAATAATGAAATAACTTATGAGATACCAAGAGAATTTCATAGAAAGATTAAAGCAGCTTTTGATTCTCAAAAATCGTTAGGAGCAACGAATGTGTACTTAAATTGTGATTTCAGAGTTATTTATGCTATAAATGGAAAAATTCAATCACCATACAGTAGTACTAATAAAAAAGTTTACCTGACACAATAATGATATTTAGATAAGTAATAAAACAATAGATGCAACTTAAGCATTATTTAAATATAAGAGGAGGAACTTAACATGAAAGTTACAGACAAGAAAAATAAAGAATTAACTCTAGATGAACAAATTGTTGCTTGGAAAGAGGAACATAAAAAACTATTTAAGAATGTTGTTGATGGAAAGGAATATATCTGGAGAAGAATAAGAAGACAAGAGTATTCAGATATAATGGCATTAAAAGATGGAGATAGCGTTGATGAAAGAATATATAATAGACAATATGCTATCGCAAAATTAGTAATATTAAATATAAGCGAAGAAGAATTAGAAAATGACTTAGAAGAATTAGCAGGACTAGCTTCTTCTATAGCTGATGAAGTATTAGAAAAATCAGGATTTGCTGCATCTGAAACAATAGAAATATAGTGGTGGTGAACTCCAATGAAAATAACCAATGAAAGAAACTATAAACAGCCTAATGGACAAATAGATTATATGTCATTAATAAATGATTTACAGGATGAATATGGAACTATTTACTGGAACACATTAGATGGTGAAATTTTTATTTATAGACCTCTTGGTAGATTGGAGTATAGACAGTTAATTAATGCAGATATTACTGATATAGAAAAAGAAGATACAGTTTGTAAGGCGTGCTTATTGCACCCTACAGACTTTGACTTTGATAACTGTCCAGCTGGTATACCAAAGCAATTACACGATTTGATACTTAAGAATTCTTTTTTAGATTCTTTGGAATCAAAGAAGCTTATAGTTGCTTACCATAGGTCTGAGATGGCAGAATTTGATAATCAAATAACTTGTATAATTAATGAGGCATTCCCTAATATAGATATTGAAGAAATAGAAAGTTGGGATATGGCTAAGACTGCAAAATACCTTTCTAGAGCAGAATGGAAACTTAATGTATTAAGGCAAATACCTATAGACTATGATACATCTAATAAAATGATGGAAAATGAATGGGTAATGCAGCATTCTAAAGGTAATGAAGAAATGAATGAAGAGGATAATGTAAAAACAGAAAATAATACAAAACCACAACCTCAACATGAATTTAAAGTAGAGACGTTAGAAGAAAGACAAGCTAGAATGAAGAAAGAAGGACCTAGACGAAAAACTCCTGAAGAACTAGCTGAATTAAAACGTAGATTCCCTGAAATTAAATGGGATTATGAAGTAGATCCTAATGTGAATATTGACGATATGAGTGACTCTATGGATGTCAGAGCAGTAGCATTAAGACCAGGTTTCTAAAAGTAAATAAAGAAAGGTGTTGATACAATGAGTAGATTAAATGACGAAGATCAACACTCCTTTGGTAGGGCTACGGCTGTTCTAACTGGTATAGTTGGGGCAGCCGCTTTTCATAGATTAGGGGGAGCTAAGGCCATTGCTAAGGGAGTGCCTAAAATAACTAGGTTTGCTAGTAAGCTAATGGACGATATGGCTGAAATGAAACTTAAGGATTTTGATGCTGAAGGAATCGGTAGGTTTTATAAGAAGCATATAGCTGATGACAATAGTACTTGGAAATCCTTAAAAAACTTGTCAGATGAAAAGATAAAGCTTGAAGTTACTGGACAAAAACCTGTTGCAGCTATATTAAATATGTTAGAGATACAAGCTAATAGCAAAGATGCTATGAGAAAAATATTTAATGCAAATTATGCTGATGAAATAGTAGGTAAATTAGATAAGAAGTACAAAATTTTAAATGATGAGTTTAAAGACAAACTTGATGATCTTACAAGACATGTAATCGAAAAAGATGATTTAACATTATTTACAGATGAAGATGGAGTGGTAACAAAAAATAGTGATTTAATAAAAGAGTTTATTGATCCGGATAAATTCCAATTAGGTGAGCAAGAAGATGATTTTTTTAAGGACTTAATAGGAACAATAGAAAATAAAGAAAATGCTTTTAAAGAATTTGTAGATGCTCATACGAATGAGGATGGAACTTTAGATTTTGTAAATAATATAAAAGAACAATTAACAGGCAAAAGTTTTGCAGAGGCTTTTAAAGTTTCTGGAGATGAGTCTTTAATAGATAATACTATCAAACAAGGTAGAGGACTTACTTTCGGAGATTATGTTGATAACCTAGATAAATTCGATGACCAAATTATAAATCTTGGTGGAGATAATTATATTAGCTTAAAAGATGAGATTAAAAAGTTTGTTGAAGAGAATGAAGAAATTAGAGATATTCTTATTGACGCTAAAAATCTTAAGATAGATAAATCAGGAGACATAATTGATTTTCAAGAAGTAGATAATTTAAGAAAAGGTTTTTTAGAAAAACTTGCTGGAACACTTCCAGGAAAGTTAGCAAAAGTCACAGATTTTCTTAGTCTCGAAGAAGCTGGAGCAATTAACTTTTTCCAAAAAGGCAAAGTAAATCCTCTTGCTAATAATGATGGTACCAATAAAGGTAAGGACAATATAATTCAAATTTTAAATAAGTACTACAAGATAGATAAGAACAATAATTTATCCCATATGAGTGAATTAGATGAAATGTATTCAAGATCTAATAAACACGGTACTGTTCCTCGTATGTTTGGTAAAATGTTTGGTACCGAATCAGAATATGAAGCGGTTAATAAATTTACTAAGAAGCTTGATATAGGGACAACTACAGAAAGAACGATACTAGATGATTTATCTAAAGAAGGCGGAATAATAGGTAAATATGCAAGAAGTGTAACTGGAGTAGAAAGATATAATGTCATTGATAAAATGCTAGACGCTAGTATTGCAGAAAGTGATGCTATAGCCTATAGAAAAAATCTTAAAAATGTAAATCAAATTTTCTCTCATATTGCAAAAGCTCCTAACATGAAAACACTAGCTAAGATGGAGAATGTAGTTACTAACGATATGAGTAGAGATATACTTCAAGCGTTAATGACTAATGACCAGGAAGAGATGGTTTCTACACTATCTAAGTATTCTAAACAACTTAGAAATAAGGATTTAAAATCTTTAATTAAAACTGGTGCCTCCAATAGAGAGAATGCAGCTCGAATGCTATCAATAAAGAGTGATAGGATTACTGATGCTAAAAACATTATGAAATACAAAGATATGGTTAAAAGAGAAGCTTTTAAAGAAGTTTTGATAGCCGAGACAATTAATGAAGTCTCTGGAAGTGTTAATCATAATAGTATGTTAATTAAGCTAAGACAAGCTGGAATATCAGGAAGTTCATATGAGAATGCGAAGAATTTAGGACACTGGGCAACTCTTCAAATGAAAGGAAAACTTTTCAATAATGATGCTAAGGAGAAAGGACTTGAAGCAATTAAAGAAGCAAATAATGATGTCCTTGAACTTTTAACAGCTATTAGAAAAAAAGACACCATTCCAGTAAATGCTGAATATATAAAAGATTTTAGAAGTACTGTAGACAAAATAAAAGAAAACTATAACGAACTTACTACTAGAACAACAGAAAGAAACATTAAGGCTAAGAAGATTAGGGCACAAGCCACAAACGATATGATGATGATGCGTAAAGCATACACTCCTAGCAATTATGCAAAAGACATGATTAAAGACATGAATGATGCAACTAAAATGAAAGCTCATACTAAAAAGTTTGGTATGCAATTTATTGCTGGTAAAGATAATCCTGAATATGTTACATCATATACTATGTTGCCATATTTCTTTACTCAAAGACTTACAGAACCATTTGCAAATTTCGGTCTATCATTCTCAAGCAAGAATATGAAGAGTACTCCTGATATGTGGAAGGCAATAATGATGAAAAGAGTTCTTCCAGCGGCAGCAGGTATCACAGCGTTTAATTATTTAAATTATGAAGCTAAGAACTTAACTGGCACTAGCATAACTGGTGCAATGGCTCAGGGAATAGCAAATGTAGATCTTGGATTAAGAAAGATAGCAGATATTACTGGAGCTGGAAAGTTACTTGAAGCTGAAAGAAAATTAAATCCTATTACTCAATACTGGTTAGGAGAAGATTATCAAAATTCTGCAGAAAGAAAAGATTACTATGAAAATGGATATGATGCAGTACGTAAAGGTAGATGGTGGGCATTCGGTTCTGCTTCAGAATTTAGAGGTAGTAAGATTGCATATTATCAACCTAACTTTGTTAAGAGAGCAAATAGTGATTGGAAAGATATTGGGATATACGGAAGTTCAAAAGAGAAATGGAAACATTCATGGATACCAACTCCTAGACATCCATTTGCTCCAATAAGAAGAGCGTTAGATCCATACTGGCTTGAAAGAAAAAACTATAACGATAGACCTTATCTTGAAACAGCGCCTTTATTCTCTACTGGTACTCCTTGGGGAGCTGTGCTAAATCCTACAGTAGGTCAAATAGTAAAGCCTATTAGAAAGATGCACAGAAATGAAACTAGAAGAGGTTTGGTTAATCCACGTACTTTAATACAAGAAAGAAATGAAAGATTAAAAGCTAAGGCTCAAGATAAACAACATGGCAACCTTATTCAAATATCAAAAGATGGAATAAGTAATGTATCATACACACCTTCTGCACTTGCAGATCCTAATAAAGCAATGATAACTTTAAGAGCGGGAAATGGAAGAGTACAAAGTATAGACTATAATGGACTTGATTATCCAGAAGGCGTTGAACATATATCAGAAGGTGAAATCTCAGTGGAGAACTCTGCGGGAAACAATGGGGCATTTTATATTGGAAGAAATGCGAGTGCTGAACCTGAAACTGGGTTGATAGAGGCTTTTGAAACAACAAAGCTTGGATCAATGATAAGCAATGGAGTAAGAAAATTTATAAGCCCTGTAGAGACTCTTAGAGCGACTAATGAAGAAATTAAGAGTAAAGCAGCAGCGTCAGATGGAACTGTTATAAAGCAAGCTAACCTTGCTAAAATGCCATTTAGACAAGCTACTCAAAGAATGACTACAAAACAAGAAGAAGCTGATTTATTATTAACTACTTCGAAGCACGACTTTATAAATGATACATTATTCTCTGCAAAACAATTATCAGGTATATATGGATTCCTTGGAGGACTTATATACTCAGATGATAAAAAGAAGGTAAGACCAGAAAGTGCTGAAAAAATGTCTAGCTTTAAACGTAGTTTCTGGGATGCAAATATCGGAGGTCTTGGTGGCGGCATAATGGAAATCTCTAGAAGATTTTTCCCACATGATGATCATTCATGGACAGATATTAATCCAATTAGAAATACTATGCCTGAATGGATGCCAACTAGATTCCAAACAGGAGATCCATATACTAAAGTTCCTAAGGGAGAAATGAGACTTCCAGGAAAGGGATACGAATCTATTCATAAATTAAGACCTGATGAATACGGAAGATACGGAGCTCTTGACAGAATGAGAATATTAGGAGATATAGCTCCGTGGTCAGAGGAATATAAGCTGTGGAGAGATATAGCAAGCAAAACAGTTACTGATGAAAAAGGTAAAAAAGAAATACAAGATATAAAGAAGAGAGTTGAAAAACAAAGTAGATCACATGAATTTTATAATTATAAATTCTTAGGGAATTCTACAGAAATAGATACTGAAACTATTGAATCAGTAGAAGGAACTAAAATTACCACTACATCGGGTAAGCAATATAATATGGCTGGAGTTAAGCTTGGTAAAAATGCAGATATAAGTTTACACTTAGCTGATGGAATGAGAATTCAGGTAGAGCACTTAAAAAAAGATAAAGGTGCTAATGGTTCTATATCAGCAGCTATATATGTTAATGGCGAAAATATAAACCAAAAACTTGTTAACTCAGGTGAAGCAAAAAGTGACACTAGTACAGCTATGGGAGCGATAGCTTTAACTGGTCAATTTAGTCAATTCTATGGTGCGGCAATGGAAGCTATTGCTCATGCTCCTATTCCATTTGTTCACAATAAATTAATGAAGATAGATACACCACTAGAATCTTATAAAAATGAAAGAGTTTATGGTACTCCATATAGTACATGGGATCATCCTATTAAAGGATTTATTATGCCTTCATTCCAAAAAGATTGGGCAAGAGGTCCTGTAGGACAAGGGATCGCTCTTGGTGCTTGGGTACTAGCTGAACAAACTTGGAAGAATGCTGGTAAGACTTCAGAAGCATTGAAGAAAGTTGGAATTAACTTATCTGAAACTGGTGTTAATAGATTAGCAAGTACTATATTTAATGTAGCTAATCCTGGAGCATTTGCTGGTTCAATGATGGCAGCGATACCTACTGGACTAATGGGTAATAGTGAAGGTATTAAAGGACTATTTAGTTCAGCTATATTTGGAGCAGGAGTCAAGCCAGGTGTTGGTAGAAATGGTGCTAGATTAGGTGCAACAGCTATGATAGCTGGATATGGATTAACAAGATCAGATAAACCTATTGAATCAACAGCTATATTCACTTTAGCTGGTATGGCATTATCTAAACAATTAAATCATAAGGCATTTAATACTAAGCAAGGGGCTATAGCTGGTGCTACTACTGGATTATTGATATCTGCGATTAGAAACCCTAGATTTAATAAAGATAAAATGTTTGGAAAGTATACTCCTGAATCTACTAAAAAGAGATGGGATATAGATGAGTATTATGACAGACTTGAATATATAAAATATCAAGGCCTATACGAAAAAGCTGCAAGAAAGGCACGTATATGGGAAGGCACAAATATTAAAAAGATTGTCAATGCAAATGAGTACCAACGCAAAATAAACAAAAAGAAAATTGAAAAATTAAACAATAGGCTAGACAAAGTAAGTAATAGTAAACTAGAGGACAACAGAAAAGCTGAGATAATCCAAAAGATTAATCAGCAAAAATATAGACTTAGTACATCTGAACAGACATTTAGAGCTGGGAAATATACTAAAGCCGCTATTGCTTATAAACAAGCAGCTGAGAGTACTATCTATGGTTTAAAGGAAGATGCTACTTCACAACAAGTATTAAGAGCAATTCCAAAAGGAGATAAGGATTTCTTTATGGAATTTGCTAAAGAAAAGAATAAGAAGAAGCAAGATGAGATACTAAAATATGTATCACCTTATCAAAGAAGAGCATTACAGATAGCTTGGGGACGAAAGAAGATTGATAAAGTAGAAGATAATAATGATTACTTCAAAGATCATTTTATGCCTGGAGTATTCTGGGCAGGATGGAGTCCACAAGTCGATATGGAACATGTTAAGATGAAGACTATCGAAAATGAAGGAATGCTTTTAAGTGATTTTGGGATATATGAGTCTCAAAGCAAGGAACCATCAGCAATAATGGCTCCAACAGTTGGACGATTTGATAGTGCAAATACTAGTGGCCTTGGCTTACAAGCTAGACTTCAAAGCGCATTAAATGGAGCTGGATTAATTGGAGTTAAAGTTAGTGTAAGTCCAACATCTGCTAACGGAATAGAAGTAATGGCGAATATAACAAACGCTGCAAAAATTACAGAATATAAAGTTAGAGAAGGTATAAATAAAGTAGTCGGAACAAGATTGTTTTATTAAAAATGGAAGGAGCATATGAATGGAAAACATAATAGCAAATGCATTTGAACTTGGATTACCAGGATTTATGCTCCTTATTGTTCTGTTAATTGTAATATTCTTTGTTGCTAAAATGTCAAATGTATTTATTAAAGTACCAGAAAAGTTTGACGTTCTTACAGAGAGAATAGCAGATAGCAATAAGGAGTTAAGCAATCAGCTAATAAAAACATCGGTAATTCAAGAGAGTATTCTTTCAATAATGAAAGAGACAATGGTATCAGTAAATAATAACACTACTAGAATGGCTGTTCTAGAAAACAAGATAGAAAACAACTATCAAAAAATTGATGAAGTTTCATTAAGAAGTGAGGATACTATAGATAAACTTGAAAATATTAATTTAAAACTTGAAACAGTTTTAGTGAGCTTACAAAACTAGACAGAAAAAAGTTGTCCTCTATTAGTAGTTATAATAGATTTCATAACATAATATATATTAGATTAAAACTTAGGAGTGATATTATGGTTAATTATGAAAACATAATGCTAGAAAAAGAACAAGAATTCGAGCAACTTAGCGCTCATGCAAAAGAAAAAGAAGCTGCTCACAATGAAGAGATGGCTCAAATTCAAGAAGAATTATTAAGAATCCAAGGTGAATATAGAATGCTTGCCAAATTAAAAGAACAATCTGAAGCAGTAGTTACTGATAATGATACAACTGTTAATATAAAAGATTCAGACATGGAAATTATAGAAGCAGAATAATATTAAAAACTTTTAAGACTTAGCTTACGCTAGGTCTTTTTTTATATTAAATAACATCGAATAAACAGTAATTAAATAATGAGGTGATGGAAAGTGAGATCTCGTATTAATGTATTTGAACAAAATAAAAAAATTAAAAATAGAATAAAATCAAGAGAAGCCATAGTTAATGAAGAGTTCGGTGGCAAAAGTGGAGAAGCTCTAGTCGAAGAAATTAACAAGAGAATGGCTATGACATATATAATGGACAATGATTTTAAAAAGAAATATATAGAGTTTGGTAAAGATACTGTTATATTAGGCTCAAAATATGTAAATGACGCTATTGATAAATTCGCTCCTATAAATGGAATTAAGCAAACTTATGATGATATAAGACCTATGTTTAATTTTGTTAATAATATAAGTAATCATCTTAGATCAAAGCAAACAGGTAACGAACTTATACTTAATGCTATAGAATTAAATAATGGAATGAATTATAGCAAAATTTCTACTAAAGCAAATATGTCAATAACTTCATTAAATAAGGCATATGATAATTTCAAAAAAGCTGAAGAGTTTTTTGTATTCGACACTGAAACTTTATCAGGTATGGGTAAAACGGGATACAATGAATTAGATAGTTTACAAGAAATAGCATTCCGTAAATTTAAGAAGCTAGATGGAAAGTTGATAGAAGATGAAGCTTCAAGAGTGGAAACACTTATAGGAATAACTCAAAAACAATACGATGAATACATGGATATCTTCGTAAATAAATTTAATGAAAATGGATGGCAAGGAAATCAAAAGTACGAAGTAATTGCAGGAAGATTTGCAAAGCTTGGCCATAAAGATACTGTTATTAAAAATGTTGGCAAAGGATTAGCTATAACAGAAAGTTTCGCCAGTGACACTAGTGAAAACTTAATGGATGTTAGCAATATTAAGCGAGGACTTGAAAGAGCTCTAGAATTAGGAAAGAGACAAGATGCTGAAAGATTGGCAAATGGCTTGATGGTATGGGAAGATCAGCTATTAAGAAGTGTTAATATATTTAATGAAAATTTTGTAGCTGGATTCAATAGTACAAACTTTGACTTTGAAAAAATGAATCAATCTATTGCTTCAGTATGGGGCAGAATGAACACATCTCAAAAAGCAGAGTATGGTAAAATACTGAACTTAAAAAATGGAGTGGTTCCTGTAATTAATCCTATTGAAGGAAACTATCTGGACTTTAGAGATGTTGTTAGAACTGCGGCTGAATCAATAGGTAAAACAGGTATTTATGGTAATGATGATGAGAAACTTAAAACTATTAAAGATATAGGAAAGACATTATTACAACAAGAATCTCTTGGTGAAGTATTTGCTAAAGATGCAATGTTTACAGCAGCACATACTGCTGGTGCCGATGTTACAACACTAGCTCATCTTATGGGAGGAAATGAATTAAATGGAGCTTCTCTATTTGATGAATTGATGACTACAATAAATAAGAATGCTTCAGCTATAACAGGAAAGGTTGATTACAATTCTGTATTAATGGCTACTCAAGGTGAATTCTTTAATGACTTTACTAGAAAAGGAGCTCTTAACTTTACAACTGATAGATCTAGTGGTGCTATAAGAACATTCAATGGAATGTCATTAGATGCTAATGGAGATGTTAGAGATTTAGGAAAATTCGGTAAAGCAACTGGAATAAAAAAAGATGTAGCCTATAAAATTGGTTTTATGGGCGAAATGGATATGTCAGAAGACTGGATTAAAAAGATGTCAGGCATACACCAAGACTATGCACAAGGAAAGTTATGGGTTCTAAAATTTAATCCTTTAATAGATAAAACAATAGCTGGAGAAAATTCTATTTTAGAAGATCCTACTACATATTTCTTTACATCAAAAGAATCTATGGAAGGATTTGTTTCAAGTCATTTTGCACATGTAGGAAACATAGGTATTGATGGCAAAATAGAAGATTTAGCGGATTCTGCAGCTAGAGCAGAGGTACAAAAATTATTTGGAGTTCATACAATTAAAGATGGCAAAATTAGTGAAGCTGCAACTCAAACAGTTAACGAATTAATATCTAATGGAACTAGACAAGCAATGAATGATCCTGCGGCTAGAATGATAAGAGAAAATGAATACACTAAGGCTATTAAGTTCCAAAAGATACAAGACTATCTTGTTAAAAATGGAGCTACTACTATAGATGAACAAAAGAAAATGCTATCACTTGCTACAGCTGAAAGCGTTGCGGAAGGCAAGGTCCAAAAAATAAAACATGATGTTTTATCAATATTAGGGTTTCAAGATAGGAATACTAATAAGCAAGTTTTATATTCAAGTACTTTAAATAACACTATTAATAGCTATGAATATATGGCTTCAAGAAGAAATGCTATAGATACTCTTGTTGATGCTGTTAAGAGTTATGGTAAGATTGGTTCTGAACAACAACAATTCATATATGATTCATTAATGAGAGGCCTAAAAGAAGATGTAGCTAAAGTAATTACTTCAGGTGATCTAGAAAAAGAAGCTTTAATCAATGGTTCAAGTTCTCTAAAGGTATACGCAAAGGATCTAAATTATTTTGAATTTGATATGCCAGAAGATTACTTTAGAAATACTAATGTAAAGGCTATGCCTGGAGAAACAGATAATGTATTAAGAGTAAATCTTAAATCAGAAAAAGAATATTCTTTAGTTAATGACTTACTAAGAAGACGTAGAGGAACTGACGATAGACTTAAATCTCCTAATGCAAGGCAAGCATACGGAATGCAAGAACTTAGAAACTTTGTAAAAGAAGTTAGTTCTATGGAAAACTATAATGGTATATTTGATGATATAGACATAACTTCAGATATAAGCGTAGATGCTATGTCAGAAAAGCTTATACAAGCAATGAAAAACTTTAGAGAAGCTAATCCTACTGCTGGATTCTCAAAAGATAGGGTAATGCAAGATGTCTTAGGAAGTGATGAATTACTATCAACGCTTGACGATGATTTTATAAATAAATCTATTCAAAATACTAAGAGCAATCTAGCTAACTTAAAAACGCTTGATACAAACAATAAGAATGAAATAAAGTCTTATGTAGAAGATTTAGTAGATAGCATATTAATGCCTACTGTAAAGGACTCAGACGGAAATATATTTAAGAACATAGATGACATAACAACATTCGCCCAAAAAACATATGGCTATAATGAAACCACAGCTAAGTTGTTTAAGTATAATCTTCAAATGCAAAGAGAAGAACATATCAAAGGTATGACTAACTTTGTAGAATCAGTAACAAAACACGGAGGCCTAATAAGCTACGATCCAACTAAATCACAAATCGGCATGACAATAGCTGGCGAAACATATAACCTATGGGGTATGCCTAAGACTAGATTTGAAAACGGAGTACTTTTTGCTCAAACTGGACAAAGCAGAGTAGCTTCAGGATTTAAGCTAGATGTTCAAGATGCGATAGAAGGAAATAAATTTACTCCAGGTAAGGTTGCAATAAAATCTGACTTATCAGATGCATATAAAGAGTTGAGATTCCTTAACTACAAATTAGAAAGAGCAGCTACTAGAGGAGACGATATAGGAAAAACTGTTATTAGTGTGGTTAGCAATGTAGCAAGCAAAGCAAGAGAACTTTCTGCCTTAGGTTCAATGACAACTAAAGATTCATATGCATGGCAAGGGTTAGATTTAAGTGAAGGTATATTATCAATGCCTCATATATTCGATCAAATAAAATCATATGACGGATGGCAAGATAAAGACTTTATTGAAATTATTGATAGAAATAAAAGAAGAATACTTAATGGCAATATAAGCTCAGAAGTTAAAGAAGCATTTGCTAAAAATAAACAAGACGTTGTAAAAATACTTTTTGGTATCGGTGCAGGAAATACAAATAAACAAAAAAATGTACAAGAGTTTATTCTTGGGAATATAAGCAACTATACAAAGGATGGAAAATTATCTGAAGGTAGAGCAATGGTAGGAGAGTACTCTCCAATGGCTATGACAGAATGGGATAATCCATCTCGTCCTCCAATAAGTTCTGCTGATGAAATCCTGTTTGATAAAAAGAAATTAGATGCTTTAATAAACGATGAAACTAAAGGTTTGAAAGGTAGAATAGAGACTGGATCCAGAATAGTTTCTACTAGACAAAATTCTAAAAGAGTATTTGATGGTATAGGTGAAGTAACAACTGGTGTCACTTTTAAAAATGCTAGTATTTCAGAAAAAAAATTCAAAGAAATAGTAAGTAATAAATTTGAAGAAAAACTTGAAAAAATAAATTCTAATTCTAGTGAAGCTAAATGGTTAGAAGCATTAAGAAGACAAATGAGTGGTCTTAACCTTACTGAGCAAGGTAAGATTATAGATGGTAGAGTGGCTGATACTCTATTATCTGGTACAGAAACTCAAAGAATAAATACATTCAAAAATTTTAGCAAAGATATTAATAATAACACTAAAATAATGAATGCTAGAATAAAAAAAGCAATGCCAACTATAGAGATAGCTAAGTCAGGTGAAATTGTATTTAAACTTGGTAAAAAAGATTACGTTAAACGTGGAGATGCGTTATTTGCTATAGATGGATATGGAGATGTTCTTGATACTATAGGAGTAAAAGAGGACGCTGGATTATTTGGATTTGGATATAATTCTAAAGGAAGTAATTTGGCAGTAAGTGAAGAAAAAATATCCGAATTACTTAATAAGAATAAAGATAAAATATTGAATGCTGATGGAACTATAGATCAAAGAAAAGCCATGGAATTGCTTGATGAATCTTTCGATAGTGGATTCTATGTAAAGAATGCTTTTATTAAAGGTTATAACAAAGGTACTATTGAATATGCTGAAAAGGGTATGTACGATGCATTACTATCTGGAGCAGGTACTTTAGATAGTAGAATTAATGATTTACTTAAAGCAGTTGATATGGAAGAAGCTAGTGGTAAAGTTCTAAGCGAAGAATTTATAGATTTACTAGCTGAAAAGTATTCTGGATTAACTGAAATACAGAGAAAAACCTTAGGCTTTGCAGATGGTTGGAGCCAAGTTAAAGAAGCTATCAATAAAGAAAAATTTGCTAAGACAGATTTTATTAGAGATATAAATGAATTTAAGGATGTTGTTGCATTTTCTAATGACAATATAATAAAGCACGGTAATGCTGGTATTTCAATGAAAGGACTTATCAATAATATTACTGAAAAGTATATGATTGATGACGAGTTATCATATGAAAAAGCTGCAGAAAAAACTATAAAAACCTTAAAAGATTTTGAAGTTTTTAATGGAGTAGATATTTCATATAAGAATGGAAAGATTCATTTTGGTGAAATAAAAAATTCCTTAGAGGCAACAATAGATAGACAAGCAGTTCAGAAGATGACTGATGAATTAGGACTTTATAGTGAAAAAAATCCATTTGCTATTCGTGATAGTGAAGGAAATGTTGTAGGATATAAGACAACACTTACCACTGCATTTAACGAGGATTTCTCAGGGTCTTCTAGATCATCAATAAGTAAAGATAAAATAAAGAAGGAATTAGAAGATTTAAAAGAAAAAAGAAGAGCTTTAGATCCTGAATCAAACTCGGTAAGTTATAATGCATTAAACGAGGAAATAAAAAGATTAGAGCATAAATATACTGTAGCTAAAAATTACGATAAGACAATGACAATATCATCAAGAGAAACTGACATGATGAGCCTATATGAATACGATGAAAGCAAAATGTCAAAGGTTAGAGAAAAGCTTGGTGATGATTACAATAAAGTATATAAAAGAATGTTAGATAAAGATGGTCGTATCAATTCAGAATATGCTGGCAGAGGAATACATCAAGGATTTATTGATGATATACAAGATGAAGCATATAAACAAGCTGTTGAAAATAAAAAATATTTTGATAGTGCAAAAGATGCTATAACATATAATAATAGACCAGGACAGGGAACAGATTTTATAAAAGATAAAAATTTTGAAGAAGTTAAGATAGGTGACTTAGTAATTCCAAACGGACATGATACTAAGTTCCTTGAAACTGATCCAAATAGATCATTTGGAAGAAACTTATTAATAGACACAGGTCTTTCAGGAAGTGATAAATATGTAGCAATCTCTGCTAATAACTATTCAATAACTGGAGATGATGTAAATACAGATGAAGTTCAAAAGTCTTTAGCCAAATTACAAAGAGCCAGCAAAACTCTTGAGGATGGAAGAAAGGGAATCAACGGTGCATTAGACAATGGCACTACTGTTAAAGACTTAGAAGTAAGAGTAAAGAATGCTGCTGATGAGTTAAAAGAGTCCGTAGTTGGATCAATGAGAAAAACTCTTGGAGGACTTGATTCAGTTCAACTTGATGGATACTCATATGAAAAAGCTACAATGGCAATGTTCGATAAAGACAATCTTTATAATATGTACAATGTTTCTAAAATCAATGGAAAAACTATTGGAGAATGGGCAGATAAAGGAGTTCATTATGATGTATCATGGCACGGTAAACAATATTTCAAGGATTTAGGATATTTTGATGAATCTATTTGGAAAGACAAATATGGAATGAAGTCTGTAGATGAAATGATAGAACACCTTAGAGTAAACGGTACTGCAGGACTAGAACTGCGTACACCTACAATAAAAGAAGGTTCTATGTCTATGGCACGACAATTCCTAGATGTTGATCTAAAAGATGGACAAGCTAAAGCTACTGCATCTCTTGTATTCGGAAGAAACCAAGACCATGATGGAGATAGTATTATACAAGCTGAGCTGAAACATAAAGATTGGTCATTAGTAGATTATGAGATAGGAATGAAGGATAATCCTAATAATGTCCCTGAAGATGTTAAAAAATACTATGAAGAATTCAATGCAGCTCAAACATATAGAGCTGGTACAATAAATGACAAGATATATAACAATGTAGCTGTACCAACATATCAAAAAGATATTGAGAATGCAGTTAAAAATGTTAATACAAATGAAGTACTTGCAAGTGAAAAGTTAAATCTTAATGGAAGATACATTACTCCATTTTCTCAAGCCGAAACTGATACAGCATTAAGAAATGATTACTTAAAGAAGTATGGAGAGATAGAAGAAGCCTTAATTAATAAATTAGGTAAAGATAATTACAAATCACTTGATGTAACAACAAGAGCCAAGGAGATAGATAATCATATTTCTGGATTAGCTGATGATGTTCAAGATGGGTTCAGAAAAGCTGCTAGATTTGTAGAGATTTATGAAAAAGATATGTCAGCAGTAATGTCTAAAGTAGCAGGTAAGGCATCTATCGGATATATTAATACTCCATTAGCTACATTAAGAAGAGCAGCTGCGATAGAAGGATTTTCTGGTGAACAACGTCAGTATATCCAAGCAGCGGCAGACGTACTTGAACAAAATATTATATCTAAAAAACATAGCACAGATTACGCTATATCTTTAGCTCAAACTTTTAGAACTAATCTTAATAATATGTTTGAAGGAAATATAGCTGGAGCAGAGGGTGTTAATAAACTAATAAGAGAAAACTATTCTGGAGCCATGGTAGAAAAGCTTAGAACATATAGTGACATTGATCTATCAGAAGTAGGAGATGAAGAAATTTTAAATAGAATAACTTCAACAATATCTGATGTTGGTAGAGCAGCTAGAAATAATAGTAACTTTAGAAACATTATAAAAGCAGAGAATGCCAAAAATACACTTACAGCAAGTAATGTGGAATCAGTATTATCAGGGATTTCTGAAAAAAGCACAGGTCTTAACAAAGCTATTGCTATAGCAAAGTACAATGGTGGTTCTACATCATCAGTAAATGCCTCAATTAATATGGATGGTTTTGAATCTTCAGCAAAGAAAGTTATTTCTTCGGCTTCTGAAGCTATAGATGATATAGCTAAAAGTGTAGGCGGTAGTGGATTAGCAAAAGCAGCCTTAGGTATAGCTGGAGCAATTATGGCAGCAGGTTATATTGGAGGCAATCCAACTATAGCCCCTGGAACAGAAGCAGAAGATTTAGACAGTTATGATTCTCTACAAGATAAAGACCTATCAATACAACAACTTCCTCAGGGAACTGGACAAGGATACGTAATAAACATTAACGCTCAAAGTGCTAGAGGTCAAGATCATGCAATTAAAGCAATTCAACAAGCTATGCAATCAAGTGTAACTACTGATATTAATATAGCTATGAATGTAAATGATAAGACAAACGTTATAAATAGTAGATATATAGACAAACTATTGTCTGGTGCAATATAGATTTTTTGAAGAGTAACTAATAAAAAGTTACTCTTTTTTGCGTTGTAATGAACAAAAGAAAGGTAATAACTAAACATGAAGTCCAAGCAATATAGATTGGATGTTATTTCACATAATATATATTTAAGGGAGTGATAAACAAATGGCGAAAATTTACAGTTCAGTTGATGAAAAGTTTTATAAAACACCTGATATGGGAGATTATTATGATGAAGATTTAATAGAAGAAATGATGACGAGTATAGATCCTAATAATCCTAAGAATGCAACGTATTATGTAGAAACACCTTTTAGTACTGCATTAGGATATCACCCAGATTACGAGGCCTTTGTATTAAAAGCAGACGCTATAATTAAAAAGAATGATTATAAATATGGTGGAACTACTGGAGCAGAAAAAGAATATCTAAACGATATTGATGCAGATACCATATCTTTTTATCTAGATTCAGTAGATGATGGAGGAATGCCTTTTGAATTGAACGGAGAAAAATATAAAGGCTTTAAAGATTATGTATATAATCAGACTGATTTTACAACATTCAAACAAAAAGTTTTTAAGATAAGAACTATAGGAATAAATGCTCCTGAAGTACCTCACTATAAAATAGTACCTATGTCAGATGAAGACGCTAAGACTAAACTTAAAGAAGTTAGCGTTTCTGAAATGAAAAGAGGAGGATATATATATGAAATTAATAAAGCTAGAACTCAGGAAAAATATCCTTTCATTTTTATAGATAATAAATGGAGAGAAGTTGTTAATGGTAGAAATATAGACGGAACATATGGATCAAGACAACATCCATTTAAAGATTCTGAAGAATATGATGGTGCGAATAAAAATGAAGATGATACATCTAGATATTATACTTGTTTAGTAAAAGATGAGCAAAGCACTCTAGATATGAATGGAGATGTAAACTTAGGATTACTTGCTACTAGAGAAGCTCTTGATTTACTTGAGTCAGCACAAGATATGAGAATAGTAGTTGATGCGAAGCAATTACAAACATCTGCCAATTATTCAGAAATACAAAAAGTATTAATGGAGGGTTGGAGTGAAGATAACTCTCTATGGGAAGTTATAAAGGCTATGTATATAAGTACTTTTGGCGAAAGTAAAACTACTGTTAAATATAGTGGGTTTGGTACTTTTGGTCAAGATTCATATAAACGTTTTCTTGGTGCTATATATGTCAAGGCTGCAATTAATGGAGCTCCTACTGCATGGATAAATTTAGCCAAGTATGTTAGATCTAAAGTAGGAGATAGAGTTGAATTAATGAAAGGATTAGATCCAGTATCTCAAGATGACGGTAATGGAGTTTCAGATGCATTTAAGGTATGGTCTTATGATAATTCAAATACACTTATTGCAGATGGATTCTATAATATCAGTCAAGCTGACTTTGATGATAGAAGGCAGATTCAAAGAGAAATTACAGGATTGGATTTTTCTCAATATAGAGATTTTACAGTTATGATAGGTGACTGTTTATTTATGGTGCCACCAACATCAATCAGAATTGTAAATCAAGTTGACAGTAATAGAGTACCTCTTCTAAGAAGTAAGGGCTCAATGACAAAAACTAAGCCTCATAATGATAGATTAATAGAAATGACATTATACTTTAATGGAGAAGAAGGTATCAATGGTATTCCTATCAAAAAGCAATTACCAAAGCAAAAAGGGACCAATCAATATGAAACTTATTATATGAATGGTTTGAGAAGTTTAATAGCTATGTTTAGATACACTCCATTTATGCCAGTAGAAAATAAGTATTTAAATGATGTTCTTGGAATAGAAGCAGTATCTCTTGCTAACCTACAGATACAAACAATGCCAATGTATCCAAAATGTTTGGCAGTAACTTTAACTCTTCAGCAATTCAATTACAGAATATATCTTAATGAATTACCATTACCTGATCCTGAAGAAGGTCAAGACTTTAATTATAATATGTATGCTAGAACAATCAATTATGGAATAATGAGATATTACTATCAAAGAGCCATTCAAGCAGGAGAAGCTATTAAGAATTTAAGTACTAGCAGTCAAGAATATATTGAGTCAACTATGGGAAGTAAAACAAAATTAATTCCTATGGAATTTAAGGATCAAAACATAAGGTTTCAAATTCTTGATTCTAATTGGTTAGATAAAATGAAGTCAATTAAAGAACTTGCAGCTAAACAACCTATACAACAAACACAAGCATTAAATCAAAAAACACTTGATTGGGCTAATAGAGTTGGTGTAAGTATGTATCACATTATAGAAGCTGTGAACGATATTGAAGCTTGTGCATCACCATCATTTAATAGTCTTGAAAATCCTATATTATGGTTACAAGAAAAGCTATTAACAAATCAAACTTGCCCTCATTTAGTTGAGATTGGCGATGGTGTGGAATCGAGTAATGGAACGTATGATTTTAGTTTTGTATTTGATACAGATTCATTAACTAAAGAAGAATTACAAAATCTAATGATAGTAATTACTAATGAATTAAATATAAAGAAGAATGATGCAGATAGACTTATATTTGAAGACGGCATTATAACTATAAGTGCCAAATTATCTAAGGACGTTCATACAGATGGAGAAACAGATTATAAGTGTGATACAAGCACAGATGACTATGCAGTAGCACAATTCTTTGCATTTAGGTCTGGTATGTTCAATGAAGGAGAACTGTCTGATGATATTGATAACGATGATTGGGACGGATTTTCTACTGTAGTAAATGAAGCCTTCTTTGAAAATATGAAAGATAATGCTATAGATGAAGACTCTTTATTAAGTGCAAAATTCAAGGACTATCCTTTAGACATTGTTGTTCAACAATTTAGCATCTCAATGGGAAATATTTTATCAAATACTAAACTTAAAATACACGAAGGTTATGCCCCACAATATGCAGGTGGACAAGATACTGTATTAGATTTTGTATTTCATACTACAGATGAAAGTACAGTAACATTACTTAATAATATGCAACAAATGGCTGCTGAACAATTAATAAAATACAGACAAGTAATTAGTTGCTGGCCAATTAGAATAGATTCAGAAATGACTAGACTTTGTGGAATTCATGAAGTAATTATAGAATCCGTAGATATTTCTACAGTACCAATGCAACCAGGGTTATTTGCAATACAATGTAGAGCAATATCTGTAGATAGAACTATGAGAAATAGAGAAGCATTAAGAAAAATAGATGATATGAATAATGCAGGCTCAGTTAATCCTGATGCAATAAGCTCTTGGGTATATAAGACTTATTTTGATTTAAATAAAACTTTATCAAAAGCAGAAGTATATCCAGATTTAGAGTTACCTACAATAGATGAATTAGAAAGCACAGGTTATAAATTTATAAGATATGTAAGAAATAGAGAAATGAGAATATATCCAGATCCTGATTTCTATTTTGTATATGGATATGCCTATTCATCTCAAATGTTAAGAAAATCAATTATAGAATATTTTGATAAGCAAGTTACGGATGATAAAGGAAATACTAGCGCTGTAATCACTCAAGCAAGAACTTCATATGTTCAAAGTGAAAATAGTCAAGAAACATTTGCTAGTATGAATAGTGAGAATCCTGAAGAAGTAATTTATTATGATCATCAAAATAAAGAACTGGATGAGAAATATAAAGAAGCTGTAGCTAAAGATATTAATTATATAACTAGCACAAGACAAAAGTCTATAGAGGAAGATAAAAAATATGAAGATAAAATAAGAGCAGCAGAAGATCTATATAATCAAAGCACATATTTCGAGGATCAACTTATGGCATTAAGCCCTAAAAGCTGGGATATATGTTCAGCTATTAAATGTACTTTACCTGAAGAACTTCCTGAAGGAGAAGAAGGTACATTAGAGGATAATGTAAAAAAAGAATTAAAAGATGTGAGTTCTGAAATAATTGCAATTATAGATGAAGCTCTTAGTAAACCTATAGATGCTACTGCTTATTCAGATTCATCAATACGTGTTGGATATGATTATCACAAAATTCTTAGAAAAGAAATAAAGAAGTTTATTGAGAATGAAACAAAAGGCAATTCAGTATGGCAAAAAATAATATCTACATTTAAAACTTCAATAGATTCAAAAACTAAAAAAAATATAAGAGCAATATATGAAGCAGCAGCGATGGCTCTTAGCGGAAACACTGAATACTCCGAAGACATAAATAAAGATAATTATTGTGCAAGAGCTTATTTCTTTAATAATAATGTAAATGATAATTACTCAACTGCAGAGGATGATTATACATCAAATAAAATCAAATGGTTTCCCAATAGTATAATCATAGATAAAAATACAGGAGATATATTTAATGCAAATAATATAGATAACGCTATTGCAAACGGAATAACATTTGGACCTTATCAAGTAAGAAGATATGATGCTAATTTCTTAAAAGATTTTTATTCAGATAAATCAATTCATTTTTCTGATATGGATTTCTTAGATCCTTATTATAACAAGGAATTGCACAAAGATAAATTTGGAAAAGATATAGATAACGATGAATATGTAGAATATAAATCTAAGATGATTAATTCTACTGGATATGCTATAGAAGCATTTCATAGAGTAGTGTTAGCATGGGTAAAGAAATTAATCCAAGATAATATTTATATTAGCTTTTATGATATTAGAAGAGATGATATATCCAATCAATTAAATGGATTAATTGAAGAAGTAACAGGCGAACCTGCATATAATAATGTTGGCTATTTACCTGGAGATTATACTAATTCCACTAATTCAACAAGTTATTATTCTTACAATGTGCAAGAATATCAAAAGATGGAAAAAGAAAAGAAAGTAAATGAAATAGTCCAACCTTTGACTGATAAAGGTAAAGATGTGGCAGATATAGTTAAAACATATGAAGGTTCAATATTGACTGGAAAGATATTTTTACCTGTTCTATGTGCTGTAATTCATGGAGATGACATGATTTATGAAAGAATAAAACAAAAAGACATTGGAACATTAAAAATTAAAACTCGTCAATGTAGCTTACCTTTTAATGCTTCAGACGAAGTTTCAGATGGAGAAAGAAATTTTAGAAAAATGATTAAAGGCCTAGCAGTAACTGATCCTGAAATAATGAATGGATTAGAAGCAATAGCTAGTGAAAGTTATACTAAGCTAGAATCTGCATTAATAGATAGAAACCAAAAGCTATGGTTAAAAGCTTCACAAGATCCTTCCGCATGGGTATTGCATTCATTCTATGATATGGTTACAAAAAATAAGAGAGGCAGAATGGCTAGAGCATTCCCTACTTACTATATGATGTTAATAGATGAAGGAAGAGAAATAGGATATTGGAAGCTTCATGATAACTTCTATAATATGAATTCTATTGCAGAAATAGAAGTTACTAAATCAAGAAAGATGCCAGCAGATACAGCTACTATAGTAATGACAAATATGTTTAAAACTTTCTCTACTGAGGATGAAGATGTAAGAACAAACTATGAGCATAATGTAAGAGATGTATTTAATAGTATTTTCTCTCCTAATGTTTATTTTGAAGAAGAAGAAGCTGCGAGAATGGCTCAAATGAATATTCATAGAGCAACTATCAAGCCAGGAGTAAGAATACATTTAAGGATGGGATACTCAGGGGATGCGTCAGAGCTACCTATACTATTTAATGGTGTTGTTACAGAAGCAAGTACTGGAGAGCTTATAGAAATTGTAGCTCAAAGTGATGGACATGAAATAGTTAATGCTCAAGCTTTTGCAGGCACGGCCGCTGAAGATGCAGCAGATATAAAAAATGAATCTGCATTGTTCAAATGGTTTTATAACTTCTTTACTGAAGGTGCTACACCAAAAACATTAATAAGAAATATTTTTACTACTAAGAGTGGTTTCTGGGGCAAGATGGCTAATAAATTTACCAATGGTAGATTCTTTAATGATAATATGTTTGGAATAACTCACTTTGGAGAAATAGATTATAAAGCTATTCACAAAGATGGTGAAATAATGCAAAACATATACGAGGCTGAAGGAAGAATGCCTTGGCAAAAAGAACCTACACCAGGATCAATGATGGATGAACATGTTATGGCTGAAGCTCCATCATTCACAATAGAACTTAAAGATAAGAGCGTTTGGGATATATTAAATATATGTGCCAGCACATCATTAGAATTTATAACTGGAGTAGCTCCATTTGGAATAAGAAGCACCATATTCTTTGGAAGACCGCATTATTACTATGCATATGATTATGCAATATCTGAAGATGGATTGATTACTGAAAAGCGTAAGCCATTCCAACAATATCATATCATTGATAGTTATTCAGATATTATAGGAAATAACATAAAGGCTTCAGGTGCAGATATAAAAACTGTTGCAGTACCTATATATAAAGGTCCTGGAGCAGCAAATAAAATTATAGAAAAGAAATTAAATCCAATATGGGCAGATTGGGATATATATCCTGAATTCCAAAAAACTATGGTAGTTAACACAGGACTTACTTGGAAAGCAAATAAAATGGGCGCATTACTTGTTAATAAATTTAAAGATGAATGGTCAAAGAGTGGTGGTCAAAAGATTGCTTGGAGAATGGGAGCAACTGCTCTTAAAAATTCATTTAAAGACATGTATCAAGGGGAAGTCATAATAATTGGAGATACAAGCATAAAACCTTTAGATAAAGTTTTCTTACATGATGTTTATGAAAATATGAATGGTGCTGTGGAAGTAGAAGCAGTAGTTCATAGATTGAGCCCTGAGACAGGATTTACTTCTTCAGTATTCGCAGACTGCATCAGTTGCGTAGATAGTAGATATGAAGAAATAGGAAGAATGTGGACATCTCAAATTGCAAACCAAATAGCTCTAGCTAAAAGCATATCTTATATAAGTAGTTTAGCATTCGGAAATAGCACTAGGCCAATGCTAAATGTAATGGCTAGAACTGTAAATAAAGGTGCTTATAAGACAGCAGAGATGGCAAATAAGGCTATGGAATTCATAGGAAAAGATGAGTTGATTAAATACGGAAGCATGGAAAAATGGTCAGATGCATTTTACAGTACAATGAATCTTTCATCTCAGGAAGTTGCTGTATGGAATAAAGTTAGTCAGCTTGGAGGAATCAAAAAGAAAATATCAATATTAGATATAAACAATATAGACACAGCAGCAGATATCATTGATAATCTTGGAAATATAGTAAAAGTAACTGATGGATTTAACCCGTCAGATGTAGCAAATACACTAGAATCTGCTATAAAAAATGGTTCTATTAAAAAGAATCATATTGATGATGTTAATGAAGCTATAAAAGCATTGAGAGAGTTAAAAATAGATACTGATGGATTAACAACAAGCATTAAGAACTTATCATCATCAGTAGTTTCGCAATTAGAATCTGTGTCAGGTTTAACAGATGAAGCTAAAGACAGTATTAAATATTTAAAAAGCATTCAGAGCATGGATACAATAGATGTGAAAAAAGCAATGGAATCGCTAGATAGCGTTAAGGATTTAGTGAATTTAAAAGATGATATAAAGCAGTCAGCAGAGATGATAGGTAAATACGGCAAACAAGTATTAGAAATAACTTCAAAAGCAGATGATATAGTCAAAGGATCTAAGGTAGCTTCAGCTGTTACCGCTACTGTAACAACAGCAGGCGTATTATCTTCAGCATTATTAATAGCTGCTGAAATGGCTATAACATATGTTATACAAAAAAGTATATATAACTGGATTGAAAACAGAATGGCTAGTTTTAATGTACTTACTGTCTACCCTCTTAAAAAGAACGGAGTAGTTCATGTTGCTGGTATAGATGGCCATAAAGGGTTAGTTCATGGAAGTCCAACTTGGAATCAGGCTGGTCCTATTGATTCGTTTATTAACTGGGTATTCAAAGAAAGAAACTCTGGATTCTCTCAGTTCTTAGATATATTTGTATTTTCTGACGAAATGAAAGCCATTGCTGAAACCTATAAGAAAGATAACAAACTAGGAAGTTATGCAGATGACAAAGAGCAAACAATAACAGGATTATTAAAAAGTATAGCAGAAGGACAAGCAAGCTCTTATTCAAATTACAAAGCTATAGTTCATACTGAACGTGTTACAGATATAAATGCTGCTAATGCAAAATACACATATAAGAAAACCAGAGTAAAATCTGATTTAAATGATATACCTAATCATCCAGCTGTATTGAATGAATTGGTACCTATTGATGCGAGTAATGAAGCATTAGTAGAATATTTCTCTCCATCTAGATCTCCTAGATTAAAAACAATACATTTAAGTTATACAGAATATGATGGCAATACAGACAACAAGATTGATTATGAAGAATTTAAAATAGACAATACTAAGAGTTATGGAAATGTTTTTAGAGGAATTAAACTTTCAGAAAATACAGTAGATATTCCATTTTTAAGACCTGACGCTTTTCAATTATTTAAAAGATTAATAGATCTTATAATAATAAAATCAGGTAATAAGGGATATGGAGATAACGAGAATAGTACAATCTGGTTTAAGTCAGGTACTATAGTTAATGATAACTCTTGGAGCTCAACTGGATATGTATTTAGATTTGAAGTTACAAATATCAGTGATGATATAGTAATACAAGCATTTGAAGATGCAGCTAAAGAACTAAGAGAAATATTTGTTGATGAAAATAAACAAGATATTATAAACATATTCCAACATAGAAAAGTTAAAAATAGCAATGCATACGAAGTATTTGTATGTCCTAGAGACGAATATTTTAAATTGCAATTAAATTAAGGAGGAAGCAGTCATGTCAGATTTTAGACATAAACTGCGTAAGGAAGTAGTAGATCCTGCTCTAAAAACGAGCAGGAAAGCTACATTTACAGCAGTAATTACAGATAAAAAGAATAGTTCATATACAATTCAATTTACAGATGAAAGTGGCGAGAAGCAAACAAAGTCAGGTGTCTCTGCAAGAAGATATGGTAGTGATATTCCTCAAGGATATGAAGTTAATGAAACTGTATTGGTAGAGTATGATGATACTGATAAAAAATATGAGATTATTTCAAGTTACGGAAGGGACTATGCTGAAGTTAAATCAACAACTGAATTAAAGACTGATGTATTCAGTAATTTAGTATCTAGTACTATTCCAGGATATCAATTTTAGGAGGGATAGAAAATGTCATTATATAGTAAATTACAAAAAGAAATAGATAGTGTATCTGATGTTCATCCTAATTTACTCAGTGAAGCTAAAGAAAGAGCTGAATATATGGATGATACAAATGATAAAGGTATAGTAAATGATTCAACAGGTTCATCTGTTTTAGTAAGAGAAAATGGAGATATAACTTTGACCTCTAGTTTAATGTCACAATACAAAGTGACAGCTAGTGGACATACTATAGAAGAAAGTATGGAAAGTCATACAAGAACAGTTAGAAAAGTCATTGAAGCTGATGAAATAGTAATTAATAATCACAAACTTAATCCAGCTTTATATGAACTTAGTGACATGAGAAATCTATTCGGATATCAAGATATTTCTATAGGAAATCTTACAGTTAATACAACTGTATTAGTAAAGGCATGGGAGAATACACTTCAAAAGTGGGTGTTAATAAGAAGGCCAGCTAGAATACCACTTTTCTCACCAGTGCTTAATTTGCCTGATTGTCCTGAAAATATGAATGTAGACACCGATATAAAAGACGAAATATTAAAAGCAAGCCAAGGAGGAATTAAAGGATGATAGACTTTTTAATTACACCTTCAGGAGATTTAGCTTTTACTGAAATAGAAAAAGAAAACCAAACTCTTGAAATTTCATTTTATAAAACCAAAACTCAAGCACTAAAGATAAACTTTGAAATGGATACATATCTAACAGACACACCTAAAAAAGATTCTCTAGTAGTTTATTTCGATTTAATTAACATAAAAAATAATAAGAGAGCAATGTTAGTTGAAGATGATGCTTATAGAATGCAACAGATATTTATGAGAATAAAAACTAGTTTAGGAGAATTACCTGAACGCCCAGAAGTAGGCTCAAAGATTGAAACTGTAATGCACCAAAATATTCATGATAAATCAGTTCAAAGTAAAGTGGAGAGCATAATAGGAGATGCAATAAAAGATATTGTTTATAACCATTCTGTGAAAGCTATCCCAACAGTTATTAAAGATAATGATTATAAGCAGATAATGAATGTAATGATTTATGAAGATAACGATTTGATTTTTACTTATGAAATGGAGGGATAACTAATGAAAACAATGCAAGAAATTTATCAAAATATAAGAAATAAATTTTTTAAAGATACATCAATAGATGTTGAAAGAGGATCTACTATAGATTACTATATCCTAGCAACTTCAGATATGATATCTGATGCTCACAAAGAAATAGAAAAGAATAAGACTCCACATATATACTCTAGTTTAAAGGGAGAACAATTAGATGACGCTGCAGTATTAGTTGGTTTAACTAGACGACCAGATGAATCTGATAGAAATTTTCTATATCGTATATTAAACTGGAATGTTTCAAATAAGGCTTCAAACTTAACAGCAATCGAAACTGCATTAATGGATATGCAATTTTGCTCTCACGTTACTTATGTTCCTCATACATTTGGGTGCGGAACTTCAGCAGCTTATATTATACCTAAAAACATGAATGAAGAAGGTAAAGAATTAGCAATAGAAGAAACTAAAAAAAGATTAAAAGATGTAGTATCTCCATCTTCTTACGTTGAATATATCATACCTAAAATATCTTCCGTAAAAATGAAAATTTTAATTAATGCAAAAGCAGCTGACGTAAAAACAATAAAGAAGAATATAGAAGATAAAATAATAAAATATGTAAATGGAATTGCTCCAGGAGAATATTTAGAAGTCGGAGAGATAAATAAATTAGGAACAAATGAAGCTAATGTAAAATACTTTCATGTAGGTAGTTTATTTATAAACAATAAAGAAACTGGTGCGATATCAATTCTTCAAAAGGTTGATAGTAAATTTGTTATGTCAGAGGAAGATATAATTTGGTTGGAGGTTGAATAAAATGTTAATCACTAAAGAACTAGTAAAAAAATCAATTAAGCATTTTCCAAAATGGATGGATATAAGAAAAAGACATTTCTCTTCAATCGGAGGCAAATTATTGTCTTCCGTTGCTAGAGAAGTTGCAGAAGTGCAAGATTCCATTGACGAATATATAAAACAGCACTTCATACCGTTCTATGAAGATAAGTGTGAAGTAATACCTGATTTTATATATAAAGCAAATATAGGAAATGTAGATATTGAGAAAATTACATTAGTAGAACCTAACCTAGAAATAATAACAGATATAAAAACATTTTACGAAAGAGATAACGTAGCATATTATCAAGATGGTTTTATTTTTATAAAAGAAAAAATGGATTATATCTTTTATATGTTAGATGGTTATAAAAATGAGGCCCAATTAGAAAAGATGCATGTATGGAACACATATGATGAATTTGCTGCTTTTGTAGGAATTGAAAGATATCAAGATGAGAGTAATTATGAATTATTCAATAGGATAATAAATGTATCTAAAAATGTACTAAATAGCTCTGAAGAAGGAATTAAAAATGCTATAACATCAAGTCTTATTAATATTATTCCAGAGCTAAGTGCTGAAGATATTAAGCTTGAAAGACCTACTGCTGAAAATCTTGTTAAGTATTATGATGAATTTAATACTATATTAGATACATTAGCAGACGTAAATAAAGATATATTAAAAAATAAGAAATGGGATATAGATAAGTGGAGTAATGACTTTAAAAAAATAGACTATATACCACATACCTGGGATATTATATTAAAAGAAATGACAAATGGAATAGGAGATAATGACGATTTAAAGCCAATATTTATAGATGCTACTAATACAACTGATATAGATATTTCTTTTTATGAAAAGTCAGAAGAACATATAGATTCATTTATAAGAGATAAAGAAATAGATGACACTTTAAATTTATCTTTGATTAAATATAACAATATGTTAAATCCGTATACAGCAAAATATTCTATAACAGCAAGTGAAGCTGAAGAAATAGAATATGAAGTATCTGGAATGGGCCAAATATCTGTAGACCTTTATGAAACATTAAAAGGTAAACATACAAGAAGTATAGAAGAGTTAGTTATAGATTCATCAAATTTAAAAGATATAGAAATTGTAAAAGAAGGATTATTGGAAGAAGGCAAATTCTATAGAATTAAGTTTACTCCTAAGAGTAAATATGACACTATGGAAATCACAAATTGTCTTGTAGTAAATGAATATGGAAGTGTTATTACAGATAGCGATGGAAATCTACTTAGCTACAAAGATCCTAAAGACAACTTTATTTTAGATGGAAACACATTAGTAAATAAATTAGTTAAAAAATCTATAACAAGATTAGATGAATTCAATGTTCATAAAAATGCAATTGATATAGGTTCTGGAATTGCTATAGATAAGATTAATGAAGAAAGTGAGCTAATCCTAAATACAATAGGATGTAGTGGTGAATCTGTAAAGATATTTTATGATAGTGAATTAAGTAAAGTTCCAGACAATGATATTCAGCTTAACAATTTCTTTTATGATGAGGAAAGAAAGGTTTATGTTCCTGATGTAACTGGAGACACTAAAAGTATTACTGTAAATATAAGAGCAAATCAATTTAGTACAACAGTGGCTCAAGGACAATGTGTAGTAACTGCATTGATCAATGGACAACCTTTAGAACTTACAAAGGAATATATAAATGGAGAACTTGTTTATAGCACTCCTAGATTTAATGAACCTCAACAAATGTTAATTGAGATAGCAGCTATGTTTAATAACAATGTTGAGATTTCGAAATTAATGTATTCTAATTATACTATTAAATTTTATACTGAAGAAGGCGAATTGATCCAAAATTCAGATGAAGATAATCTTTACTGGATGCCACAAGGTTATGAAAATAAGCTTTTTATTAGAATGAGAACTAGAACACAGTATAGCCCTATATTAAGAAGAGTATTCATTGGTACGCCTATTGATAATAATGAGTTCTATGAAACTGATCTTATTACAGGTATGGAGAATGCATACTTAAAGATTAACAGTAATTGTAACGTAGAATTATATGAAAGTTCTAAACCATTTGCAAAATGTGATAAATATAGTTCAGAACAAACAGTTACAAGAGGATATTCAACAGATAAAATATATAGAGCTACTAGTAATGAAGCTTATATAATATTAAATACTGCAGAGTATTTTAATATAGACAGTATTGATATTGAAGAAGGAACATATGAAGTTACTGGTGAAGGAATTATGCAAAGGCATATATTGAAACTTCGTAATTGTCAAGGAGTAAGTAGCCTAACAATAACAGGGCACTATAACTCACTAGTAGCTAGTAAGTCGATTTATGAATTAATAAAACATGAAAATATAGCATATGAACCTTATGTTATTGATGAGGATGGAGAATGGATATCAGGCTACAAGTTGTATGCTAATAAGCTATTAAAATGTTTTGTAATCGAAAATAACAATCTTGAGCAAAGTATGGTTAAGATATCATATGATAGCTTTGATTTAGGTAGTGATAGAACTATTAGTGAAGCTGTAGTCAATGGTTTACCTGATTCATTACAAGCCTCATTCTCATCAATAGATGGAGATAATGGTTATATTACTATAGGAGATACTCATAGTGGAACATTTACTAACTTTTATATATATCCTAAATATGCAAAAGAATATATAGCTAGAAATGAATACACCACTTATGCTCACCATCGAGAAGGAATAGAAATTGTTAATACATTTAATAATGGATATGAAGATGGTAAGCTTATGGTTTATGAAGTTAATTCAATTTCTAACGAAGAATATGATGTGACTTTTGACAATGGTAAGAGTTGGAGTATTGGTAAGATTGGATTAACAATAGATCTTCACAAAGATAAAAATTATAATATGATACAAAAGATGATAACCGAGAAAATAAAACTTGGCTCTACTATAGAATTAAAAGATATTTATACAGCTGAAAATAAAGAGCTTGTAGAATTAGATCAATATATAATAGATACAACAGATAAAGATTATGAGGTTGTTTATAAGTATGACATAAATAATACTGCTTATGATAAGGCTGAATTTATTACAGTAAAAAATGATGGATTCAATAAATTGAGATACAGCAATGTTTATGAAATCAAGTATTTAGGTAAAGAAGTATTTGATGAAACAGAAGATATTATAGAACAAATAGATGAAGAAGCTTATGAGCTTGATAAAGAAAAAGGGATTATAGTATGGAAAGATAAAGAACTTATAAATAGTGGAACAAAATTATATATTATATATTCAATTAAGAAAGCTATAGCGATTAAGTTTAATATTGATTCATTATATAAAAAGATACAATATCCAATAAATGCTTATAAGAAAATTAATTCTTATAGATTAGACAATATCGAAGATGGCAGAAAAATTAATTTATTAAATCCACTTATTGGTGACATTGAACTTTCCAATAAAATTGCTAATGACTATAAGAAGAGTAGTGCAGTATATGTTAATTGTAGGCAGGTTGGATTTGCTGCTGAAAAGACTGACAATTTATTGGTTATTAAGAAAATAGCTAAGATAAATAGTCTTGCTGTTAAATCTGGCTGGTATTATTTATTAGGCAGAGAATACTATATGTTTGCTACAGATCAATCTCAGAATATAATTGAAGATGAATACGCAACATCTCAAGAAGTTAACAAGTTGGACAATGAATTATTATTGCATAAGAAAACATCAAATTATATAAAGAATTCAAAGATGATTCTTGGATCTTTGGCCAATTCACATAATATTTTTGATTTTGAAGATATAAAAACATTAAGAGGAAGTAGTACTATAAATTCAATAACTGCATGCGACAGTTATAACTATTGGCAAACTTTTGCAATGGATTTGAATTTAACAGACGGATTAAACGGACTAGGATTATTATTCAAACCACATGATAGACTTAATGTAGGATATGCATTATTGGATATCACTAAATACATTTCAGATAAAACACACATTTCTTTTTACAATCCAGATAACCTATCGGTCTATATTGGTAAGGAAAAACTAATAAAAGACTTATCTTTAACAGACACAATTTCAATAGGCTCAATGTCAGAAATCACAGATAAAGATATAGATAATATTTATTACTCTACATTCAATAAAGAAGAAAATCATAAATATTATTTAATAGTAATGGGGCAAGGAAGGTTAGATGATATTATTGTTCAAGATGGAGATGTTCTTAATTTAGATCTTCATAAGAAAAATATATCTAATCTAAACCTAAACTTATATGAAGCAACAACTTCAGGAGTTGTATCAAGAATAATTTTAAATCAAGAAAAAGGCAATAAAAATAATGGTGCAGAAATTAATAGTACAGGATATATAGTTAATGCCTCAAATATTGATTGGAATATTACTAAAATAAAAAGCTATACTACGGAAAAGGATTGGCTATCAGGATGGGATTTAGAAAATGTTAATGTAACTAGAATAAATGATAAAGACTGTGCTTTAGTTACAGAAGGTGCTTTAGGAAAAATAGTTACAAGACCTATTTATGTAGGAGATCCTAATACAATAAGTAGCATTATATTTAAAATAAATAATGTGCCTATAAAATCAATGCAAGGATTTAATGCCCAATTATTGCAAGCACAAATTAGCAATGGTGCATACATGCCTTGCAAGCAAAAGTTAAATAATAGTTCAGCTTTAAACTACACTAAAGATTTAATGTATCCATATATAAAATTGTCTGTAGATATACAAAAAAATAAGGTAATAGACAATATAGAAATTTATATAGAGTACAAATCTTCTGACCAATATGCTCCTGCAGAAAGGATAGAAGCAAATGGACAATTCTTAACAAAAGTTTTTGACAGCCACTATACTTCGACTTATAAACTAAAGTCTATCGAGATTGAAGATAAGGATGGAGCAGTAGATTTATTCATAAGAGCTGCAAAAGAAAAGTCAGGATTATCCGTATGGACAGATTGGTATCCAATACAAATAAAGGATAAAGAAATAATGAATGATATTGAATTTGAAGATTATAGATTCTTCCAAATGAAAGTATTATTAGGAGAAAAGGACTCTAAGATAAAGATTAAACATTTTGATCTAGAGGTGATGAAGTAATGCTGCTATCAAATAGTAGAATAGAAAAAAATAAGAGAGTTCAATTTTATGAACAAGATATATTATTGGATGATCATATTTACTCTGGAAACCTTCAAGTTACTATAGATTTAGATTATATAAGCCCAGGCATAGGCATAGCCCTCGTTTCTGACGAGGGTTTGTCTTTAAACGAGGATGGTGAAACATACTTATTTAGAGTTGGACATAGTGACTATAGTATTGTTAGAAGGTATGGAGATAAAGTAGAAGTATTAGAAAATGGCCCTGCTATAAATATTAAACCTTTTAAAGAAAACATGAAGTTACAGATAAAGAAGATTAATAGCAGGGTGTATTTTTATGTCAATGATAAACTTCTTAGTAAAAAATATTTACCTACTAATCTAGAGAGTTTTATGATTGGATATTACAGCAATGCTGGAAACATAATTAATTCAATAAGTATTGCTTCTGAAATACCTGAAGGATGGGTAGTTAACATGAGTAATACCAATGGAGGATATATTAATTTTTATCCAAATGCATTTGCTGTGACTAATTGCTTAGATAAAGCAGAAGTAGAACAAGTTAAGATTAAGCTTAAAGCAAATACTCCAAACAATCCTTATTATTATCTAAGATACAATAAAGAATTGATAAACGAATGCAACGATTTTAATGCATTTATATTTATATCAGATGATGATAGGTATGTAGATGAAGATAAGAATATTTTAGATAAATATAATAGATTCATATTGAAGGATGACACTGAAGTCAATTTGAAGTTTGTTGGGACAATAGGAAAAATTAAAGATATTCAAATATCTGATAGGAAAGATGATTTCTATGTAGGTACAGATTATGAAATGACAGAAATAAAAGAAAGCTTTATAAAAATAAAGACTAATGACATTGTAAAAATAGAATGGTCTGGAGTTATATATGGAACTCCTGAATATAATATTGATATTCCAAATCCTGAAAAATTTGGAGTAATTAAAGATAATGATAAAATTTATTATCCTGATCAATGTGGCGTTGAAATAGGAAAAGAGTTTAAATATGAATATACGCTAGAGCTAAATAAAAATAATCCAAAAGATAAGCTTATAATTAAGCGTGACAAAGAGACTAATTATTTAGATATAAATGTTATAGATCAAGTTACTATATTTGAAAATGTAGATGCAATTATAGATAAGTTAGTTCTATATAAAGAAGATGGAACTATTGTTGACATAATTGTAGAAGACACTAAAAAGCAATATGTGCCATCATCAATTAAAAGTCCGATAATAGTAACAACAGAGACAGAAGAACCTCTTGATCTATCATCATCTTATAGAGTTATAGAAAAAGATGGTATTGCAAATTATGTTTTTACAAATATAGAAAGAGAAACTTTTAACCCTAGTAACAGATTGAAACTTACAAATAGGCCATCTAGTAAGTTAGATACCATTGTAATATATGGAGTATTAAAAGAGTCTAATATTAATGAAGATAAAATAATGCATTCGGTAAAAGAAAATATAAGAGATATAAGTCTTTATGCTGATAATTTTGAAATAATAAATGAAGCTTCTATGTACAGAGTAAATAAAGATACTGGAATAATAGTAATCACAGACCAAGATGATAATTATATTAAATCTAAATATAGTAAGTTGGTAGTTGATTATTTAAAGAATAATAGTTACGCAATTAACTATAGGCATGAACTTGGAAGTTATGAGGTTGATATATCTACATCAGAAAATACAAAAATGTATTATGACGGAATATATCAAGGAGACAATAAAGAACTCGTAAATATACAAGAATATAAGCTATTAAATACTGTATTTAAAAATAATAGTTATATCGTATTAAGGGAAGGTGATAAGTGATGAAGATATATCCAGGTAAGCATAGAATATATAATGTTACAGAAATAGATGCTAATAGAGATATTGCATTAGGATATCTTGATTCAGAGTTTTTAGAAGAAAAAATAATAATAAATGTGAATGATGAGCTTAGCGTGGATAGTTCTACCGAGCTCCTTCCATACACTTCTTTAAAATCAGCTGAAATAACTTTATACAATAAAGATGGAAAACCATTAAATAAAGAAGAACAGGAAAAGCTATTAATCAAACAAATTACAGGGAATTATATTTACACTCCTAAGGCTTCAGTTACTTTTGAACCACTTACTTTTGGATATAAAGTGCTTGCTAAAAAGAATATGAAGTATCTAACATCTAGAAAATATAATATTAAAGCTGCGTGCTCAGATAAAGAACTTGCAAGTAAAATGATTCAATTCTTCTCAGATTCATATGAAAGAAACTTATGTCCTACTAATATAAAATTCAATAATGGAGATAAAAAACTAGAATCGTTATTCAACTCTTCAATTGAAGATATTGATTTTATATTTATAAATTCTGATGATGGAAAAACATTTGATGGAGATACTGAGATACCTATAAATGAATATATAAATAACAATACTATCCCATGGATCATATGTGACAATCTACCAGATGAAGATGAAATAGATTATGAAGAACAAGAAGCTTTAAAGTTTGAAATATCAAACCTAAGTGTAACAAATGCCAGTCCATTTGAAACATCATATTATTTTAAAGTTCCGAATGATGTTAGGCATTTATTAAAGAATGAAGAAATAGCATCAGTTACCTATCATAATATATTTAAGCACTACAATGATGTAACCCCTATCTTAATAAAAGAAATAGTTAATAAGGGATTTGTTATTTATGCAAACTCAGAATTCATGGCAAGAATATCTGAACTATCAGATGTTTTTTATGAGGTTCTAATGTACGTTTATTTTAGAAGCTATATAGCAACTCAAACTATTACAGAATGGATAACAGATGTAATGCCAAACTATATAGTACAAAACGGTAGATTAACTCAAAAAGAAAAATTTACATCTCATATGGAGCTTCATAAGTTATTAGGACTAAGAGAGGGAGATGTAATACCAATCAATGTTGAGATAGAAGAACCTAAAATTGCTTATTATACTGGTATGTCAAGTAACTACTTAGTATTTAAAAAGATACCTAAAGCTGAAACAGCAGATCCTATAAAAGCTGAAGAACAAATCTCCATATTTACTGAAAGAAAAAATATTATGTTTTACGATAATTTTGTATATGTAATAAAAGAAGATATTTCAGATAAAATATCCTGCTCAGTTGACAATGGCATTCTTAAGACAACAGTTAAAAGTTTTAAACATACTGATTTAGATACAGGTTCATATCAAACAGAAACTGCTTCTTATGAATTAAACAATGAACTAATGTCACAAGAAATTAAACTTACATGGAATAAAAATCTTAAAACCATTGAACTAGTTTCAGAGTTAAGAGATGAACTTATTTTAATGGCTAGCATTCAGGTAATAAAAGAAAAGAAAGATTCAAAACTATATGATATGCGTCAAAGAGGAGGAGGACTTCCAGAAAACCAAGAAGATAATTATGATTGTCTTGATATAGGACATGTACTTGGTAGACCATATAGAAAAGGTGGATCATTAATAACAACAGTAAGTATTCCTAAGAAATATGAATATAAAAAAGATGTTGTTTATGAAATCATATATAACACAATTAGAAAGCATATGATAGCAGATGATTATCTTGTTTTAAATCTTGAATTTAAATAGGAAGGTGAACTAAAGATGGATTATAAACAATTAAAAATAATTGATTTCTCTCAAGGTATAAAGTCTTCAGAAGTAATGAATAATGACCTTTCGCTTCAAGAGCAAATAGAGAGAGAAAGATTATCCATAGCTGGATATGGGATAAACTATGGATTAAAGCTTGAATTAGCTGAATCTTTTAAATTACGTATTGGAGATGGAACAATCGTTGATAAAGAAGGTAAGGAGCAGTTTATACAAGGAAGAACATTCGATATTGAGAAGCCTAATTTAATACTAAAGAAACAAAAAGTTTTCTCAACGGATAAAGGAGTTATTACTCTTGAGGATATTCCTTATTCAGAAAGCAGAACTGAGCCTTCTGAATTTGCAGAAAGTAATGTTGATTGGGGCATAGATGCATATCACGAAGATGATCCTTCAACTGAACTTCTTATATCAGCAATAAAAGGTAATGTGATATATACAAATTCTAAAAACGATAAAAGAGCTATTATAGTAAATTACAATGTAGCTTACGACAGAATTGATACTGTTTATATTAATACGGATTATCAAGTTGCTATTAAAGCAGGTATAGATTCTACTACTCCTTCAGCATATATTCCTGAAGATTGTAAATATGTTTTAGGGTTTTTAAAAATTGTTAGTCATTTTTATGACGAAGATAAAAAGTATCCTTTAGCTAAGGTTTCTATTATAGAAGAGTTCAATAATAGAAGAACTATTTATACAGACATAAATAATAATTTATATTTATGTGGGATACCATTTGAAAGTCTTTTAAGAATATACTTTGAAGAGCCTAAGGACCCAAAAGAAGGAATGCTTTGGTACGACATGACTACTAATAAGCTTAAGATATGGAGAAGAACGGATTTCTTCATGTTTACTGATGTAGTAACATATACAAGCATTGATCCATCTGATAAACAGATATTTAAAACTAGTGTAGGTTACAGTGGAAATCAACTTTCAGTATATGTAGAAACTAGAGCCATTTCAGGTGATAAGGTATGGACTAAGCTAACTGATAAACAATTAGAGTTGTATGTTGATTTAGATCCTTCTGAAATTGGAAAGCTAGAATCTAAAGAATTTAGAATAGTACCTAAAATAGTGCCTAATACAAAAGTAAAATATACGATCAATAGATATGATGATAGTTATTACTGGGTACCTATAAATGATACATCTTATATTTCAGCAAATGAATATAAAATGTGGGCTCCAAATGCTACAGGAAAAAATCTTGTTGAATATCTACCAGGATTAAACTTAGATGAAATGCAAGAAGATAGACCTAATCATGACCTTAGAAATTTCTTATTTAAATCAAGTGAACTTAATTTAAGATTTACTCCATATAAGAATGAGCTAAGCTTAATGATTGACCAAATACCATTGCATAGAGATCAATTTATAGAAATAACAGTAGATGATGTTTTAAACAATTCAGAACTTACTGAACTTGCAATTAATCATTATGGATATACTACTGAGTTTTTACAAGATTTAAAAGAAACATATAAAGAACTAGGAATAGGATTTAAGTTAGTTAATAGCTTAGATAAGCCTGCATTCATAGAAGTAAACATTCAGCACAGAGTAAATGATTCTATATTAAAAAATAAGTTTCAAAGAAATGCAACATTTGCAAAGACACAAACTCTTGTATATAACCCAGATAGCGGATTAACTCCATTATCTGCAAAAACCAAGTCAATTAATGTATTTACATTAATACCATATAGATATGGAGAAGAGCAACTTGAAGTATTTGTAGATGGAAAGAGAATTAAGAATGAATTAATTACAGAAGTAACTTCTGGAGAGCCTGTTCTTGGAGCAATGTGTAAACAATTCTCATTGAATCCAAATGAGGTTGGGCTTGTTAGAGGTTCAGAGATAACATACAAAATAACAACTAATGTTTATTCATATGATCATGTAGAGTCAGTCATAAGAGAATCTCAACAAGAACTTAATAATAAAATTGCAGATCTTGAGGAGATAATTAATGAACTAAAAATCAAAGTAGATAACATAATAGATTATTAATGTGAAGAGGCCATATTATTAGGCCTCTTTGTTTAAGTAATGAATTATTAGTAACAAATAAGAATGAGGTGATTCAAAATGAAGAATGCAAATGTCAATTGGTTTGTAAAAGAACCTGATGACGTATATGTTGCTCATACAGAATATTACGCAGGATCTTGCAACTCTATGGAAGACTTTGTTGTTGATATAGAACTTTGGAATAATAGATGGAACAATAAAGAAGATGTGGCTCATATGAGAAATGCTAAATTAGTTATTAGTTTCGCTAATGCAGAAGACTCTGTTCTATTATCTTTATGTGAAGTAAAAGTTAATGACGGAACTTTTAATAAGCCAGATGTAAGCGAATTCAATAGAGGTATAGTTGAACTCGGAACAATATCAGGAGCTAAGAACAATGGTCATGAAAGTAATACAGACAATTATAGAAAAATAACTTTAAAATTTTCTAATATACCTAATAATTTTAGAAGTGGCTTGAAATCATTATTCCTTGACACACAATTTGATGAATAGGAGGAATTAAAATGGCTTTTCAAATTAACGAAAAAATGATGGCTCATGATCGTGCCATAATTACACGTAATAAGACAGAAAGGGATTTGATGAAAGATGATGTCATAAGATTTAAACCAGGTATGGCTCATTATATTTCAGAGAATCAAAAACTCTTTTTAAGTGTTGAACCTAAAAAGCTTCCTAATAACAGCATAAGAAAATTCTTAGAAGTGATAACTGATGTTAGATTATCGCAAATTCTACTAGACTACGTTAATAGAGATGGTGGTTCTAATAACAGTATGAGAGGACCATTGCATTCAGTAGTTACTACAGGAACCTCACCTTTTGTTATAGCAAGTACAACAAAGGTAGCAAATTTAAATGTAGACAGAGTAGATGATATGCATGTAAGTGTATCTACAGCTAATAACACTATAGTTGGTAGAGATGCTTCTGGAAATATCAATGTAAATACTATTATTAATTTTAACAAAGACAAAATTGAAAATACTTCAACTGGACTATATTTAAAGAAAAAAGATGGCTCAGGATATACTGACTTATCTGTAGCAACTATCAATTCTTCCACTGGTATATTGAAAGCAAACAATACATCTACCAAAGGTGTTATTGAATGGAAGAATAATGTATGGAATGTTGGAGCTGAAGGTAAAACTTCTGAAATTGTAACAAAGAGTTTATATGGACATGGCAAAGGTATCAATGCAGACATGGTTGACAATAGACATGTTGATGATAGTCAAATAAGTACTAGCTATTTATGGACATCTAAAAAAATAGATGATTCAAAAGCACCTAGAGGATTTGGACTTGGAACAGATATAAATTCTATTCCTAATAACGATTGTAATGCGATAAGTGGTACTGGATTCTTTTCAGGAACTACTCCAGCTAATGGAGTTGCAAATGAAACTGGAGTAGCCATGATTCAATCCTATATTGCTTCAGGTAAACAATTTCAAATAATAGAGTACACAGTTTCAAAAAAAATATATACAAGATATAAAGTAGATAATACATGGACAACATGGAACAAAGTAATGACAAAAATTGATGTATCTGATGAAGTAGTACATATCGTACTTAGTTCTTCAGAACCAGCTAAGACAAATAATGAAGATACTTACTGGTATGAAATACTATAAAGGAGGATAAGGATGAGTTTTGTAATTAAAAAATCAATCAATAATAAGATTACGAAAGTAATTTCAAAAAGCAACAATCATGCTCCAGTAGTAGAAATAGTAGGACTAGATGCTTCTAACATTAAGACTGGAAAGGATGGACAGACCATACTTGATCATATAAATGATTCTAAGATCCATCTTACAGAAGATAAAATTGTTGAAATAATTAAAAGTAATAAAACATGGATTGCTTCTAAAGTAGAACCATCTACAGAAATGCTATGGATAGATACAAATGACATTAATAATGTCTTGATCAAATGGCATAACGGAAATAATTGGATTGCGATTAGTAGCAATCAAGACAATGAAAGTAATATTAAAAACAATTTTGAAAGTACCACTTATCCAAGACCTACAGATGATGCTAGTAAAGGATATAGTATTGGAAGCATGTGGATCAATACAAATACTAAAATTTTATATGTATGTATGGATTCGATGGTTGAATCTGCAGTATGGATACCAATAAGCGGAAAAGCTAAAGTTGGATGCATAGAAAATATAATAGCATTTATATTTGACAGCACACACCCTGGAAGAGTAGAAGGACAAAAGAAATTCACATTACCAAGATTTGAAAGTAAAAATTTTTATATAGAGCTTTCTTTAAATGGTATAGAACTTATAAGAAATTATGACTATATAGTTACTCATGTAGGTAAGGATACATTTGTTGAATTTGTTAATCCTACAGAATTGTCTGATTTAATCAATGGAGAGATCTATCAAATGGACTCTACTAGTGCTGTTATAGATTTCATGTTTGATGAAAATATGCCAGGAAGAACAGAAGGACAAACTAAATTTCCTTTAACAAAATTAAGAGATGATATATTTTATGCAGAAGTATCTCTTAATGGTATAGAACTTATAAGAGATGTAGATTATGAAATAACTAAAAATTATTCTACAAACATGATGTTCTTAGATATGAAGAGTCCAACTCAATTAACAGACACTATAAATGGAGAATTGTTTGTAAGTTCAGAGTCTGAATATGAAGATGTATTAACATATCCTTCTAAGTTGAATCAAATAGTAATTCAAGATATTGGAGGATTTAAAAAAGGAGATTCATTAACAGGAATGTCGCTAAGTGAAATATTAGAAAAGTTATTATGTTATGAGGACTCACAAGAATATGGAGCTCCTACATTTATAGGATTAATAGATTTTAAACCTATAAATCAAATAACATATAAAGACTTAAATTCAGAAGGCATTAATAGAAATGCTATTACTAAAAACTATGCAGCATATGTTCACAAAGGCAATATAGCCTTGGCTAAAACATGTGTAGTAGCATTCCCTAAAGAGTTTGGTTCTATCTCTGGAATAGTTGACGCTGCAAAAATATCAATTACAGGAAGTTATCAATGGATAGAGACAAGCTTTGATATACCTGGAATTGGCGAAGTTGATTATATAATAAGCTCAGCAAAAAAAGCTCAAGTTTATAATAACGGAACATCTGTGATGTGGAATATTGAATAAAGAGAGGTAATAAATATGACGAAGAATTTTTTATCTAAAATAGAAAATAGTTATATTGTGCCCTCATCTATAATGATAGGCAGCGGTAATGAACCTACTGATATCAGACAAATTTGTGATACTGTTGAAGATTTTCAGGAGATTGCAGATTTGGGTATGGAACTTAGATATGATGGGCTAATAACATATGAACAATTAACTGGACGTTGGAAAGGGTGTAAGAGAGTAGGAGATTCTTTTGAATGGATTACTATAAACCCTACGCCAGAAGAATTGGGATTAGATAATTATGCCAAAAAAGATCATACTCATGTGGAATATCTTCCAGAGGTTTCAGACGAGCAACCTGAATTTAGTAGACCAATAGGGCATGTATGGCTAGAATCAAATTAACAGCAGAGGAGAATAAACATGGCAAAAAGTATTAGAAAATTAAAAGCAGAATTAAGAGCAGCTGCACTTGAAGAACAAATTGTTAAATCAGCTAAGTACAGAGTCAAGAATGGAGAAGGTAAATATGAAGTAATTCATTTTGAAACATCAGCTGATCAAGTACAAACAAATGATGAAAAACAATTTGTAAGTGCTGCAGAAAAAGCTGAATACGCTGACAAGTACACAAAATCAGAAGTTGACGCAAAAGTTGCAACTGTAGATGCTGATTTCAAGGCAGCTGATACAGTATTAGATGGTAGAATCAAAGCTCTTGAAACAGAACTTGGTGAAGCAGGGAAAATAAAAGAATTAAGTGATGCTATAGAAGCTTTAGCTGCAGAGGATCTAGAATTAGATTCAAAAATTGAAAATACGAAAACAGACTTAGGAGCATTAACAAAAACTGTTGAATCTAATAAGGCTGAGTTAGAAGGAAAAGTATCTGCAGTTGAAGGAGAAGTAACTGCTTATAAAACTAGTAATGATGCTAGAGTTGAAGCTTTAGAAACTGGTAAAGCAGATAAAGTTCACGTTCATGCTATAGCTGATGTAACTGGATTAGAAGAAAAATTAACAACTTTTGGAACAAAATCAGAAGTTGATAGAAAAGTTGCAGCAGGAGTAGCTGAAGCTAAGGGTTATGTTGATACTGAAGTAGAAGAAGTTTCAGGTAAAGTTGATGCAGTAAAGGCTGAGTTAGAACTTAATAAAGTATCAAAAACAGATGTTGTGAACAAATTAGATGTTATAGAAGAAGGAAAAGTTTTAGACGCTAGAGCTGGAAAAACTTTAAAAGATTCTATAGATACTAAAGCTTCATTAGTTGATGTAAATAATGCTTTAGCAAATAAAGCTGATAAAGATCATACTCACAGTGTTTCTAATATCGAAGGACTAGGAACAGCTGCTACTATGAATGCTGGTGTTAAAGAAGGAGAATTAGTAGTTGTTGGAGCAGGCAACAAGATAGACGCAGCATTATTACCTTCATTAGCTATTAATGAAACAAAGGTAGTTTCAAGCGTTGAAGAAGCAATGGCTGTACAAGTTGAAACTGGAGATATCGTAATTATAAATGCAGAATCTGCCAAATTACTTAATGCAAGTGAAATGCTAGTAAAAAGTATTGCAGCAGGAATAAATACTTTTATAGTTATTGATCCAATGTCACAAGAATTTGATGTTAAATTCAGACCATTAGTTTCTGGTTCTGATTCAATATCAAAAGGAGAAGTTGAACAAGCTTTAGCAGCTAAACTAGATAAGTCAACTTACACATCTGATAAAGCACAAATTGAGGCTTCTATCGCTACAAAGGCTAACAGTGCCGATGTTTACACTAAGATAGAGATTGATGGAAAGACATCTGTTTTAACTCAAGCTGATGAAGCTATCAGAGGAGAATTAACTAGCTCTGTATCAGATTTAGAAGAAAAAATAGCTAAGAAAGCGGATGCAGCTACAGTAAATGCATCAATTGCTACTAAGGCAGATAAAACTTACGTAGATACAGAACTAGGAAAGAAAGCAAGCAAAGATGAAGTTACAGCAGCTGTATCAGTAAAAGCTGATAAGACTTATGTAGATAACACAATGGCTACTAAGACTCAATTAACAGATGGCTTAGCAGCTAAAGCAAATGTAACTGACATAGAACAAGTAAACGCTAAGTTAGCTGAGAAAGCTAGCAAAACAGAACTTGCTGATGGATTAGCAACTAAAGCTAACGCAGAAACAACATATACAAAAGTAGAAGTTGATGCAATCGTTAAGAATTATGCGCCAACAGTAAGTAACACACAACCAACAAATAAGCCAGAAGGACATGTTTGGTTAGAAATAGTACAATAATAATTTTTAATGGAGCGTATTTCTCTACGCTCCATTTTTTATTAAGTGCGCCCAGCATGGGCGTACACTAATCGGTGAAAGTCCGTAACGGGGGCTGATAGTGCCAACCGTATAGCTTAAGACA